GAGTAGCAACACCTTCCGGAGTTCCCATTTCTGATCTCTTAACTTGAGCATCATTAGTAACATTTCCAAGACCGATATCATTTCTATCTAAAGATGGATTTGTGGAAATTTTATAACCATTTACAGTATAGTTATCGATTGTCTCTTTAACTTCTGCAATCTTATCATCTACATCTTTATTGATAGTTTCACTAATTCCATCAAGTTTAGCTTTATCTTCTTTTGACATTACTCCATTTGATTCTGGAGTAGCTGTTGGAAGATTTTCTGTAGCTAATTCAGTGAAGTCATTAGAAGTGATATCATAACTCCAGTTTCTACCATCCAAGAAATATCCACCATTGAAAGTGAAAGTTCTCCAGTTACCGTCTAAGTTAATAAACTTAACTTTTATACCTGGAACTTTCTTTTCAGCTGGAAGGAAAGCATCTAATTTAGCAGCAGCATATTGGATGTGCCACTGATCTCCATTTTCTCCCTTACCTTCACCTGGAAATATTTCATTGATATTATAGACTACATCAGATTCAAGTTCTACTCTATCAGTTAATTCACCAACTGCTTCATCAATAGCATCCTGAACACCACTAAGTTTAAGACCTGTTTCTTCGATTGTAAAAAATCCTTCAGACTCAGGATCACGAAGAACACCAATAGTAGGATCGTTATGAGTACCTTCTACTATGATTCCTTTTCCCTCAGTAGCTGTTACACTATCTACTTTTCTTTCCTCTAATGAATCTACGAGTTCTTTAAGTTCTTTTCCTTTTTCAGCAGATAAAACTTGCTCTTTAGGATCACCACCTTCGAATGAATCTACGATGTTTTCCTTCTTTACGTAAGTCTTTTCTGCATCTTCTATTTTAAGATAGGGAGCAAGTTCAATAGATAAATCATATTCACCGATCTTTTCCCATTCTTTTATTTCTTTCCCTTCTTCGTCAACCTTAATAGTTACTATATATTCAGTATAACTCTGAAGTTCTCCGATATTATTTTCTTTTCTAAGAAGATAAATTTTATTTGTCTCTGCTTCCTCCAAAGAAGGTAGCTCATCCACCATTCTGAAAAGTGATGTATCTATAGTGCAAGAAATTACATTATCCTCACTGATACTAATCCCTTCTCCGGCTATCAATTTATCTTGCTTAGTCTTTAATATCTCTTCCAGTGCTTCATCTGTAATTACTCCAGATAAGTATGGTTTCCATCCTCCAGCTTCATTTCTTTTTTCCCAATTAACAAGCTGATAAACTTCTTTGGCATCAATTACATACCACAATTGTCCAAGAGAATCATTACCAGAATTATCCCCTGTATCAGAAAGAATACAGTCGGGAATTTTATACAATGCTGAAAGAGAAGATACTGTTTTGTGTCCACTAACTTCTATAGCTCTAACAATTCCATATGCACTAGGATTGTTGGACACTAATCTATCTGCAAAATTTAACGCCATTGTACTATTTATTTAAATTCTAACTCAACATCAGTAAAAGCACCTGGATTATTAGTAACATAAACTATATAATCTATTACTACACCAGCACCATTAGTGATTTCTAATTCTACTTTGTTAAATGCCTTAATTACACGAATTCCATCCTGATAAATACTATCTAACTCACCAAGAACTTTAGGATAAGCAAAAATAGCATATTCATCCATTTCTGTAGAAAAATGTTCTAGAGTCTTTTTAGGATGTTCAGTAATTAATTCAGATGTTTTCAGAGATTTAATATCATACTCTACTAAGTCTTTTCCCTTAGTAGATACACCATAGAATAATCTATGTGCGAATGTTACTGATCTAGTATCTTCTGTATAATCATAAACGCCAGTACTTCTAACAACATCTTCTCCTCTAACCATAAAACCAGTCTTAGGAGCTTCAAGTTTAATAGAAATAGTAGCATCTTCTGTATAATAAGGACTAGTTACTATATCAGAACTAACATCAGTACCTGTAAGAGTATCCCAGAATGAACCCTTAACAACTCCAGTAGGATCTTTCTTTCCATCTTCACTTGTCCATGTATAAACTCCTTTGAAAACAGCCTTATATCCATTTTCAATTACAGGATTATATTTATTTGGACTTGGAGTAATTGTTATAGGTTCGAATGCATTATTATAGAAATCCCAAGTTCCATTAATCTTAGGTTCTACAAGTTCTAAGTTTGTATTAAAAAGCTCATCTATTTTTTCTACTACCTCAATAAAAGTAGATTCTGTAAATTCTCTTTCAACTGAGAATTCAGATGTAAAACTATTCAGGATAATCTTTTCTGAATAATATTTCCCTGAATAAATCCACTCTAGAACTAATACATTTTTACACTGAGTTTCACACTCTATAATACTAGATTGAATAGATACAGGAACTATCGCTTTCCCAGAATCTACTCTTAAAGACGCAATTGAAATCTGATCTTTAATCTTTTCAGTAAGCTTAACAAAATTCTCTGCTCCACCAAAAATTTCTGCTATTTCTTCAGATGTACTTTCTGATGTTAACTCAGAAGTCATACTTGGGAATAACAATACTTTACTATCGATCAGTTTATTTATTTCTTCCTCCGATAATGCGAAGAAAGTTCCTTTAGTCCAAGCCTGTCTAGATCCTTTGATGAAAGCTATCGAAGTATCACTAATTTTTCCGGCTTCTAGATCTGCATTAAATTCCTCAAGAGTTTCATATTCAAGGAGAAAATCACCCCAAAAATTATCAACTCTAGGAACTCTAAGATCTACAACTACACCATCAGAATTTTTGACCCATATACTTTCCTCTCCGGCATGAAGACCTAAACCTAATTCACCTACTTCAAGCTGTTCTGGAGTAGGCATCTTTCCCTGTTCTACCGAATTTTTAAGAATAATTACGGTTGGTTCAGGAAGTTGATTTTTTACAATTATATCACTCATTGTCTTAGACATTTTGTACACTCCGGAACATCATTATTAGTTCTCCATTCCGTATTGTTTACTTCTTTATAATTATAGTAAGAATAACTTTCATCTTCTGGATAAACACCAGAACTCCAAGATTCGTAATCCGCTGTAGTCTGTCCTCTTCCACATTCATTATTACAAGGGCAGTCATTAGATTCGGGTTGAGCTAGAAGATTTTGATACTGGAATAAAATTCTAACTAACATAGCAGTCAAAACATTACTCCATGCATAAATAAATCTATCCTCATTGTATGGAATCTCAGAACCTTCAACGTATATTTCACCATTATCAATTCCAAGTTCACATCTAAGTTCATCTACAGCATAAAATACAATCTTAGCTTCACCATGATCTCGAATATCAAAAAACTCTTGAATATAAGTTTTGACATCTGATCCTTCTGGAAGTAAAGTTAATCTATCTGATATATATTTTAAGATATATGTGATATACGGAGCTAATTCACATCTCATGGAATAATCTATCTTAGCTATCCCTAGACATGATTTAATATTTTGAAGAGCTTGTTTATATGTGATGTATCCGTTTTTATCGTTCCATCTCATTATTATTTCACTTCAAAAATAGTAACTCCGTTTATTACCATCTTAACCAAAGTTTTTCTCTCTGGATCTAAGAATAGGTATAATCTATCCTTTTCAAATTGAAGGATATCCAAGGTATTTGTTACAATATCAACACCTTTACAAGAATCAGACTGCATTACACGATCTGATACAGAAAATTGAATACCTTTTGTAGTATTACCGTAACAATCTGACTGACAACTAGTATTAGTAATTCTAATACCATCTCCTTCTAAAATTTCAGAAGAACTAAGAGCGTTAGTATAAAGATCTGATAAAGCACTCTCGATCTTATTTAAATTAGCCGCATTAACAGGAGTTTTATTATCAATCCATGTAGTTTTTATATAACTATTTTTCATAATTTATGTTATTATTTAAACTTACCACTCTCCTCCGTCAATAATGTTGTAAGGAGATTTCCAATTATCTTCATTAGCCCAATTAGATTCATCAGCATCTGGTCCTTTATAAATATATTCTGAATATGCACCTTCACTACCAAGAAATCTAATTTTCAATCCGCTACGTCGTCTTGCTTCAGGTACTAATCTAATTGCTCCCGAAAGAGTTAATTTTCTTTCATAATTATTTATTTCAGCATTAGCATTACAAAAATCTTTTAAGTTTTCATTTATATAACTAACTGCAGCATTAACAGTATTATTTATACTATTGATATCAGCACTAGTTAATGAATCCCCAGGATTTTTATTACTAACATCAGTTCTATCAAGCAAGTCCATAATATTTTTCTTATTTTAATTTCATTAAATCTAAGAGATAATCATTAAATATATCTCCTCCTGGAATATTACTCTGCTTAAATTTTAGAGCCCCTGGATTAAGAGGTTTACCAAGTCTTCCAACAAAAGGAGCTGTATTTCTAGCAGAACGTCCGGAGATCACTTTTATATCTTTCGGGCTTCTTACTTTTTTCATTTAGAATGTTCCTCCATAGATTTTATTAATACGAATTCCATCAACCTTCTCATCATAAATCAAATTATTATTATCCAATTTTACATCAGCGGTTAATGTTTTCTTAGATTCAGTAGGACCAGGACTCATTGTAAAATCGATGGTATTAGAATCTTCAAATATAATTCCAAGTCCATCTGCAGTAGTTCCACCAGTTTTTATCCACTGTCCTCCGATCATTGTATAAGTAATGGAAGTAGTACCGTCATAAGAAGTCAGGATTACTACATCTCCATTCTTAGGTTTTTCACCAAACAACGCAATCAAGATACACTCCTGATCTGATTGTTCCTCTGACTGTTTTTTTGCTGTAAATATTCTAGGACCTTGACTTAATTCCATAGTATCTGAAACAATGTCAAAATCACCTAAGTCTGCACTCTTAAAAATTACTAAAAGAATACAAACATCTTCAACTTCATTATAATATCTTACAGCAACTAATTCAGCATATTGTCTAGATGCACATGAGAGAGCCTTAAGTGCTTCATCTCGATTGGCATAAATACATTCAAATCTTGTTAACTGTGATTGTGCCATTTTTATTATCTTTTATCTAGTATATCACCATTGAAGTTTACATCTATATCTGTAATTTCATTTGTATCGGTATTAATATCCTCTACATTTGCTCCAACGATTCTCACTATACGATTAGTTATTATATTTCCCTTTTCATCGATAAAAGCTATTCCATTTGACATATCTTTTATCCAAGAAGCTTCAGTATCAACTCCATATCCACAAATTGATTGATTAGATAAGAAAGTTCCACATACAGCTTTAAACTTACTAATAACATTAAGCTCGATAATTTCCAAATCTTTCCAAGTAAATATTTTCCCTGGATACTCGGTTAATTCGATCACTGTTATAGTTTTTCCATCAAGAGATATTCTAAAATAAATATCTTTAATAGTTAATAGATCATTACTTCCTCCACCTGAGAAACAACCAAAGAAATTACTAACAGGTAATGAACTAACTTTTACCTTAGCACCGATCAACTGTTCATATTCCCAAATTCCAGAAGGACCTACAATTCTTGAGTTTCTACAACTATTCAACATTTTATCCTTTGCCTTTAGCTAGAGAATCTACATAGTTATTCCAGTATATATCAGCATCAACACCATTATTTTTCTGATGTCCCTTTACCCACTTATACTCAATTCTTCTTTGTAAACCCTGTTTAATTATTTCTTTATCAATATCACCTTTAATTCGAGCGATGTATGGTTCTTTTACTTTCCAATTACCAGTCATCCACTCTCGAACACCAAGATAATCTGCATGGACTACTACAATATCATTCGGACCCCAAGAACCACGAAATTCATATAAAGCATGTAAAACTGCTACTAACTCCGCACTAGGATTACTACACTTCTGAGCTCCAAAAGATAAATTCATATATTCAGGAGTTAATTCGATTGAGAATTTATTAAGCATAGTTCCCATTCCAGGTCCAGTAGGGTCAATAAGAACTCCTCCGATACCAAGTCTTCCATTATTTTGTTTGTCTAGGTGAGATCCATCAGTATAAATATCAAACTGTTTCATCTCATCGATTTTAAATATCTAAATTTTCATCTAAAGAACGATATTCGAAGGGATCAAGTTCTAGTCCAAATTCTTCAAGGCACCATTCTCTAAATTCTTTCGTACCAATTACACTTATCTCTCCAAGAACATTCAAAAGCTCCTCTCCTTCAATTTTAGATAGACTTTTATCTAAGTGACAAATTAACCTTGTCATAAGATATCCAAAATGACTTAAAGATCCATCTACATCACTATCATAACACTCCAAGACTCTAAACCCTGAATGAGTATTAAAACTTGAAAATAGATCAATCCACTTTTCTGGAATATGAATCGAAGAACCATTATAGAGATAATAAATAACATCTTCTGTAGGTGTAATTCTTAAGATAACATAATCTAAAACCTTATGATCACTAAGCCCTTTCAGAACGATTCTCTTAGATCCGCCCTCTCGTATATAAGATAATTTGTAAAACTCGGTAAATACTTCTTTAAACCAGGCATCTTTCATAATAGTGTATATAAATTAATTAAAGCCAACCCTGAAAGAATTATTGTATTATTATCTTCCATCACTAAATATCCCGTTTTATCACATTGACTTCTATAACTTAAAAGATCAAGAAACTCGGATAAATCTTGTTTCAGGTAAAATGTAATTGATATAATTCCTTCTCCTATCGCAAAAGAACATATTATTGAGTAAGGATGTATGTCAAGTCTATCTAATTTAGCTACTATGTCTTCCTGGATTTCAATTTCTCTAGGATTACTTCTCATAGTATTATTTCTGTTATATGACTGTTTAATATTCCCATACTGTTAATTAGGTTAGATAAGATAGATCTGTGACATATTTTATCATCAGAACCATAACCCATTAATATAACTCCTCTTGCATTACTAAGTTCAGCCAAGTAATTAAGTTTATCAATAACCTCTACAAAATTTACATTCGACATCTCAATAATATATCTCTTAGAAAATTCTGTAAAATCAATAAGCCCGTCTCTCTTTGCTCTAAATAATTCTGTACTTGGAGCTAAATTTCTAAAATGTACTGCCGTTCCATTATACTTACCAATTAATTCTGAATTACTAATATTTCTTATTATAAAAATAGGTAAATATCCATTCTCTGTAAATATCTTTAATGTTACCGGAGATACAAACGATGTTTTAACTTGTAATTGGTATCCCATTTTTTCTTAGTTTTATTAATAACTTTAAAATTTATTTATTGTCCTCCAAATTTTTTATTAGATGTCTTAAATCCTGACTTCCCTGAAAAACTAGAAGACTTTTTCCCACTAAAACGTCTATCTGCTTGATAAGATTTATTAAAACCATTACTATCAAACCCACTTTCTTGTTTCTTAGGTTTGATAGAAGATGTAGTAGAGCCGCCAAACTTCTGACTACTAATCATAAATCCTGAAGGAGCTGTTTGTAGACGTTTAAGGAGATTTACATTACTCTCTATCATCGACTTTACTGTATGACTGTCGAAGTGATAAGATATTTCTGGATAATTCAATATGTCGCCCTGAATTAATCCAGCTGATGTTAAGAATACAGAAAGATTAACGAACGCTTCAGTCAGGTTACTAGATATCAAAAGAGTATCTGTCGTAGGTTCGTAGATCTTATATTCTTGTGTAGACTGATCATAATTAATAACTACTTCTACCATGACTTTTTAATTACTTATGGCAAGAGCACCTAGGATTACTGCTACACAACCTAAAGCACCTGCCCATAATTTACGTTTTCTTTTTTCTTTCTTTAAGCTATTTTCTAAAGCTTGTATAGAGTTAACATAATAATCATCTTTTTTCCTCATCATCATAGACTGGTAAGATATAATTGAGTCTAGATTCGCTGCCTTAATCGAATCTTCTTTTATTATATCTCCTTGAAGTTTTATGATTTTTTCGGAAGACTCTAGATCTACTATTATGCTATTAATTGTTTTCAGATTTTCAGGAGATATAACTATCATTGTATCTCCACGATGCTCTATTATCTCTTGTGAATATCCTTTAGTGATAAAAAATAGAGATAATAAGAGACAATAGATTATTTTTTTCATAATATATTAATACCTAGGTATAATCTTATTTTCAATTTCTTTTAATACCCTCTTACATTCATCATTATTCCACGGATCTTCATACCATCCAGGAATTGTAATTAATTTATAACAATCGTCTAAATTCTTCGATATCTTAGAAACTTCATTATCTGATAAAATTAATATTCCTTCCCAAATCTCCGGAAATAATTCTTCTGGTATTTTATAATCATCTTCTGGAACAAATAATAACACTTGATAACCTTTTTCTAGAGTTCTTACAGAATCACTCACCAATGAATGTTTATCTTTTCTAATTACTCTTATTATTTTTTTTAAAATTTTCATAGTAAGTAATTATCTTTACTTTTTATCTCTAAAAGATTTAATTCTGCTAATTTTTGATCTATCTTTATAAATCTTTTCACCTTCCTTATAATGCTTAATGGATTTATCAAGAACTTCCTTAGCAGCTTTAATTTCTTTATCACTGGCTCCAGAATCTTTTAATAACTCTAATCCAGTTTTTGTAGCATTCTCTTCATTTTTTATAATACTCTTTCCTATATATTTACTACGTCTACTAGATGGAAAAAGTCCTGTTTTTGTCTCTATATCTTTTCTGGGGTTATCTACTATATTATTGTATTTTAAAATTGATTTATCTACTATTTTATCTACATCAGATTGTTTTCCGGTAGATCTTCTATTAATAACATGACCAATTTCATGAGATAAAGATGCATTTCCTCCTGATTTTCGATCAAATAAGATCGAGTCATCACTATTTTCAAAATTAGCTTTATCTTTTGATCCTAAGAATTTCAAATGTTTTCTATAATCATCTTTTTCTTTCGGATTTCTTAAATTTTTATTATGATTTCTTCCAGACCCTTCAGCATCAATAAAATAAGTTCTTTCAGGAATTTTCTTCTTAAGATTACTTTCTACAGTAGAATTTTTCAATATACTATTTTTATCTAATTTGTCAATATCTTTTTCTAATTTGGCTTTTTTAGATATAGACTTTTCTATAGAATTCTCTAACTCATTTATCTTATTCTTTCCAAATATAGATTTACTATAGATTTCATCATACTTATTTTTACTCTTTATAATACCTTTTAGTATAGATCTTTTTAATCCATACTCTCTTTGTTCCTCTTTTAAGTATAACTTTCTTTTAACAATCATAACTTTCAATAAATATTAAAAATAAAAAAACTTAGGGAACTTGACAGTAATCGTGCTTTTTATCAACACGAAAGTAAGTTCTCTAAGTTCTATTTTCTTTAATACTTACTGTCAAATTCTCTAAGTTTAAGTCTAAGAAATTCTACCGCTTCTGTTGTCGGTAATTCCCTAATACTATCTACTTTATCAGTTCGAGTAGATTCTATCCTATGAATCTTTTCTCTGAGATAACTGATAATACTATCCCTTGATATTATCTCTACTTCAAGGGAATCAATTTTATTTTTTTCAGGTTGTATAATTTCTGGAGGAGGTAATATAGTTTCCCCCTTAGATTTATCTTGAGAGGAGTGGGAGTAATATAATACCCCCAATCCAAACCCAAGTAATAACAGTAATGAAATTAAAACAGCCTTCTTAATCGTTTCCAACATCTTCTGTTACGAATATTCCTACACGATATTCCAATTCGCCTTCCTTTTTATAATTAATATATTGATGGAATATTCGATAGTCTCCGGAAGCCTCTTTTTGAATCAAATGAGCATCCCAACCATGTGTAGAAGTTAATTTATCTATCAAGTCTTGCAACCTGGAAATCTTAGGTGCATACTCTTTAAGGATATCTAAATCTTGAGACGGATTCATCAAGTTCTTCATTCTCTCCAATTCTGCCTTAGACTCCTCCTCTCCCATAATATCCTCTGAAAGATTTGTAATTTTATATTGTTTAGGTCCGGTAGTACATGTAACAGTATTTAAGAACTGACCTGCTACCTTCTTAGATTTAATCTCTGCCAAAGTCGCACTATAACCTTCACTTCCGGAAATAATGTTCTTGATATCTTCTAAGACCTTCAAAGACGTAGTTATTCCTAAACTTACAAATACACCTACAGGCTTTACAAATGTCTCTCCATCTACTGAATTAACATAGAAAGTCTTAAATGATGGTTGATAAAATACTTCAACCAATGAATGGACTTTGTCTCTATTTATGTTTCCATTATTAATAGTTGCCATTGTTTTTAAAATTTTTCACTTTGAAATATTTAAATTCTTGATTATAATTACTATATCCATAATTAAATCCGTACATGGTATAGTTAGGCATCTTTAGTTCTTGTTCATGCCATTCTTCCAAGTAATCTTCAAAGTCTGATATTAAGATCAAGATAGCTTCAGGTCCATAATTCTGTCTGAAATATTCCATACCTCTAGCCATTCTTGTTCCACCTCCCATAGAGATTCTTGGAACACCCTTTCTCGGGTCGATATCTTTAATATGATCTCCAAGCTGTGTAGACCATGAAATAATATTATACTTTAATCCACGTCCAATCTTTTTCATTTTATTGGCAATAGTATTTAAAATTCTATCAACCAATCGTGTATCCATAGATCCCGAAACATCAATTAAAAATACAATAGTTGGTTCATTAGACATGGTTACCTTTCTTCTAATAGTTGGAGCAATAACAGAACGATTAATACCACGATTATAAAGATACATAAGATCTTTCTTTGTATCAACTTTAACCACTCTAGATTTATAATTTAACATTACTTCATCTAAAGCCATATCTACTTCGTCTGTCTTATCCACAAGTCTCGTTGCATCTGGAGCTCCACTAGAACCACATCCAACGCCACCTCCTGAACGAATTTGTCCAAGCTCACGTTTTTTATCGGCATCGTCTCTAGAGTCTGTTCTGTGATCTTTATGAGTTCCACCCTCATCTTTACCGTTACTGTTCAAATCACCTGAACCAGAATCTCTCTTTCCTTTATATGGACAATCTTTTGGATCACCTTTACCTTGCTGATTACCTTGTCCAGATCCTGAACTACTACCAGAACCATCAGTCATACCCATTTCCTGCATAAGATCAGAAAGACCTTGCATTCCACCACCTTGCTGATTACCTTGTCCAGATCCTGAACCACTACCTTGAAGTGCATCTTGAATATCTTGATTTGTAACTTGGGATGTATCACCGTTTCCACCTTTTTTAATAGAAACCAACATCTTAACAAACTGATCCAAGTGTTGAACAATTAGCATCAAATATTCGGGGTAACTAAGTTCACTCGGGAAAGGGTTACCTTCGGATATATAATATCTTTCTGGAACAATGAGTTTAATTTTAGCCTCATTTTCCATCTTCTTTATCATATCATCAAGAGCCTGTTTTGCTTCTTCATTATCAGTGTGATCTCTATTATATTTCAAGAGCTCAAGTTGATAATTAGGAAGAACTGATGAGATATCTGATTCCATCTCCTCTACATCTTCAGTACTTAGGATTTTAGAATTTACTTCCATATCCATAGCAATATTATGAAGACTGTGATTAAGAACTGGATCATCTATTACTCTCTCAATCAACTTCTCTGCAAAATCAATTCCACACTCTTTATTAATTCGATCAATCAATTCACCTCGATAATCTCTGAAGGTATTACAAATCTGAGTATCAAGCTCTTCATGAATACCATCAAGATGTCCTAAGTAAATATGTCCGTACTCATGCATAAGAATACGAAAATCAGTACGTGGAATCTTAATCTCTGAGCAGACAATTTTATAGATAACATTTCCTGAGATATCATCTTTATATTTAAAACAATATCCAAGTTCAGGATTATCAGGATTAAATGGTTTTTCTGTATTAACCATTAACATATTCCCGAATCTACTATAAGTATTGTCAATGAATCTTTTAATAAATTCTAACTCTGTCTGATTTCTCATAATTTTAAATTTTGATATTTTTCTAATAAATTAACCTTAGAGATTCACATGATCATTACATATTTTTTCTCTAAGGTTAACACTCATATAATAGTATAATTATTTAAAACTTCTAATATCAGGAACCATACTTCCCATGCTCGGATCTTCCTGAAGAATAATCTTACGAATTGATCTGAGTTTAAATCCAGAAGTTCTAAGGTCTTCTTGAGTATTCTTCAACAATGCCAAAGTATCATCCTTATAACCCTTAGAAGAATCTGTAATCAGACTTTGAATAGAAGTCATAAGATCTGAAATTGTATTCCAATAAGATACATATCCGATGAATGTCTCTACTGGTACTTTATCCAAGAATTTATCAGTAGTAGATACTTTAATCTTGGTAATAGAAGAACCAGAATCCTTACTCAATTTAAACAATTTCTCGATGCAAGCCGGATCAATCGGACGTTCGATTTGTTCTAAGTCCTTATCTGATTTAAGTTCTGATAACTTATTGATTATTGCTTGCATTTCAGGAACTTCGAGCTTTTTCTTTCCATCTATGATCTCGTTGAAGAACTTAGTATACTTAGGAAGTTTATCATTCTTCATCTTTTCAATATCATTAACGATATTAACCATAGTATCATAGAAATCCTTAGAGATCGGTGTTTTAATCAAGTTCTTTGTTTTTGGATCTCGAGAAATACCAATACCACAAAGACCATCGATCATATTACGATAGTTATCTGAAGTAATACCGCTCTTACCAAAACACTTAAAACTTGCAATTGTAACGTCTCTAAGATAATTCAAAGTTCGGAAAGTTGTAAATCCATAAAGCTTGGTCTCATTTTCGGCATCAGCATAGATACCATTAAGTTCTGTAATTGCTAAGTCTACAGGTTTACCACCAGAAGTCATCAATGCTCGAGCAGTTTGTTTAATACCACGTTCGATATACTCACCAATCTTATTATATTGATCAGCCGGAATTTCTACTTCCTGAGCATCAAGTTTTTTCATCGTATCTCTAAGACTTCCCATGAAATCTTTAACCTTACCTTCTGATGATGCAATAGCTCCGTCATATTTACAAAGGAATGTATCCAGGTCTGTATGATCCGGAGTAATGTTGTAAATCATAAAACGATTCATTAACGGAGGTAGCATTTGCATAGAATTCGAAAGATTCTGTGCATAATTACCTGCAGAAACAATCAATGTATTCTCTGGAAGTCTTTCTGAACCCACTTTACGCTCAAATACTAAATGTAACAGAGCGGCCTGTACATATTCGTTTGCTGTAGTGATCTCATCCAAAAATAACAGTGATTTACCTCCTTTTTCTGCAACTTTTAAGATTTCAGTATACCAAGAAGGTCTAAGATGTCTAGTTGTTGGGTTTTCTTGATCACTCGTAGCCACATCATATCCCATAACTTCTTCTGCAGTTGTACTATTACCTCTAAGAAGGACTAGGTGATAATCCCGAACTTCTGCAAACATTTCTACTGAAGTTGATTTACCAAGACCTGGATTAGACATAATAAGTACTGGTACTCTTGAAATCTCACTAACTTTCAATGCTGTAAAAATTGAAATGTTAATGTTGTCATTTTTTGATTTTGCCATTTTTCTAGCTTTTTTAATTTGTTTATTTTTCTTTATAACTTTAATCATTGATGGGAGTTTCTATATAATATCCCCTCATTTATTAGATTTTGAGGGTTTCTGAAGTGCTATTTATTACACTTCAAAATTAAAAAAGAACACTAGATTAATCTATATTTTTTATAAATTTTTCTAATGTTCTTCTCAATTGTAAGGCTTTAACCTCTCTTAAGTAGCAAAATTCACTTTTTTAGGTAATCTTGAATTATCTTATAATCTACTGAGAGAGTTGAAAATAACTGTTTAGATTCAGATAATATTTCCTGAAGTATAGGTTTAATAAATTCATCCTCAAATAATCCTGAATAAGCTTGATCATAGAATACAATACTTTTACCTCCATCTGATAAGAAAAATGTAGTAATTCTCTTAGCAATAATTCTAGGTGTTATTCTTTTTAATGAATTATAATATCCTCCCAGAACTAAATATTTATCTTCTATTTTAAATTCAAGATCTGTTATATATTTAATTCTACTTTTAATATTATTCATTATGCAATATATGTTCTAACTTTTTCTCTAAGTCATTACATCGTTTCTCGGTTTCCTCTAGCTTTTTCTTTAGGTCTTCAATTTCTTTCAAAAACCAAGGATTATCCATAGTTTCCTCTAGACAACCTTGAAGATATCTAATAACTAGCTTTAAATCCTCTTGAAGGTCAGTATCTTTAGAATGCAATATTTCTTCTAAGATAGCTTTTGAATTTATTTTTATACTACTATCCAAAACTGCTTTAGTATGATCAACATAAAAAACTTCTCCGGTAGGCATTAATAACGGATTTGAAATTGTACCTTTACTACTACTACTCATGATTTCTAAACATATATAATTCATTAATATCTAAACATTTATATATAGTATCCTCAAGACTTGATGTGATTGAAGTATGAAAATGTCCAAAGAACCAATACTTACATATTACTCCTCTAAATACCTGATCTAAGTATTTTCGATTTTCTAAGTCTCTGAGGTAAACATCTTCTGCCTCTTCTTCGTGACGTGTAATAATTGGTTCAAAACATAGTGGAGCAGTATGAGAAGCTATTATATCAACCCTCCCTGGAAGATCTTTAATAGGCTTCTTAATTATATCTTCTGTCTCCCACCATACTCTTTTAGACGAACCAACTTTCTCCATCAATCCATTATAATTCATTCTCCATTTATAATCTACTGAAGTTGCTCCCCCGATCGGATATATTGTTTTCCCTGAGAGTTCTACTACTTCATGATCCTGGAGAAATTTAATTCTGGGGAAATCATTTATTAATCCTCCATTCCAATACTCTAGGTTATCATGATTTCCTCTTATAAAATAATATGTTATATTATTTTTCTCTAGTTTAGTATTAATTCTTTCAAACTCCTGATTATAATACCCTGGCTTAGAAAAACCTAATCCTACATCTCCAAGAAAAATAATATTAGCATCTTTAAGTTTATAGTGTTGAGTTATAATCCATGTAATTTCTCGAAAACTTCCATGAATATCTGCACAAAAGTATAAATCTCTTTCTTGTTCATTTTTCATAATTTCTTTTAGGATGGAAAGCTTTGATTCTCTTTCCATCAATTATAAGGTTTTGCATTTTTAAGAGAAGCAAAAAAAAAGAAAGAACCACACTTCATCGCATAGTTCTTTCATAATAGTTTTAACCCTAATAACTTTTATCTTTTTTTTCAGGGTGATCTTGATTTTTGATTCATTATTACTTTGTTTTAGTTCTCACATAGTTTTAATCCACATTAGTAAGGAATTCAAGGGAGAAGAAAAAAGAGAAGGAAGCATTAAGCTCCCTTTTTCTCCCTTGCTACGATGACATTATATTCATCATCAACTTCTAAAAAATCCCAACCTTCTGGAATCTTAACCAACTTCTTAGTCTCGAACTCATTCATCATTTTTTGCATCTCCGGTTTGATAGATTTTACACTATCAATATGAGACATCAAATAACCTTTAAGTCCGTTCTGAAGTTTCATTAGGTTCTCAATAGATTCCATGAAATTATCTATCGTTTTTCTTATAGTCTTCTTAACGGGATTTTCGTTTTCTCTTGATTTCTTAAGCACCTCGTCCATTTTTGTAACTGATAACATATAAAATTGTCCAAGGCTTCTCAAACTTTCCAATCTATTATCTAGTAGATTGTAGTAATATTCACATGCAAAAATATGTTCTGGACTACCCTCATCTAGCTCCATATTAATTTTTTGCAATCTTGTGAGATGTTCTTTACATAATTGTTCATACTCACGATTAAATTCCTTTGCGATTAGATCTAATTCATCTAACCAAAATTTTAACTTTTCCATAATCTCTCTTTTAAGTTTATTTCTACATATATAAGGCTTTGAAAGATTATTATACGGAAAAGCTAAAATCTCTTCCAAAACAAGACAACTAATAATGCAATCGGTAAGAAAGGCATAAAATTAACAATAGTCTGTCTCATTTTCCTATATTCATCTTCAGGGAGTATATTTTTTATATTATCTAGAGTATGAATAAAGAATAATCCGATAAATATTGCAATAAGAAAATAATAGAATAAAAATGTTATCATAATTGATTATTTATTATTTTTAAGTTATTATATGTTCCTTGGTATTCTGGTTTTACTCCTATAATATCAAATCCTTTTACTCTTTTCTTCGTACCATCTTCTGAAATTTCATTAACTTTTGCTTCTTTCGTAATAAAATATGCATCTAAATCGGTTGCTTTAGGAGTAGCTGTATAAGAAATAGAAGAGTATAAAAATCTTAATCTTTCTTTAGCTTCTGCAGAACTTATTCTATCTCCAATACTAAAATTTGAAAATATTGTATTTATTAAAAGCTCTTTACTAAATGTTACTATACCTAATTCTCTTCTGACTAGAGTTGCTTTATATCCTAAAGCTCTAAATTTCTGAGGTCCAATTGCTATATAATGAGATTTAACATCATCTTCCTCTGATATCTGAGCTAATACTAAATCTATAACCTCTTTGGATAAATCAGATTCACATAATAATCTAGCTTTCTCAAAATATGTTCCTAATTGTTCATACTGATATAAGAAATTAGATACCTCTTGATTAATAATATCATTTGTATCTAAAACAGAATGTACACTAGAGAATACTGTAAATCTATCTTTATAATCATACTGCTGTATTCTAAAAGCCCTAATCTCATTTACTAATACTAAATTATTAAATACAGGAATTAGACTTGATCCTTGATGTTCATTTACTGCTATATAATTATTTTTATAATTATAAGATTTAGTATTTTCCTGATATGTCTTAGCTAAATTATATTTAACATCATCTAAAGCTGTACTAAATGCAGATAATAAATCGTTAGTAGCCTTCTTTTTTCTTTCAAGTTCTTTATCAAACTCCTCTTGACTAACCTTTCTATAATCACATATTGACCTATAATAAAATACAGCATCATTTTTCCAGGGATTCTCAAATAATCTCTGACGACCTAGGATTTGTGGGAGATCATCAGAAATATCTACAGCTAAAGTATCTATATTACTATCGCTAAATATAAAACTTCTAGCACATGTAGAATAAAAATCGGCTCCTAGATATACAGTCCTTGTACAGAAGGTGAACATTTTAGGTTTTACTCCTTTTAATGGTACTTCTCCTATTACAAACCTCTTTCCTAGTTTTTTCTGTATACGTTTAAGATTTCCCTCTGTTTTACTACATAGAATATTTACTTCTTCAGGTTGGAGATCACACTTTTTTATAATACTAACTATATGATTAACAGAGTTTACATAGAATACTGCCTCATCTGATATTATCTCTCTAGGATATCCATTAATCATCCTAATAGCTCTCTCAAAATTACCATCCTTGTAGGATTGAATAATTTCTGGTAACTTAGTCCCCACACTCATCATAGATAACACCTTTAGATTCGGTCTAATTATTCGACTAGGATCTTCTTTTCCCCAATTCATATCTATGTATGGGAGACCATTAAATTCATCTAACATATTTAAATATTCTTCTAACATAGGGGTTGCTGATACAAATAATGCACTATGAGATTGTTTAAGATAATAAAGAAATCCTAATTCGGTATCTGACTTAAATCTAGCATCATGTAGAATTGTCTGAAATTCATCTATTACAGTATAGAATGATTGAAATATTCCAAGACTCTCTAGGATATCCTTTACAATTCTATATGAATCGTATGTTACTAGAATCTTATAAGGTTTATCATAAGACTTTCGGAAATTAATATAATCTTTAATTTCTCTCATTAATCGATTATAAATATCATTTTTATCCTCTCCAGTACACTCTTTTAATTTTTCCATAAATGATCTAGATTTATCTAGTTTAGAGAGATCTTTATCAACCTCTATTTCTTTTTCTAATTCATTCACAACTAGATAAACTTCAAATTCATGTTGATCCTTTTTATTCTTAAGTAACATTTTTCTGGGAGAACAAAGTATTACATTCTCAGGACCATTAATACAGTATTCGGTAAATCCACAACCTGGAAGTTGCTTATTTATTATACACTTTACAGGTAGTTTATAAAATCTAAATAAACTATCCATTTCTGAAATATATCTAATACCTCTAGGTACTATGATATCGGGTAATTTATTGATCATAAATATTAAATATTTTAATTTTAATTGTTATTTTTAATTCAATACAGAATCCAGTTTAATAAATTGTCTTTTTAAATTGAAGACATAGGAGGATCCCTTTTTCATTAATTAGAGTTTGAAAGGATAATACATGCGTTTTGTCACTTTAGATATCATAAAAATATAAAATAGTAAATAAATCTAAATCTGAAAAAAAAAGGACACTTTTTAATATTAAAATAAGATCCGCCTCTTGAAGGCGGAAATCTGAATAAAAATCTATATACTTAAATCTAAATAATCGGAGAAAAACCTATTATCATTCCCATATATCTTATTCAAAGTTTCTTCCTTAGATCCCCTCAGCGGTAGCGAACGGAGGGGATGGATAACGGGAAGCTCCTTTGTCTTCGAACTTTAAGGACAATTTTGCTCTCTATAGTCCTTTAAATTCTAATATATGAAAGAAAAACCCTGGGCAAAATGTGCCCAGGGTGTATTTGATTAATTAATAACCAAATTGAAAATAGCTATCAAAGCCTTCAGTAATATTTTTACTAAGACTGAAGCTACTAGGGATATCACACTACGATACTCCCAACTATCCATACTACAGCGAATAGTATGAATAGTGTTACGTTAAAAATCTCAATGTTCATAATAAATATTTAATTGAGTTTTAGTTAAAAATATTAGAGAATAGAACTATTATATCCAATTTCTTTCAATACTTTAGGATTCTATAGTTTAATTTCTATTCTCTCATATATAAGGCTTTTAGCATTTTTGAGACGGTTAGGAGAAAAGGGTGGTATATGTGCTATCCTTTTCTTTTTCTTCAAGAACAGAAAATAAAAAGAGGGATTTAATTTCCCTCTTTTTTCAGTGCATCATTGATAGATTTCTTAATTAGTTTTTCAAGTTTATCATTGTCAGTTATTCTCCTTCTTACCTGTCGTACCATACACTCATTTATTTTTATATTATACTTGAACCCTAATCGGTTCCTTTCATAAATTGCACAACTTACTATTCTATCTGTAACAATTTCTATAAGTTTACCTGAATCTACTGTTTTACTGAGATCATAGTAAAATAAACTACGATATTCTTCGAAGTTTCCAATACCATGATACTGTTTACTTACCGCAGTAATTCTTAACATATCAGACTCTTTCTTTACTATTATTGTGTATCCTAGAGTAGTATTTTCGTTGTATAATTTCTCAGGGTATTTAACATTTATTCCTAATTCATTTAATCTTTGGATAAAATGTATAGATCCATAATAAGTGTTATAATAATCACTGAGTTTATAACAGATACCCTTTAGATCATAATTGCTATAATCTTCAAGCCTTTTATCTAATTCCTCCAGCGTCATTGTTTCTCCTGGAGTAAATTCCATTACAATTTCTTGTATTCCTAAATCTATTTTTCCAAATCTATCAAAATAAACTGTCTCTGTTCCATATATATTGCTATCTTCATCATACTTCATAGCAACAATATATCCCCCTATTTCCATAAGTAGCGGGACATGTTTTTCTTTTTCAGTGTTGCATCTAGTTAATACAACTTTAGGTTTTTCGAAATTTACTACGTTTTGTAAAATTTGTTTCATATTCTTTTCCTTTCTTTTAAGTTTATTTTATTCATATATAAGGCTTTGAAAGGAGAAAATAAAAAGGATACAAGCTTTTATTACACTTATATCCTTTATTTTTATGGCGTTAACAAAAATCTTCAGTGATGGTGAATCTTAGACCATCACTATAAAATTCCCCGTATTTATTTGGGTTATATTTTTTTAGTTCGGAAGGTATTGATCGAGAGTAGCTAAAATATGGACTAACTTCATCTGGATTGTCATTATAGTAGCTCTCTAAGTCATATCCTTTATCCAAGAACTCTTTTAATTCACTCTCCCAAAATTCCTCGGCCGTATACTCAACGCCATATTCGTCTTTTATTATAACATTATTTTTCGCGAAGAACTTATTTATACCTTCGCGAGTAAGTTCATAATATTTTCCGAGATTGGCGTTGAATAAAAACTTCCACCCGGCCGATCTTTTACCTAGGTGTATTTCTTTTGTTATATCCTTTAAAAGATCGGCTGCTTCACTAAATTTGTTTTCGTCAATTAATTTTTTTGCTCTTTCTTTATCCCTTTTCTTTACCGGGATTACTGCATAAAAATTCGTTCCCATAATGTATATCTTTTTTCGTTAATAGTACATATATAAGAAAATCAAGGGAGAAAAAAGAAATAGAAGAACTTTTTATCGTCCTTCTACCTTTTTTAAATTTCAATAGCCAATAAAACCTATACTAGCTAATGAATCTCTTTGTCTTTCATTCAGCAATCCAAGGTTATTTTTATTAAACTGTAAGATCGCCCATTTAGAGATTTTTTGAGATTCATAATCCCCATTCTCTAACGTCTCTTCTAAAAACTCTAGATTCGTCATTGAACTAGGTTTTTGTCTTAGCAGGAAGATGAGATTATTTACTTTTTCATCCCATTCTTCCAAGCTTTGTTTTTCTCTGAACTTTTCTTTGTATTGTTCATTCTTTTCTGCGAAACTCTGGAACATATCAAATATTTCCGGAGATTTCTCAAGTACCAAACCTACAAATTTTCCAATGTTTTCTAAGGCTCGGTTTGCTCTTTTTTCTGCCAACTCATCCAATTTTTCTTGAGCGGCTATTGATGACGTTACTGTACTTGTCACGTCAATCTTCATTTTCACTTCTCCTACCTTTGGAATAGGGAAGGTTGTTTCAAAATTTGATGTAGCATGTCCTGTAATTTCTGGCTTAATCAAATCAGCTGTTATCTTGCTGTTTACTACATTCAATTCATTCATTTTGTTAATCTTTTTCATAAGTTTTTCTTTTTAAAAATTAAACTCCTTTAAGCTTTTATCATTGCTTAAGGAGTATTGTTTTACATTATTTTTTCTCATATATAAGGCTTTCAGTATTTTTGAGATGGAAAATATTTTTAATACAGAATCCAGTTGGAAAAAAAATAAAATAATTAACTATTATAAATCTAGAGAACTTGATCAGGATTCTAACCTGAGATTCTAAGATAAACAATTATCTTAGTGTTTTGACCCGCTAAACTATCTTGTCTATAGATTCAGTTAATTATTTTAATTTTAATTTTGTTGTTGTGTCGTTTAAAGTTGTTTAATTTTGCACCTCATAAACGTAGAAGTTCTGAAGAGATTAGTGAGATTTAAACCTTACATGATTTTTCAGTTCTTCACAAGCTCAAGCTATACATTACGCATTTCTTGAGACGCCTATGATGTCTTTTTTTGTTATTGTGTCTTTTAATACATTTATAAGATTTTCCCGGTTTCTCAGACGGTCGAATTTTTTTATTAAACAGAAAAAAAAATAACCGAAGGGAAAAGAGTTTTATGTATTCAATTCATCTCTTTTGGCGCCCCTTCGGTTGTCATTTAATTTTTGAGTAGGTTTATTTATACCATACTCTTTTTATTTTATAAGAAAAGAATAACAGTTATTTATTTTATTGGCAATAGTTATATATTATTGATTGATATTCTTTTCATATATAAGGCTAACAGGTTTTTTTGGGCGGTTAATTTCCTTAATATTGTAATTATTTAAAATTAGAAATATGACACAGGAAGAAGTTTGTAATTATTTTGAAAAGAATTATCCAGAAATGGACTTGTATGAAACTGAAAAAGGAAGTTTCTTTGGAGGATATGATGGAATGGATCAACTAGAAATTTTTGGAACTAATCTAGTAGTATTTTGTATAGAAAAAGTTAGAGGAAAATATGTACCTAAACAAAAATATTTTTCTTTCGTAAACAGTACAGAGGAAGAACTAAAAGAATTTCTAGAAAAATATCTTTAAGAAATAAAAAGAGAGGTTTAACTTGACTTTTAATTAGTCAAGACCTCTCTTTATTTTTTTTTATTCTGTATATTCTATTATATGTATTTCAGGAGTATAATTTTCTCTAGTTTGTTGAGATACATTCATAAATTTTATCCCTGATACTTCACCTCTTTCCGGGTAATGTATATGACCAAACACATGATACTTTGGATTGATCTCTAAGACTCTTTGTGATAATGCTAGATTTCCAGGTTCATCTTTTCCATACCACCTCTGAGATTGTTTTATACATTCAAGTTGATATATTCTAGGGGCTTCATGAGTTACTAAAATATCTATCCCTTCCGGAATTTCTAAGATATCAGTATTTCCAGGTTTATGTGGGAAAGCGTGTAACCATAAAGAAGTTCTAGGATTTCCATATATCTTTACTGATTCTCCAGTAATTCCAGAAATATATTCATACCCTTCATCAACCAGAACTTTAGTAGAGTATCCAAATATCTTTCTAAGCGTGAGGAAGTCATCATAGTGTCTCTCAATCCAGTAGTCATGATTTCCAGGAACTATTATAATTTCTTGAAGATCCGGAAATATTTTCTTATTCATGAATATATTCTGATAATTATATTCAAGCCACTCTTCTTGATACATAACTTCATCAGTGGGACACAGATCTCCAGCAATAATTAGAAGTTCAATCTCTGGATAACATTTTGTCTGTAAATCATAAACATAACCGTGAATATCTGATAAACAACCTATTTTTATCATTCTTTCTTTTCCTCCAACATAAACTTCATAATTTCTATAACATCGTCTCCTGTAGTTATATTAAGTTCATTTTTCAAGCGTATATATGCATCATATCCCATAGTGTCGTCATCTTTATAATTAAATTCAACAGGTCTGATCTCTCCTGTTACATATAATATTACTTTACAGGGTCTTCCAGGATTAAAAAATGACTTCTTTGGTTCTGAACGTTGAAATACTACTCCATATATAGCAGATTTTCTAAGTAATGATTCTCGAATTCTCATACCACCTCTTCTTTTATAAATTCTACTTTATGAGTACCTCCTTGTTGTGAAGGTAATATTAAGAGTCCACCATTCTCTAAGGCTTTTCCAAGAGGTGATCTAGAAGTAAACCATTCTCCCAGGGGTTTAAGTTTTCCCTTGAGTGTTCTAATCTCCTTTTCGAGTTCTTGATACTTTTTATTTTTCTTGTTATACTCAGATTGTTTTGACTCTAGTTCTTGAATCTCTTTTAGAATTGGTTTAACTTTTTCTTCATAATCTTCTTGTGAGATTAAGTTTTTAGTCTGATTCATTCCTTCTTTTACATACATTACTTTGAATGTTTCTTTAATTAAATCTTTCATAATATTTCTTTTAATAAATCTTTACCAAATATTAATTTAACTTTAGATACTACACTATATAATTTCGCTTCAGATACTACTGTATTGTTCGGTTCTTTATAATATATAATATTATTTTCGAAGTCAAGTTTATATACTTTCCTTAAGTAAAATTTTCCAGAGATACTGATAACAACTTGATCATTTGGTTCTAAAGAATCAATATCTAGGACTAATTCTGTTGCTATTATCATATTCTTGTAAAATTCTTCTTGACCTTTCTTATCTCCAATAGGGTGGAAAAATAAATAATCTCTTTTGTCGTTCTTATATTTGATTAATTCTTGATAATATTTTTCTTGGCGAGTAACACATTCTGAAAGTTTATATACTTTCATAGATTGTAAGATGATATCAACTTCAGAAACTTCATCTATCCAAACATCACGAACAAAAATTAAATCTTTTCTTCGTTTTACTAGCCATACATAAAATAATATATACCATATTATTACTATAACACCAACAAAACCTAAAAATAGTAATTTGTCATTTTCTATCATAATTTTTTATATTTTTATTATACATTAATAAGGAAAATAGAGTCAAAAATTACTCCATTTCAAAATCCTTAAAGGCCTTATATATGAAGATAAATAGATATCTTACTAGAGAGAATTAATTGATATATAATAATGTCAGTTAGTTCTCTTTTTTTTACTTTGAAGAGACAATAACAATAAAAATATAATGGAAAGAGAATTTAGATGTAGTCATTGTCAAAAAGAGCTTCAGATTCAAGGTAGTCTGAGGAAACGAGCTGATTGGTATATGATAAAATCGGAACTTTGGGATTTAGTTATAGAGAATAATAAAATTCCAAAAGATAAATGGGGACATACCTATTTATGTGTAGATTGTCTTGAACAGTTATTAGGTCGAAAATTATGTTTAGATGACTTATGGGTTAAAGATGGTAGAGAAATTCCAGCTAATTATTGGTTAATCAGGGAAGTTATGGAGACGGATCCTGAACTGGCTAAAACAAGAATAGATAACTTGAAGAAAGAGTTGGAGTATTTATTATTATCTCCATTTAAACCCAAAAAAGCAATTAAAGAAACAAGAGATCTGATTCAAGATTTAGAACAACTACCTCCTTTGTAACAGAAGAGGAGGTTTAGAGACAATTAAATTAACAAAAGTGCAACGTCCGAAGCAATTAGAGGACAGAAAACAATTAAGAAAATGAAAAACTTAAAAGAAATTTGGTCAGGAATTCGTTTAGATGCAGAATTGATCAAACAAAATTACAATGCAGAACTCTTAGGTATAGGAGTTCACGGAATGACTAGATTAGCAGTAAAACTTGAAGATGCTGATCTTGAATTCATACAAGGCTCGCTTAAAGAGCTTTATGTATCAGAGAACGATAAAGATTATACAGTTAGATCTTTCGTTCGAATTACAGAAAAGAATGAAGAGGGAAATTACGAAACTTATTATATGGTGAAAATTGAACACCTTAGAGATAGTGACAAATTTCGGTTTACATTACAGACAGGAGGTCCAGATCCAAAGAGAAAGAAAAGACTTGGGGTGGATATGTTTGAATGCACATCAACCGAAATGAAGAATATAAGATCCTGGAAAAGTGTTTTATCAGGGTTTTCTTGTTTAGTGTAATTCTTTTTCCATTCTTGGCCGGGGATATAAAGTCTCCGGCTTTTTTAAACCAATCAAAAGAGATTTATTAACAATTTAAAAGAAAGGAATAAAATTATGATTACAATGAACATGAACAGTGATGAGATCTTTAAAGAATTGAAAAGAGATTATCAGACTATACTAGATGTAGTTAATAGAGAAATAGATAAAAATAAACATAAAATATTAAAGATTTATCAACAAACGAAGTCTCCAGTTCCGTTTAAGGAGACGAAGATTATTAATGTATCAAGAAATCAATATCGAGCAATTATTGAAGCATGGCCTAATAAAAGAGAATTTTCAAAAGGGACTACCATTTATACTATCGTAAATAATGGAATAACTGGAAAAAAAGAATGCTATATTATTCCCATCACTTGATGTTAATTTGAGGAATATTGTAATATTCGAAGCACATTTTATGAGAAGGTATCGCGAAAGATATCTAAAAATAGATAATATTGACTTTGAAAAGATTGTAGATATTTATCTAAGATCTAATTCTGCAATGATTACAACAATAATTCCTGAAGTTCAAAAAGAGGGAGAATGGAATTTAGAAGGAAAATTGAATGATGGAGTTGCCTTAGGAATTTTTCAGAAAGATACAAAATTTTTCCGTTTTATTACATATGTTAGTAATGAAATGTTAAGGGAAAATCAGATACACTTAACTGATGATTCTCCAACAGGACAAATACTTCAAATGTATCAAAAATTAAAACAGGAGGATAGATTTGCTTGGAGTAATGCTGTTTTATCAGCAGGAGGTCTTGAAGGAGTAAATGAATATTTTTAATGGAGGGGATTAATCCCCTTCTTTTTTTTCTTAAAATATTATATATGAAATAAAAATATAATTTATTTTTTGTGATAAGTAAATTTTTTTATTTTCCGTATATAATTTCCTTAAAGCCTTATATATGTAATAAACTTAAAAAAGAAATTATGGAAGAATATGAAGAATCGTTTAACTTCGGAGAAACAATTGTAGAAGTAGCAAAAGAGAAGCAAAGGACTATGAGTGATGAAGAATATCAAGAGTGGCTTTGTCAGTTAAGTGATGAATTTGCTTTTTTAGATTGAATTTGGAATAGGTTTAGTGGTAATGAAACTACTAAACCTTTAATTTTCTTATATATGTAATAAAAACAATAAAATTATAAATGAAAACATTAGAAGAAATTTATAATAAGTATTTAACAACGGATCGTATAGAAAACGATCCAATAAAAGAAAAATTACTTAATAATTTTGCTCCAAAAAGTGAGGAATTTCTTTCAGCAGAATATATAAATACTGTAATTAATAATCCTTTAATTAATAAACAAGGACTTAAGAAATTATATAAACCGGGAATACCAATTATTCCCATTGATAGGTTTGATTTTTCTATTGTGGATTATTCACCTGTTTTTCTTACACGAGAATTAGAAATTACTGAAGATTTAGGGAAATTAATATTTTCTGAAGTTATCGAAAATAATCCAGATACTTATACTTATAAACAGAAAATTGGTGAGTATGAGTGGGAGTATACGATAGATCGCTCTGTACCTTATTATAAAGTTATCTATAATTGTGAAGTTCGTAATAAATATAAAAAATATTATGATGATTATATGAGAACCCAGAAGATATACATATATTATCTTCCTTCTTTTAATATTTTTAATAATAAGCCAATTGTTAGGGAAGTATATAAGGATCACTATAATAGAGAATTTAAAGATTCTAAAGGAAAACGTATAATACTAAATTGTAGTAATTGTGTAGCGTTTTCAGAGAAGATGCTAGAAGAACAATTTAATGTTTTTAAACGTATTGGAATTAGAAATATGTCAAATAGAATTACAAAAATGGAAAATAATATAAAGTCTATAGAAAAAAGATTAGAAGAACTTGTTAAGAGTAAAGATGAGCTCTTAGAGAAATTTTTCTATGAAGAGGAAAGATTGAATGAATTATTTAAATTATAATAAAGAATATGGAAAAGTACTTAGAATTATCAGATGTTATGTTAGTTCCTGATAATCTTAACTCAGGATGGACTAACTCTGGAAAACTTGATTATTTTGTTTTAGATGATCAGGAAGTTACGGGGGTGCCAAAAAGTTTACCCATCTTTACAAGTCCGATGGAAGCTATTGTTGGAGTTGATAATTGGAAAGTATGGCAAGATTCTGGAATTAAGCCTATCCTCCCTAGAACTGTTGAACTTGGAACTAGACTTGAAGCGTGTGGATTTATCTTCTGTGCGTTTAGTCTTCAGGAGGTAAGAGAAAATTTTATAAATATAGATCAAAGAGGTTCAACTCAACAATTTCATATCTGCATCGACTCTGGAAATGGTCATGATGTAGCTCTTATGGAAATTGGACAAAGATTAAAACAGCTCTACGGAAAACAGGTTATCTTGATGGGTGGAAATATAGCTAACCCTAAGACTTACGAAGTGTATAGTGGCGCCGGATTTGATTATGTACGTGTCGGAATATCATCTGGATCTTTAGTTGATCAAGATAAGTATGGGTTTCATTATCCTATGGCATCTATTCTCGGCGCAATTAATTCACTTCGAAAATCAGGAAAAGGTAGACTTCGGGATGTTAAAGTTATTGCAGATGGTGGTATTACTTGTCACTCGGATATCCTAAAAGCTATTGCCCTTGGTGCTGATTATGTAATGATTGGTCGTGAGTTTGCTAAGATCTTGGAAGCATCTGGAACAATTTATAAAAGAACAGTAAAGTCAGATCAGGATATTATCGAAGAAGTTCAGGAGTTAGGAGGTTTAGTTAATATGTCTCCTATCGAATTATCTGAGTTAGATTTAGTTAGACAATACTTCGGAAATACTACCCCTGAGATGCAAGCACTTCGAGCAGGTTATTCAGATGTAAATTCTTGGAGATCGTCAGGAGAAAAGCCCAGAGTAAAAGTATCAGATTCGGAATGGACTTGGGTAGAGATTGGAACTACTTTAAAGGATTGGATACAGGGTCTAAAGGAGTGTATTAATTACGGATTTATGATGTCAAACGCTAAGTCTTGGAAGGAATTTAGAGATAATACTTTAGTTATTAGAGTAAGATGAGTTCAGGTGAAGAGAAAATAGATAAAGATGTATGGGGAGAATATTTGAAATTAGGTTCTCCAGTTCCGATAGTAGCTATTCGAATTTTTGAAAAATATTCGTTAGTAAGTTATAATTGGGATGATTGGAATGATTTTTATACTGATCTTAAAGAACAAATTATTTGGATGAATAATAAATACTTTCAAGATAATCTCCTTAATCCTCCTAAGATAATTTACAAAGAAGCACAACTTATAAAAACTATTAAAGAATCAGTTGAGTTTTATTTCTTTAAAGGACGTAGAATTTATACTGCATCTGAATTAAATATTATCGAATTGATATCTCATTGTGGAAGAAGAGGTATTATGTCTGGAGATATGTGGGAATTTTACAGAAAGGAGTGTATTCCTGTTAAGTTTGATGACCTAACTCACTTTGTTAAATGAAGACATATCTTTTTGTAAAAGAAATATCTGATTTTGATAAATTAGGAAATCCTATATTTTTCAGAGAATTTATGACAATTATTGCATCCTCCGAGAATGAAGCTTGGGAAAAATTTGAAGAACAACTAAGACCTAGATCTCCGAAAAGAAAGAATTATGAACAAGAATTCAAAAGATGGAAAATAACAGAGGAAGATATATTTTAATATTAAAATTGGATATACTTATTTTTACGAGTGAAATGAGCGATTGGTTTCCAATAACACTTAATAATTCTGGAGAGATTACAGATGAAAAACTTAAGGAGATTAAAGAATTTTTTCTATGTAGATGGAAATATAAATATCCACCTATTTTAAAACAAAAAGATTTTATCAAAGAACTTAGGAATACTATATCTGAATCTCGAGTGTTTTATGTTCCTTGGGGAGTTACAGCAGAAATAGTTATATCTAATTGGATTGATTATTTTTATCATAATAAACCAATTTCTCCTGAGATTGAAAAGATTTTTATTAACTCAAAACCTATAGAAAATTTATGGCAACTTTTTTGATAGACTTCGATGGCACTTGTGTTCCTAATCTTCCTGAACCCGGTTTTTCAGAGGTTGATACAGGAGCTGAAAGGGTTTTAAAAAGGATAGTTTCTGCTGGACATAGATTGATTCTTTGGACTTGTCGGAATAATTCTAGAAATAATCCATATAATTATATTGGAGGAAAATTTAGAACTGAAACATCATTAGAAGAAGCTGAGAGATGGTTTCGAGAAAGAGAAATTCCACTGTATTGTGTAAATGATAATCCAGAGGAAGAAGGTGTAATAGGATATGCAAGAAAAGTTTTAGGAGATTTCTTGATAGATGATACAGCTCTTGGAATACCTCTTAGATGGGGTGAAGCCGAGTATGTAAATTTCGATACTGGAGAAATAAAAACTATATATACCTCTTGTGTTGATTGGGAGGCTATTGAAACAATTTTAGAAAGAATGGGAATGTTATAGGAGTTATGGAAGTTTATAAAGTAGAAATAGAGGCGCCGGATATTGATTTTTGTTGGTATTTTATATTTGCTAAATCTAAGGAATCAGCTATTAAAATTTATGAAGAATATTCAAAATTTATTATATTACCGGCGCAAGGTACTGATATTCTAAAACTTGGGGAATATAGAGCCTTCCTAAAGAAATTTGGAAGGTTAATAAGACTCCCTGGAATAACTTCATCGTCAAAGATAGAAGGAATAAAAGTTGATTTAACTGATAGATCCTTTTCTTGGAAAAAGTCTTAAAACCTTACTTTTGAGATAAACCAATAAAATCCAAGAATCATGGAAAAAGAATTAAAACAAAAACAAGGAATTAATTATGTCAGAGAAGATGGAATCTTAAGAATTGGGGTTAAACTTGTAATATCTCCAGAAATTATCGGTTTTCCTGAAATTGAAAGAGAAAAGGAGTACAAAGTTACTAATGTTGAAAAAGTTATAAAATTGGATTCTCCTAAGCCGATTTATTACATAACTCTTGATGGGTTAGGTGAAAGAGTATATACAGATGGAATTTTTTCAATTGTCCCAACAAATTTCAATGTTTATAGATGGAAAGGATATTACATCTTAGCACTCTCCGAAGAACAAGCTCAAAGAATCTGGAATACGTGGATAGATAACTTAGAGATTGTAGCAGCTGATGGAAGACCTAAGATGTATAAGTTTGTAAATAACTTACAAAATCGAGGAGATCAAGAATTATTTCCTAGAATCATCCGACGGTTACATTCAGAATATTCATTTCCTTGTATCGTTGAAGACTTAGGATTCGAAAAAGAACCTGTTTATGTTTATAAATTTCCAGGTTAAAATCAAAAAGAAGACTGTGAGAAATCCGGTCTTCTTTTTATTTTTGAACACAGTATAGATTTTAATCCCGCAATTTAAAAAAATATTATATTTTTTAATAATAAAGTATATTACTATTTTGCGTTTTTGAGAAGCTATAAATCTAATTAATGAGAAAAAGTTAATCTCATTTAATTTACAATCATGAAGGCCAGAGAAAATTACTATAATAAAGCTAATTATAGAAAATTCTCTGGTTTTGTAAATTAGATTTTGTATTAACTTCTTAATTAATTTTTTAATATATTTTAATTATGATTGTAAAAAATGTAATATTAACTGACGAACAGAGAAAAGGCTTTATTCTTTTAGCAAATTCTCCAGATCCATTTGGAAATTATCTATACTCGAGTGAATTAGATTTAATTATGAATAAGCAAACCGGAGCTCTTATGACATATTATTGGGATGATAAACCTGATGGATATGAAATTCCTTTTGATAAAGCTTATGAATTATTAACTGGAATTGAGATGCCAAGAAAATATTATGGAAAAATTAAATTTATTCATAATGAGTATAAGATAAAGAGCGTTAAATACACTATGAATTTCTTTGAAATAGGTGAAAGGTTCAAGAAGAATTCTAATAAAAGGTATCCAACTGTAACAGTTTTGGATAAAGGAAGTAATACTATTCCTATTCACAGAATAACAGGGGTTCTATATATACCTAATTCTGAAAATAAACCGTTTGTTAATCATAAAGGTATTGAAAAAGATTATGCATTTCTTTTTAAAAAGGAAGATCTGAATTGGGTTACTCCTAAAGAAAATTCTAATATGGATAAAAAACCCTTTAAAACAAATATTAGATATATGGAAGTTAATAGTGAAGGTTTTCCAGTAAATGAAAAATTATATACAATTTCTGAATTATTATCTGCTTTAGGAATAAAAAGTATAAAGTTTAAAAGAACTTCTCAATCGGATATAAAAAAGTATAGAGATAAATTTTATAAAAAAGTAGATCTTAATTTAATAAATTATAAAGAATATTTATTAGATAGTAAGTATGTAACAGAAGAACAATATGAAAAGAATAGTATTATCTGGAAATCAAAAGTAATAGATGGTGTAGAAATTTTTTCAAATCTTAACGGAGTTCTTAAATACAATAGTACATCAGATCGATATTTATTTGATATAGGGACTGTGGGCAGTTTAAATGAAAGAGGGTATAGTACTATTCAAATAAATAAGAAATGTTACAATGTTCATACTATTATTTGTTTTATATTTTCAGATAATTTTAATGATTTTTCTGAATTATCCAAATTAGAGGTTGACCATATAAATAGTGATCCTAGGTGTAATCTTCCAAATAATTTGAGATTTGTTAATCATACAGAAAATATGAATAATAAAAATACTTTAAATAAAAGAAAGAAGAATTATAGAAGAATAAAACAATATAGTTTAGATGGAAAATTTATTAAAGAATGGGATTGTGCAGGCGATATAGCTAAATATTTTAAATGTACTAATGATTTAGTATGTAGAACTGCTAGTAGAAAATATGAACCAAAAAGAGTATTGTTCAATTTTTTATGGTGTTATAAAGGAGATGAGGAGAAAATAAAAGAAGATATGAATTATATTTACTACAGATTCGATTCCAATGGAAATATTATAGATTCTGGAAGAACATTAAAAGAAGTAGAAACTGGATTGAATTCTCATGGAACTTACCTTTGTTACATTAATACAGGAATTCCAGCTCCTGATGGATATTATTATCAACAGGGAGTTGTATTTTTAAAAGATATTAATGGGGAAAAGAATGTAAGATTAATAGAATTAATATAACCTTCAAAATCTTATATTTGAATAAAAACATTTAATTATTATAAGTATGAAAAATAAAACAATTAAGGATTTTAGAAGTTTTTATAAATCTCAGAATCCATTTAAGATGACTAGCTTTGATGATAAATTGCATAAGATGTCAGAAGCTAGGGGATATATTAATCCATATATTATGATTGAGAAGGAAATGAATATGTCTCAATTAGATATATTTTCAAAAATGATGACAGATCGTATTATTTTCTTTAATTCTGAAGTAAATGATGATGTATGTGGAGTTGTTATGGCTCAACTACTATATTTAGATTCTGAAGAAGAAAAAGATATAAAGTTATATATTAATAGCCCTGGTGGAAGCGTTTCTGCTGGATTAGGGGTTGTTTCAGTAATGGATTTCATTAATTCTGATGTAAGTACTGTAAACTTAGCACTGGCTGCTAGTATGGGAAGTATATTATTGATGTCTGGAACTAAAGGAAAGAGATATGCTCTTAAATATTCAAAAACTCTTTTACATCAGCCTTTGTCAGGAATGAATACTAGTCAAGAATCAGATATTGCTATTCATGCTGCAGAAATGGCTAAGTGTAAAAAACAGTTATACGATATTATTGTTGAGTGCACTGGGCAATCTTATGAAAGGATAGAAAAAGATGCGGATAGAGATTTTTGGTTAACTGCTGAAGAGGCATTAACATACGGTTGTGTTGACGAAGTTATCAGAAAGAAATAGTAATCAATAGAGTTGTTTGGAATTTCCAGGCAGCTCTTTTTATTTTTTATTATGGAAGAGAATAATATAATAAATATCCTATCAGATCCTGAGGTTTCATTGGATCAAAAATTTTATGAATACTGTAAGTTCTATCAAGAGTATATTACAACACCTTTTAATGATTCTCTTGAACCTGTAGTTTCTGATGCAGTTCAGGAATTTTATCCAGAGTTTCATATTTTTCGAACTGTTTTTTGTTTAACGGGAGGAAAGTTTGATTATAAGATCTCTTTCACCAGACTTAAGGAGATATATAGATATTTTTCAAGTAAATATTCTTTTGGTGGTAGAGAAATAGAAACGGAGGTCAAAACATTCAAACATGATTTTACAAGAAACCTAGAAAAGAGTTTTAAAACTCTTTTGAGTAATCCTTTTATAAGTGATGGGAATGATGCAAGAGTAAATATCTCCGGGTTAGATAGCTTTTATAAAGGAAGTCTACCTTATGGACATAATTACACTACTTTTGAAAATAATGATGAATTTCCTTTACCACCTGAGAGAGATTGGAGGATCAAGGTTTTAGATATTTCGCTGTTTTCTTCCGGCCGTTTTGTAATTACTCCATATTTAACGAATTATATTATACATGATAATGAAGGATAATGAGTTTTTATTAAAAGTCTTATGTTCTGGATTAGATTTAAATAAAAAGTTTAGACAATATTGTAAGGTTCGATGGGAAAATAATACGGCCGAACTTATAACAGCGGATCCTAAGATAATTGAAGAGTTTTATCCTGAATTTTCTGAGCTATATGATTATTTCTTTAGTTTAGGAGAAGTAAAAGAACCGACACATCCAATTAATGAGAAATATCTTAATGTTTCGAGGATGCTATCATTAAAGAAAGACCTAGAAGAATTAGTTATGCCTTTTGGATTTATTTCAGGAAGTTCGATTTCTAAAAAGTTTATAGAGATTGTTAATATATCTAAATCATCTATAATAACTAACTTTTATACTAAAGATTATTTAATAACATCCTTTAGAAAAGCTTGGAAAGAAGTTGGAGTTAATAGGAATGAATTTTGGGAAGGTGATTTATTTTATATGTCAGGTGGTAAAATATGTTTAGTATTAGTAGATCTAGATAATAATAGATATATAGCAGTTAGTAGTAATTATGATTAGTTATATTTCAATTTATACTTCGGATGTAAAAAAAGGATTACAGTTGTATGAAAAATGTTTGAAAGTAAATCCAGAAAAACCACCTTTGTATGGAAAAGACCTAGAAATTTTAATTCCTTGGGCTGATTGGAATAATTATACTAATATTCTTTTTCCAACTCTCGGAGAACTTAGGTCTCTTGAAATTAAAGAGTATTTATGGGAGACAGATCAGAAATTAGAAATTTTATCTTCTAAAGCAATGGAAGGATTATATAAATCTAAGTATTTTGATCTCTTAGGTAATTTTATTGGAGTAAATCAACAGAATGAGTTTTGGTTTTTTGATGGAAATAATAGATTAAGAGATGTTTTTTCTATTCGTTTCAGTGATATTGGTACTGGTATCGTTATGGGTTATTCTTTAATAAATTATTTTGAATTAGGTTACGCTGTAGAAAAAGAAATATTTTATAGAAGATTTATAAATAGTGATCCGAAAAGATTTGAATCCCTTAATAATGTAATTAAAAATATATAAAAAATTATGAACGAACAAGAAATGGACTTTAGAATAAATTGTATTTTAGCTAGAGCTAGAAACATAATTTATTATAGAAGAATTGATAATCGTCCTAGATGTCAATATATTCACACAGTACGAGGACTTAGACAAGATACTAGAACTTTATCTCTAAGTCTTCCTGATACTGAAAAATATAAAGATATTAAGGAATTATTTGGAAGGATAGTAAGAACAATTCCTCCAAAAGTAAAATCGGAAGAGTGTGAGGAGGTTATTATGAAGGTAGCAGAGATCCTTATGACTCCCGAAGAAATTCAGCAACTTCCAGTATTACCAATTTCAGAAGAACAAGTTTTCGATGAGTGAAAGTACTAATATTGAACAACTTAAAACTTTACTCTCGATTTTAAATAATGAGGGTTGGTGTATTCAAACTAAATTCGAAGCTTTTATTGGTTATCCTAGAAAATCTGAGATCTTAGATATTATTGATGATTCACCTTATTCTAGTTTTATAGATATTTTTTATCAGTATGGAGAAGAGTTGTGTAGAAGCATTAATTATGATGTTTTATATGCAGCCTATGATCTTAAGAGAACTTTAGGGTCAAAAGAATATAAGGAGTATGTTAAAACTACACGGAAATGCATTGAAGTTATAGTAACTGACTATAAAATTAGTAATATTGTTGCTTCCGTTAATCCTGTATTAAAAGACCCTCGTGAAAATTTACAAGGTTATTATGGAACTATAAGAATATCTTCAGTTGATAAAATATTCTTAAATGGGATGAAACCTCAACTTGGGATCGGTTTTTCTGATTATATTGATTTCCTTAAAGTAATATTTCGGAAAGATTGGAAGTTTGTAATAGATGGTAATAAAGATAAATTATTCATATATAAAAGAACAGTATGACTAGTAGTAAAAGAAAAAAAGAAAGACGTCATCAAAGATATCTTAGAAACGTTAGAAAAGAAGTAGAGTATAAAAAAGAAGCTTGGGAATCTGGAAAATTAATTGAAGAAAATCATAACCAAGGACCATATTCTGCTGGTTATAGTATTGAACTTGGAGATAGATTGTATAATATTATTCAGTCTTACAAGGAACAAGCTTATCAAAATCCAGAGTGTCCAGGTGGAGATAATGATTTTATGTTGAAGAAATTTAGAATGTATAGAATGAAAATTCGAGATTTCATTTTACATTACAATCCTGACATCCCAAAGACTAATGCATATGAATATTTGAAATCAGCAATAGAAGCTTATTGGGATCGACCAGAAAAACTACTTTTACTATTATGATAACATTAGAAAAATTAATTTTTACAAAAGAATTGATTATCTCAGTATCAATTGAAAAATCAATTGTTTTAGAAGAAAGATATCGATTTTATCCAGAATATACAAAAAAGTTCCTTGGGTTTATCAAATGTCGTCAAAAGAATTATATGAGAGATATGATTTACTCACAAGAATCTAGAAAATATGAAAATATTGAACCGGGACAATCTATAAGACTTCCAAATTCAGTATTTTATTGTGGTGTTAAGGATGGAATAATAGGAGAAGATATGTATTCTGATGGATCTTATAAAGTATATAGACTTCCATATATTATAATTTACTATAAAATCGATATGTATGGGAATAATATAAGAAGAAAAGAATATACATTTAAAACAGAAAAAGAATTAAATGAGTTTCTTAATCTATTATATGAAAAGGGTCTACTTACTGATAAGGATTTATTTTATGATAGAACTTCAAGTAAATTAATAAAAAATGTTAAATTATGATGAAAATAGGAAGATTATTTAACGACTTACCCTCAATTAAAGATTATAGAGTTACAAAGATAGAAATAAATCCAGAATCATTAAAACTTGAAGATCATAAGTTCTACTTTGTTTATGAAGAAAAGTACACAACAGAGAAAAAAGTTTTTGGATTCTTTAAGAAAACAGAAACACATTCTAAGATGCATAATAATGTAGTGGTTACTGGAGGAAGTTCGGACACCGAAATAGTAAAGAATTTTAATTATCTTAAATGTATTCCAGGAAAAACAATTCTTGATCTTTACAGTTATACTAATATTTCAGGAGAATGTTTGATTTCAGAGTCTCAAAATCAGGATGGTTCATATGATTTAGTAAGACTTCCATATGTCAAATTAACTTTTACATATATCGGAGATAAGTCTCAATATTATCATATAACAAATATAGTTTCATTTAGTAACAGTGATGATATAACAAAGCTTTTGAAAGATTTAGTAGATGATAATTTAATATCTGATGAATTATTTCAAGATAAAGAGACTACAGGGTTAATTACAGATGTTTATAAATATATTAAAAATTATATAAGAAATGGTAAATGATGATATTCTTATAAAATTCGCCAGAAAAAGAGGTTTTTCTAAGACTTGGCCAGATCAAGTTAATAAAATGAAGTCCAGAATGACAGAAATGAAACTTGGATTTCCAGGAATAGGAAATGATCATCTTAGTCTTATGGAATATCAAAATCTAAAACCTGGTGAGATATTTATATATGATCCTTATGTAGAATCAGGTGCAATTGGAGATGAAGCTCCTTTGATGTTAAAGATTTTAGATAATGGATTGTGTTATATAGAAGGTATTGGAGTTGGTTTAGATAGTCAAAGAGATCCAGAACGTATAAAGTTTAGATGGAGAGATACAATTCAGCTTCCACCACTTCCACCGGAATTTTTAGTATTTAGAGTAGATCCAAGACCAACTTTAAATGGAGGTCCAGGGTATTACTATTTTTACAAATCTTATCGAGATTTTAGATACTAATGGAAAATAAAAGAATTACTAAGATTTTCGAAAATATATGTAAAGAGCTAGGGAAAGGGTCATTTCAATATTATTCTACAGTTGCTAAGACTCATTATCTACAACTAACTGGAGTAAGAATTCCAACAGTATTCTTAATTCATTCTGATGAGATAGGACCTGATGCTTCTAAAGTACCTATGTATATAATTAGAACTGAACCAGAAGGTGAACTTCCAACTGAAGAACTTATCACTATATCCTATGAAGATATTGAGAATTATATATATCGTTACTTAGCAGCATTATGATAAATCTGAAGAATATAGTTAAAGAAATATCAGATGTTTTTGGAGATCCTTTGTACGTTGCTAATGATTATCCTGATCAAATAACTTTAGTATATTCATCTATGGTTTTATTTGAACTGAAAAGAGAATCTTCAGATATTATCGAATATACTATAATTTATTTAGGTACCGGTGAATATAAAATGAAGAAAATAAAAACAACAACTGAAAAGGTGATCCTAGATTCGATTCTTAATTCAGTTGCTGAAGGACTATAAAAATAATAAGAGAGGTCTTGACTAATTAAAAGTCAAGTTAAATCCTCTCTTATTTTCTTTTTTTTATCCCATTACAATAGATGTATGAGCTACTTCTTTTTCTTTATACTTTACTGTATTTTCTACAAATGTTTCCAACTCTTTCCGATAAGCATTTTCTGCTTTTAGTATCATTCTTCCTCGTTGAATTCCTTCTGAATAAACTAAACGTTTAGCTTTAGATTCAGCGATACGTCTTCCTTTTGTCTCATCGAATTTATCATCTTTGTGACAACGGGCAACTGTTATAACTTCGAAAGGTTCTAAGAATCTCTCTTCTCCTTCCCATGTAAATCGAAAATTGTTTTGACCAGACTTTCTATCGTCTAATTTTGCAGTCATAACACAAGTTACTGTTCTTCTTTTTTCGCTCACATAAAACTTTGTAGATAAAAATCTTACTTTCATAATTGTTTAATTTTTTTTATTAATACATTTATAAGGAACTCGGGGTTAGTACTTTAAAGTAAACTCTCCATGTCATTTTCCATTTTACAAATTTCCATACTCTAAGTTTCACTCCAAATTTCTTAGCTCTTCTGATATAATGTTGTATTATTTTTCTTTCATCATAGACCCTACATCCATAACGTTCTTTTGCTAAGTTTTTATTACTTATTATTCCTCGTTTATCCCCGAAAGTCATGATTAATCCTCTATTACAAATCTTAATTGCATTATCAAAACATTTCATTGGAGTATTAAATGGATCTAGATCTACAACGTCAAATTCATATTCTTTCTCATATAATACCTTAACAAGATCTTCAGCAGGAAAATGTAATTTAGCTGGATAATCTTTATTTATATCATTTGTTAATACTACTCTTCTTTTTTCATACTTTGTCCAAAATGGCTTACTCCCCGAATAAGCGTCTAAGATAGTCATTACTCTATCTTCTTTTTCAAGATATTTTAAGAATTTATCGTTAAGATTATATTTTTCTTCTATATGACCCTTATTATAAGTTCCATTTTCTGTTCTAAACTTAACACATCTATTTCTAACGGATGTTTCAGTTCTAGATATAGATTTAGCGATTAATCCATAAGGTATTCCTAGGTCATTAAGTTTCATAATATATGATAACTCAGAGTGGGTGTATTTATCATTTCTTTTCCTCTTCTCAAATAATACTGGAAGTTCTTTGATAGATTTCCCACTAATTTTACCTTCTTTTAGATTTTTTAATACTTCATTTTCGAAAATTTGTTCTAATCTTTCCATTCTTTTAGGTTTTTATTTCAAGTATAAGATTCTCAGGCCAAAAAAAAATAAGCCCGATCTTCGCAGACCAGACTTATTGACTAAAGCAATTTTCATTAACAATAATTTCCATATATAAGGTTTTTAAGGGAAATGTACATAAGAAAGATATAAAACTCTAATAGCCTTAACTATGATCAAAGAAAATTAAAATGAGAATAAAAAATTTAAGATTAAAAAATTTTTTCGCATGTAAAGAAGAAATATCAATAGGATTTTCTCCGACTGGACTTACAGAGTTAATAAGCAGTGATGTTGATTATAAAGTAGATATATCCTTAGATGAATTTCTCAAAGGAATTGGTAAATTTTTACTGAAAAAAGTTAGTAAAGTAGATTTTAGACCATATGATCCTATAGAACCTATTGAGATGTCTATAACTCTTTGTTCTGAAGATTATGATATAGGATATAGTGTTATCTTTACGTTAGATGAGTTTATATCTGAATCCCTTGTTGTAGATCAAAAATTAGCTGTATATGTAGATCAATATGAAATAAGTATAGGAGCAGGATTTAAAGGAACTGGGGAGGATGAAGAAATTTTATTAAATTTATATGAAGTTTATAAATCAACAAAATTTATTACTTCTTTTATTTCTAATTTATCCTATGACTATCCTAATATATCTTATGGAATAGGTAAGTTTTTTGAAAAAGATTTAATAATAGCTGATTCAGGTGAAGGACTTAAATGGGGTATTGATCCATTTATTGAAAAACTCATGAAATATCCTGAATCAGTTCAAGAGAAAGTAAGAAATATTATTCCTGATTTAGGTTTTGGAATAAATAAAATAACTGAAGACTGGAGGATAATAACAGATCATGATCCAACTGGATTATTAAGTATAATTGATCATGGATCAGGATTTAGAATTCTTATGTATATGCTTCCTATAATATTTAGTATTATAGAGGATCCTGAAGAAAGGTGTTTATTTATAACATCAATGTCGGGTCTTCATCCAACTCTTAAAAGGGGTTTGATAGAAAATATTAGATGTGAACTAGGAAATAAAAACTCACAAATATTATATAGATTATGAAATTATTAGAAAAAGGAAACAGAATTACATTGTTTGAAGGTGGTATTGTAGTAGATGAAAATTTATTAAAATATAAAAATCTAGTAAAAGATACAACCGAAAAAGTAACTTTAAGTTCAAAGGAAGACCTTAAGGAATCTGAAGTAAATATAAATTTTAATAGAATAGTAAATACAGATCCTGATTCAATAACTCCAGGACAATTTCTTTTCTTAGAAGGTGAGAAAGAAATAGAAGCTACAGATAAAATTCTAAAAGGTTTATCTAGAGTTAAGGAATTTCTTGGAGACTCAAATGCTAGGAAATTTAATATATCAATTTCAGAAAAGCTATTAAAAATTCTGAAGGAAAATAATTCTTTAATCTCAGGTAGAATTCGGAATCAAATTTTCGTAAATAATAATGATGATTCTGTTAAATATGTTAATACTAATATGAATTCTTCGGGGAATAAGAAAGAGAAGAAAGGTTTCTTAGAAAAATTATTTGGAAAGAGAAAAAAGACAATTACTGAGGATAAGATAGAGGAACCGAAAAAGCTGTATGAAATAAATGTAATAGAATTGTTTGATCAAGTTAAGATATTAGCTGGAAAAGAAAAAGAGTTTAAAGAACGTACTGAAGCTTATATGAGCTTAATTCATAAAGCTACTGTATTAAATCAACAAGCTCAACTCGAAAAATTAATTTCAGAATTAGTTATACATATTTATGAATCAGTTCTAGCAGTTTCTGGAATTAATCATTATATTACAATGTCGGATCTAGTAACTCTTCAGAAAAAATGTGAAAAACAACTTGATATTGATTATATTAAGAATTTCACAAGAGTAATTCCAGATTCAGTTGCTGAAAAGAAAGTACTGGCAGATAATTTACAAGTATTTGATAACTACGTAATTCTGTACTATGATCCTACCGGAAAATCATTCAGTTTAACAGAATATGAAAAAGCTGAAGAGGAGAGAATTAAAAAGGATCCAATTCTATTTGGTGTTATTAAAGATTCGGATAAATTATATTATATTGATTCCTGGATAGATGATCTTTGTGATTTAACATGGGATCAAGTAGTAGAGAAATTAAGTGAAGATAAAACACTATGATTGAAGATAAAGAATCTTTGCAGAAAAGTTATAATATGTTTTTTGATGAACTTCCAGAGGATGTTAAAGAAGTTCTTGGAGAAATGGGTTTATCTGAAAAGACAGCTATGCCAGAACTTTTGAAGTGGCATAAGAGATACTTACGTCTTAGTGCTCTTTACAGTTCTATGAAAGAATCTAAACTGCCCTTAATGAATGGAACTTATATGCTTGTGTCGAAACGATTAGCATTTGTAAGATCCATTTGGGGTATTTATTATGATATCTTGGATGGCATCTCTCATAATGATCCTACTTTGTCAAAAGAGTTATTAAGATTAAAACAAGAAAAGAGAAAAAATGAGTTGTAGATTACTTGAAAAATACTTTGCAGAAAAACATGGAAGTAGTATTGACAAGAGTTTTAGAGGAATACCTATTGGAATGAGTCTATATGATTCATTGAATTTCGTGTATGGATCCCTTAGAATATCTACTTATGACAGTTCTTGTTTAATTATAACTAGTGATAGTCGAGTCGATGAAGAAAAGAGATCTTTTACTTGGAGTAGGGTTTCACATAAATCTGTTGGAGAATTTATAACTAACGGAATTTATGAAGGTGATATTTTAATCCATGAAGATTATCCAAAATGTCTTTTTGAACTTCAATATATTAATGGAGGGTGGAAACCTTGTGTAATTTATGGAAGTGAAGGGACCCCAGAGTTAAGTGGTTTTCCAAGAGATCTTAGAGAATATAGTGTTCATTCATGGAAGTATGAACATTATCTTTGGTACGCAGATTATTCCTTAATGGGAGTTAAGAAACCTCGGGAAGATCTTATTTTCTTAGGATCTATTGAAAAAGATACTGATAATCTTTATTTAACCCCAGGAGATGATGGAATATTCAGAAACTCTTTAAATATATTTTATGAATCTGATATGGGTGATTATGGAAAAATAATTATTACAGAAACCATTTTTGCAGAAAACTTTCATACCTGTACTTATCCAGAAAAGACTATTAAAGATGCAATAGAATGGAATCCAGTAGTTGGAGATTTGCTTAGAAAAAGAAAATTAATAAGTTTTTAAAAAGCCTATGGAATATTTATTTATGACTGTTGTAATACTGTTATTAATATCAGTATTTATATTTATTAAAGTTAAAAGACGATTGAAAAAAGATAAGCCGAATATATTTTTCGTCTTACCTTCGATTATGGCTATATTTATTGTATTTTTTACATTTACTTTAAATAAGCCAGTAGATACAAAACTAGTTGAATACTCAGCTAGGTATATAAAACATTACAGTAATTGGATAGAAAAAGTAGATGGAAAAGATGTTACTCATGAAGATGTTTATTACCTAGTTTATGATGATTTTGATACTGGTGAAGAAGTAGAGATTGAAATTTCGAAAAATACTTTTATGTATTTTCAAGGATTATGGAAAAACAAGGAAGATATCATACATCCACAGAATAAGAGTTGGCATATGTGTAGATCTAAGTGGAATAGTAATCCTGAAACTGCATTAATATTCTCAAAACCTACTAGTTACTATAATTATATGAATAATATTTTACCGATCTATAAGTTATATGATGTAGATATATCAGAAGCTTTGAAGAAAAGATTATTTATAAGATATAATATTGGTAGGATCGTAAATTCAGATAATATTTTAGAACCTAGACAAAATTTCGTATATGGTATCAATATTCCTGATTCTCTAGAAAGAAAAATTGGCTATATATGTTCCCTAGATCCTATGTTCAGACCTATTCTTTTAGTTTGGCAAAATAGCTATAAGAATAAAACAGAACTTCAAAGATCATTCTGGTCTGGAGGAAAAGAAAATGAAGCAATATTTTGTATAGGTATTGATGAAAATGATACTATAACTTGGTCTGGATCTTTTAGTTGGGATAGAGATAAAAAGTTTGAAAAATATATTTTGGAAAAATCTCTTAAGCCTGGAACAAAGTTAAACATAGAAAATTATTCAGATTGTTTATTTAGTGGATATCAAAAAAATTATTGGAATCATATTGAATTGGATTCTTATAATTTCATTCAAATACCTTTTATAAATTTAATTACTATAATTATATCTGGATTTATAGTAATTCTTAATCTAGCAACTATTATAAAAGTATATAAAAAAGCTGAACAACAATAAAATATTACTACCTTGGAGAAAATAAATCTTCCAGGGTAGTTTATTTTCCTTATATGTGATAAAAACAATAAACAATTATGAAGAAAATTGATTACGAAAAAGCAGTCGAATTATTAAAAGAAGTAGTTCAAGATTGTAAATTCAAAGAAAAAATCTATCTAGTTGGTGGATGTGTTAGGGATTTAGTTTTAGGAAAAACTCCAAAAGATATAGATCTTTGTATTGATTATCCAGAAGGAACAGATCTCTTTATAGATTTCCTAAAAACAAAGCCTGAATGTTCTGGTTTCGTTACTTATAATAGATTTAAAACTGGGAAATTTTCATTAGACATAGGAGCCAATGAAAAGATAGATATAGAGTGTGTTGTACCTAGAGTTGAAACTTATAATCAAGGACCGAGAAAACCAGATACAGTACAACAAACTAATATCACAGAGGATGCTTTTAGACGTGATTTTTGTTGTAATGCATTATATAAAAACCTATTAACTGGAGAGGTATTAGATCCAACAGGGAAAGGTTTAGATGATTGTAAGAATAGAATCTTAAGAACGCCTCTTGATCCTGAACAGACTTTTAAAGATGATCCTCTTAGAATGTTAAGAGCAATCAGATTTGCTTGTACTAAGATGTTCACTATTTTTGAGGAAACATACTCTAAGATTGATAATATTCCAGAATATTCATCTCTTAGTATGGAAAGGATTAGAGATGAGTTTACTAAGATTTTAATGTCAAAAAATGCAGTATGGGGAATTCGAGAACTAATTGGAAGATGTCTTATGTGGAGAATTTCTAAGATTTTTCAATTAAATATTGGTTTCGTACAGAATAATAAATATCATGATAAGACTTGGGGTGAACATTCTCTTGCTGTATTAGATCATGTAATTCAAGGTGGAGCGGATCTTGAACTTAGATTAGCAGCTCTTTTTCATGATGTTTCTAAGCCAATATGTTATCAAGTAAAAGAAGATGGATCATTTTCATTTCACGAACATGATAAAGAGTCAGCAAAAGAAACAAGAGAAATCCTGATTAATCTTAAATACCCAGGAGAAGTAATTGATAAAGTTGTTTTCCTAGTTGAGAATCATATGTGTATTAAACAACTCTATGATTATTCTCGAGGACTATATACAGGAAAACCAAAGAAAACTCGTCAACTTATCAGACTTCTAGGAGATAACTTGATAGATGAGATGAAGTTAATTGAAGCTGATAATATGAATCATCGACCTTGTTGGAATATGCCTGGTCAAACTGAATCATTTCTCTCTGAGGTAGAAAGAATAAAAAATCTCCAACCTACTACGAATTTTACAGTTCCAATTACAGGAGAATGTATAATGACAGAATTTAGATTAGCCTCTGGAAAAATAATTGGAGAAATAAAACAAATTCTTCAAGATTATTTTGATGAAGATCCGAGACTATCTACGCCGGCCGATTTATTAGAGAAGTATAAAGAGGAATTTAGCGGTGAGTGTTTATGGTTTGTTAAAGAAGGAGATAAGTATTTATGTTTTTCTAAAGAACCAAAGAAAAGTGAATATGGATATTGGAACACTCCTGAGTATGAAAAACTTGAGGTAGATCCATCTGAAGTGGTTATAACAGATATATCCACCGCTTCTGATCACTTTATATATATTCCGGCCGTATTTTGTCCCAGAGTATGGAGAAAGAAAGCTAGACAGTTAAGGGCACGAGAAATCATGAAAGAAGTAATAAATAAAGTATTCGAACTACCTCAAGAATTCAGAGAAGATTTTAAAAACTTAGAATTGAGATTAGATAATGCCCCAGATGTATATGCTAGGGTGAAGTGGAACGATAATACTATAGAAGAATGGATGTAAAAGTTTATCAATGTGTTATACAAAATGTATTCACAGTATATTATACAGTACTTACAGAATCAAATTCTACAGAAAAAATTACAATACCTTATGTAGATTATGGTAGATTCGAAGTGTTTGCAGAACCTGGATTTAGTTTTGAAATTGTACAGGACGAAGTAAAATTAAAACCATACTTAGAAAAATTCGAAAAAGAAAGACCAATACAATTAATGGATTTCTCTAAAGTAGGATTAGTTTTAGCATCCTCAATTGACCATCCAAAAATTTCAAATCTTAATTCTATGTCAAAAAGACTTTATAAAGATCCAATGATACAACTTTCATTTATAATGGAAGTAGAATCGTTGAATAAACAACCAGGAACCCGATTAATCAGGGAGTACGAATTAAACTCATTTACTAGAAAGGATATTCTGACTTCTGTGGTTCCTATCCCTGAAAAGAAATTTAAAACTGTAACAGGATTTCTAAAAACTATAATCTTTCGAAATTATCTTATAGATACTGGAAAAATTACTGGAGAACCAAAAATAAATTTAAAATGGGGAAAGTAAGTATATTATTAAGTTATATAAATTTTAAAGGAGCAAAATACACTTACTTAGAAATTTCTTCTTCAAATAAAGAAGATTTATTATATACTTTTCCATTTTTACGCTCAAGATATATTTTATCTAGGAATAATTATAAAAATCTTTTTGATAAAACTTATGTGTTAAAATTTTTTGAAGGAATTCAATTAGAAAAGGATGTACGTCTAGCTTCTTTATCTGAGGTATTTTTATATTTTGTTACAGAAGGGTATATCTGTAAAAAACTTTCTAATAGAAAAATAATAAATATACTAAATCGAGAGAAAAAATTAATTTATACAGATTCAAGATTAGATATTGTAAATAGAAATAATAGCATTTGTTGTAGGAAAGAATATTTACCTGAAGTTTCTTTATTTGAACTATTGAAAAATCTAAAGGTAGTAGATAGAGAATTTTGTTGTAAATCACCTGAATTTGTTATAAATCTTCTCTATCGAAACTATCTAATTGATAAAGGAATTATTAATGAACCGAGAATAATTTAATATGAAACCAGAAGAATTAGTAAAGAAAACAAAATTAGACCGAATTACTGGAACTAGATCTGTAACGCGTAAAGATGGGTATATGTTTGTAGAACTTTCAGAAGGAGATAAGAAAGACTTAGAAACTATTGATAATCTAACAGGGAAAACACTTTATATAGTAGAACATGGTGCATCTCAAGTTATGGATCTCTTTGAAGAAGGAAATTCTCAAGTAGTCATAGATGATTCTACTGGAAAAACAGGTTTAGCTGTAAATGTTATTGATATTTCTGGAGATTTTATGTTATATCAAGTAAAAGATACAAATAAACCAGATACTTTTAGATGGTGGAATACTAAGGTTTATATAGATGCCAAACGAGTCGATCTTCCATTTCTTAAAACACCGACCTTAGGAAAAGAATCAAGGATTTATATAGTTGTAACTGAAGATTATGAGATTTATAAGTTTCCGAAGTTAATGTATCCAAATCCTATAAAAGATTTCTTTAAGTGGTTGAAGAAGAAAAAGAAAATTTCGATAAAAGTAAAATCAATATATGATCGAAATGAATCCTTCGAGAATTGTTTGGGGTGGGTCCCAAAAAGAAATATTAAAGGAGAAGGAGAAATTCTTGAGTACATAAAAGAACTTGAAGGTGATACTAGTTGGAGAAGTTGGTGTAGTGATTGGGCTAACAAATTTAAAAACATAAAAGATATAACTATTACTCAAGAAGATATTAATGATTATATCTCTGAAGCAAAAAATAGATATAAAATTTACCGATGATTTCCTTAATAATGTGATGATAAACATAATAAAAATTAAACAAATAGAAAAATGAAAGATTCATCAAAATTTGAATTATCCCAAGAGTTAAAAAAGTTTTTCGAGAGAGCTCATGAAGAAGTAGTTTCGTTTATGGGAAAAGAAATATCACTAGATCATATAGTTTCTCAGATAGTTATAACTTATCTAGATAATGAAGGTGATATTCCAGAACTAAGAGATTACCTAAAAGATCTGTTTATCGGAAAACCTAGTACAGAAAAAGATCTTAGAGAGTTTGTAATGGATGTAATGGCCGAAATTAGAGAAGACAATAAATTCACAGCGCCTTCTGAATTGTATACTGGCGCTGATTCGATTGTCTTGTCTCCGGCCGTTAATTATATCTTGGATAAACTGACAGATATAAATTTAAAATCTGAGATGACTGATGATATTGATACACTAGCTTTCCTTATGTGTTCACTCCCAGAAGCAGAGTTCAGTAAGATTGCTAAGTATCTTGTAAATGAATTAGACGCCGATGCAAGAGACCTCACGAGTTTATTTTGGAAGATAAATGACTTCGATACGAAACTTGGAATAAAAGACCAAGAAGATAATTGTGAGGAAAATAACGGCGGCGAACTTAAAGAAAAAACTCTCGATTATAACCAAGGCGACGAAGACTCTGAAAAACGTCGCGAAGAGGAAGATCGAGAATTTGAAATGGCTGGACAAGGAAGTAATGAGCCTCTAGTTTCAGGTGATCCTAATTCAACTACACCATTCTTAGATCAATACTCAACCAATTTATCTAAACAATGTAGATCTGGACAATTTGATCCAGTTATTGGAAGAGAGAAAGAAATCTCACAAGTTATTGAAATATTATCTTGTAGAAAAAAAAGTAACTGTGTATTACTTGGATCCCCTGGAATTGGTAAAACGAGTGTAGTTGTGGGATTAACACAAGCAATAGAATCTGGAAATGTACCACGCGAATTAAAAGGAAAAGAAGTTCGTACCTTAGATATCATGGGAATGGTCAGTGGATCTACCTTTAGAGGAGATTTTGAAAAGAAGCTTCTTGAGTCTCTAAGAGAGCTTGTAGAACATCCAGAAATAATCGTATTTATAGATGAAATGCATCAAATTTTTGGGGCTGGATCCAATACGCCCGGATCAGGCGATGCAAGTAGTTTACTTAAACCTTATTTAAGCGGAACTGCAGGAAAAATAACAGTTATAGCAGCAACGACCGATGATGAATATCGAAAATTCATAGAAAAAGATGGAGCTCTTAAAAGAAGATTTCAAGAGGTTCAAGTAGAGGAACCTACTCTAGAAGAGACGAAAATTATCTTGGAAAAAACGGCTCCTAAATATGAAGAGTATCATAGAGTTAAATATACTCCGGAAGCCATAGAAGCTTGTGTTAATTGGAGTAATTTATATATTAATGATAGAAATCATCCAGACAAAGATATTGATATTATTGATATAGCGGGATCTCTTACTAAGCTTAAGAAAGATATAGATACTAGTTCTATTGATAATCTTGAAAAAGCAATTGATAATATTGTTAAAGAAAAAATTGAGTTAGTAGAAAAGCAAGATTTTGATGAAGCTCAAAAGAGAAGAGATACCGAATTATTATTGAAAGAAGAGCTTAAAAAGGAAAAATCTAAGATTGATCAAGAACTTAATGATCCTTCTGGTTGGTCTAAAGTAACTGTAGATGAAATAGCTTCGGTAATTTCTAAAATGTCAAAAATTCCTATTGATAAGATTCGTAGTACTTCTCGAGAAAAACTTAGAGAAATGAGAAAAACAATGGAAGCGAAGGTAATAGGACAGAATGAAGCAGTTGAAAAGTTATCTATAGCACTTAATCGTCAGTTCCTTGGATTGAAAGATAAAAATAAACCAGTATCTTTCTTATTTACAGGATCAACTGGAACTGGAAAAAGTTATTTAACAAAAATATTAAATGAATCACTATTTTCAAATCCTAAGAACTTAATTAGAGTTGATTGTAGCTTATTTACTCAAGAAACTAGTGCAAATTCTTTAATAGGAGCACAAAGTGGATACGTAGGATATGGAGATAAAACAGTATTTCATGATGTTAGGAAAAGACCATTTAGTGTGATTCTTTTTGATGAAATTGAAAAGATGCATGAAAATGTAATTAATACTGTATTTCTCCCTATTTTAGATGAAGGTCAGATTACTTTATCGGACGGAAGCTTAGTATCATTTAAGAACTCGATCGTGATTTTTACATCGAATATTGGAACACGAGAGATTAGCAACAAGACAAATCTTGGATTTTCTAAAGTATCTGGAATAGAAAGTGATAAAGAAGATGAAAGCATTGTTATGAAAGCTATTAAGAAGAAATTCAGACCAGAATTTATAAATCGATTAAGTGATATTATATTTTTCAGATCACTTGATAAAAATAATCTTTATAAAATATTTGATCTTGAATTAGAAAAACTTAAAGATAGACTTTCGGAAAATGAATATACTCTAGAAGTTTCTGATAAAATGAAAGAGTATGTAGTGTCTCAATGTGATCTTGCTTATGGAGCTAGAGATCTTCAAAGAGAGATTGTGAAGAATATAGAAAATCCAATCTCTAATGAACTTGTATATTCTGATTCTATTGGAAAAAATATTGTAGTAGATATTGATGAAAGTAATAAATCAATTGTAAAATTTAATACAACAATAGAGTTTGATATCAAGAAAAAAGAAAAAGGTAATATCTTGAGATAATAAATAAAATAATAAGACTTAGGTGTGAAATCCTAAGTCTTTATTTTGCTTTCCTGAAAATCCAAAAACCTACTAATCTATGAAAGAACATTAGAAAAATTTATAAATAAAATTATAAATCGATCTAGTGTTCTTTTGTTTTCTAACATTTTAGGTTTATTAGGGAAAAGTAGGAATAGTAGAGATCCGGAAACTTTATTATCTTCGAAATTCCCTTCTTGTAAAATCTAAAATGTAAATAATAATTAAACTATTAAAAAATGTTAGACGACCTATTAGACACAGAAAACAGAGCTATAGAATCCTCTGTATCACAGGATAAGGTGAATAATAGTAACCTAATAGGAAGATAGAGACTGTTACTTATGTATTTTCTGAAGATAAGAAAACTCTATTAGGTGCTTACTTTAATGATTTAAATAAAATGAGTGAAAGATTTAAATTTAGTAAAACGTCTATTCAGAGTCATATAAAATCAGGAAAACCTCTTAAAACGGGAGAATATATTTTAAAAGGACCAGAAGCAGTTAAGTTAGTTCTTAGTCTAGAACATGGTACTGCAGGAGATTACAAACCAGAAGACAATAAAAATAACACAGAATCCGCTTAAAAATCTTATATATGAAAAATAAATAAGAAAACTATGAAAAAGATATTAGGATTTATCGCAATTATTCTCGGTTTAATAGGATGTTTAGTAGCCTGGATGAAGGAGAATAAAAGAAATTGCTACAAAGAAGCGGGTTTAATTGATAATGAAGAAGTTATTAATGATGACTTTCCTCCTGTAAATGAATAGAAAAATAATAAGAACTTAGAGTAAAATCTAGGTTCTTTTTTTTTATTTGTATCAGAGAAGAAAAAATAAAACTACAGGATTTCTCTTGTAGTTTAGAATTATTTATATTTTTTAAATTACGTGGCGGTGATCGTTACAGTAAATCGCATAGTTTACAAATCTATAATTTAGTAGTAACTAATAACATGAGCCGCCACGTATTTAAATTTAAAGTTCGGAGATCAATGCAGTATTAAGCTTGCATTCCATATAATAATTAGTAGTAACTAACATTGTAAGCCGAACTCGTTCTTTATTTAAAAATATAAAATCATCTTTTTCTTTAAAATTCTTTTTCATACATTAATAAGAATTTCGGGGTTTCTGAGATTCCCTTTTTTTACATAGAAAATAAAAGTAGTAAGCTTTGATGTCTTACTACTTTATCTTTTTTATTGTCTTTTAGATTCGTTCTCTATATGATTAAATGTATATTTATATCTTCTTTTGAACGTATCCCAAGGAGTATGATCACGATAGGCATAACCTCCCCAATTATTCTGAAAATCTAGGTCTGCGCTATGTATTGCTTCCCATACTTTTCTTGGATTAAATCTAAAATTATAAATAAACACTAAAAACACGATTGGTACTACAATTACCATCTCAAGAAGAATTCCTATAATAACTAGAATTCCCCAAATTAACTTGTGTAATCTTAGTAGTTTAATCATCGTCGTCCTTTCTTTTTGATTTTCTTTTAATAGACTTACCGCTAAGAATTTCTAACATATCTTCATAGTTAGGAATTCTATAATTAATAAGAGCTATCGTTTTTCTTCCTTCTTTCAATAATTTTTCGAGAAGGGCGAGTTCTTCTGATTTGTGTTTATTTTTCTTATCTTCTGATGTAGGATGTTCTTTTCCATAACACTTAACTAACTCTGCATCATAAGATTTTTTCCGTTCTTCCATGACTTTTTCCATTTCACTAGAAGATTTCAAGCAATTTTCATATTCTTCTTGAACTTCTTGCAGTAATTTGGCTCTCTTCATTGAAAGTTCCTCATATAATTTCTTTTGTGAGGGTAATTTTTCATTGAGCTCACATAATATCTCTTTCTGAGATTTTAATACTGTTCCCCTAGATTCTTCACTAGAAAATGTTGCTTGATGTGACTCAATTCTTGATATACTATTTTCCAAAGATTTAATTTCTTTTTCTTTGGAATTGATAGATTTTTTCAGGTAATCACAGATTAGAGTTAGATGTCTACAGTCGATATAACCTTTTTTATTCTTTACGATTACTTTGAGTGTAGTTCTATTTATAGCGATATATCCATTCTCTAATCCAAAATCAAATATGTTGGAGTGCTTTTTCTTACTTTCCATTAGCGTTATTTCATGTTCTCCGCTATTTACAAACCCCATATAAACACCATCTCCTAATGATGTATAATTCTTAGATTCCCACTTTCCAATTACATTCAGTGAGTCATCTATTACCAATTTTCCACCAGAGAATCTAAACTCCTCTGTCTCTTCGTCATCAATATCGATAATATCTACAATATTATCCTTGATTTTTTCTTTCTTAGTTATTAATTTGTTAACTTCTAATGTTTCTTTTTCTTCTGATTTTTCTTTCTTCATAATTTTTTATTTTTAATTTGTTATAGTTTCAAACGGTTGGTACAATCGGTCCATCTTTTAGTAGAGTCCATCCATATCCATCTATTACTGTTATTGTTTTTGGAATATTTTCTTGAACGATACCTTTTAAGAATGTGAAGTTATAGACCTTTCCTAAATACTCTATCATTCCAACATGTCCACCGAATTTTCCTTGATATACACCATCAGGAACTTCAGGAAATGAATTTGTTGATCTAGTTTGCCCAGTTACATCATATTCTTTTCTGATTTTATGAGCGGCCGGAAGTTCTAGATAATGAGTCGGCCGGAAACATTCTTGACATCCTTCACATAAACAAGTCATCCAACCTTTCTTTTTATAATTATAGTATCCAATAACATATCTGTCAAGTTCTCCATTAACGGCCGGAACAAAACAAACACATATCTTAGAATGGCCGCCTTTATATTCTTTTGGTAATCCATCTACAGCGATTTTCTTGAATAACTCGACCATCCATACTTCATAATCTTCCTTATTTCTTTCATCCGACACCCCAGCATCATAACCCTCAAAATAAGAAATATCAGATAGTATTTTTGCATCTTCATAAACTACCAGATCTCTAACTTTCGGATCATGACCTTCTTCTAATAAGTCATTTATACTATTCAGGTGTTTTCCTAAATATTTATCTCCTTCTTTACTTTTCATCCTTAAACTCTTTTATAGTTTCTTCAAGTATAATCTTTATAGTATCTTTTGTAGACCCATTTTGAAATTTCGCTAATATACTTTCCTTAAGCAGATCTATTACTTCATTTTCAGCCTCTTCTACTGCTCTAACTGCATTACTATAATCAATTATAGATTCATCTACTTCACAATAACACGGTTCATAGCTTAATGTAGATAAAATTTCAAACGCTCTATTACTTTTCATAACTTCTTATTTATTATATCATATATAAGGTTTTTAGTCTTTATTCCACAATTTAGCACTTAAAGATAGAGCAATACAATATAACCCAACACTTCCAAGAATTAATGTTTTATATGAACTCTCTGGAATACCTACTAAAAGATTAGCAAACTGATTTCCAGAAAGACCAGCAAAAGCCCAAGCACTAAGTATTAATCCATGAATCTCAGATACGTCTTTCATTCCATACCTATCAGCTAGAACAGAAGGCATTATTGAAAACATTGCCCCATACCCAGCATTACATAAAAGTACAGCTACTGGAATAAAACCTGGAGCCATAAAAGCTGTAATTCCCGAAAGAACAGAGAATGTTAAGATTATTCCAAAAAGTTTTCCACGATTTTTAAAATAATCAGACCACCAAGCAACTCCAAAACGACCTAGAGAATTAAAAATAGCTGAAAATACTAATCCTAGAACTATTCCAATTCCAGCTGTTTCATAGTAATATTTCTCATAACTTATAATTGCTAATCCAGAAGAGATATTTAAATAAAAAATCAACCATATAGTAGTAATTGCTGGTAGATTTAGGAGTTGTTTTTTCCTATCAAACCATTCCTTAAGTGATTTAAATTTGGGTCTTGATGTATTCTCTATTTTTCCTTCTTCTATTGGTTTTTTAAGAAGTATTGCAGCAAGTAACATAATCAAAGTATACCAAACCCCAAAAGAGAAGAAAGTACAGTATATTCCACATCTTTCTATACTCCAATTAAGAAGAGGTGTTGCTATTACTTTCGCTAATCCAAATCCCATAATAGCAAGTCCAGTAGCAAGACCTTTATTATTCTTGAACCACATCATCAGGGTTTTTACTGGGGTGATATATCCAATTCCAACTCCAGTACCCATAATTGCTCCGTAACTAAGGTAAAGAAGTGGAATAGAGTTTATATAACATGCTACTCCAGATAAGATCATTCCAGAACCAAAGAGGATAGAACTTATAGTTGCAGCTTTCTTTACATTCTTTTCTACTAAGGGACCGAAAAAAGCTGCAGAAATCCCTAAGAAAAATATGGCTAAGGAAAATGCCCAAGTACAATTACCAGTAATAGATTCTTTTATATAATCATACAATAAGGACCAACAATAAACAGTTCCTATACAGCCATGAATTAGTAGAGCAGGTATAGCTCCATGTAACCATTTTTTACTCATAATTCTTTGATAAAAAATACTAAGAGGTTTCCCTCCTAGTATTATTCTGTTTTTAATTACTTTTTCCTTCTATATTTATATAGTTTACACTCAGATGTACATTCCATAATACACTGACTTCCACAAAAAGTATCAAGATCTGATACACTATTAGTTGAGTAATCGAGATTATTCTCTTCTACCTTTAATGGTGTTAGATAGCTTCGTTTAATATACCTAACTCTAAAATTAGAACGTCTTTCATTCTCTAAACCTCCAATTACTCGAGTCACTACTAACATTGTAGTATTTTTATCACTTACTTTAGCGTTGTGTGATAATTTAACAAAACTATCCGTATCCGTATTAATATCTCCATACATATTAATTGGTCCAATTACAAAACCAATTTCATTATCTCTAGTATCAAGAACTAAGCTTCCTGGTTTAAAATCAGAATATTCGTCTGATAAAATCCTATCTCTAGCTTGAATACATTGATTGATATAAGGAATAGCTTCATCAACATCATCTAAACCTAAACTAGTTTTTATATCTTTAAGTATTTCTTCCGTCATGACATTACTATTTTTTTACCACCAAACAATAATGTAACTAAAGAAACTACATCTTCAGTTTCTTTCATAATCTCCCATGATTCTTGAACTTTTCTAATCACATCTTTAAGTACTTCTTTTGTTGTTTTAACTCCAGAATAATAAGATGTAATTAGGAGAGGAATTTTTCGATCTAAGCTTGATACTTCTGAAATATCTGTTTGATTTTGGATAATTGCTGGGAGGATATATTCTTGAACAAAATCTACTGAATACTTGGGAAATTTTTTTGATAATCTCCAAGATATTAAGATAAATTCAATTATGTCGTCATAAGTTTTAATATATTCTTCAAGATACCCAAGAGTTTTTCCTGTATTTACGGCAACTGAATATATATTATCAGGCCATAAAGACTTTTCCTTATTAAGACTCTCCTTAACAGTTTTTATCGCTTCTTCTATATCAGTTACAGGATTTACTGATTCTTTCATTTCATCCTCTGATTTATCTTCCTCAATAAAATCCCATTCCAAAACTTCAGGAGACCCACAAAGAACTTGATAATTTTTCTTTGTATCTTCAATATCAATACTAAGAGTTAATGTAGTATTCTCTTCGAAGTCTTTACTCATCTCTAAAGAACTTAATACTTTTCCTAAGTCTTTACTTTTTACTGTTAATGTTACTGTACGATGCATGGTAAAAAATTTTTAATGTTATTTTCCATATAAACTATTTCTTTTTCGCATGATGGATCTAGATTAACTACTCCATCATATTTAAGGAAATCAACGCCATCTGGATACTTACAGTGAGCATGAATCGACCACCTTCCTGTAGGTTTCCATATATTTTTTGAGAAACATTTATCATAAATATCCATATCTCGATTTCCATAGATAACATTTCCTATAAATTTAGGACTAAGTTGTTCAAGATATTTAATTCCAGCGTGTGTACAATAAAAAACAGTATCGTCTTTTTTAATAATTATATGGGTTCTTAAGATATCATTTAATCTCTTCAACCATGTCAATGCTTCTCCTGGAGTTAAAGATCTAAATTCATCAGCTGTTGTTGTTAAAAAGTCTGTTGGAAGTGAATTATAAAGCATTTCAGCAATAATAGCCCTACTTCCACCTGAATTACTACTTGCAGCCCATCTCCAGAACAAGAATTTTCTAAGTCTACGTTCATGATTTCCTTCTAAGAAAATATTATAGTGTGATGCATTCTTAAAGATCATTTCTATAAGTTTCCTAGATCCACCTTCCTCTGGACCATCAATATAATCTCCCAAGTGTACTCTTATTGTTCCAGGAGAGAGATTAATTTTTTGATAGAGAGAATAATTAGAATGAAGATCGGAGAAAAAATACATCGTTTCTTTTCTTGGAATATCTAGAATTACTTCTTTCTTCTTCCAATAATCAGTAACATCAGAGTATTCTATAATTTTCTTTGTATATCCAAGTTGAAGATTTAGAAATGTAATAACTTCTGCTTCTAATTCCTCTTTTGTTTTTCTTTTAAATCCTACCGGACTATACTTTTCTGGATTCGATGTATAGTCATGAGGGATATTAAAGATTTTATAGAAACAGGTATAACCATAAATCATACCCATATCCTCTAAAATCTTGGTTTTCTCTTGGTCATAATCAATAACAACTAGACATCCAGATTCAAGTTTATTATTAATCGCTTCAAACCATGACTTAAAGATGAGATTAATATTCGTTCTCCCCAAGATATCAGTTGTTTTATCTCGATCTAATTCTGGCATACTATATAATCTCTTGAAAATAGAATAATCCAGGAAAAAATTTTCTAGACCTTGAGATTTAACCCATTCAAGCTTTTCATTTTTTGCTAATCCCTTTAAAATAATAAGTGTTTTCATTTTCTTTTATTCTGGTAATGTATTATTTCCTACTTCTTGAAATTTAGGGATAAAACTAAACATAAGACTGAGAATTTGATTTACAGTTCCCATTTTACTACCAACCAATGGAACTGAACTAGCATCACAAGCCATTCTAACTAAAGAATAGTATTTATAATTCTCTGGACATCTTACAATAAGTTTAGATGAATTATTTAAATACCCCAACTGGTAAAGAGGGATAGGACTCTGAGATCTCCCCAAGAAGTTTATAAAGATGCAGTCTGCAGCATTCATTGCCATTCTTTCCCACTGAAACTTATTAGCCATTTCTTGATTAAAAATATTAGCTTCTTTGTTTTGTGGGGAATACCAGTTATTAAGAATTACATAATTATATTTTGTAAATAAATTCATTAATCCTTTTTGTGGGTCTACTGCATTAGCTAGTCCAGCTACGAATTTGGACTGCCAATTCATCTCACCTGTAGGACCTAGATCAATACTACCTAATAATAATATTTTTAGTGCATCTTCGGTACCTGGAGGAATCTGATCTCCTACATTCAGTACCATTACATTATTACTAATTTGTTCCATATATTATAATAAATAAAAAGTGTTCCTCTGATATAAAAACCTGGAGGAAACACTATAAAGTTAATCATTTAAATCCATTCACAATAACTCAACTGCGGATCTAACCATCCTCTAAGTTCATCCATTTTTCCAGAATTAATTAGAAGAGCTACGTCTGCATACTCTGATGTACCGTATTTGATTAGTTTTTGGGTAAATTGATACTTTCTCTCCTCCGACATTTTTTGATACTCTTTATAATCTCTGAGAATGCAAAAGTTTCGTTTATTCTCTATTGCAGATTTAATATCTTCCTGAAGTCCCGATAATTCATAGTTGTTAAGTGGAAGGAATTCTACTGTTTTTAATGTTTTCCGAAGTCCACAATTAACGAACTTATTTATTACATCATTTAATTTATCTACAACCTCTGGAGGCATAGAAACTAATGCTTTATCCCCATGATTTATCATTTGAGAATCTGATGGAAGTGGAAAAGATACCATAGCTGAATCGGTGTTTACTCTTTCAACATTAACCCCCTCAGAAATACTACTACTATTATTCCGAATCATACCACTAAAATTGTTATAATATTCAGCTAATAATGGTGTAGTAACTGTAATTTGTATCATTCTACTTTCTGGGTTTACTCCTCTTTGAATTTTCATGATCTGTTAATTTAATAAAGTTTCTATTTTATTATATACTATCAATAATAAGATTCTCGAGGGTACTAGGAAGCGTTTAATCGATTTTCCATAACCCTGAACTATCTCCTCCCTGTTCTCTTTTTCTTAAGTCGCCGAGGAAATCAAAGGGACGTGGATTTTGAACAGGAACTTTAGATTTGAGAAGAGCTATAAATTCTTTAAACTTACCCTTCTGTGTTGTAATTTTCTCTAAGTTATATATTCTGAAGACTTCTATTCCAAGCTGTTCCAAGTATTCGTCCCTAAGGTTATCGGCGTCTAAGTTATGATAGTCAGAATCCAACTCTAAAGCTAAGGATAACTCTGGAAAATAGAAATCACATAAGAAAAAACCTCCAGAAATGCCAGGAAGTCTAAGAGAATTCTGAATAGGTACTAAAAATTCCCTATAAACAGTTAATGGGTAAAAATAATCTATGTTTATTAAGAAATCTACTAATCTAGCTTGTTGAGATCTCCACCTCAATTGTTTTGCACGAGTAAATTTTTTAGCTGATTTTCCTGGGTATACTATATTTTTCAGAGAGTATAAGTTTCCAGATTCCGATATTGAATATACTGGATAAGGTTGAGTTGGAATATCTGAGAAGTAAAATGTTTCTAGGTGATTTCGCGGTTCTCTCTTTTTTGCCATAATTTTAAATTGAAATCCTTATTAATGTTAAATAAATAAAAGCCATGGAAGAAATAGAAAAATACTTTAATATTGGTATAGAGTATGGTAGTAGATACATAACATACGAGGTACCTGATAATAACAATATTAGATATTGTAAAGTATATATTGAACTAAATTCAAATAGCTTTCCTAATCTTCAAAGAATTATAAGTACTCCAATATGTTTGGATAATACTATCAAGATAATAGGAATAATTGTAGATCAAAGAGAAGTTTCAAATATTGATAAATATTTAATAAATAAAAATTCTAAAACTGACACACTTATTCTACTATCTCATGAAATAACTTATGATGTTGATATATTAGAGAGACTTGAAAAATTTGGTATTGAAGTAGGAATAGATGGACTAGGAGATCTAACGATAGATATACCTACAAAAGAAATTCTAAAGTTATTATTAAAAGAAGGACGATAAATTCTCCTTTTTTATTTTTTCTATAATTTTTACCATAATATTTAATCTGCTAATGTTAAGTGCCAAGTATATGTATATCTGTATGAATCAACTTTACTATTAGTATAACTAATTGTATCTCCCTTAGAAGATTCGAAAATAGTAATATTATTTCCTACAATATTTTCAGATACACGACTTAATAATCTAATTTTTAATTCTCCAGTGTCTCCATCTAATATTTTTAAACCTATTATATTCGAATTTTTAAAATTCGAAGGAGGCGTATCAGTATTTACATAATTTTCTATACCTATGTTTATCTCTTTTATATTTTTTCTAATAAGAATTCTCTGGATATTGTTGGAAAAAATAACATCGCTATAGTCGTCAAAAATACTATCTTTATATAATTTATTAAATCTAACAATACCATATTGAGTAATATTAAAATTTAAAGGTATTATTCCTGTTACTATATCATCACTCAAAGCAACTTCACTTATAATCCCCCCCCCTCGATGACATTACTAGAAGAGTTTTGTATATTAATTTCTGTTCTTACACTTCCATCATATTCATTTCCTTGGATAATAAGTGGTTCTGGATTTTTAAGAGCCGTTGGAGTATTAAGAATAGTAGAGTACTTATGTGTATGTTCTAGATTTGCTTTATTATTTAATATCTCTTGTGCAGCATTAGAGATTGGTTTATTTAAGTCTGAAGTATTATCTATATTACTTATTTGCTCATTTACTTCGGAGATTGTGGGTGTTCTTAATTCATCACCTATAATTTTTGCCATAATAATTAAATATTAAATTATAAAACCAAACAAGAAGATTTATAAAGTCCTCCTGTTTGGTTAATTTTGTTTTACTTTTTGCCTTTCTTTGTTTTAGGAGCATTAGGATCAACTACTGTAACATTGATTTTACAGAAAATACTATTATCTTCTGGAATAGTTGCTGTAACTGTGATTATTGAACTTCCAGGACAGCATCCCATCAGTCTACCATCTTCGATAAATCTAGCTACTCTAAGATTACTGGATTCATAAACCAAAGGAGGTAAATTAGACATAGCAGGTTCACTTACAATTTCAATAGTTTTAACTTCACCTTTAATTAATTCCAAACTTTCTCCACCAACAAATTTAATACCTTCTGAATCAGTAATATTAATTTCTTTATCAGTCGGAAGAGGTTGTGGAATAGTAGCATCTTTCTTAATATCAAGACTCTTAACTACTTCAGTTACTGGAAGTCCTGCAGCGGGAGAATTCACATCACCTGCAGCTCCACTCAATAATGCATCATTAATCATAATCAAAAACGTTTTTAAAAATTATTACAAATAAATTCTATAACCTATTATTTCTTGTATCTCATCTAGGTCATAATAGTTAGCAGCATGTTTTCCTAAAGATTCTGCCATTTCTTTATATACTTCCATTCCAGCTCCTTCAATTTTTCCTAGAGCTGTTAATCTGGTGTAAAGTTTATTTAATTCGGAGTTCTTTTCATCTCCAGAAATATCTCTATTCATAAATGCCCATATTCCAGAACATCCACAATAGAGACTTAGATCGGCGAAGTATAAAAGTTCGGGCCGTATCATTGTCGGGAGCATATTTAAATGATGTTCCAAATATTGATCAGTGGCTTCGTAGAGACATGAGAAATAAATCTGATCTTCTCTTGTCCAATCATGATATTCTCTCCCGATAAAGCCGGCCCAAGAGTAGTTCCATTCGCCGTAAGTTCCATCTCCATAACAAAATCCATAGAAGTCAGGATCCCAAGAAGAGTTCATAAAAGGTTGAGAAAATACTGGAAACTTAATATTCCCACTAAAATATCTCTCAAAAACTTTCATTCGCTTTTCCATACATTTCTTAGCATCCTCTAATTCCTTGCTCACTGTACAACCCCATCCTATAGAGTTCATAATTAACCTACGTCTTAAAGATTCATAGGCACAACTTAGGTATTCCCCAGTATAACTCTCTTCAGGCAGTAAATTTCCATGAGCAATATCTAGTTCAAATCCAAGAAGTGTTCCGAGTGTTGTAATTTTCCTAGGATTTGAAATGAGAGTATATCCGAATTGTTCAGCTATCCATGTGTAAGTTATGTTTTCGAAATTCTCAGATAACACTACAGAACATGCTTGATAGTCAGAATCTCCGGCCGATAATGAAAGCTTATAGGAAAGAATATTATCAAGGATCGAAGTTCTAACAATACCATTACTATCCTGGAAATTTTCAAAACATTCAGATAAAATTTTTCCTAGACAATCTCCTGGTTGTGGATTTGTTTTATACTCGAGGTAATCTGTTTTACTATATAATTTCATTATTCTTTTATTTTACTTATATAATCTAAAATTCCTTGGACATGAAGATTAACTATTGCTTCTTTTCCTTCAGGCGATAATAAAAATTCATATTCTTTTTTATTATCCATAAAGAGGTTCTCCGTTAAAACAGCAGGCATTATAGTATGTTTGAGAATATAAAACCCACTTTCTTTATCTTTATCTCCATCACTAAGATCCGTTCTCATAATTTTTCCTGGGAGATACTTTTCAGCAGCTTCATATAAACATTCAGCTAAGATATCAGATTTACTAACACCGTAGTATGTGTAAGCTTCGAACCCCGCTCCTTTTCCCCAGCAAGACCCATCAGTACAAGCATTTAAGTGAATAGATATAAGAATAGCATCACACTTAGCTTGTTTTGTATAAATTTGATTAGCTCTTCTACATCTTTCTCCTAAGCTAATATCTTCTTCTTCTGGGACTAATAGAATAATCTCAATTCCATGTTCGCTTTCTAATTTTTCTTTTATGAGTCTTGCTATTTCTCTTGTATAAGCATATTCTCGTAAAACCCCATCTGGACTTCTTTTTCCAGGGGTATTATTTCCATGACCATTATCTAATATTACTATCATTATCTTCTATATTTAATATATTCATATAAAGAGTCCCTTGCTTTTTGATCAACAAAGTAGGCTCCAAGGTACGGCATAAGTTTTTCTTTATTATAATTACTTGAATAATAATAAGGTTTTTCTATAATATGAGATAAATTTTCTTCCCAATCCAATAATAATAATTTATCTGACTCAGATTCTGCAATTCTATTAAACGCTCTTAGTACATCATAAGCATATTCTACAGATAGATCATATAATAGGTTAAGGTTTGTTTCTACTAATTTTAATTCTTTATTTTTATATTTCTCTATATAGTCTAAGAAAATATCTCTTGCTTCAAGATCTTTTAAAATTCGATCCTCTATTTCATTTAAATTTATAAGATTAGCAGATGAATAAGACCTTAATACTATTCTTAATTTATAATCTTTATATTTTTCCTCAAGATAGAAAAATTTATGTCTAATTTCCTTTAATAAATCTTCAAATTCAACCGCTTCTCCATAAAATACTTCTATTTTGTAATCACGATAGTTATAAATTCCAAGATCTTTCCCAATAAATCTAATCTCTTCCTCTAAAGATTGATACATTAGATTTATTTCCTTTTTTCTTCTCCAACCAAACATAATTAATTCAATACAGATTATAACTCTTTTACATATTTTTTAATAAATTCATCTATATCAATTCTATCTTGAATCGTTAGTCTAGTATCTACAAATTCTCTTTCACTATTGATTTGTTTTTCATTAACAATATATTCTTCATTATTTATTGATTTATAATTTACTTTATATATATCACTTGGAATATAGAGTTTAACTGTAATATAATATTCTTTCCAATTCTCTCTAGGAGGTATGGTAAACGATTTATATAATCTTTTTATAGTATCATAATCTAATAATTTTTCCTCAATTAATTTATTTTTTCTAATACTATCAGAATTTAAATACTTTGAAGTATATAATTCATGTAATTTTGTTAATTCATTAGAATATAAAGAAATTGATAAAAATTCATGATCATATAACTTACTTTTTAAATTATTGGTAATATTTTTTAAATCAACTTTTATTTTTCTTGATCTATTAATTAAATCAATAATTTCAATAAAATTATCTAAGAAATATTCATCATTACATTTGATTACTCTATCTGGATTAAAATCAGATAAAGTTATCTCTTCAGAAATATAGTTTTTTAGAAAATTATATAAATACATCCTAGTACTAACTTCTTCTTTAATCAATTGATCAAGTAATGAAATATTTAAATTTAAAATATCGTCAACTCTAATACATGAAATAGATATTATTGATAATGAATACTCTTTATTTATATCGTTAATAAAATTATATAAATCTTTAAGATGTTGTATACAAATTTCTAACTCTTTATTACTATAATGATCTAAAAGTAAACTGATAGAAGAACCTGAAACTTTATTTAATAAATTCTCAAATTTTTCCTTAATTATAAATCTTTTTATAGAATCTATTAATTTCATTTTCTATTTTTATCATTTAATCTCATTACGTTAATATTTCTTTTGGTGTTTTTATAAATTTTGCCCTCACCCTAGAATTTCCTTGAGCAATACTATCAATTAGCCTAAGTGTTGCCTCTAAGGATTTTCGTTGATGCGGCTCCCATGGTTTATCCTCGGAGTCGAGAATTCCAATCCATACAAAACCAGTACCGGTCGATAAACATTCCCATACCGAATTAACCATCTCTGCTATACTATATACACCACTCATCTCCGGGGTTATGATATAGAGATGTGTATTACAAAGTTCGGATTTTTCGATGTTTTCTTTTTCTATACATTCAGGAGTCCAATCAGGTACAACGGGATTAAAATATTCAAATCCAAGTCTATCAAGTTCTGGAATTAATTCATCTCTCCAAGTCGATTCACCACATGTACCCCCTAAAAAAATACGCTTAGGTTTATCTTCTTGATCAAAACGAATCTGATCAGTAGATTCTACAATCTGAACACAACAATATTCTTTAGATGCTTTTGGAATAACACTTTTATAAAAATGTACTGAAGTAAATAAAGAATCGTCAAACTTATCAACTCCTAGATCTTCTTTTATGTACTTAGTAATAATATCTATTATTTGTTTGTCCATATTTTGTACATCTCTACGAGTTATATTAGTTTTTACAACGAAGGATATAGTAATCGTAAATTGTTTTGTATTTCTTAACCAATCTACATAATCAGATAAATCTAATGCTCTGAGTTGATTTATAATTTCACTTTCTAATTTTACTGCTTTAGGATTTTTATAAATATACGGTCTAGGTTTTCCCGCTACATATTTTAAACCTGCCTGATAAAGTGAATTGACAGATACTACTTTTTCACTAACTGTCAATAAAAATTTTAATTCTTTTCTATTACTCATAATTTATTTATTATCTTTGATATCAAAATTAATAACATTTCCATGACCTAAAGAAATAACTAATTTTACAGCTTCTGGACCTTTTAGAAAATAATGACTACTAGGAGATAGATTTCCAGATTTTAAATATTTATAAATTAAACCCTCAGATTCCTCTAGTTCTTTTGATGCCATATCTGGAGAGCTATAAGCTCCTACTAAAGTCTTTTTATCCGATTGAAAAACATAAAGAACTTTTTCCATTTTTGTAGTAATTACTTCTCTATTGTCGATATCAAGTAGAAAATACTGTTTAAATAAAATATTGCAATCGGTTAATTCCTTTCTATTCATTCTATTTTCTGTATGAAAATAATTTTTCTTTAAATTTTCAAAATGATCATAGTCTAAAAAATTTCCATATAAATCTGTTAATACTGACTTTTTCCCAAGAAGTTTCTGTCTTGTTATAGTATTATTCCTATTCTCTTTATAATCCACTATTCTTAAATTAGTAAAAGAATTATCATATCTAGTAGTATTAATATGATCTACTAGTTCTTCAGACAATAAATCTCTTTTAATTATAAATTCTATTATGATTCTGTGAGCTTTTAAATTTACATTCTTATCTTTAAATTTAAATCCAACTCTAACATATCCATCAGAATTTATATTGTATAAAAGTTTGTTATTAAATTTTATAAATCCTTCTTTACATACATATAATCCTGGATACTTCCAATGTTCAAACCATTTATAATCTTCTAAGTTACCAGAAAACCCTATTAATTTTAGAGTTTCTTCTCTCTTTGTTACTCTCTTTTCTTTTTTCCAGTAATAATTGTTATATTTTTTGTTTCGTTTAATTGCTCTTTCTATAGATTCTATTACTGATCTATTACAATCCTTACTAGTAATAAAAAACTTCTCACTGCCATTATTATCTATCGCAACATATTTAATAAGTAGGTTTTTTGATATTTCAGAAGATTTTCCATTTTTCTTATTAGTATTTTCAGTAATAGTTACCCATTCAAGGTTAGATAATTTATTATTAAATGTATTATGATCTATATGGTTTACTACAGAATATGTAATTATATCTGGATTTATTAAAAATGTAATTGCAACTAATCTATGTAGGCATATTTGTTTAACTCCATAAAAATTAATCATGCAATATCTTGCTTTACTTTTACCTCTTTCTTGTTTTTGACTGCGTTTTATTATTTTTCCTGTATTTTTATTTTTTACTTCACCCTTCTTATTAATTAAATAATCTTCTTTTGGAAAATTCGTTATTAATTTATCTTCAAAAAGAGAGAAATCTATTGGGATAAATTCATCCTCTGGAAGATCTGGATACTTCTCTACTTTTCTTAAGAGAGGAACACCTTTAGAATCTGTTTCATCAAGGTATAGGTTACTATTATTCACCTTATCCTGTGATATGGAGGATTCTACTCCATTTTCTGTGTTTGATAAATTACTTTCCATTATTTTTATAATTAAATTAATATTTACTACTTTCATTATAATTTTTTAAAGGAAAGGATTTCAGAGATAATAAAGTTTCCGGATCTCTATTATCTCCTACTTCCTCTATAATTATAATGAAAAGTAAAAAAAAGAAAAACACTAGTCCAATCTATTATATAAATTTTTCTAACATTTTTCTGCATATATAAGGTTTTTACTCTATAGAAAACGCAAAAACTTATTTTTAACCGTCTGAGAAACTGGGAAATTCTTATATATGATAGGGATATAAGATTAACTGCAGAATCTTATTAATATTAGATTGCTACTTACTAATATTCTAGATCCTAAGTAGCTACCTTGTTGTATATGGTTAACAGATAAGAAGTCGATAAAGATAAGGGTCGAGCATTCGGACAAGGCTTTAAGGCAATATTAGGTAGAAGTAGTAGGAGGTTGGAGAGACCCTTGCTACTTTGTTTTTCAACCTTTTGCCATAAATAACAAATATACAATATGGATTTAAATTTAATTAGAAATTACGTAATAAGAGATAAATTTTATACAGCTTATATAGGAATGTATTTTGTTCCAAGAAAAGTAAAAATCAATAATAAATTAATAGATGTAGTATTTAATCGTGAAAAAGCAATTTTAAACGATAAGAGTAGTTATTCTATTAATTTTAAAAATCTTATTGATAATAATTACAATATTAAAGGATATTATAATTATATTGAGGAATTTCCAATAATAATTGAGAATACAAGTTTATGGAATAATATTTTAAATTCTTTCTCTGTTAGATTGGATGATAGTATCAGAAATACAAGATACTTTTTACTAGATTATTTCTTTCCTTATTTAGGAATAGCCGTAGAAATAGATTCTAAATATCATAAAGCAAAAATAATCTATGATAAAGCAAGAGATATCTATGTAGAGCGTGTTTATGGAATAATTATTCATAGATATTATGAATTTGGAAGTAATGATGAACACACAATTCCTTATATAAACTTGTTTAATAAAATAACTAATAATATAATAAACTATTTTAGAACTAATAATTTACCTATGGTAGAAATTCCAATAAACTATTCAAAAACAATTATTGGAAATTTTATAAGAGATAATAAAAAAGTATTAGAATTTATAGATATTATTATAAATTTTATTGGACTTAATGAATTCTTTCTAAAAAGATCATTAACTATAAATTTAAAACAATTATATAAATTCTCTAATAAAATATCTGGTACTCCATATAATAAACTTAAACAAATGTCATTAGAGAAATTATATTTAGATAATGTATCAAATCTTGTATTTAATATTTATCAGAAAAGATTAAATTTCATATAATAAAAAATATAAAAGATAGGATTTAATTTGACTTTAAAATTAGTCAAAACCTATCTTTTATATTTTTTGTAATATTTTTTCAAAGACTAGGGATACCAGAATCTATATCCTTCATTCACTATGTTCATTCGGGCCTTCAAGAAACTGAAAAGATATATAGAGAATAAAAAAGAATTAAATAAATATCAGTTAGAATTGAATAGAAAATATAATTATTTAATGGTTCTTAAAAAGTACGAACGTTAGTGAGAGTCCTCGCTCCCCTTACAGGGAGCGGGTGGACGGTACTCTTTTAAGGTTCATTTCCATATAATAGATATATAATAATTAATCTATTATTTTCTATTTATCGTGAACCTCCTATAAGAGACGACATCACCTCCTCCCTTCGGGAGGTGAGTCTCTCACTATGTTCGCTCTTATAGAAGAACCACTACAACTTTTCTATCCGAATTAAATTTATATACTACATGTAGGTGAAAATGTATTAGTAAAGTTGTATTTTGCTCTTCTATTAACCTCAAATTCTAATTAATGAAGTTAAGGGTATCCTTAGTCTTCAATTTTAACTAACTGAACTCTGTATTGAGTTTAAATATTATTTTGTAACAATAAAAATATAATTTAAATATGATTAGAGAGAAGATAATAGTACCATCTGGAATTAGATTTATTTCAGAATGGAATGAATTTAATTTTAATAAATTTCCAAGTAAATGTATTATTAATAAACAATTACCTGGATGTGGTTTTACTGAATATTGTATTAGGAGTAATGAAAATATTATTTTATGTAGTCCCAGAAAGATGCTACTTAAGAATAAAAAGGATCAACATGAATTTGATGTTTATCTGGTCGTAAATGAAATGGATAAGGAGTCTAATATTGATAAAGACTTATCTAAGATTGATAAAAATATTTTAGCAGACTTATCAATTGATTCAGAATCATTAGATAATTCAGATATCTATAAAAGATTATATAGAGAAATAGAGGAATACTGTATATCTAGGAGTATTAATGGATTACCTTGTAAAATCCTTGTTACTTATGATTCATATAGAATAGTAAAAGATATCCTAGAGAAATTAGATAGATTTTATACATTTTATACAATAGTAGATGAATTTCAAAGTATTCTTCATGATTCTAGATTTAAGAGTGATACTGAATTAAAATTTATGGAATATCTTAAACAATCTCCAACAGCATACTTTGTTAGTGCAACTCCTATGATGGATGAGTACCTAGAAATGTTAGATGAATTTAAGGATCTCCCATATTATGAATTAGATTGGGGATCTGCGGATCCTAGTAGAGTTATTCAACCAGATTTAGATGTCTTTGTAATGAGATCTGTTGGTGAAAAAGCTTCTGAAGTAATTCAAAAGTATCTTTCAGGAGAGTTTGAGGAAATAGTAGTAATGAGAGATGGAATTCCAACAAAAGTAGTATCAGATGAGGCTGTATTCTATGTTAATAGTGTTAATCATATTACATCTATCATTAAAAAGAATAATCTTACCTCAGAGCAATGTAATATCTTATGTTCATACACAGAAGATAATTTAAAGAAAATTCAAAGGAGGTTAGGTAAGTCTTTTAAGATAGGTGAAGTACCGTTAAAGGGAGTAAAACCTAAAATGTTTACTTTTTGTACAAGAACTGTATATCTTGGAGCTGACTTTTATAGTTTATGTGCTAGATCATTTATATTCAGTGATAGTAATATAGATTCCTTGGCTGTAGATATATCAGAAGATTTGCCCCAGATATTAGGAAGGCAAAGATTATTTGATAATCCTTGGAAAAATTCAGCCACTTTTTATTATAGATCTACTGCTAATTATAGAGAAATGAAGGCTGAAGATTTTCAGAAAATAATAAAAACTAAACAAGAAATGACAGAAAGTTTATTAAGAACTTATAATATTGCTATTTCTATAAAAGATAAATTTGCATTAGCTAAGAAGTATCAGAAAGATGCCAAAGCTTCTAATTATAAGGATGATTATGTAGCAGTAAATAAGATTCATACTTCTGAAGGAAATATTATTCTTAAACCAGTTCCTAATAATCTAGTACTAGTAAATGAGATTAGAGCTTTTAAAATACAACAGATAGACTATAAAGATAGATTTACAGTGTTTAGTACGGTACATAATATGTTAACCAGAGATGATATAGTGAATCAGGAGGTATCAAATTTTTTAAAGGTATATACTAGTTTAACTACTATGTATGATAAATTAAAACTTATTTGTGAATATGGTTTGTCTGAAGACGCTATTGATATAGTATTAGGGCAGATATCTGATTCAGATGAGGTTAAATCTTACTATATTACATTGGGTCCTCAAAGATTAAAGGGTATGGGTTATCATATTACTAAAATAAAAAAAGCTTTAGGAATAATTACTTTTTCAGATGAATTATTAGAAGCTACTATCTATAATGAATTTAAAGTAGGGGATAAATTAATATTATCTGGAATAAAAGATAAGTTAGGATATTTGTATTCTAGTATTAATTATGATAAAACCCCTAAAGCAAAAGATTTAGAAAGTTATTTTGAGGTTAAATTAATTTATATATCTATTTTAGATGAGACTACTGGAAAAAAGAAACAAACAAAGGGTTATGAACTATTAAGTAGAAAGGAGGTGTGTTAATTATGGAATTAGGTAAATTAATTTCTAAAGCAATTTCTTGTGTGGATTAATATAAGAATCCACCAACAGAAAAACAATTAAAGGATAAACGTAAGACTGAGTTTTATGTTTATATATCTCAATTTCCTGAATTTATGGCAATGAATATATTAGATGAGATTGAAAATATGAAAGGAAATATATTTGACAAAATAAGAAAAGCATCTAATAAATACATAGAGTATATGATTGCTTGTGATGATGTAGCCAAAGAAGCGCAAAAATATATAGATTGGGACGATAACGTTTCATGTGAATATTATCCGGCTGATGGAATATGTATAATGATAGAAGAACATGTTTGTTATGCCGCAATATTTTTTGATTTGGTAGAAGAATCGGAAAACGGTATGATTGACAGGGAAACTTTATGAGAAATTGTATTTGACATGGAAAGCTATAGGATTGTGAAAGAAATAAGGTATAGCGGCTGTATTCCGATAGTCGTGTATTGCGTACAAGTAAGAAAAGACAAACGTCTTTTGTCTGAATGGGTGAATGTAAAGGGTTTTGATACCTATAGAAAAGCAAGAGAGTTGTTGAATGTTTTAAATGGTGATTGATTATGAGTAAATATAGATACAGAGAAGTAAAGAACTATATCCACAACGAATTAAAGTTGACTAAAGAGGATATAAAGGAAATTATGATTCCAATCGTGAAAGAAGAAGTAAAACGTGTCTTCCACAATACCTACGGAAACGACGTTGATATAGAGAGGTAGGTTCGTTGTATGGTTTCTGACGAGATAAAAAGAAACGGTGATTACTCTATGATAAGGAATTTGTGCAGGGAGATAATTAAGGAGGAAATTGCCGATAGATTGTCAATTGATATAAGCCTTAAAAGAGAAGGAGATAAAATTATGTTGAATGAACAAGAACCATAAAACACATAGGGTAATTATGAAATATACATTTTCTAAAATTCATATTTATAGGTGCTTACCACCATATAGTAAATGGTACAGCATAACAACTGATAGTGGAATAACCAAAGACAACATTGTAATTGTTGGTAAAAAGCGATTATTGAAAGTCGCCTTTGCCTTGATACTTATGGTTTTATTTAATAAAAGAACTACTATAACCAGATGATTATGGAACAAAAGGACATAACTATTGAATGGCTTAGATTGGAGTTTTATAAATGCAATCATGCCAAGTACAGAAAGTATGCTGATGAATGGCTGAACAACCTTACTGACGCACAGATAGAGGGATTTGAAAGACAGCGTATAGGACAAATTGATAAATCGAAATGTGTATGAGTGGGAAAGATGTACTAAGGCTATTACTTATCAGTTATGGCTTTTGCCGTAATATTGAGATAAATACTTATATGGGTAACGGTGGATGGATTGGTTATGAAGTATCTGCCAACAATGACGATGGCGTTGAATACTACGCAGTAGATTGTGAAGGTTTGCTTTTTCATATATACGAACTACAGAAATTTATGAGAGATGAAAATATTGAACCTCGTATAATGTTGGGTAATTTTAGTAATAAGCATCTGCTTTCAGACGAACATTTGAATAATATTTTAAAACTGAAAGAGAATGAAAATTATTGTAAAACAAATCCGAATAAGTTATGAAACAGACAGTAGAAGAAGCTGCAAAGAAAGCAAGAATGGCAAGTGCTGAAACATTGACTACCTATGGTACACATAGGTCACTTGATGATTTTACATATTTATCCCATGATGAAATTGCAGCAGCTGCCATTCCGATTGCAGGAGCTATTCTTGGTGCAACCTATGGATATCAAAATAACCTTAAGAAGCAGCGGAATAAGATAGAGGATGCGGCAGGAGATAGGGTTGCTGGAATTATTAAAGGTAAGAAGAAAAAGGAGTAAATTATAAAATGTTATATTTATTTGGATCTGGCGCATGGAAAGGAATAAGGAAGGTTGTAAAAATTGGATATACCGGAGACTTAGAAAAACGAAAAAATCAATATCGTCTTCATAATCCTCTTGGAGAAATAATATCTACACGAGAGGGTTCAGAATTAGACGAACTTAGACTTCACCTTAGACTATATGATTTTAAAGTTGAATTCTTAGATGAATGGTTTTATGATGAGCAACCAGTTTTTGAAGTCTTTGAGCAATCCTTCGAAGAGATAGATGAGTGGCTTTGGAAACATAGAAGTGAGACGTTGCTGTTTCCACAAATTCCTCTCCCTGGAACACTAAAAAGAAAATTACTTGACGAACTACAAAAGAAACATAGGACCATAACTGTAGAAGGCGAGAAACTCTTATAAGTGTAGAAAAATAAACAAATAGAAAAATGGATGAAATAAATGAATTAATTAAAAATGATTTGAAAGATAGATCATGGAAAAATCATTATGATAAACTGGACCTATCAAAACAACCTCATCTTCCAAGGATATATTTCTTTGGGAGTGTTTTTGGGGTAATACTTTTCTTAGATGGTGATGGGAAAGATAGAAAAGATACTAGTTTTTCTATTATTATGAATCACTCAGCAGACATTCCAAGTTCATGGATATTAGTTGAGAAAGATTGTACGGCTAGTACTTGGATAGATGATCTCATAAAACAATTCGAGAGAGCAAAAAAGTGGATGAAAATTTAATTTATAAACCAAAAAAATATGGCAGAAATGAAATTAAACAAGGAAATTATTGCATTTCATAGAGGATGCGTATTGGTAGAGAGCAAGGAGTTAGTAGATCCTAGAAACATGGAGGAAAAGAGTAAGAGAGTATTAATCTCACTTCTTCAAGAATTAAAGAGATATAGATATTTTCTTTCTCCCGAAGTAATATGTAGGATGACGATTAGTGATATGGAAAATCTCCATACAAATCTACTTCCATACATCCACGAATTGTATCATTCTGGGGAAAAGTTTAAACCTTTGTATCCAGGATTTCCAGAACAAGTAATTTCTAAGGATAAATCGGAATTGTGGTTAGATCAAAAAAGAGTTTATTCTGGTGATCTTGAAGGATTCCTAAGAGATAATCCTTGGACAACTAAAGAAGAGAAGGAAATAATTGATGATGAACCAGATCGACAACTTAAGGTTATGACTCCTCCCGAATTTATGGATATCCCTCGGCAAATGATGTCGGCCGGAAATTCATTAACGGGGGAAACTAGAGAAGAGTTGGTATGGTTCTTAGAGAATTATTCAGAACTCAGTATTCCAGAACGTATACCTTTTAAAGAAACGATGTGTATAGTAGCTAGACATCGGCCGGAATATAAAATTGCCGAGATTAATGATGTCTTGAGGTATAGTTTGTACTTGATGGGAGCTGATCCAAGTCTTCCACATGTTCCAAAAAAGATACAAGTTAACTCTTGGTCTGGTAAAAAGACTGATAATCCTGAATGGAGAAAACTTGATTCTCTTCCTAGATCAAAACGTAGAGAAATTTGTGGAAGAATAGAAAAAATAATTGAGGCTAAAGGAGTAGAAAACTGTATACGAGATGCAAAACATTTTTATGGACATTGGGTATTGTTATCAGAACGTGTACATCCAAAAGAATATGTAGTAAATTACCCAGAGTGTGCTGATTTCTTTGTAAAACTTAAGAGTAAAGGTTTATCAAAAGAGTACCGTACATTTAATTCTCAAGTACAGAATATGTATGATACTGGTAAAGATATTCTAGAAATAGCTAAATTTATTTCTACTCATCCAGGGGAATTTATTAGAAAATTTGATTCTCTCTTAAGAAGAGCTCTTGAAGAAGGTAAAGAATCTGATATAATGGATATCTTTATAGATACTTCAGGGATGAAAAATAAAACACTCTTAGAAATTCTTAGCTACTACGATATAAGAGATCAATCAGAAAGTACTCCTAGAGTGGTAAATATTCCTGGAAAAGGTTTATATATACTAGATGGATTAAAACCAATTAACCCTGGATTCCTAGAAACTATAAAAGACAATATTATCAGAAAAATATTTCTCAACATAGATTCTAGAATTACTGAGAAAGATTTAGTAAACGAGATTGTATATATCGATCTAGAAATTAAGAGAATACCTATTCCGAAGGGTATGAGAAATCAAAATGTATCTATCCCCAAAGGAACAAGATATAAAATCTCTGGAAATATTGTTAGGTTTTTTGTTCATTGGATTCAGAAAGATAGAGATGAAGACTTAGATCTTCATGCATTCTTATATAAGTCTAATGATGATATTAGCAATATAGGATGGAATACTTCACTTGATTCTAATGTTGCTGTTCATTCTGGTGATGTATTAAACCGTCCAGGAGATTGTGCAGAGTATGTAGACGTTGATCTAGATAAGTGCAAAAAGAATGGATATAAATATGTGGTGATGGATGTTTGCAATTATAAAGGTCGAGGAATGGATACTCTTCCTGTATGGTTGGGGTATTGTACTAGAGAAAAATTACAGGAAGGTGATAAAACTTGGCATCCGCAAAAGGTTGAATTAACAGTTCCCGTTACATCTAAGACTGATTCGATAGCAGCAATGATGATTGATATCGAAAATAGAGAAATGATTCTCTTAGATTGTGAGACTTCCGGACTTCCAGTTAATAATAAAGATAATTATTCCTTACAGAAAGCAATAGTTAACTTTTTCTCTAAACAAGAAAAATACTCATCTTATGATATCATTAAGCAACATTATGAATCTAGAGGTGCTGAAGTTGTAGAAATATTACCGGATGATCCAGATATAGAAGTAAAAGAAAAAATATTATTTGAAGATATATCAAAGAATTATGTGAAAATACTTGATATTATCGGCGAATAAAAAAAAAATAAAAAGATAGGTCTTGACTAATTAAAAGTCAAGTTAAATCCTATCTTTTTTTATTCTTCCTTTATTCTTCGATTATCGCACCGAAATCTTTAACAGCATCTTCATATACTTTCAAAGATTCAGAATTTTTATCAATCGAAGCCATACATTTATTTAGGAACACTAATTTTCCTGATAATCTTTGTTCCTTCATCACATCTTTCACCGACTCTGCTACACAATAATCCTTTGCAAAACCAGCTATATAAACTTTGGTATAATCTTCTCTAGCAATTTTATCTAGGAATTCATATCCCTCAGATTTTTTAGCGCCGTTTGCATAAGAAAAGGCAGAAAACATCTCTAAGTGTGGATTTCTTCCCTTCTGAATTAGCTCATATTCGGCGCCATGATTACTGAGGGACCATAAATTTAATTCCTCAACTAGATTTTTGGGCAAACTCCATCCCCAAGAACCAGCGATACAATGTTCAGGCCAAATAGTATGAACTTTTCCTGTCTTCTCTAATTCTTCAAGGTAGGCGATAGTATTTTCTTTATTATAAAAAGCTGGAGTATATTTTCCCGATTTTACCATCCCTGAAGTAATAGTTGTAAATGCTTCAGGAGTTTGTTCCCAATACATAGAATGCCCAATATGATAAGACATATGAGTATCTTGTGTAACTATGATTTTTTCCAAGATTTTTCGTTTCCCAGATATCCATTTACACAATTCTTTCGTTGCTTTCTCTGCTCCAGGAACATAGAGAGTTCCTTTGGGGTTACAAAAATCATACTGTGGGTCTATTATCAGTAATAGACTTTTTTCTTTTTCTTCCATAATTTAATTCTGATTTTAAAATTGTTCTTATTATATCTTCATTATCTCTAAATATCTTTTCATCTCTCAAACAAATTTCCCAATGATATTCATTAACATAATCATTAGCAGAAAACATTAAATCTCCAATATACTCGGCAGAAATCTTAATAGTTATTTCCTTGAGATCATCTTTTTCAATATATTGATGTTCTTTAAAGTATAGCGAATGAATGTAAGAACTATTAATTGTGCATTTTGTTTCAGAAATTAGATCATCTTCTGTAATATTTTCAAGATCAGTTATTAATCCAAAGACTACATAATTTTTTCTAGTTATTTGAAATTTCTCAATCCTACTAATATCATATTTATCTTTTATATTAGTAAAAGTATCTTCCATCATAAAATAACTAAAAGCTGGATCTTCATCTTCTTTTTCTCTTCTAATGACTGCTCTGAAAAATCTTGGATCTCTTTTGAATTCTATCATAATCCCTTCAAATAATTCTTCTCGTGACACTTTTATTACTCTGGAAGTTCTTCTTTTAAATTCTGATCCTTGAACTCTATTCCAAATCTTCATTACAGTATCCATCCCATGAATTTTAGATAATTCTGAAATAGCTCCCGAACCTTTACAAATCAAAGGAATCAAAATTTTATCTACTTCAGTATAATCCTTTCCTCCAATTTGTTCAAGATCAGAACTAGAAATTCCATTACCATCAGTGGGTGTAATATTAATAGCTTTCTCTAGAGCTACCATCTTATCGTACGAATTTTTATTTATGATTTCAGTATCTAAATAAGATTCTGAATAATACTTCGCATGTAACCACTTAAGAATAGAGTATACTTCTGTTTTCCAGAGACCACCCATAGGATTAAAATCTCCTTCATCTCCGTGAATAGTCCAAAATCCAAGATAATGTTCAGTTAAGTTATCAGTATCAATTACAATACCTTTCTTAATACCAGCTTGATTATATAGGTACATCATTCTAAGACGTGCCATAATATTTCCGTTGGCTATTTTTGTTTGTTCTGGCATCATCCCCTCTATCTCGGATATACTTTTTCCAGATAAATCACAAAGAATATCTCGATCATTATCACAATAATCGTAGTTATAGAGATTTTCTATATAACTTTTATAGAAATCATACTGTGCAACTTCTCTATAAAAAGTTTTAACACAAAAAGCATTTCCTGTTAGATCAGACGAAGTAAGTTCATCTGGTTTATTCTTTATTGGAAGTGAATATCCGTAAAAAGGAATTCCAGATCTATTTCTAACTTCATTACATACAGCAGCCATAAGAGTACTATCTGCTCCTCCTGAGATACCAAGAATTAATGCTCTTATATTATTATCTATCACATATTTTTCGGTCTTTTCAACCATCTTATTAAATATGGCTTCTTGTTCTCCATAATTTAATTTTCTTTCATAAATGTTTGTTTTCATAATTATCAATGTTTTATTGTTACATTAATAAGGATTTGTCGGTTATCTTAAGGAGAAAAATAAAAGGGAAAATTTATTCCCTTTTACTTAAAAATTTTATACTAGATCCAGAGTTTCTTCTAAGCATCTAAATATATTAAGAATATTAAAATAACATAATTTAGTGCATAAACTTGGAGAATAATCCTTATCATAAAATAAACCAGCCTCTCCCGCAAGCTCAAACATTAAATCCATTGTAAAATCTTTGAGTTTATTCTTAGAAATTCTAATATTTTCTGATATTATCCTAGTATTGTTAAGATCTCTCAAATTTATTTCAGAATCAAATTTAACTTCATAGAATAAGCACAAGCCTTTATCAGATGTGCGCTTTTTCAGAAATTTTGTTCCAGGATCAATTAGAAAATATACAGATTCTGTTTTTAGACAATCCTTATACTTTTCCTTCAGATAATCGTCAATATTTCTTAGTTCCAGCTCATCCTTGAAATTTTTCTCAGAAATTAATTCTTTATCGACAAGAGCTAAATTATAAACTGGAAGATTCTTGATTTCTAAGAATTTAGATACCCAATATTCTTCATTATTGTCAGTATAAGAAACTCTAACTAAGATATCACCTTTCAATCCTTTGGATCCATAATTTCTAATCCATTCTTCTCTATCCATTTATATCTCATATATTTTAATAATTTAAATTGATTCTTCTTAGCAAAAATTTGTATGTGTTCTGGAGATAAATTCTTTGCTTTAAATTTCTCTAAAAGAATTTCAGAAGGAATATCTATAACCTTAACATAAGAACTATTATAGTCTTCAAAATGCTGTCCTGTTCGTTCCGACCTCACATTATATGATTCCGAGAATCTAATAGATTTCCCAAGTCTTTTATAAGGAGAGGAAATAAGTGATATTGCAATCTGAATAGTATCATTAAGTTCTCCATAATAAGATTTGAAATAATTATCAATATCTTCATTATTTTTTATAAGATCTAGATTAACATGTTTTAGATCTCCACATTTTGCATAGAAGTAAATAATGAACTTAGGTTGTCCGAAAGAATAAAATTTACGTACTAAATATACTTTCATCTTTGTAAAATTAAATCCCCAAGAATATTTTACTATCCTTGAGGACTTTTTTATTATTATCTTCTGCGCATTCTATGTATCCTATGAGCTCTAGATTTCTTCCTAGTATACTTCTTTTTTGATGTCTCTTTAATTTGTGGTTCTTTTGTTAAAACTACTTTCTTTTTAGGAGACACTCTAGCTTTTACTCCTTCTGAAATACCTGAACTTATAGATCTAGGTGGAATCACTGTTTTTCCTGATCCATCTGTATAAGAATTTGTTTCAGGGTAATATCTATATCCTCCAGAACCCAATACCCATGCTCCAAGTGCTGCATTATAAGCCCAAGAATTATTATCTCGATCACGAAAAATTTGTCCTTGTGTTGGTTTCTTTGGAAGTGAATCTGAAGTAGTTGTCCAAGTTTTTCTTCTCTCAGGAGATTTACTACATCCTCCAAAAATCAATAATAATCCTAAGATGAAAATTATTAATATAAAATCAATTGATCTCTTCTTGTTCATCTTTTCTCCTTTCTAATGGTTTAACTCTTTTATAATTATCATAAAACCAGGATAAAAGTTGTTTTGTTGCATACTCTACTTCATCCGGTTCAAGTTGAGATGATTTATACCTTATCGACCAATCAAGCATATAAAACTCAAGAGGCATAATGAAACTGTCTGAATTCATTACTACTTTCAAACATAGTCCTGGAGAAATGAACCCTCTACCCGAAACAAATCTCTCTTTCCAGATGTTATAAAGATTATACGGAACTTTATAGGTTTCATCATATTCAGTTGGAACTTCTCCTGTATCATTTACCTCCCATTTAACATCTTCAATCTCATAATCATTAAAGATCATTTCGAATTCCGTCTTGAAGTTTTCCTCATATATTCGATCAAGAGCTCCATAACCAGTTTCAGAAACCACGAGAATTAATCTATCGGCCGAATCAACTGCTATCACTTGACCTTTATATAAGAAACAATTTCCAGGTTTTAATTCAGGATCTTCACCTAAGAAATCTCTAAGCTCAGTTCTTACTTCAATTTCTTCTGAGTTTTCGTCGGCCGGATCTTTTTTCTCGTGTTTAATCTCTTCTGGAAATCTGCAAAAATCCCATTCTATTACTACATTAAGTTTTACCAAGATTCCAGGGATAACTAAATCAGCCATTCCTTTCTCACAACCACAGCGATATTTCTGTGCTAATACTTCAATAATCATAATATAATAAATTTATTTAACTATATAATTACCATTTTCAGAAATAAAATCAATTTTTATAGCAGGATAAGAACCACCCCATATATTAATCTCTCGCTCTTTCAAAATTTTTCCAAGTGAATTAATCTTAAAACATGAGAATTCCATTTCCATTCGGATATTACTAAGATCGAGAGTAGAAAAATTAGGTTTATTAAGAATTGTTCTAAATATTTGTTTAACATTCTCTAGAAAACCAATCTTAAGTAATTCTTTGGCATAATATTCAGCTGAAGATTGATTATCAAATACTTCATCCGGAATTTCAAAAGATCTAATTTTTCGAAGCATTGAAATTACTTGACTTTTAGAAATTATATCATTGGTTGATAATTTCTCAGTACATTCATGGATTATGCTATCAATATCCTCAATAGATTTATCCACTACTATTCCTGTTACTTGTTTTGTTACCATAATTTATTTTGTTAATATTATACATCATATATAAGAATCTCAAGGGAGAAAGAAAAAAGAGAGGGAAATTAAATCCCCTCTTTATCATATAGTACTTTAAATCCAATATAATGAGACCTTGGAACAAATACATCTCCTACTAAAGGTATAAATCCAATCTCTCCAGTAATTTCATCTATATCTTTTGACTGTCTTCCTTTCTCTATATATAAGGTAGAACAATTAAAATCAAACTCCTTAAGAACTTTTCCACTTTTTGAATAGGCTGTAATCTTAATTAGCTTTTTATTTTTCTTCGTAATAAATCTACCAATCATTTTCGAAATTTTCTCAGTTCCTTGAATAGATATTAATCTAAGGTTATTTTCTCCTGGTTTAATTGTCTTTGAATTTATCTGAGTTAGTGTTGTATATAAACTAAGACCACTCATTTCTGGTTTAAAATTACTAGTTTCGAATAATTCATTTAATTCTGCTGCTTCTTCTTTTGTTAATTTTTTCATAATCTTTATTTTTATTTATTCTTTTCATTAATAAGGCTTTCACGGGAAAAATAAAAAGAGGGATTTATTCTCCCTCTTTTCTTGCTTTTAATAATTCCTTATTAATTTCATTTTTTATAAATTCTTCCGCTTTTTTGTCAATTTCATTATCACCAAATAAATGCACTTCACATCTATTTATTACTAATTCAGCTTTAAATTCAAAATCTACATCGCGATATAAACCTGATAGACTCAGGCATACTTGAAATACAATCTCGCTTGATATACTTTCCATTGTTTCCTCCACATCACGGAATAATCCTTCGTACTCTCCACAATGATTAAGATACATTCTTTCTATAAAACTTCCACGACTATTTACTACCCCATCACAAGAAAGGTGCATATATATTCCATCTCCTTTATGATAAGTTTTAAGATTAAGTAAAATAGTATTCTTTTCTTCATAGAACTCTTTTGGGAATTTTATATTTACCCCTAATCGTATCGCATCACTACATAAGTCATACATACCGCGTGAAAAATGATGAGTAACTGTCAATGGATGTTCTCTATAAATATCACAATTCAAGTTTCCTATCAGCTTCATTAATTTTTCAAATGATATTTCATCTGGGATATATTCAAGTATTTTATTTATCTCTCTATTTCTACTATTTTTATAATAGTTCTACATTTAAATCCATTCATTCGAATTCTATCTATATAGTTATATTTTTCCTCTGGTTTAAGAGTTTGATTGTTTTCCAATTTTTGTGATAGGTTTATGAATCTTTGAACGATTTGTCGACTTTTAAATTTATCAGCAAGTGGTATTATTAATTTAATATTATCACTAGTACTTAGTTTTATTTTTGCGATTACATCTATTGCATCAACGACTTCTTTAGTAGTAATTCTTCCTTATTGTAATTCTTTAAAGCTTGATCGCATTTATTAAACAATTTTCGATAATATGTTAAAACCTTTTTCTTTTCTACCCTTGATTTTACTGTAGGATGATAAGTTTTAAAATTATTATTGATAATTTCAAATTTAAGGATGACGCTATTAATTATTCTTAATAAATCTTGCTTTTCTGAATTTTGAAAAGTAAAACTTTTTTCAACTTTCATTTTTATATTTTTAAGGTCGAAAATAATACCTTCAATATGAAATAATCTAGATATCTCATAAAGAAATTTCTTTTTCATATCTCTTATTCTAAAAGTATCATCCAGAGATCTTAACTTAATCATTAGTTCATTCAAAGCTTCTCCTCGTGAATATGCTTTGCTAAACTGCTTAATCTCTCTTTTAACTTGATTAAAAACACTTAATTGATTAATTTTGTTTCTTTTTCTCATAGTTCTTTTTTTTATTATACATCATATATAAGAATTTCAAAGGAGAAAAATAAAGAGCCTCAATCCAATGTTTCCAAAGGATTAAGACTATCTTTTTTATTTACTATTTCTACTCTATGTGGCATCCAAAATTTCAAAGAATCAATCTCTTCATGGTGCAGTAAGAAATCAATTCTATTTGTATGCTTAGAACCCATAAGATCTTTTACTATCCATTCACCATTTAAACCTGGACATTTCTTAGACTGGATTAGAACTGTATCTCCAAAGTTAAATTTCCCACTCCTTCTGAGATCTCTAGAGACTGCAATCCATCTATGTTCACCTGTTTTAACTTTTTCAGGATGAACTTTACTTCCATCTGCTGTAATGCTTCCCGATCTAGCATAATAAAATGTAGCTAATGGAGTAGAATCTAAGTCCTTGGAGGGGCTATAAACACTCCAACCAAGGACTAGAACTATTATGATAATTAATCTACGCAAATTTCTTTTCTATTAAAACTTTCCCATTCAAGCTTTTTCAATGCTCGATTCAATTCAGAAAGTTTACCCTTTGTAATAGACCATCTATCGGTAGGATAGTCTAAAGATTCAAGATTTACTGGAAGAGGATTTTTCATATTCGGATCTGTATTACTATATAATCCGACCGGTTCAATCCAAACTTCCTCTTTTCCTTTTTCACCACAAAGTTTAAATACTGCATAAGTCTTAGCAGTCCAGAGAATATCAACATAATTTCCAGGATACAATTTATAATACTTCCATCTCATTGTATCTCTAAGACCAATAATTACTGATTTCTGGATATTATTACCATTCTCCATTTCAATCAACGGAAATCCAGGAAAACCATTATCAATTACTGGTTTATCTCTCCACAGAATTCCTTGCAAGAACTCAACTGCCTTTTCTTCAAGACCTTCACGACTACCAAGACACATAGAAATAACATCTAAATGTTCACGAATAGCTTTTTTCTTTTGACTATCACAGAATTCTTTTGGATTTCCAATTTTTGTTCTTTCACTAATCTTTTCCAATGATATATATGGAATAAGATCTGGACTTAAACTAGGACTCACAATTCTGTACAGATAGTATGATGGATCTTCGACTAGTTTGTTATTACTCAAAAAAATCGGATAAATATTACCGATCATACTGTTTGTTACGTTGTACTTAATCATTTCTTTTTTGATTTCTTTTTGTTATTACTACTATTTTTGTTATCACTATTTTCTATAAGAGATAATCTAGTAACAATCCGTCCTTTTGTTAAATCATAAGGACTTACTTCAATTTTCACTTTATCTCCTGCTAGAATTCTTATATAATTTTTTCTAATTTTACCTGATATAGTACATAATACTTGATGCTCCATAGAATCTAATTCTACTGAAAACATAGAATTCCCGAGCTCTTCAACAACTTCTCCTGTAAATGATAAATTCTCTTGCTTAGCCATATCACTCTAATACTCCTTCTTTATCAATTAACACTTGAAGATTCCAAAATTTACTTGATATAATTTCATTTACAATAACTTCTGGAATATTTTTAATACCTCCATAGTACTTAATCAAGTCTAAAATATCTACTTCAATTGTTGTATATATTTTCGGAGATTTTTTAGTACCGGTATTAGTATCATAAAAAGTTCTTACACCTAATCCAAAATTATTTCTAGCGTTTTCTATCAAATCTTTAATATCCAATAATAAATTAGGTGTAGCAGAGAATAAATCAGATAATTTAACTACCTCTAGAGTATAATTTGTTGATTTAATTCTTTGTCTACTAATCTTTCTGGAAGCATCTGTAAAGTGATTTTTAAAATAAATACTTCCTAAAGATACATAATTCTCAATTCCAGATAGTATTAAACTTTCTGGATTACCTTGACTTACTACCTCTACTGCTATTTCATTTATATTTATTCCAAGATCTATAAAGAGTTTTCTGTAATACAAATTTCTCATTGCATTTCCATCTTTAAAATCTTGATAAAATCTCCTTACTAAGTTTTCTGCATTCTTATCATTATTATTTCCTTCACCAATATAAATGTCTTCTCTATTCTTATTCAAATCCCAAGAACATAATACAACTTCATGTAACATATTCTTAATCATTTCAGAAACAGATTCAGGAATAAGATCTGCATAAGAATCTGATTCACTTGATTTCAATGAAAGAATATCAAGAATATATTTAGGATTTGAATAACTAGAAAATCCATAATCTGAAGTAATTGTATATTCCTTCATTGAATTATCAAAGATATATTTTTGATAATCTTTCAGACAAGTTATATCATTCTCCAAAACATTTCCAGAATCTACAGCGCTTGGAAGAGAGTACATAATCTGAATATCTTCCGGTCCAGAACCAATTTTTCTGGTTTTTAGAATGTCAGAGATTCTTTTCTCATCTCCAAGTTCAGAAACATATAGATACGCTGGAACCATTGAAGAATCTCCAAGAAAATCAGAATTTAACTCGTTCTTTTTTCTACTCTTAAATTCTCCAAGATAATAATACGTATTTGTTAATGTATCATATCTTCCACCAGGAATCCACTTCTTTACTTTTTTATTTAAAGTACAACTCATTCTACGCTTCATCTCTTCGAAAGCACTTTTATATTCCGCCATTTCAGGTGTCATAAAATAAACACTTTCTTGAGAATCTTCTGAAAATACTGCTTCAAATACTGTGTCTCCAAAATTAGCTTTATCACTCTTAACCTGAGTAATTATATTGCCAATCATAGGAACTCCAAAAGCTGTCCGATACATATTACAAACTAAGTAATATTGTTCTGGATCAGGAAATTCATCACACTTTACATAAACACTAAGATCATTAGATACTTTTAATTTAAATGAATTAGATTTAATAATCACTTCATCAAAAGCAGATTCGATATTCTTTTGTACTGCCGCTTTATAAGACTTTTTTTCAGGAGAGGCTAAAAAAACACGCTTCCCTGCTGAAACTGATAAGTCACACGGAAAATAAGCTATCAAATCACTTGTTAATCTCCAAGAATTTTTCTTCATAATTTTTCTCTTTTACTCAATTGTAAACTTAATTTTTTTCTTAACATTATTGAATTTTATACAAGATCCTCCAAGATAATCATGAATCCTGTATATCTCATTAATAAGATTTTCGTTTGCTCCTATCAGCGTTTTTGGATCTACAAGAACAACTGATGCAGTAGTAAACCTTCTTTTTGCTGTATCAGGATCAATTAATTCTGTACAAGAAAATAAATGTCCGTCTGTTGCTATTACTGCATCATATAATTCTGGAATCTTAGAACACTCATAATTAAACCTAGCTTCTATGTATTGTTCAAAGCTAACACATCTCTCTCGCTCAGCATATGGAGTTCTCTTAACACTGACATAATCTTTCTCATAATAACTAAGAGTACTATTAACTCTTGCTATCAGTTCTTTGATAATTTCTTCCGTTTTCATTTAATATAATTGCAATTAAATCTTCAATTAGTTGTAATTTAGGTTTATCTGATAACATTATCTCTGATTTCTCTGGAAATGCTAAATATGTACTTTTCCAATAAGCATCTGGATCTCCAAGATTATTAGTTAACGAAAAATCCATTGAATCTTCAGGAAAATCAGAATTAATCAACCTATATTTCCCAGAAGTATACACAATTTCAGAAGTACTTCTATCAAGAAGACATTGAAAGTTCCCTATTTTAAAAGTATTCAAAATATAATCTTGCTTATGTTCAGAGGGTTTCAGTTCTTTTATTAAACTTACCTTCCAATTACTTAATGTTGTTTCTGAATCTAAAATTTTATTATATAAGTCATCTGAATTTTTATACATTCCTGGAATTAATAATACTTCGAGGGAAGGAATATATACAAAAACTTTATTTTCCTCTTCCAAAAGAAAATATATACATGAAGACTCTGAGATACTAAGAAACTTACTCCATCTCTCTTCAGGAAATACTACTTTAGAATATTTTACATAGTCTTTATAAATTTCCTTTCCAAGAATTTTATAATATCTACTCTTTGTTATTAACTTTATCATTTTTATAAGTATTAAAAAATTCTAAAATTTTCATATCATTCCAAGAAACTCTAAATGAATCTCTAGAAGTAGGTGCAAATATTTCTGAAACTGCGTCAACGTACATAGTATGAGTAAATTCATCTCCCATATACATTCTCTTCCAATCAGCCTCTGTTATACAATCACGTACTCCAAGCTGTTCTATCGCTAAATTATCAAATCCTATAGTAGCTGATAGATTATTTTGTCGAGTATACAAAATTCTCTTTAAAGTCTTTTCCCACTCCTTAAGATCATACTTGGGTGGATTGCCGAGAGCTCTTCCCCAATTTTTATAACCAAGAATTAATACTTGTCTTCCAGACGTTATCAGTTCTTGGAGATCTTCTGGGGGAAATATTCCGGCAATGATATGATATACTTTTGTTTTAAAATATGTAGTATATTCGTCTTCTAAAGTATTTATTAACTTTTTATCAAACCTATCAATACTTACTCCAAATACTTTTACCATATCAAGTTTATCATGAAATTTCTTACGCTTCTCTTCAGTATTTAGAGACCTAGAATTTATGGTAAGTCTTGGAACAAATCCATTATCATCTGCCCACTTACATAAAACAGCACAATCATCTATAACAGAATCTTCAGTTACATCTCCACCTCCAATAGCTAATTCTATTCCAACTTTAGGAAGCTGAGATAAAACATCAATAGTTTTCTGTAGGTCAAAAGACTTTCCTTCAGAGATACTAGATTCATGACAAAATGGACATCCTATAGAACACTTATTTGTTATTTTCAAGTCTATAGAATCAGGAAACTTTGAAATAAGCTCCTCTCCTCTTCTTAATGCTCGATAAGTTTTTGTACCTGATAAATTATTAAGAGTAACATAATAATTTCCGTTTATATAAGAATATTCATCTGTTATCATAGTACTTTTCCGAACTCTTTTGTCATTACTGTATATGGTAAACTAATCCAATGAGATCCCCAAGTCTGAGTATCTTTTATTAACTCCTTAAAGATTTCATTTTCATTTGTAGAAAGTGAGTATAGTAAGGTTGATTTTTGTTTTTTACCATCACCTTTTATTATTGTTTTATTTATAATCTCTTTTTCCAGACTTTCACTAATCCAATATAATTTTCTATCACTAAGAGAAATAGGTCTAAAAGTAAGCTGATTATCACTATGAAATCCTCTCCACTTTTCCATTCCAAGATTTTTTTCAAACTTTTTGGTTTTGATATTATAAACTATATCTGAAATTAAAGATTCGCTTTTCAGATAGTTCTCTATATCACAACCTACTGATTTATTATATTCAAAATCAACTCTACCTATATCTCCTCCATAATCAACGCTAACGATAATTTCTGGGTCATCAGTTTCTTCTTCATAGAAACCCTCTGGAGCATCTGAATTATCATTTCCTAAATATAGCCAAGATCTTGAATTAAATATAAAATTCTTAATTGATCTAGCTGATTCCATAATTTCAGGAAATATATCAGAACTATTATGATCTATCTCAGGAGCACCAGAATCCCAGTAATAATCCTCATCCTCTTCAACAACATCATCATTTGACCTGTTTTCTTCCCAGTCAAATACTATATCCTTTGCTCCAGTATATCCTAGGACAATTTCTTTTAAGAGTTTTACTTTCTTCCGATTACTCTTATATTTCCAAATTATACCACATACATACTGAAGTTTAGTCATTGGATCATTATATTTTTCATACTCCCAACCAAATGATTCAGATCTTCTAGGAACATGTATAACTCCCTCTGAATCCATAGGAAGTGTATCAACCAATGAATTAGGATCAACACAGATTACTACAGAGTGAGACGAACTACTATTAGTCTCAGGTAGATTTTTTCTAATTACTTGTTTTATTCTTTTCATAATAAAAATATTTCATAATCATTTATAAGGAAAATAGGCTCTTCTTCAAAGCCTTATTAGTGTATAAATTAAAATTTAAAAGAAGATGAAAAAAGAAAAATGGATTACAAGAACTGATGCTGCAAAGTTAGCAAAAGTAAGTACACAAACTATTACAAACTGGGGTAAATCTGGTTTAATTACTATCAGAGTTATTAAAAATATGACATATGTAGATAAGAAAACTCTGATTGATTTATTGGAAAGCAGTTTATCTAAAAAGACAACTGATTTAGGAGAATTAGAACGCCAGCTAGATGAAAAGATCGAAAAAATGAAAAAAGAGATCAAAGAAGTAGAAGATGTTACAAGAATTATAAGAATTGGATATAGAAGATACTCACACTGCAAAGAATTAATTATTGCATCTTTAATAGACAATATTCATTACTATAATGATAACTCAGATTTTCACCGCATCAATGAAATTTTATGGAAATACTTAACTTTTCTTAACTCTATTAATAGAGGAAAAGGAGAAAAGAATGTTGATGAAATTAAGAAATTAGCAGATTCTTATGGTTTGACAAAAAGTGATTTTACTAAATATATTAATGATAATATAAAATTTTTATATGATAACAATAAACTAGTTCTCGAAAAACTTGAAAAGTTAACAAAAGAGAACATGACCAAAGACATAGAATTAGCTGAACTTAAGAGAATCAAAAATGTAGAAAATATTGATGTTACTTTAAGTGAAGAGCAAGAAAAGAGAATGAGATTATTAAAAACTAGTATAAGAGACTTAAATCTTTCTCGTAGAGCACTTAATACTTTAGTAGATTATGATATTCAACATAAGAATATGAAAACATTAGGTGATATTGCAACTCGTACAGTAAAAGAAATAAGGTCTATATATAATCTTGGTTATCATACTTATATTGAATTAAGTGATGTAATAGAACATTATGGTCTTTGTTGGAATATAGATATAGATTATTTCATTTTAACTGGAAACGTAAATGTAAAAATAAAGGAGGGTTAATTCCCTTCTTTTTTTCTTTCTCCAAATGATGTTTTTGCGCTCCTAGGAAACCTAAACCCTAATACATGACATAGAACAATTATAAAAGAAATTTTGTAGTTGTTCTTTTGTTTTCTTAAGAAATGTGTAGTGTTTATTTAATATATAATAATTATTAAAATATTATGAATGATTTTTGCAACTGTGGTTGTGGATTCAACCCTGGAAGTGATTATAATGCGTTCGGGGATATAGGTTACAATCTTCCGCTGATTTATGAAGTCTATTGCAAAACTATTCAGGAAGTAAATGGTACAGATCCAGATACTCAAGACAAAAATAATAAAATTTATGTCAAGAATGGAGTATTATACCTTCCTAATAGTTATCATGCAAGTTTCAAATCCCCAGATACATTGATGATCTACGATGAAACAGTAACTTACAAAGATTCTACCCTAGGTCTTGTAAATGATTAAGAAAATTTTATTAAACGTTTAATTAAAAGAAAGAATAAATTATGAGCGAAAAAATCTCTAAGATTAGTGTTGACGGAGTTGTATACGATATCGCGTCTACAGGTGATATCCAAGAACAACTCTCTGCTCTAGAAAATAAGGTAACTGAAGAAGCTAGTGCCCGTGAAGAAGGTGACGCTAAGTTATCTGAAAAAATTGAATCAGAAGCTTCTCGTGTTGATGGAATGGTAAATCAAATCAACGAAAATGTAGCTTCTTCTATCGAAACTCTGAATAATAATCTTGTTCAGGCTATCGAAACTATTAATAATGGTATTGCAGCTGAAGTAACTAATCGTGAAGAAGGCGATGCTAAACTTCAAGCAGCTATTGATGAATTAGCTGAAAAAGTAAACGGTGAAGGTGCTGATCTCACTGAACTTGAAGGAAAAATTGAAAAAAAATGCAGCTGATATTGCAACTGTAAACAATAATCTTGTTGAAGCTGTTAATAATATCAATAAGAATGTTGCAGACGGTTTCAGCACCATAAACGGAGGACTCAATAATGAGATACGTCCAGAACTTGAAAAAGCTGTTAAATATGAAGATGTAGCTGACTCTAATCTCCCAGAACGTAAAGCTATTGTTCTTAAGAATGGTGATGTTATTTTAGGTGGTAACTTAGAAGGTGGTACATCTAGTCTCGTTCAGCTTAATCGTTGGGGTGTAGCTGATTTTGGTTCTTCTAGCGTCCCATTTAATATCAATACTCCGAAAGATGTACGTCCAACTGTACAAGAAGCAGGTCAGTCTGGACCTGAAGCAAATCAAATTGCATATGTATCTGATGTAGCTGGTCTTAGCAATACTCTTGAAGCTTTGAATGCAACAGTTCAAATTCTTCAAAGTAAAGTTGATGTTCTTACTAAAACAAATACTGAAGTTGTAAGTGTTGACGGTTCTGCTGGTGAATTGAAAGATTCTTCTAAGGATTATATCGTATCAGGATCTATTAATGAAAATGCTGAAATCGTTGGTAAGTCTATCTCATTAAAATCAATTAAAGTAAGTGATAATGCTAGACTTAAATTGAATGCTGGTGATGTAGAAGCCAAAGATCTAAATATTTCAGGTTCATTCCCGAAAGCTAATGGAAATACTGTAATAAGCGTAAATAATGCTGAATTTATCGTATTCAAAGATATGGTATTTGATGCATCTGAAGTTTATAACGGTATTGAGATTGGTCTAGCAAGCAATTCTGTACTTCCGAAAAATATCTTGTTCGATAATTGTAAATTCCAAGGTGAATTCAGTAATAATGCTATCTTAGTATTCGGTACTCAAGACAATGCTATTATTACATTGAATAACTGTTATTTCGAAAAGATCAGTAATACTCTTAGATTAAGTAATAAGTCTAATGCTTCTGGTGTAGTTGTTAATATTAATAACTGTACTGTAGATCAATGGGAAACTAGAGCTCCATGGCAAGGTTTCTTGATTTGCGAAGATTATACTAATAAGACTGAAGAAGAGGTTAATGCTAATAACTTGTTTGGTGACGGTAAGATTACTGTTAACTTTAATAATTTAGTTCATGCTGGAGTAAAGATTAATCCAGCTGATCCTGCTTCAGTTTGTGGCACTAAAAATGAAAGTCAAGTAGTTATGGTATGTCAAGATGCTGTAGCTGGTCCAGAAGGTGATTACTGTTTATCTTATGACGCGGCTAAGTTCCCAGTTGTAAGCTTTAAATAAAAAAAAATAAATGGAGAGGGATTAAATTTCCCTCTCTTTTTTCTTCTCACTCAATAACCAAAAATCTTTAGTTATTTTCTTCATTATAACAGATACCATTCCAGCTAAGATAAATAATTTAGGTAATGATTGGTGAGTTATTTATTATAAACCAACTACTTACTATTATATCTGCATCCCTAGCATAATTTTCTTGCTCTAGTGACATCTTTTCTCCAAGATTCTTAAATTCATTATATTTAGTGAGATACTTTTCTGCAAATTCTGCTCTTTTCTTTCTCTGCTTTCTTATTTTCTTTAAAAACTCTTTCTTTGTCAGCCACTTCTTTTCATAATATTCTTTTAATCGATTCTCTCTACACTGACATTCATGAAGTTGTTTTTTTTTAAAGATAGTTAAGCTTTGTTTTGCTTGTCTTGTAATTTCTCCTGTTTCCATTTTTATTCTCTTTTAAGTTTATTAATAAAAAATCTCCCTAAGCTATTTCATTGTTAGCTTAAGGAGTTTCTTTCTCTACATTAATAAGGCTTTAAAGGACTCAAAAAGGAAGAAAAATAAAATCCATCTATCTTCACAGACCGATGGACTAAATAGGGTACAACAATATTACAAACTTAAAAGAACCCGTTAATTCTTTTCTTTATCGTTTAGTAACTTGTCTTCTTTTTCCTTTATTTTTGTTTCTAAGTTCTTATTAATATCTTTCATCCAGTTAATTGCTTGATCTTGTATAAAAGTGTTCATCTTATTTTTTACTTCTGAAACACCATCTATTACACTATTCGTCTTCTTAACTGCTTTATATATTAAATATATACCTCCAATAATTACAGAGGTACCTACAATTACTTTTACTGTTTTCATATTATTTCTCACATTTATTTTTATTACATATATAAGGCTTTTAATCCTCTTCTTTTACCTCCCTTACAAGAAGATTCATATTCCTTGCAAGAGATACCATATTCTTAGTTCCTTTATTCTCTGCAACCGAACTAAAGAAAGCTATACATGCATTAGCCACTTCTGCCATTTGTTTATTTCTCCTATACCCAGCACTTTTTCCATATCTATCCCAATCAACTGGATAACGCAAAACTTCATAACCTTTTTCTTCAGCATATTTTTCTCCAAGTCTATCAGCACCTCTAGCACATCCACTAACAATCACAATCTTTTCCGTTGGGTCTGCTGCTTTTCTTGATAAAATAAGATCACACTTCTCCTTAAGAAGATCGTAATCATCAAATTCTCTAGAACCACAAATAATTACTCTAAACATCTAAATAACCCTCCAATGTTTTAATTATAGAATCAAGTCCTTTATCTTCTCGCTGGGTAGATGACAGCCCAGATAAATAACCATGTAAATAATAACAAAAATTCTTAGGTAACGAAATCATGTCATCTTTTGAAGAGATTTCCGGGCTGAGATAATCCTCCAGCGGTCCATTACAATTATACCCATTATAAACATACCACTTTCCTGATTCGAAGATATATAAATACTCTTCAACTCTCTTAGGTGGTTTATCTGAAAAAGCTGGTTTGCTATTCTCCCAACTCTCACCTCTTCGAACATAATAGTCACAACCCTCAAGAGACTCTGCGATGGAACTGATATCACCACCTAGAATTAACTCAAAAGCTTTCTCAAATGAATCATAATAACACTGCAAAATCTCTCCAACACCATCTAAATAACCGTCAAAGTGACAGTAAATAACCATATACTCTCCTCCTAGATAAACTTGATGTCCATGAATGTTCTCGTATACCTTTCCAATCATTTCAGTAGGTATCTTAACTGAAATAGTACTTCTTGTTGACATAATAATTTAATTTTTATATTTATTTTTCTTTCTTTCCTCTAACAATATCTGCAACTCTATCTCCTGCAGCATCTTCTATTTTATCTCTTTGTTTCTTGAGATTATTATCACGACCATAAACTGCACCAATAATAGCTCCAGCAATTGGGATAGCAGCTGTCGCAATTTTTAGCTTTCGTTTCTTCTTTCCAACTGTTTCTATCATATTTTTACGGCTATTATTAATTATATCATGTTTACCTCTTCTAACCTCATCTATTACAGATTTTTCAAAAGGATCAACAGAAGCATTAATTCTCCTTTGCATCTCTGTTTCTACTTTCTCAGTTCGATAGTCATGAACTTTATTTATTCTAGCATTAGTAGCATTTTTTAATTTCTTAATTGAATTAATCTTCTCAAGCTTCATTTTACCAGCAACTCCAGCTGTAGCACCAATACCAGCTCCTAAAGCAGCATCCCATCCTTTATCAGATTTCTTTCTCTCTACTTCTTTAGAGAATAATTTACGTTTTATTACCATTTAACAACTTATTTAAATATTTAAAAAATTTACTACTAAATTCTGGATCTTCTGACTGAAAACACCACCTAAGGATCTTTCTATCATAATTTTCCATACTTGAAACTTCCCCATTTAAGTACGTTTCATTTAATTTTATCACTCGTTTCCTAAAATATTCCAAATCTTCTTTTAGAACTTTATTTATATTTCCCAAACAATCTGAAGTTCCTTGATATAATATAAGAACCTTCCACGTTTTTCCAGCTCTTATATTATAATAATCCTCTGATAAAATATCCATTTCGAGTTCCTCAATTTCATCTAATATATTCATTGCCATAAATCCAGGAAATTGGGATATATAGACATAAAACTCAGTCTTATGCTTATCTTTTAATTCTTTTTCTGTTGGTGGATTAATATAAGAATCTATACAAGATATTGCTTTAGAAATTAATTTACCTAACTTCATAATTAACACACCTCCTTTCTAGATAATAATTCATAACCTCTTACTCTTTTTTTCTCTCCATCTACAACTTCAGTAGATTTATACTCCTTTACCTCAAAGTAATTTTCTAGGTCTTTTGCTTTTGGTGTAGCATCATAATTAATACTAGAATATAAATAACCTAACCTATCTTTTATACTAGATAATGTTAATTTATCTCCTACTTTAAATTCTGAATAAATATTAGACTCTAATAGTTCATAGGAAAATGTTACTACTCCCAACTCTTTTTCTATGTCATACCTGTTATATCCACAAGCTTTAAGTTTTCGAGGACCTAATGATATATAATAAGATTTAATATTATCATGTTCCCCTATCTGATCTAATACTACTCCTATTACTTGATCTGAAAACCCATATTCACATAAATATTTCAATTTACTCCTAAAGGTACCTAATTTTTGATATTCTCCTAAAAATTCTGATACCTTTTGATTTATTATATCATCAGGAGATAAAGTATTATGAATAGTACTAAATACTGTAAATCTATCTTTATAATCTATTTGTTGAATCCTGAAAGCTCTAATCTCATTTACTAATACTAAATTATTAAGTACAGGAATCAAAGTACCACCTTGATGTTCATTTACTGCTACATAACTATCTTTATAATTTTGAGTTTTCGCAAGTGTTTGATAAGCTTCAGCTAATGTTAATTTAGCATCATCTAAGGCTGTACTAAATGCAGATAATAAATTATTAGTAGCCTTCTTTTTTCTTTCTATTTCACTATCAAACTCTTCTTGACTAACCTTTCTATAATCACAAGTAGATCTATAATAAAATGTAGCTTCATTCTTCCAAGGATTATCAAACAATCTTTGCCTACCCAAAATCTGAGGCAAGTCTTCTGATATATCAACAGCTAAGGAATCAATATTACTATCACTAAAGATAAACGATCTAGCACAGGTAGAATAAAAATCTGCTCCTAAATAAACAGTACGTGTACAAAAGGTAAACATTTTAGGTTTAACTCCTTTTAATGGCACTTTTCCTATAGTAAATCTCTTTCCTAATTTCTTTTGTATCCTTTTAAGATTTTCTGGTGTATCACTACATAATATATTAACCTCTTCTGGTTGGAGATCACATTTCTTTATAATACTGGTAATATGATTAACTGAGTTTACGTAGAATACAGCTTCATCACTAATTATTTTAGTAGGATATCCATTTATCATTCGAACTGCACTTTCAAAATTTTCAGATTTATAAGATTGAATAATTTCAGGAAGTTTTGTTCCTACACTCATCATACTAAGTACCTTTAAAGCAGGTTTTAATACCCTAGATGGATCCTCCTTACCCCAATCCATATTAATATAAGGTAAGCCATCAAACTCATCTAACATATTTAAATATTCCTCTAACATGGGTGTAGCTGATACAAATAATGCACTGTGAGATTGATGTAAGTGATAAAGGAAGTCTAGTTCTGTATTACTTTTAAATTTAGAGTCATGTAAGATGGTTTGAAATTCGTCTATAATAGTATAAAAACTTTGAAATATACCTAAAGATGTTAATATATCTTTTACAATCCTATAAGAATCGTAAGTAACTAGAATTTTACAAGGCTTATCTCCTAGGTATTTTCTCTCACTCAAATAATCTTTTATTTCATTCATTAATCTATTATAAACAGTATCTTTTCCATTAACCATCTCATCTAATTTTTCCATAAATACTTGAGATCTAGTTTTATCTACCTTGGAAAGATCTTTATCAACGATTAATTCCTTTTCTAGTTCATTCACTACTAAATAAACATCTCTACCATGTTGATCCTTTTTATTTTCTAATAACATTTTTCTGGGAGAACAAAGTATTACATTTTCAGGACCTCTAAGACAGTATTCTGTAAAACCACATCCAGGGAGTTGCTTATTAATTATACATTTTACAGGTAACTTGTAAAATCTAAAGTTTGTTCCTAATTCTGATATAAATCTTATTCCTCTAGGAACTACATAATCATTTAATCTTTTTATCATATTATTTAATGTTTTAAATTTTATTATCTAATTATTATAAATTCTTTTAATACAGAATCCAGTTACATAAAATCGAAGACATAGGAGTCTCCCTTCTTCATTAATTAGAGTTTGAAAGGATAAGAAGAGCAAAATCGTCATTTAAATAAAGTAAAAATACAAAATAGTAATATATATTAATATGATGAAAAAAGTTCCACTTTAATATTTAGATTAGATTCGCCTCTTGAGGAGGCGAAAATCAATAATATAAATCTTTATAAATATCTTCATTTTCTGAGTTTATTCCTATATATCTTATTCAAAGTTTCTTCCTTAGACACCCCTAGCGGTAGCGATAAGGGGTGTAATATAAGGGAAGCTCCTGTGTCTTCATAAATAAGTTACAATAAAAATAAAGAAACCAAGGAAATAAATCCTTGGTTCTTATAAGTTTTAAATTTCACAATCCTCTATTAAAGTCTTGAATTGTTCAAAGTTTAAAGTACCACCTCCAGCACTTTTATGTCCAAAAATAATACCTCTATATCCAGCACAACTAAATTCTGGAATTCGATCAGGTTCTTTATACATTGATATACTATATACTCCTTTATCTCTTCGATTACATACTATATAAATATCATAATCATTTAAGACAGAATTAAAGACTGTACTTGAAAATGCAGTTCCTATTACACAAACTCCTCTATATTTTCCAGCAACAGTAACGGGAAATGAGAATGATTTAACTACTCCTTTATTAATTTTATCCTGATTTTGTTTAAGAATAGTTCCAAGTTCTATTACTTCTGTCAATCTATCTTCCCAGAAACATAGATTAGGAAATTCATAGAGCCACGTATCAGGATTTAAGCCATATTTAAATTTCAAACCACTCTGTAAAGGAAGTATTACATCTTGCCAATCATCTTCCCCAACTTCATCTTTTCTCCAAGTATCATATACTCCAAGAAGTCGAATAAATTCTGGAATATCTTGACCTGGACAGAAAAATCTCCAAGTTAATTCACAAGCAGCTGGTCCAATCTCACGAATACCTTTAATTCCGGTGTAGTTATTTTGTATAGAACTTTCGATGGATGATACATGATGATCTATGAATATAAAGTTATCTCCATAGTGTTCCCAAACCTGTAACATAATTTCAGGAGGGAAACTTATATCAACCATACAGATCAGGTCATAGGGTCTTCCATTCTTATCTACATACATTTCTGGAATTTCATCTCCATAATTATATCCGGTTTTATCTACTTGGTACCCTTCATCGTATAGTGATTTTACTGCTATACACATACTGGATGTTCCATCAAAATCTACCCTATGAAAGATAACTAACGCTTTTTTATTTCTGTTCATATCCTAATAATTTAATTAATAAATCAATTTCACATTCTAGTTTTGTTAATAATTCTATAGCTTCAATCATAATTTATAATACGTTCTATAAATTCAGACTTCATAATTGCTCTCGCTTTAAGATCTACTATATGATTTAAGAGATCAAGTTCCGCACAGTTATACCAAAACCATTTTCCTCCAGAAGAATATTTAGTATCTTCTCTTCGTTCTTCTATAATTTTTATAAACTTTCGATATACTTCCTCTTTTTCTTCTGGGAGGTATGCTATTTTATAATCAAACGTACTAGGATATAGTTTTAATTCCTCCATAAGTTCTCCGGCCGTATATCCAAAATCCTTAGCTACTTGTGAGAATGTAGAAATTTGATATCCGCGTTTCTTTAAGTAGTTCTCCATTATTTCTTGGGAGAGAGTTATACTAAATACTCGATTTCTACTATTATATTTCGTTATCATCTTCTTTCTATAAATTTAACTTCAGATTCGATTATACCACGGCCGGATTTTTCATGGAGGGTTTTTGTTTTAGGTATATATCCAGAGTCCATAGGTTCAGTCATATAAAATAAACTAGTTCCTCTAAATGTAGCTGTTATTACTTTTTGGCCAGGTTCTACTTTTACTTCCATAGTTCCTCCAAACAATACAGTTCTTTTATTCTCTGGGAAAATAAATACAAATACTATATATGCTACAGCTATGATTATAATTCCCCAAAATATTAATGTTCTCTTTTTCATTGTTGTTTTATTTTATAAATTAATATTAAATTTTTATTGGTAGGGGAATATAAGTATACATTAATATTTCCTAAAGTATCAGAAGTTATTAAAGAGTTGTTATTTGGTTTAAGATCTATAAACTTTTCGCCTTTAGGAAGATTAATTGTTACTGTTGTTGAAGAACTAACATCTTCGACCTTTTCAACGGATTCACAACTTACTAACAATAATGTTGTTAACGCTAATAATGTTAATAATTTCTTTTTCATATTTTTTAATTTAAATTTCATATATAAGAATTTCAAGGAGAAAAATGAAGAGGAAAACCTTAGTCTTCCTCCATTACTAATAATACTATGTTATACAATTCAAGCTTTCTTTTTATTTCGTTCTCACCATTTCCTATATTCCATAAAAACAATGGTCTTAGTTTCTGTTGATATCTATATTCACCCCAATCCATCTCTTCAATTTTTATACCCAAAGTGTCTTCAATCATCTTCTTTAATTCTAGATGATTATAGGTTATTTGCATTTTCTTATTTTCATGCATTTCCAATAATCTAAGAATTCCAGAAGACGCCCTAACAGATACTATTTTCTTAAGATATTCACAATCAAGTTCGGTAAGGCTATATATCTCCAGTAATATATTTAATTCTTTTTTTAAGTTGTCGAATGTATAACTTCTATAAATCTCTAGGGTATTTGATACACTTCTATAACACCCCATTCCATAACTTAACCAACAAATAAACCTAGTTATTGTTGCCTTTAATTGTAATTTAATTTTTCTAATAATTTTTTCCATATTCTTATTTTTTTTTAAATAAAAAGTCTACCCGAGTTTTTCTTCGAGTAGACATTTCACTTATGATCTATTATCTTTTCACATATAAGGCTTTGAGGGATTCTGATCTGATAACATTAATAATTTTTTAGGAATATCATCTTCTGGATAAAGATAGGATAATACATCTTCTTTTTGATATTTTTCAATCATTTCTTTCCATGATGTATAATCAATTAACCTAAATCTTATAAACCTATCTTCTACTGGATACTCTCCTCCAATTATATATTTATCATTCTCTTTTACATACCAAGATGTTAATGGTCTTTGTAAGAAACTCTCAAGTTGATGATGTGGATCTTCTCCATAACATGTATCTAGTACAATCTTATAGTGCTTATCCACATGTTGAAGAGGTATAATATCAGGTCCTAAACTAGTTATCATACATATAGACATGTAAGTATTAGGAACTGTACAACCTGATTCCTTAAGAGCTTCTATAGTATGTATCTTAAGAAAATTAGTGAAAACATTTTTGTAATCTTCTATATTTATTTTATATCCTAAGTATAATCTTTCAGATGGTTGATCACTTAGGATAGATCTTGGATTTTGAATTTCTATAATATTATCATATATCCAAGATTTTTTATTTTTCCAGTAAGTATCAAAAATTATATTAAATAAATCAACACTAACTTCAAACCATTTACTAATCATATATTGGTATTTTAAATAATTCTTTTTCTGTAACCCCATCCAGAAATAATAATTCTCCAAAAGATATTACAAATATTAGATCTGGATTATTAAAACCTTCCCGATAAAATGATAAGTCCCCTGGATAATTTTTGGTCATTATATGATCTGGAATAAAGAATTCTACTCCATCATCAAATAAGAATCCCATTTTTATTCCATACTGAAATAAGAACTTATCAACCTCAGATAACTCAATATCAGGATAAATGTTTCTTCCTAGTTTTATTTGCTTCATAATGGTAGAATGGACAATCTTCGCTACATTCATCAGATAAAATGCAACTATTATTACAAAATGTTTTTATATCATTATACATATCTTTTACTGTATATATTCCTTTTTTCTTCTTTTCTTCATTGATTCCACAAATTGTACAATCTTGAGAACTAATCTGAAAAACTTTATTCAAGTATTTACGACGTCCAGCAACTTCATAATACTCTGCATAAATTAAGTACGTTATATCGTTATCAGACATTGCTTCTTTCTTACTAGAAATATAAGATCCAAGTACTGTCCCAATAAATTCAGCACAATCAAACATCCAAGCATCATTTATAGGAATATATACTTTAACTTTAGTACCAATCCTATAGGTTATTTGTGGATAAAAATCAATCTCTCCAGTTGATATATTTTTCTTGATGATATTAATCTTTTCATTGATTTTAATATAATCCTTATCTTTCTGGCGATTTATTATCCATAATACATTTTTCAACCATTCATAGATCTTTTTCGCTCTTCCCATTTTTCTTTTGCTAATTTTTGTAAATCTTCAACAGTATCAGTTTCATCTACTATTTCTATTCCAAGTAAGTTTTCTATAACATCTTCAAAACTAGCTACTCCGACAAATGTTCCATACTCATCTACTACTATTGCTAAGTGTTGTTTAGTTTTAAGAAATTTTTCGAACAATACATTAACACTAGATGAATCTGGAATAAATATAATATCAGAATCATAATCTGTATGTTTTATTGTTAATCCTGGTTGATAAACATCATAATCTTGATATATATCTGACTTATATGCTATTCCAATTATATTATCTTCAGTATCTTCCCATATTGGTATTCTAGAAAATTCAAATTCATCTGGAAAATCCTTAAGAAAAGTATTAGCATCAAAAGATTTTACAACAGTTCTAGGAGTCATTATATTTCCAACAGTTAATTTATCAAGAGCAAGTAGATTTTTAATTATTTTACTTTCTCTTCCTGTAAATATCTTCTCTCGCTCTCCAATTGTTGCCATACTAGATATTTCTTCTCGAGATATAGTAGCTTCTTCTGTTTTTGGTGAGAATATAGCCATTATATATCTTGACATCCAAACTATAGGATATGTTATATAAATCATCCAAGTTAATATGTTAGCTGTAATTGAGGTCATTCTTTTCCAATAATGTGCTCCAATTGATTTAGGTATTAATTCACTGAGTACTAGTATTAATAGAGTCATTATTCCAGAGATAATTGCAAAATATTTCATTCCAAAAATCTCAACAGCCTCTATACTAGCTAAACTTGTACCTACTGCATGAGCAGCTGTATTTAGTGTTAAAATAGCAGAGATAGCATCATCTACCCTTTCATTCTTCAGCTTCATAAATTTTATTGCTGCCTTAGAACCAGAATCGATTTTAGACTGAATAAATGAAGTCGGTGTGCTTAATAATGTTGCTTCAAGAACACTACAAATAAAGCTAATTGTTATAGCTATACTAAAATAAAAAATCATTCCAAATAAAGGATCCATAATTTTTTCTTGCTTTAAATTTATTTTATTTTATTATTATTTTTATATCATATATAAGAATCTCAAGGAAAATCTAAAAGCCTTATTAATGATGAAAACATATAAATTAAAATATTATGAAACCAAAAAAGAATAGAATTTATTGTCCATTAGCTAATAGAGCTAAGATGTTATTTGAAAGTAAAGATGAAGCTGATAGATTTATAGAATTCAACTCAGAGGATTTTACAGGAAATAAGAAACCTACTAGAGCTTATTATTGTACATGCTGTGGAGGTTGGCATATTACTTCTAAAGATAACATTCATATTAGTGAAGAAAAAGATATTGAAGAGCAAGAAAAAGTGATAAATAAAATGATTCAAAGCTATTCAAAAGATATTGAAAATCAAAAAGAAATAGAAGATATTAATAGAAGAAAATTAAATAAACAGATTACTTCTATAGAGCAAAAAATTGGGAAAAAAGATAAATATAAAACAAAATCTAAAGAACAATTATTATCTTATTTGGATGAAATAAAACAGGTTGAGGATTTTATGAATGCCAATAAAAAAGAAACATTGTCAAGAGCAAGAGCTTATCATAGATTAAATTTATTGAGAGATAAAATTTTTCAAGGACTTGTTTTTAATGTGTATCGTAAAATTGTAGATGAAATACGAGAGGTGAGAAAACTTATATTACTTTTTGAAAATAAAGAAAGGACAGATGAAATGTTAAATGAAATAGAAAAAGAAGTAACTGAATTAGAAGAAAAACTTGGGTATTCTAAATTAACAGAAGATCTTAGAAAGCGAATTATGGACACTAGGGAGGGAAAATAAAATTCCCTCTCTTTTTCTTTCCTTCAAAAACCTTTAAAAATCTTATAAATGTAATAATAACTTAAAAAATTTGTAAAAATGAAATTGAGTAGAAAAGAAAAACAGGCAAAGAAGAAATTAATTAGTGTTTACAAACAATGTATCGATGTAATGACAAGATATATGGAACCAGTTGCTGTTATATCCACTACAAAAAAGGGAGGTACTCAGATTACAAGTATGAGATTCCCTGACTATCATTACAAGAAAATTATTAAGGAGAAAATTCAAAAAGTAACAACAGAATTGAGTAATAACCAAGGTTAAAAACTCAGAAGACTTAGCACTTAGAAATAGGTGTTAGGTCTTCTTTTTGCTCTTCTAGAACCTTAAAGAACTTATAGATGTAATTATTAAACAATAAAACAATATGAAAATCGTAAAATCAAGTGTATCCATTCTCCCTCAACAATCTGGGGTGGATGGATTAATGAAACATGTAGAGAAAATTGGAAGATTGGCTTATAAATCTGAAGATAAAATCACAGAAGATTCATGGGAAAGGTTTGACAACATGCTTTTTTCTAGAGGTCATTGGGCGGTTTTTAACTCAGGAACTGTATATCTCAGTATCCCAGAAGAGGATAGATACTACTTGGAGATCTTTTTCAAAACTGCTCCTTACACTAGATGGTATCATAACTCAGTAACTGGAACTTATGAGGTTACTACAGATCTAAGAATTATTTATCAACATAATCTAGAAGGAGTTATGAAAAAATATTGGTGTGAACCTACTGAAAACCATTATCACAGAGTCACAACTAGATGGATCTGTAGTAGAGGTATATCTCATGAACTTGTTCGGCATAGAACGTTTTGTGCCAAGTAGTGGAGACACTACAAGAATAATCTAGAGAATTGCTGAAAAGTATTAGATTATACTAACCAGCATCCAAATCAATCAATAGAATTGAATGGTTCAGAGACTAATAAGTACTAGACATCTTATTGATAATAAAAGATGATGATATAGTCCAATTTTTCTTGAAAAAGAAATAAGTAATGAGAGCGTTTTCATTTCTTCAAGAATCTCAACGTTATGTAAATTATTCAAAAGATAGATTTGGAGGGGAACTTACCTTTATTCTTCCTCAGTGGATATATAGAGTTAGAGAAGATATTGCATCAACTATAGATTCTCAAACAGGATTATCTCGAAGTTATATTCATGACATAGATGGGCAGGAATTATGGGAAGATCTTACAGTATGGGATAGAACTATTGCAACTTTTGATAGATCATGGAGGAATACAGAGATCGATTATTTATATGCAACTTCTACTGACGAAGGAGAAAAACTAAAACCAGAAGAAGCTAGAGGATTACTTCCAAATGATATAAAAACCGAACTATGTATGACTGGTTACATTGAGGATTTTACATATATTCCTTCTGAAGATACTCCTGAAAAAGCTGGATTCTTTTCATTAAGGTGTGCTAAAGATGCTCATCCAGATATGCAAATTTTAGCAAATGATTTAAAGCAACAATTTATTGATACAGGATTATATAATTTAAAATAAATGGAATGTATTTGGTGTGGATTCAAAAGTAATGATCCAATAGAATTTGAAAAACATCTATCCGAAGAGCATTTTTTAAGTTATCAAGAGTATTGTGAAATTGAATTAACACATCAAAAAGATCTTGATAATTTTTGCTTTAGATGTAATAAATATAGAGGTCCATTATCTACATTAATTAAAGATTTTTATTATCTTCCTTGTAGAATATGTAGTAACTCTATTACAAAGAAGACAGAAAAACAAGAATTAATTAAAACTATTATAAAGAATATAAAATCTTTTTATGATTATATTCTTAGTGATAGATATTTACAACTATTCTTGATTGATAGTATTTACCATTTAGCTACCTATTCTCATGATTATTTAGAATTCAAGAAAGTTCTAAGTAAACTAGATCTTCCGAATCGAAATGATATATGGTTTTTAGATTGGGTACCGGGATATCCAAAAATTATATCTATTCCGAATTTGACTGGTATAAAAATAGTAAATCTATCAGAGAAATATAGAATAGTATCAGGAAAGAATAATATAGAGATTAATAATTATAAAATTCTTTTCCCTGAAATCGTTCCTTACGATAAACAGCATTTTAGTAGATATAATATTCTTAATCTTAATTCAAATAGAAAAACAAAAAGATTAAAATTAGATAATTCTCCTAATTGTGTTAAGTTTTTCAATACTCAAGGTTATGATACAAAATCAATATTTAAAGTTATTGATACTAAAACAGAAGAGCCAGTAAATCTAAAAGAAATAAGTTATCAAGATTATACTATAATAAAGTTGATTCTTCTAAGAAATAAGAATTATATGAGATTTGTATTTTCTATTTTCTTAGAATTACTTGGAGCTTGTAAAGTATTTAAGGATTCAGTATTTCTTAAGAACAGTATTAATTTAAATTCTGAAAAAGAACCAATAATTAATATCTCTTGGCTCCCTGAAAAAAATGAAACATTATCTAATAACATAATTAATATATCTATTTTATGACAACAACATCAACAAAATTTAAAGTACAAGGGGTAGGGTTAGATACTTCAAATATGACCATTAAACCGTGGGTAGATTCTGAAGATGAATACTCTTTTGATTATTTTCATACATCTATCTCAGCTAATAATGATTTTTTGATTTCTGAATTTATAAAGAGTTTTCCAGGAGGTAACTTAATCACTTCTATTGATTTTTTAGATAATCCTGAAAGAGCACTCCTTGGACATCTTCTTGAACTTGGAAGAAAGAAAGTAGACTTGTTATTGATAGATTCTGAAGTAATTCTTAAAAACCTAGGAACTGTTAAGGAAACTATTAAACAGCTTAGAGAATATAAAATAATTGAGGAGTTTGGAGTAAAAAATCCTAAGACCGCCGAAGATCTCAAAGCCATGGAAGAAGCTATTGAAGAGAAAATTAAATTCGTTTCTCTTGATTTATGTCCTTTGAATTTTAATTATGATATTGTTAATTATTGTAAGGAAAATACAATAGATTTGCTTGGCTTTAATCCTTTCGGCGGATATATTAACTCAGCATCTGTAATATCTAGCTTTACCATTCCTTATCTTCTTGGTTTTGCTGGAAACTATTGTTCTGTTATATTTTTATCTGGACGTGATTTGATTTTATCTAAAGAATCAATGTTGTATATAAAGGATAATATAATTGGATCTGAATGTTCTAGTAAATTTTCCCTTAAAAAGAATGTGTCTAGACTTCATAAACCACTTAAGAAAGTTGTGGATACTTCATTAATATTTAATAAGAATCTAGTTTTAAGTGTAGATTCTCCTGAGTATTTATTTCCTTTAGAAGATATTAATATAAATCTAGGTTCTCCAGTAAATATTGTTGATGGAGTTGATCCGAAATTAAGAACGGAATTAGAAATGTTTGTGGATGATCTTTTGGAGGTTACAGAATTTCCGAAAGATGCTACTCTTCAATCTAAATATGCTATAGTAAGGTATCAAGTTTTATCAGCTCTTCGAATGAAATTTCCGGAAACTGATGGATGGAATATTCATATAGTAAATACGGGAAAACTAATCTCTGGAATTTTAGTGCATAGAGTAATCGAAGAAAAAAAGAAAAGATTCTTTAAAAAGAAAAATTCTCAAAAAACTGAATCTAAACATTTTCTTTGTGCACTTCCTAAAATTGATCTTCCAGTATTTATAGAAGAGCCCGATGATAAAAACACAGTCCTTGAGAACTCAAACCCTAATAATTGAGAAAATCCGGAGTTAGTTGTGTACCCCGGAAAATAAAATAGAAAACATTAATAAATAAAAATTATGAGAGTTTATAACGGAACAAAATCACAAATTAATTTACCTTTATCAGGTACTCAACGAATTACTATCCCAGCACATTCTGTTTCTGGTGATATTATGCCTAGTAATGAATTTCTAAGTTTACTAGTAAGTTCTTATGATTACAATGAACTAGCATTAATTGTATCAGGACCATTTGAAATAAATATGTGTGCAGGAGTATCAGGATCAGTAGGTTTTGTAGTTCAATCCCTTGATGAAGCTATTGAACGTTTTGCACCAAAAGAATGTCCGAAGTGTAATCAAGATCCTTGTGTTTGTAATAAGGAAAAAGAAAAAGAACCGCAGCCAGTAGATAAAAAACCGGCAGCAACTCCAACAAAACCGGCTGAAAAAGAGAAAGAAAAATCAGTACCTGAAACTAAAGAGGAAAAAAAATAAATAAAGTATTATAAACTATTGGAATCTCATAGAATTTTATCTAAGGGATTCCATTTTTATTTCAAGAGTATAATTTTTTATGGAAGATAAAAATTTTATATTTAAATTTGATAATAATGAAATCAATTTTTCATTAAGAGGAGATGGTAATGGAACTATGATTAATGCAACCGAAATGGCTAAACCCTTTGGAAAATTATTTGCAGATTGGTATAGACAAAAATCAACGAAAGAATTTCTAAAAGCATTAGAAAGTGATATGGGAATTCCCATATCACAATTAGTAGTAGTAATTAAAGGTAATTATGGAAATGGAATAAAACAAGGTACCTGGTTACATGAAGATGTTGCCCTAGAATTTGCTAGATGGTTAAATCCTATATTCGCTATTTGGTGTAATAAGAGAATAAAAGAAATAATAATTAATGGTTATTCTGTAATTAATTCAAATAGAGAATCTTTTGAGAAAGCCTATACAGATATTCAGCAAAAATTAATTGAATCTAATAATGAGATAATCTACTTAAAGAATACATTAGATACTCAAAAGGATTTAGTAAATTTTGCAAACCTAGTTATCTCCACATCTGAGAATTTATATACGATGACAGAAATTACAAAAGGGCTAAACTTATGTAAATCTAGTAAAGACATATATAATATTCTAGAATCAAAAAATATAATATTTCATCAAGGTAATAAATGGTTTCTTAAAGCCCCTTATGATACTCTTGGATTAACAAAAGATATAATGATTGCAGGAAAAGATGGAAAACCTCACAATCAAAGAAGATGGACTGAGAAAGGAAAGTATTTTATCATGTCAGTTTCATTATAAAAATTATGGTAGACTATAAAGAAGTAAAATTAAAAGATGGACGTGTATTAGTGTTTTGTAACTTCGAAGAACTTCTTAAAGATTTTTATGGAGTATCTAGTATGGAAGAAGTAGAACCTCATGCAAATTCAACAGGACACTATATTATTCATTGTCCATTTTGTAGAGATTCTGGACATACAAAACATAAATTATATATAAAAACTGACTTAACTGTTGGTACTTGTTTTGTATGTAATCGAGCCTATATACATGTGTCTGATGAAGTTGATACATCATTTAAAGTACCTGATTTTATGTCATTGTATTATGGATATTCAGGTCATCCAAATGTAGTTAAACTTACAGAAGATCCTATATGGACATTAGATAAATACTGGAATGAATTTGATAATTTTGATCAAAGAGGCTATGATTATCTAATGAGTAGACATCCTTTTATGAACGACATCTATAAACTCCTAGACTTTAAATTTGTTGATGGAAATGTAGTAATGCCATTTAAATATCATGGGGAAGTATTTTATTACCAGATTAGATTTTCTGGAAAGACAAAAATTAGATATCTTTTCCCACAAATATCAGCAAAGCCTCCTTATGTAATAGATCATGGTCAAGGTCTAAGAAAAATAATAGTAGTGGAAGGGGTATATGATGCTATAGCTGCTTTAATTATGGCACCTGATTATATACCTTTTGCAGTTTTGGGAAGTTCTATATCAGATTATCAATTAGATTTTCTTAGTGAGTACGTTCCTGAAAAAATTTTATGTTACTTAGATGATACTGAAAAATCTATGAGTGTGGCTAAAAAAATAAGAAAAAGAATAGATTATTGCCCTATTAATATCATAAAATCTAATGGAGAAGATCCAGAAGAATGTATGAAACGAAAACTTAGGGCTGGAAATAATTTACAATGGATTAAATAAAATGATAACAGCATCGATAGATAATACTATAAATAAAATAGTAATAAAAACCGATGACCCTAGTGTAAAATGTCTTTTAGAATTTAAAAGAAAAGTAACTAAGTATTCCCCTTGGTTGAAATCTTGGAATACAACTGAAGAAATAGCAAAACTTTATGATAACCCTAGATCATGCGGACCTAAGAAAGGAATATATACTTTTATCTTAGGAATGGGATGGGCAGCTTATATTGCTAATGTATTTAAACCTATCTTAAGTGATACGGATTATAATACAATTCTTAGAACAATATTTGCAGATTATTATCGAACCTATCCATTTCCAAATCTTAGGGATTATCAAAATGAAGATATGTTACATGTGTTAAAATATAAGAGAGCAATTATTCAAACTAATACCGGATATGGTAAAACTGAAACTATAGCAACTCTTATAAACTATGCACATAATGAACTCGGAAAAAAAGTATTAGTTATAACTCCAGGAAAAAAAGCGAAAGATGAAATTGTAAAAAGATACGAGTCTAGATTTGGTGGTAAATTACCTACATCAATAGATGGAGATCTTGGATGTATAATTACTTCAGGATTTCTAAATCAAAAGAAAATAAAAGATCCAGACCTATGTATTTTAGAGGAAGAGAAACTTAAGAAATTCGATTGGGTTCTAGTAGATGAAGTAGAATATACTATTAATCCTTCTGGTGAATGGATATATGATAGACTAGTGAATGCTGAAGTTATGTACGGATTTTCTGGAACTGCAGATCGAGATTCAGGAGTTATGATCACATTTGCACAGGGAATTACGGAAACAGTAGTAAGAAACAAGGACTTAATTAAATATTTCGGACCAGCATTAGTTTATAGAATGCCTACTAGTCTGAAAATAAATAGTATCCACATAAATACTATCGCTTTAAATAATATTAAATTTACAGAAGAGGATTTTAATGAGGATAATAATGTCTATAATACAATAATGTCAAAAATTTGGGTTGATCCTGGAGTATGTGAATTGATTGTAAAGATAGCAAAAAAATATCCTAAATTATATATCCCAATAAATAATTTAAATAATATTATTTCAACTTGGATAGATAACTTTTTTATTGGAGTATTTAGAGTGCTCTTAATTTGCGGCGAAGGATATATTTATTATGACTTGTCTGGAAATAAAACAAACCTAGATCTTCAACAATCATGCGAATATATTAAAAATGGAATGGTAGATATAATTCCTAGTACCGCCGCAGGATTTAGAGCACTAGACCTTCCTGGATTAGAAAATATATTACTAGTTTCTAATATCAACGCTGGATCGGTTCTTCAACAACTAGGACGAACAGCAAGAGGAACTAATATGAACGTTCTTGCACTAAAACCTAAAATACCGAAAAGAATCCCGGTATATACAAAAGGATTCGAACAAAGAGATGAACTATTACATAACTACTATAAGTATTGTGATATTCAAGATATAGTTATTAATGAAGAAAATCTTTAAAAATATAGTATGGATAATGGTAGTGTATTTGATTTGATTTTTAGCTGTTTTAATCAATATTTATTTCAGGATGCTAAAAATAATATATTAGATCTTCAATATTATTTTCAGACTAATCCACAAACAGCCGGAAATGGTATGGTCTCTCAACTCGTGGATGCTATAAAGACTTATCCTCTAGAAAATATAGATGAGCCTTTATTTAGGAGTATCTTATTTAGATCTCAGAAAACTCCACAAGAGACTCAAGAGGTGATGAATGAAATTATAAAATGGAAAAAATATACAAAAAGTCAAATTGAACCAGCCAGAAAGATTTTAACTGATGTAATATATTCAGTTAATCTTCAAAAAGCAAACAGACTCTATTCTCAAAATCCAGAAGAATATGTTAAGTTTGTGAAAAATATAAATGTTAAAACTACTGCTGATCTAGATAATTTTAGTGAGATTGGATTTACACAAATAGATATTAATTCAATCATCGCTGAACAGGCAGAAGGCGGTGCACCTAGTAAATTTGAATGGATAAATAATTGCTTTTCATGCGGAGCTTATGAATTTGGACAACTCGGGCTAATTGCGATTTGGAGAAGTCGCCTAGAATAATATCTAGGAAAATTCTATTAAAATGCTGGAAAGATAACAAATCAAATCAGCATCAAGGAACGTTAGTTACTTGTTCAACGACTAAATATAGAACTATGAAGGTAACATTCATAGATGATATAGTCTATAACATATTGAATATCAATAAGTTAGCTTAGGCCTCCAGGAGTTGGAAAGAGTTTAATGGCTATGCAGGAAGCATTGAATATGGCAATACAAGGTTATAAAGTACATTACTTAGCCCTTGGGGATCTCAAAATGAAAGATTTTATTATCAGATTAGGAGCTCAATTTAGTGGTTGCTCTTTTAGTGAAGTATCTCAAAATATAGGGCCAATCTATAATAGTATGTGTCAGATAATTGGAAATAATCTTAGCATAACTATATTACCTGCCGGAAAAATTTCAGTGGATGAATATATAGAATTCATGAAAACAAAAGATTATAAAATCCTGTTTATCGATTAATTGCTTAGTCGCTTAAATAATAAAATTTAAGAAAATTATACTAAAATGCTGGAAAATGTAAGACATAAATCAGCATCAAGGAATATTAGTTACTTGTTCAACGACTAAATGTATAACTATGAAAAATAGATGATATAGTCTAATAATTTAATACCATATTAAATTTAGTAATGTATGATGCGGGATTTAAAAACGCTCACGGTGGAGAGGATGGATCTATGTATAAATCTTTCGGAGATATTTATGATAAGCTTACAGAGTTAACTGCAATGGGAAAGTTAGTATTTATATTGTCTCAGTTAAAAATTGGAGCATATAGTCAAGAAGTATTAGATATGTCTTATATAGCTGGGTCTAGCCATAAGGTTGATGTGGTAGATTTTATTATAACACGCTCTAAGGGCGGTGAGAAACCCAACCCTAACAACCTAGGAATATCAACAATTACGAAAAATCGACGTGGAGAAACAAATATAATTGATTATAATATAAGACTTCAGAATGGTAGATTTAGAAGTTTACCAAAGAAAGTATATGACGATATAAGAATGATTCAAGAGAAAAGATGTTTTTCTGAGGCAGATATAGATTTAATGATTAATAACTATAATATTCAATATAATCAAGCTCAACAGAGTATATACAAACATGGAAGTGGGCTACAACAAGGAAACAATATTAATATACGACAGACTGTTTCTGGACCAACTCCATTTAATAGACCTTAAAGTGAATTTTTGCGTTTTAAGGAAGATTAAAACCTAATATATGAAGAACATTAGAAAAATTTATAAATAAAATTATAAATTAATCTAGTGTTCTTTTTATTTAGATTTCATAAGAATAGGGAAAAAGTAAGATTAGTAAAGGTTGCAAACTTTATTGACCTGAAATTTCCCTTTAGTAAAATTTTTATGAGGTTTATAATTATTTTAAATATTTTTTAATTATGAAATCTAAACCAATAGAAGGTATAAAATCTACCGAAAATCCAGGGATGAAGTATAGTAGTTACCTAGATGAAAAAGATTTTAATGAGATGATTCTAGATGGGAGAACTGAAGAGGAATATCTAGAAGATTACTGTAAATTAATAGATCAAGCCCTTCAGAGAGGATTAAAACGAGGAAAAATCGAATTTTATACAGAGAAACATCATATTTTACCTAGGTGTATGTCAGGTGAAGATGAGAACTATAATTACGTACTTCTTTCTGCTTTAGAACATATAATAGCACACGTTTTATTATATAGAATTCAATCAGATAATAATAAAATATTATCTGCTCTATTTTGTATGATTAATGTAAATTCAGTATATACATCCGAGCGAAAATTAGTAATAGAGAAATATAATATTACCCTTTCTGCTGAGTTAAGAGAAAAATATATACGTTCTATCTCATATCCTGTTGTTTGTCATGATTTAAATAATAAAGTTTATAGAGTATATAGTAGTATTTCAGAAACTGAAATGGATGGTTTTAATCACACTTCTGTTAGTAGTACTGTAAAAGGAGATTACAATACTTCTAGAGGATATAAATTTTCTTTATTAGAAGATTTTAAAATTAATTATCCAGAAAAATTAAATGAATTTTATTCATTAAAAGATCTACCAAAATTAAATTTAACACCTTTAGAAAGAAATACTGTATTAGAATATAATGATTCCGGAACAAAGATAGTATGTTTTGATAAAAACTTCAATGTTTGTAAAATATATAATACAATATCCTCTATTAAAATAGATGGATTTAATCCAGAGTATCTTAGAAGGAGTATAGAGAATAAAACATTATATGGAGAATATTACTGGATGTATTACAACGATGCTATTAATTTATATTCGAATAGTATTCAAAAATTTTATGAAAAAGGAGCAATTTCTAATATAATAAAATATATTCCTAGAGAAACTAAGAGAAGTAAAAAGATTATTTGTCATGATAAAGACTATTTAATATATAAAATCTATGATTCAGTAAAAGATGTTATAAAAGATGGATTTTCTAAATCTTCAGTATCTGCTGCAGTAAATCGTAATAAAACAAGGACATCTTATTCTGCTATAGGTAAATACTTTGATTATTATTGGACTAGCCTAGATGAATGGGAATATCCAGATAAATTAGATGAATACTATCTTAATAAAGAAACAAATAATTTACCAAAGTTAGTTGTTAAGTTATTTAGAAATGAAATAATAAGAACTAATCGGAATCATGAGATTATAAAAATATATAAAAGTATTGGAAATGTTAGAGAAGATGGGTTATTTCACCAGAATGTATGGAGAATCTTAAATAAAGATAAAAAATTAAATACTGAATCCTTATATAATAATTCATATTGGTTTAAATTTTCAGACTTTAAAGAAAAATATCCTGATAAACTTGAAGAATATTACAAACAACAAGAGCAAAAATAAATTTCATTTCTTCTATTAACTCCAATTGGTTAATAGGCAATAAATTTAATAAATTCATAATAAAATTAATCCCAACCTCCTGTAGTGATTATAGTGGGTTGGGCTCTTTTTTCTCCTCCAAATCAATAAAAAGGGTGATTTCTAAGGGTGATTTTCTTATATATGAGTAAAAATTTAAAATAAAATTAATAAAAATGAAAGTAATTCAATCTAAAGTATTGGTCATAGTAGATAAAAAAGATACTATGACTCAAAAGATAGGAAATTTTGTTGTTCCTGCGAGTGAATGTGAAAAAGCTGAGGTTATTGGAGTAGGTGAAGAAGTTAGCGAGGGAGTATTAAAACCTGGTGATACTATCTTGATTTATCCAAACACAGGAAAATCATTTACTCAAGATGGAACAGAATATCGTGTTATAACTTTAAATGAAATTATTGTAGTACTTTAATTAAAACGAAACATGTCAGAAGGAAAAATTATTAATCACGGCTTTGAAACTCAGGCCGAAATTATTGAAGGTGTAAAAAAATCAGTAGAGGCAATTAAGAAAACACTTGGCCCGTCAGGTAAAGCCGTGTGTATTTCAGGATTTACAGGTCCAGAGGTGTCAAGAGATGGAGCTACTGTTGCTAAGTCGATTTCATTTAAGAATCAACTTCAGAATACAGGAGCTATCTTTGTAAAAAATGCTGCCGCTCAAACAGAAAGATTAGCAGGTGACGGTACAAGTTCAACTTCACTATTAATCAAAGAAATGTGTGAAAAAGGACAAAAAGCATTACGAACTGGAGCTAATGTAAATGAGGTGAAATCTGGTATGCTTAAGGCCGGAAAATGGATGGCTGAGTATATCAAAAATAATTCAATTCCAGTAAATGATGATATGGAAAAGATCAGAAAGGTGGCAACTATTTCAGCCAATAATGATCCGGCCATTGGAAATCTGGTAGTTGAATGTATGGAGAAAGTTGGAATGCTTGGTATTATTACAGCTGATTTCTCTAGTGGTCTTGAAACTACTATTGATGTAACTACTGGAATGAAACTCGATCGTGGTTGGGCTTCTCCACAGTATGTTACAAATCCTACTGATGGAACTTGTGTAATGGAAGATCCTTATGTAATTGTAGTAGGAGAAAGATTATCTAGTGTACAGCAAATTCTTCCGTTAATGGAACAGCTTGTACCTACTGGACGCCCATTCTTATTTATAGTAGATGATATTGATGAAGTAGTAAATACAACTCTTGTTATGAATACTCTTCAAGGTGCAATTAGATGTTGTGTTGTAAAAGGTATTGATTTCGGAGATTCAAGGAAAAATATTATGGCAGATATTTCAATTTTAACTGGCGGTAAATATATTTCTCCTGAGAACGGATTATCAGTCACACAAGCAACAAAAGAGGATCTTGGAGTAGCTAAGAAAGTTGTAATTTCTAGAGATTCATGTATTATCTATGAAGGTGGTGGTGATTCTAAAGAGATTGCTGAAAGGGTAGAAATTCTTAGCACCAAACTTACAGATCCTGGAATATCAGATTATGATAAAACTAAATTTGCGAAACGAGTAGCAAATCTTAGTGGAGGTATTGCAGTAGTGAGAGCTGGAGGAGCTTCTGAAACTGAAAAACAGAACCTTAAACAAACTATTGAAGATTCTATTCTAGCATCTAAAAGTGCTATTGCTGAAGGATGTTCTTTAGGAAGTGGTTATATCTATTACAAAGGATCATTAGAAGTGAAGAAAGATAAGACATTCTGGAAATCTTTAGTTGGAGATGAAGTAGAGGGTGCAGAAATTGTATTCTCAAGTCTTCCAGTAATTCTTAAAACAATTGCAGACAATTCAGGAGTTTCTGGAGAAGTAGTTCTAGAAAAGGTTAAATCATCTAAACCAGGAATTGGATATAATGCTAAGACTCGAAAGTATGGTAATTTACTTGAGGAGGGGATCTTAGATAGTTCTAAATCTCTTCGAGTAGCTCTTGAAAATTCTATTTCAGCAGCGTCAATGATTCTCTTAATTGATTGTACAATCATTGATGATAATATTTCCGAAACTAAAGTAGAAGGTTAATAAACATAATATACTACACCTCATCCTGGTTTTGATTTTCATTTCCAGGGTGGGGTTTCATTATTTTATGACAAAGATAATAATTAGTGATACCCATTCAGTTTCAATTGGATTTAGTGACGAATGGTTATATATGTCTTTAGCAGATGGTAGATATCAAGGTTATATATCTAGATTAGCATATCTTTATCGAGAAAAATATAGATCAAATACTTCAAAACTTCCAAATTTTGAGAAAATTCTAAAATTAATTAATTCTCAAGATTCCCTAAGAGGTTATAGGTTTGAAGCTAAAAGAGAGAAATTATTTTATACAATTACTCATGGAGATAATTATAAAAGAATTGGAGTGGAATTTGTTAATAAATTTTTAAAAAGTGATTTATACAACTTTAATGGAATTTCTTCTGAATCTGAGATATATTACTATAGAACAATTCAAGGAGCTTATGAATTAACCGATAAAATTTCTATAAGTTTTCCTGATTTTATAGAAAATATATTATCAAAAACAAAAGATGATATGATCGATCGTTTTGGAGTGAGTTATATTATAAATTATATGCTTAATACGCAGCCGAGAAAGCTTGATTTTCTAATTAATGAGGTTAAATAAAATAAAAAAATTATGAAAAAAGAAGATGATAATGACTTTCCTCTCTATGATGGGGAGGAAGGAAATATTAATTTTGACGAACAAGAAGATGATTTCGATTTTGAACCGGAAGATTTACCAGATTGTCCTCTTACTGATTTAGTTATTAGTAATATGATGATGTCTAAACCTTTCGGAATACACTGGGATTATGATAAAATGAAAGAATTTTTAGTAAAACTTGGATATAAGATAATTACTAGATATTCTGATCGTCGAGAAGTTGAATATGAAGTTGCAATAAAACCTAATTCATCTTTTATACCAGAAGATGACTTTAGTAATATTAAAGAAATGTTTGACTCAGAAGTCCAAGATATAATGATTGGATGGCTATTAAAAAATAAATAAACTTATGTGCGTTACAAATAATATTACAGAAAAATCATTAGAAAAATGGAAAGACCTTATTCTTGCATGTAAAAACTATTATATTGATTCAGTACCTACCGGAATGGATGATGCTGTATATGATATGTTAGAAGCTAGAGCAGCGCAAGAAGATGGATTTTTTGTCAGAGATTATGTTTATCAAACATACTTAAAAGGAACTAAGACAAAAAATTCTTATATAGAAAAAATTAAAAAGAAAAAAGTTGAAGAAAAAACTATGTTAAGTGCTCTTTCAGAGTTTATGAATGAAAACTCTGGAAAATACTGTGATCTAAAGTATGATGGATCTAGTATAGCAATTTATTTAGATTCTTCAACTGGTATTCCAAAAAGAATAGTTACAGTCGGAAATTTAAATTTGGATAACTATGGGGTAGATCAAACTTGGAAATTAATAAACTTCCTTCCAAAAAGATTTCCGAAAGGTATAGTAGCAATTCAGGCAGAGGCATTAGTTGACATTAATCGACTTTCTGATACTGATCCTGAAACTGCTAGACAAAGAGCCAATGGACTAATAAATTCTAAGTATTGTGAATCTGAGGTAAATAATTTATTAACTCTTAGAGCTTATAGATATTATACTGATGATTCAATAGAAGGACAAATACTAAGAAAAACAGACTATCGTGAAGTTTTAAAAATGTTTGAAACTGTATGTTCAAAAACTGATGGACATATCTTATTTTCCCCTGCCGATGTATGGACTATAGAAGAACTTATGAGCGCCGGAAATAAAGAATATACAGAAACAGATAAAACAGTTACTTCAACTGGTTACTTCTTAAATGATGGTTGGGTAGTATATGATGAATTTGGAATATGTCTCGGCGCCTTAAAATTTGCTGGTGCTGGATCAGGAACTGAAGCTTTAAAAACTACAGTAAGAGGTATACAATGGAATTCTCAAGTAGCTAAAGGAAAAGATTCTTGGTCAGCTAATATTCTAATCGATCCAATTCAAGTAAAAGGATGTACAGTAAGAAAACCAAGTGCTGGAAGTGTGGGAAAAATGGTAAAAAAGAAAATTACCCCTGGAGCAATAGTAAGTATTATTATGGCTAATTCAACTATTCCAATGGTAGGGGATTCTTTTACTGAAGGTAATGGAGATTTTATGTGGCCAACTTGTAGCTGTGGTTATAATATGTCAGAAAAAGATGTTTATGGAAGTCTTTTGAAATGTGGAAATCCTATGTGTACTGAAAGACTAGATCGAATGAATAATTATATAGGATCTCTTAGTAATATTAAACAACAACTAGATCTTAATAAATTACTTGTTATAGATCGATTTAAGTGGGAAAGTACTAGGATTAATATAGATCAATTGTTGGGAAGTGTTGAAAGAAATGATCCTAATAGTTACTATAATCAATTAAGATCTTACCTTAAAACAGATTTACAAGTGAGAAATTTAGATTTAGTTTGGAAAGCAAGTTATACAATCTTAAGAAGTTATTATGAAAAGTCTATTGGAATTTAAACAAGAAGCAATAATTGTAGAAAAACCAAAAGAAGAATGGAATAGACTTTATCTTGAACTCTTAGACTTAATAAAATCTTGGGGCTTGGAAGATAAGGTTAACTCTTTTAAGTATGAATGGAGAGGATCAGGGAACTCATTTAATAAATTATTCGAATTATCTTTTATTCGAGAATTAATACTTTACGTACTCGATATAGATTGGAGAGATCCAATTTGGGGAGATATATTCGATATTGAAAGGATAAGTAGTACTCCTAAATCCTATCACGGTTCAGGAAATGATATTACTATTGAAACTTACCTATTTCAACTTGAAGATAAATCAAAGGTATTAAATAGTCTTAATGGAAATTGGGTATTTGATCATTATAAAGAAGTGAAAGATTTTATGGATCAATATAATGATAAATATTTAAAACTGTTTGAAATTAAGAGATTATTTCCATTAGAAGTAGAGATAGAAAATGTTTGATTTAGAGCAAAGAAAAAATTATATAAAAACAAGAAATGATACAGATTATACTGATACAGTGAAAGCAGTATATAAAATCTTAGTATCTAAATATTCCTACCGAGCAAGAATTTCAGATATTTTTCAACTCCTTAAGGATGCATTTGGAATTAATGAATTTATTATTCTTGATTATCAGCAAATGAATAATGCACCCTTCGAATCTTGGTTAGTTGATCAGTATATATCTTGGAAAAATGGTAAGGAGATAGATTTTATAGAAATATATAAAGCTATCTTAACTGTTGGAGATTTTACTACATCTGAAAAAGAATTGTTTGAGTCAGGTCTGATTGAAGAGCGTTTATGGGCTATTTTCTTATTAGTTGATAGCCCCGAATTAAATATTATATAAAATAACATTAAAATGATTGAAGTAAATTTGTATTCTATTCCGGCCCAAGAAATGAATTCTATGGTAGGCCGTTGTGTTGCTCGTAGCCGTTTTGATAAAGAAGGTATGGGCGTAAGTGTTATGGAATTTGTTAAGGGTTTTTTAAAGAATAATTTAGCAAATTTCGAAAATAGTATTGGTAACGCTGAATTAGTAAGCTTTATTAATTCAGAAACTACAATGAGTACTAAGGATTTTTCTTGCATTAATTATTGGTTAGCTCAAGTTGGTTATCTTGTTCAGATTCAAAATGTAGCTGATGATGAAGAAAATGCAGCCGGTATCCCGACAGGTGATGTAGTAGAGTGGAATGTAATCGATTACAACTTTATGCAATATGATTACCCAACTGCAACTAAAATTATTCCTGGTGAAGGTCTTGAAATTCCAGCTATCCTTAGGCAGATTGTAGAACAGTCTGGTTTGTTTGATCCTAATAAATTAAGTGGTGTTAAAAATCCATTTACATTATTGTTAAATAATATGGATAAAATTAAGAATACTACTGGATCTGTATCACCAGCTATTACTACTCAGATCTATAATCTTTTAGATCAGATGGGTATTAAAGTATTTTGTGCAACTTCTGAAGATTAATTACAATGACTACTCTACAAAATGATATTCTAGAAATATATAATTTCTTAGTAGAGTTTTCTGATAATACAGTAAAAACAAACTTTCCGATTCCAATTAAAGTAAGATATGAAAAAGAAACTAGATTACTTATATTTGAACAGAAAGGAAAAACGGTATATCTAGGTCTCCCAGTCTATTATTGTTTAGCACTGGAGGACTTAGAAAAACCGACTTATCTATTACCAGAAGATTATGATTATCTAATGTCAACTCTTCAATCTTTAATAGCATCTGGAGAATTGATAAAACCTAGAACTTGTCTTGGCCCTGAAAACTATGGATTTAATGTTTATTCAACTAATATTAATGAAATGTATAAAGGACCTGATGTAATTGGACAAGTAAAGTTTATTTCTGGAACATCTTGGTTATTTAAGTTTAGAACAAGAAAAAAGTATAAATTATGAATTTTAACGGAACGATTATTATCACAGATCCCTGCTATATTGCAGAAAATAAGGATTGGGGAAACGGATTTAATTATAATAATATGACTATCTCGGAAGAAGTAGGATTCTCTGATAATTATATTTGGGAAGATACTGGAGTTGGAGATGGAAGATGGAAAGTATCAAAACTAAAAAATATTCTTGGCTTACTTGAGCTTGAAAAATTCATAGATGATATTGAAGAAGCTTACTATAATCTTTACGATAATCCTTCAATTGAAAATCAGATTAATCTTGAAAAATTAGTTAATCAGAGGGAAACTATTGGAAGATATTGTGTAGATTCTGGGACTTTTGGAGTATTTTATCTTGACGAAGTTTTAAAATATAAGCCAGATTTTTTAGTAGAACATGGAGATTGGTGTTATACAATTATTAAAGACTTTATTGGGGATGTAAATGTATATACTGATTCTCGTGAACAAAAACATTTTTTAGGTATAGGTAATAAAACATTTTATAGTAATACAGTATCATGGTTGTAAAAATTATTAATAAATCAAAATTTCCACTTCCAAGTTATGCAAAGCCTGGAGATTCTGGAATGGACCTTAGAAATATCGGTGAAGAATTTACATTAAAACCGTTAGAAAGAAAATTAGTTCCTACAGGCATATATGTTCAACTTCCCCCTAGAACTGAAATCCAAGTTAGAGCTAGATCTGGAGAAGCCTTTAAAAAAGGATTAGGAGTTTTAAATGGACCAGCCACTATAGATTCAAACTATAGAGGAGAAATTGGAGTAATTTTAGTTAATCTTAGTCCTGTAGAGGTAACTGTAGAACATGGAGAAAGAATTGCTCAGATGGTTTGTGCAGAAGTAACTCATATGGAATTAGAGGAAGTTAGTAAACTTGATGAAACAGAACGAGGAGGATCAGGTTATGGCAGTTCCGGAATACAATAACGATATAAAACGACTTCTTGGATTAAAAGGAAATACTAGATTAGAAATTCAAAATCAATTAACCCAACGAATCTTAGAATATGATTATATAGATAAAACTCCAGGAATAGGATTGAGATTTTTAGAAACAAAGAAAAGAAATCGAGAGGCTGGTGAATGGATTTATTATAATATTCTATTCGAAGCTAGAAAATATCAAGATACTCCTGAATATTTAGCACATATTCTAGGATCACTATCAAAAGTAGTAAAGACCTGGGGAGATTATTCTAATATTGATGTAGTTGGAATTCAAGAAGTTGATTGTGAAGAAGCAGATTATTATTATATACTAATTTATATTTTAAGTGATGGAAAAGACAAAGAAAAACTCGAATCCGATGGAGAGTGAAAAAATGTCGGAAAAAGATTATGAACTTCTAGAAAAAAGAAGAGTATGGGGATGGGAAAATGCAATGTCTGTAGCAAATGATTTATGGGCTAGTATTCATAGTTCATTACTTGCTGGAGATCTAGTATTTGCTTATAAAGATACTACAGGAGAGTCAGGATTAACTCAAATTGTTATAGTAGCACTTAATCAACCAACAGAACACTTTTCAGTTGGTATGGTTACATCTGGATATACTGCACTTCTCCCACATGTACCATTTGATTACCTAACTAATACTGTTCTAGGAGATCTTAAAAAGTATAAAGTTGATAAGAATATAATAAAGGCTTACGAACAAATTTTAGAAAATTATAAAAGATGAGCAATTTGAGAATTTTAAGTGTTGATGTTGGTTTCTCTGCTATTAAGTGTTCTTTTAAGGATTCCAACGGTTTAATAAAATTTGAAAAGTTTATTAGTGCAACAGCAAAACTCCCTGAAAAACCACTTGAAAGTGATGATGATATGGTATTTCCATTAGGAGGGGATTATTATGTATTAGGACCTGCAGCATTAAAAGTACCTAGATCTTATTTACTTAAACTCGAAACTTTTGAAGATTTAAAAGCAGTTTATGCCCCATGGTTGTCATATTTAATAAAAAAATATGGCGGAGATGAAGGAATAAATGCATTTGATAAATTAGCTATTGGTTTATCAATGGCTTTTAATACCAATGATAACGTAGATGAATTATTAGATTATTTATATGAAACATTAAATATAAATAAAGAAGATTATATATATTGTTTTTGCCAAGGCTTATCATGTAAATATACCTATAATGAATATGGGTTAAATGTTCGTGAAGCTTCTAGACGTAATGATGTTAAGTTAAGAAATGCATTAATACTTGATGGAGGATTTGAAACTTTAGATTTCTGTAGTATTATCAACGGTACTTCTTCAGCAGGTGCTGCTGTAGGAGTAAAAGATTCTGGCGTAATTAGAATAGTTTACGATCTCGTTGATTATCTATATAAAAATTATTCGATATCAATTTCAATTAAAGAAGGCCAAGTAATTTTAGATACTGGAGTTTTAAAACGCAGAGGAAAAACAATAGATTTATCTAGACAAGTTGAAGAGTTTTCAAAAAAATATATTATCGAAGTTTTTCAATATTTAGATAAAAATTATGGAGAGGTACTTGATGCTTTAGATGATGGTATTATTGTTTTAGGAGGATTAAGTTATTTTATGAAAAAATATCTCCATGATCCTGAAGTAGAAAAAGAAGTAGATAAAATATTTAGTGTATCTGAAATAGTATATCCAGAGGAAGACTCGGAATACTATAATTGCATATCATACTTAAGATTAGCTGAAAAAGTAGCTAGTGATAATATGAAATGATAAAAATGCACTTAGAGAAAGGTTAAAACCTAATATATGAAAGAACATTAGAAAAATTTATAAAAGAAATATTTATAGATCGATCTAGTGTTCTTTTATTGTTTCATAAAAGTTATAGGGGAGATAAGTTTAATAAAGGTTGCAAACTTTATCATTCTAAATCTCTCCTTTTTATTAATAACTTTTATGATATAAATATAATTAAATAATTTTAATTAAACAAACTTTTTATGAAACATCACACAACAGAAAATCAAGATGAAGTGAATAATAGTAGCTTATACCTTGATGAAACAGATTCAAACGGAATATCTCTTCTGAAACGAATAGAGAAATATCCAGACCTTCCAGAGAATGAATTTATCCCAATAGAGTATACTCATTCTAATGGACATACTGTAAAAAATATCTACTATATTAATAAATTAGGACAGATTAAAAACATAGAAACAGGAAAATTATTAAAATCTTCTAAAATTAGAAATTATTATTCAATACATCTCTTTAGTAATAGTGATGATAAGAAAAGATTAGGTATAAGATTACATAGATTAGTAGCTTCTACATTTTTAATTAATCCTGATCCAATTACTTATAGTGTAGTTAATCACATAGACTATAATTCAGAAAATAATAACTTATTTAATCTTGAATGGACAACACAAGCAATAAATAATAGTATAGTAAAAGGAAAGCGTAGATATATTTCTAAAGATAAATTAATGGAATATACTGCTTTAGATGATAATAGAAAAGAATTATTTACTGTTAATAGAGTAGATAATAAAGGATATAATGTAGATCTTATTGTTACAGCTATTTATAGAAAATATAAATATGAAGGATACTACTGGAAGAAGTCCAAATTATCCAAAAAGAAGAAACTCTTAAATTAATAGGATTTTCCGGTAATTTAGATGATTATGAATGGCATGAACATTGGAAATATCCTGGATTATTTGTATGTAAGGAAGGATTTGTTAAGAAAATTATTCGAGGAAATCATAGAATTTTATGTACGATGAGTCAAGAAGGGTATATTAATATTATCATTGGAAAAGGTCATGGAAAAGAGTATAAAGCTCATAGAATTATTATGGAATATATTCTAAAAAGAGATCTTAAAGAGGAAGAGATAATAGATCATATAAACTGCATTAGGCATGATAATAGTTTTTCTAATCTTAGAGTAACTAATGCAAAAGGAAATATGAATAATCCATTAACTATAGAGAAAAGAATTAAGAGAGTAATAGCAGCTGATTTATTTGGTAACTTTATATGTTATGAGTCTGGAAAATATATTTCAAAAAATATACTATCTTTATCATCAATATACAGTTCAAATACTTTAATAAAATTAAAAACACCAGGAGAAAAATAATCGTTATAAAACCTGGAGATAGAGAAGGATTATTAAGTAAGATGAAAACAGTAACATACATTTTTAATGATAAAATGAAAGTTATTGGTGCATTTGTTAATATTAAACTGTATAAACAAAAAGTAGAAACTAAAGTAAGCAAGACTACTATTAATAAATATCTTAATTCAGAAAAGCCAGCGTCTGATGGAAACTATTATTTCAGAGGAGATAAAGCAGTTGAATTAATATTATCTCAAGGTTATGGAAAAGCTTGGGAATTTGAACCTGAAAATAAATAAATAAAAAATTGATAAACAATGAGTAAATCAAAAATAATTAAAGGACAAGCATTTATTATTGAAAATGCTTTAGTTCAAGAACAGATTTTATTAACTCCAGGACAAGCAAGTACTACTAATATTGTGGAGCTTATTAAAAATATATGGGATGACCTTAAGACAGAAGGTACATATAAAAGTAATAAAAAGAAAAACTACTTTTATTGGGAATATGAAATGACTGATACTGAAAATGAAGATTCAGTTATTAAAGTAAAAATGGAATGCCCCCAGCCAAAAGAAGGATTATTTGAAGAACCATATGATCCTGAAACAGTAGAAGGCGACTATGCTAAATATTGGGTAAAAAAACTTAAAGAATCTACTGAAAATTATGAATACAAGGCAGCAATTCAGAAAAAAGAAATAGTTTTCCCTGGCACTAGATACGTAAATCAAGAAGGTGAAGTAGTAGAAGTAGAAGGAACAAAAATCAGTAATACAGATATAGGAGATATTACTAATTTACTTGGATTGTTTTAATAGAAAATAAATTATGGAAGAGGAAATAATAGAATCAATCGACGAAGAAAAATTACCAACTATCATTAGTAATGATGAAGATGTCATAGAAGAGGTGATCCCTGAAGAAATCCCTGGAACTAGTGGCATAATCGGAGGCAATCCCTTCGGAAATATAAGAATACAGATCAATGGTCAAGATATTTTTATGTAAAATAACATAGAGAGGTTAGATACATTTTCTACCTCTCTTATTTTTATATACTTGAATTTTATATTATTAAAACTTGAAACTTACAAAACACGTAAAATTTAAGTTTTTTCTCTTATATGTGTGATGAAAAAGATGTTTAATTTAGAAACTATTTTTGTTATGTGTAAAGAAAAACCATTTAATCGCCAAGATCAAAAATATCCAGATCTCCCTGACTATGAATTTATTCCATTAGTATATCCAGGTATTAAGGATATATATGAGATTAATAAAAAATCTGAAGTTAGAAATAAATACACTAAACAACTATTAAAACAACAACAAGATGAATTTGGATATACTACAATCTCTCCACAATATATAGAAAAGCATAAAAGAAAAGCAAAATCTATTCATATAATAATGGCTACCATTTTCTATAATAATTCAGAACCAAAAATATATAATATAGTTAATCATATAGATCATAATCCAAGAAATAATAACCTATCTAACTTAGAATGGGTTACTAAAAGTGAAAATAATAGTCCAGATAGACGCTTACCAGTTCATAAAGATAAACGAATTAAATATACTGCAATGGATAAAAAGGGAAATGAATTATTTACAATAGATTCTTTAGATAGTAAAGGATATGATATACGTTACATTTCTTCGATTGCTAAAAAAAGTCAATATAGCTATAAAGGATATTATTGGAAACGACAAGAATCATTAAATAATCAAAAGTTTTTTGATCTTATAGGATTTTCTGGAAACTTAGATGACTATACTTGGTATGAACACTGGAAATATCCTCAATGGTCTGTGTGTAGTGAAGGATTTATTAAATCAAATAGATTTAATAAATTAATAGGAACACTTAATAATAAAGGATATATTATAGTTGATAGTAATAGTACTAAAGCGCATACAGTTATTATGGAATATCTCTTAAGAAGAAATTTAAAAAAGGGAGAAATAATTGATCACATTAATACAATAAAAACAGATAATAGTTTTTCTAATCTTAGAGTTACTGATCAAAAAGGAAATATGAATAATGTAAATACTCTGGAAAAATTATCAGAAAAAATAGTATTAGCAGATCTATATGGAGACTTTTTAAATTTTGGTTTTTCGAGAGATATCCAGAAACTAGTTGGAAAAGACAATATTAAAAGATCCAGAGTAGATAGGTTATTAAGTAGTAATGTAATTTCTACAAAATATATTTGTATTAAACTTGGAGACAAAGAGAAATTACATAAAAAGATGGAGAATATAATATATAAATTTTCTAAAGATAAATTAAGAGTTCTTGGAGCATATAATTCAATTACATCTGCAAAGAAGGAATCAGTTATTTCTACTAAAAGTATTAGTAAAAATTTAAATTCTGAAAAACCTGCGCCAGACGGATATTACTACATGAGAGGTCCTGAGGCAGTAAAGTTAGTACTATCGTTAGGACATGGAACAGCTGGAGATTTTAAACCTGAAAATAAAAAAAAGGAATCTCGAAAACCCCTAAATTCTTATATATGGAAAAAGGAATTTCAATTCTTTTTTAATTCTTACAAATGTATGTAAGAAAAAAAAAGGAATTTTTGAGGGCCTCAAATTCTTATATATGGTAGAGAAGATTGAAAGATATTATTTACAGAATCTGGAGATCTAATTTTTATAATAGACCCTGAAACTATTATAAATAAAATCTATCAAAAAAGACACAATATAACAACAAAAGAGGAGCCCTCATGGCGGAATAGGTAGACGCAGCAGACTTAAAATCTGCTTTTCTGAAAAGAAAGTTCCGATTCGACTTCGGATGAGGGTACAAGACATAATTATAACAGGGCCCATATCTCAGTTGGTTAGAGAAGCTGACTCATAATCAGAAGGTCGTCAGTTCAAGCCTGGCTGGGCCCACTAATTTAAAAGAATATTCATTAATTTGAATATTCTTTTTTTATTTTTCCAGTAAAAACCTTATATACGTAAAAATAATTAATAAACTAAAAGAAAGAAAAATTATGGAAAAAGATTACGAGAAATTATTTGCAGTAAAATATGTTTTACAAAAAGAAGGCTTAGAAAAATTTAGAAGGAACCGTAAACATATTACTGAATTTGAAAATGTATTTTTTGAAGTTGTAAGTAAAGAACCCAGACCTATAAGAAAATATAAAATTTCAAGTAATATACAAAACTATATTCGATTTTATTCACTTAATAAAGAACGGCTATTTTCTAGCAAATTAAGAGATATAGTCAGTAAAAAGAACTTAGAAGACTTATTTAGAAATTCAGAAAAGAAAGCTAAATTTGGATTGATATATAATTCTAGTACGAAAGATAAACAGGAAACAGACTATAATGCCCACTCTATTTTTTGTATAACAAATGAATATATTATACTATATGCATTTATTGGAAAGTGTATTATGGGCAATGATAAAAAAACATTTAATTCATTAGGAAGTGTAGTAATAAAAAAGAGTGATTTATTAAATTTTTCTGAATTAAACTTAGAAGGTTGTTTATATAGCATGGATGAATTTGTTAACTCATACAAACTTTGTAAACAGTTTAATTGTTTGGATAAATTTTTTAAAAGTATTCCTTCAAAAATGATGAATGAGTTTACTTCATTAGGATGGTCAGATACATTAGAAGATTACTATAAAGAGGTAATAGATAGTCAAGAAGATTTATTATCAAATAATAAAACTATAGATGATCTTATTAAATATTTTAAAAATAATTATAATCAAACTTTATATTCGGTTGAAGCTAAGGAATCATTTAGCATAAAATACAGATTTATCTATGAATCATTTAAAAGTTTTATATTTTTGATGACTTCTGAAATAAAAACTGAAACATTTGAATCTGTGTTATCTGGAAAAGTAAAAAATCCACCTACACAATTTGAAGATCCTAATACTGGCCGAAGAAATCAAGGAGTAATTATAGTAGATAAACTATACGATACTGAAATAAATATAGATTGTCCCTTTGGTGTAAGAGGTCATTGGAGAAATCAATACTACGGAAAAGATGCGGCCGGAAATCCAATACATAAAAGAATTTTTATTGAAGCATTTGAGAAGAAAGGTTATCATAGAAAGGCAACAAAAGAATTAGTGGAAAGCAAATAAAAAATTAAGAGAGGAAATTAATCCTCTCTTTTTTAATTTTTCTGCTCTTTTTTATAAATATTCCAAAACTTTTCCACTTCAATCTCTACTTCTAAATAATCCTCTTCAGTAATAACATTAGAGAGTCTTTTATTAAGATTCTCAAGATCTGATACTTTAGAAGTATTATTTTTTGATTCATAGAATTTAAACATTACATTTAGTTTTGGTTGAAGAGCATCAATTTTCTTTTCTACTTCTTTACTAGGATAACCACCTAAAGCTCTACTTATAGCTTTTCCTGTTCCATAAAGAACTTTTCCAGCTAAATAACTAGCAATCATAGTTGCTATTACTCCTCCTGCTTTCATAAATTTTCTATATTTAAGTTTTTTATTCACATATAAGGCTTTGACATGAAAAAAGAAGGGATAATTGTTAAATCCCTTCTTCTAATTTTAATCTCAAGAAATAAATCCCTCGAATTTGTAATAAACTATGTATTCCTCTTGATTTTCTCCTTTTATATAGCGAGAAATTCTAAATACAATACTTTCTAATGGTTTATATTTCATAAGAACATATTCAGTTAAGTGTCGTATTTTTTCTCCCTTTACTTTCTTTTCAAGTTCACTCAAAATCTCAAACTTTCCTGTAGTTCCTATCGAATGCTGAGTTCGGTTAAAAAACTCATTAAGATTTTCTAACTCAACTCCAACAACAATTCCTTTCTTTGGTAATTTAATTTCTGATTCCATAATATTAATATTTTGTTTATTACTACACTTATAAGGATTTGATTCGTTCTATTTCTGCCAACAATTCTTTCTCTGATGTGTAAATATACCAGGGATATCCATATTTTTCTACTAATAGTTTATCATAGCTAAAGTATAACAAAGTAATTCCTTGCTCTCTACACCATCTATTTTTCTTTATATCAGATTTTCTTGTTTTTAAAAATGAATTAAAACTACCTCTACAATGTTTACTGTAATGATTTGGACCTTGTACTTCAATAGCTATATTAAGATTTGGCAAAAATATATCTATTTTAGAATAAGATGAATATGAATCTAATTGAGTATTTACTATTAATTTATCCTGTAAAAAACTTACTAAAGATTTTTCCCAAGATGATATTTTCATATTTACTGATTTCTTTATAAACTTTAAATATTTTATCCATCCATTATTATAACATTTAGTACATAATCCTGGAAATTTATCATGCAATTCGCTTTTTGTAATTAAATTATCATAAATAAATTTCTGCATAAGTTCAATAGAGTTAATTGATTTCCATGAAATTTTTTCACGTTTAGTATAGTTTATATAATTAAGATCTTTTATCCATCCATTCGTAGTACACAAATTAGTTAATCCAGGATATTTATTTCTAAAATCTTTGGGAGACTCTATATTATTTTTGAAAATAAATTCTTGTGCATCTTGAATTGTTTTAATATGCTCCCAATTATTTTGTTTTTTAGGAAATTTTAGATACTTAATCCACCCTTTCTCACAACATCTATTATGTAATCCCCTAAAATTATTATATAGATACATTGGATTAGGTATATTCTCTTTATCAATAAAATTTTGAACATCTTCTATGGTTTTATAGTTTTCTGACCAATTAGTTTGTTCTTTTTGAAATTTTAAATCTTTTAGAAATCCTTTTAATCTAGCTCTTTTATATAAACCTCTATGAGGAGAACTTTGAAATTCTCTTCTGGTTTTTATATCATTGTCTATTATGTATTTTTGTGTTTTATTAAAATCAAATTCTTTCCAATTCATAAAATAATAAATTAAAATAAGGAGGGAATCAATTCCCTCCCTAAATGATTTATTTAGAATTAGATTATTAGTATAGTATATTAATGAGAATCATATATTTTTTAATCTAATTCTGAATTTTCTTTTCTCATATTTTCTGTATGAAAGAAGTAATCAATAGCATTAAATGTAGTTAGGTTATATCTCAATCTATCTACGGGCGTATTACTAGGTCCATAGGAAATAACAAGATCTTCAAATGATACAAAACTTTCATTTAGTATTAAACTAATTTTAGGATCCTCAAGATATTTCTTTGCTGTTCCTGGTTGAAGTTCAGCAAGAGATATATGAGGTGTATAAGAATACTCAGAAACAACTTCATACTTCGTTCTTAATCCTTTATTGATTAATCCAAGTGTTTTATACAATTCACTAGTTTGTTTCATTTTCAACACTATATAATCACTATCATTCTCAAAAGATCCGATCTCAAAATTATTTAAAATTCTTTCAGTATTTTCAGATCTTATATATTCAATAAAATTATCAAATTCGGGTTCTCCTAAGATAGTTTCGATATCTCCTAGAATATTCATCCTAGGGATTTCTTTTCCTTGAGCGTATAATAATGTTATATGTGATTCATTTTCAATTCCAGTATCTTTAAGATCTTCTCTACTAAATATAGCAGATAAAGATACTGGAAGATAGAGCGAGCAATTTAGCATTAAACAGCTATTATTTTCCATATCAATTACCTCCCATATTTAATAGGTTATTTTTACGACGGAATTTAATCTTTAAATCATTTAATTCTTTTTTTAGACTTGCTTACTAATTATTATCTCTAATAAATTTTAGTACTAGACTATATCTTTTACAAATTAGATTTCAATTTATAATTGTTCACATAGTCGTTGAATCTAGTTTTATAAATCTAGACTGCTAATTAAACTTTCTCATTAAGTCTTTCTAGCAATTCTAACAATTCTTAAGTTATATCTCAAACTTTGGACCATTTTATTTTTAATCCACCTTGATTAAATCCCTTATCATCTACTACGGTTAATCCTAGACCAAGTAAATTATTTAAAAATATTTGATTATCTTCCTTCGCAGTGTCTTTTCTAGCACCGCTGATAAATTGATCCGCATTTCTAGAAAGTAATACGGCCAATTCCATCTCACCAATTTTCTGTCCTGTCTGTCTATAGCGTCCCTTTCCAAGTATAGGTTCATCTCGTTTAGCATTAATATCTACGCCATATAGACTTGATGTAACCTTATTACTATATGATGGTATATGGTATAACTCTTCAAGGGTCATGAATCCCGCCTGCAAAGGTTTATCTACTTCTCTAAACTTACCAGACATTCCAGAAACTAATTTATCATATTCTTCTGGTTCTAGATTTTCTTTTAATTCATCGAGATCTGTTAATTCAGTCTCAGGCATAAGAATTTTACTCTGACTTTCTACACCTAAATCTTCAGCCCATTGATTTACAAGTTCTGGAGTAAATTTAGTAGAGAAGCAGCCAACATTGAAATAATACATATCCTCGATTTTACTAGTATTATGACGTTCTATAATTTCTTCTACATCCATACTAGTAAAACGTCCGGGGTAATATGTTTCAAGAAGGGGCTTAATCTTCTTTTGCCCTGTTTTTGTTTTCTTATAATTATCTACAAGATCGTGCAGTTTGTGTGCTATATTTCCGAGTTGTAATTCCATAAGGACACTCGGAATTTTACGATTTATTGTGCTGTAGGGGTTCCAAAGTTAACATATACTAACACTATATGATTTAGACTATATCATCTTCGGTTTTCACATCCAAAGTTATACATTTAGTCGTTGAACATCTCGCTTTCGCTCAATGATGCTGATTGATTTACTTCTCTTTCCAGCATTTTAGTATAATTTTCCTAAATAATATTTTATTAATTTAGGTGACTTTTTATTAAATCACAACCTCTACTCGTCTTTGTTTACCGTCATTATCTACCATTATCGGCATCATATTGTCGGGTTTCACAGAAGATACCACGCCTTTCAATTTATCTATAATTTATTTTATTATAGTTTAGAATATAAATTTAGGTTTATATTTATTCAACCTAGTAAGTCTTTATTCGTTATACCTTAGTTTTTAATTTTCTAAGGCTTGGTATTACTATTTCTTACTCTAGTTTCACCAAATTTACTTACTAATTATTTAAAGTATTACTACTCTAAACGGCAAAGTTTAATTTACCTCCATAACGTGATGTAATTTTACTTCCGATCATTCCCACAGTTCTTTTGATGAGTCTCACGCGAACAGTATACACAATCTTATACGCTTCTGGATCCATATTAATAGGATCTAATGTATCAGCTGCAATATACTCTGGGTATTTCTCGTAGATAATTTTTCGAGATTTTGTTTTTTCATATTCATCTATAACATCCTGAGAGGTATGTGTAAATGAATAGTCAGGTGATTTTACTGATTTAGGAATTTTAGGTTTCTTCATTTCCTGTATCATTACATCAGAAACTATTGCCTCGTCTATATTATTAGGCACAACTAAATGATCCTCGATAGTATATTCGGAGAGATCATGTCCTTCTCCGAAAAGTCCTCCAAGTTTTTCTTGTAGTGCCTGATTTATAGCATCAAGACGAACAGCTTTATATAATGTCACTACTGCATCTTTTGATTTAACCTTTGTTCCAATAGGGGCGATCCACTTAATAGCACTAGTACTCTTAACATTAATCATTAAGTCAATTATACTATAAGATGCTATACGATTTGCAAATGATTCTGATATCACCAAAGCATCCTCATTTACTAAACCATAATAGGCGTGGAAAAGTACCAGAGCATTAACGCCGGCCTTATATGTTTCAGGAGTATGTCCAACTGCACCAGTTATAATATCTCCCTGTTTTACTTTTTGGCCGATTTTTACTTTAGGCTCTGTAAATACCGCCACGTCATTTATACTCTGAATCGCTGTTCTTCGTAAAATATTTGTCTCAGTTCCATCAGGCAATTCAATTATAACTTCATCCTCTGTTATATCCTTTACCTTACCCTCTGGATAACTGAACTTTTCATTTAATATATTATCTTTCAACTCTTCATTCCTTCCAGTGTCAACAAGTGCACGCTCCGCATTAATTAGAGGTATACTCTGTTTAAGCATTGATGTCAAATCTTCTATAATATACTTTTAATTATAGTTTAGAATATAAATTTAACCTTTATTTTGGTTAGTAAGTCTTTATTCGTTACACTAAAGAAATCTATTATCTTTAGCTCGGTATTAAAGCTCAGTCACTCTTTCACCGAATTTACTTACTGGTTACTTAAAATATTACTACTTTAAGCGGCACATAAATTAGTACCCATGCTTATTCTGACACTATCTGTATACACTTAAATTATTTTTAACTTAAGTAGACTATATCATCCCAGGTTTTAGTTCCTAGGTTATACATTTAGTCGTTGAGAAAGGATTTATATTAGTAATCCTTTTTGCTGATTTGAATCTATCTTTCCAGCATTTTAGTATAATTTTCCTAATCTACTATAAAATTAGGCAACTATTTTATAATTGACAAAAGGAATTCTTCGAGTTGTACTAGATAATCTATAATCAGGCGCCAAATCGATCAACTCTATTTCTTCGACTGGAACCATTTTTCTTTTCATCCTATATTTAACTTCTACCTGACCATCTTTATCAGGTTTTAAAGTATTAGTTTCATAATCTACATACTCACTGGCAGCTACTTTTTTATTAAGATAGTCTATATAAGGTATAGTGACCTTAATAAAATTTGGATCATATACATCAAATAATACATCATCATCTGTAATATGACATGAAACTGTAAGTGAGTTCTGAAGATTAGTATTATTATTGATAGGTGTCGTTACTAAATAATATTTCTATTATTACTAGACTATATCTTAAAACATTAATTGTTTTCTTGTACATAGTCGTTGAATATAAAAATTGATTATTGAGAATTGGCATTTATATTATTAATTAGAATATTATAATCTTATTTGTTATTATCATTATATATTTTTTGCCAATTCATAAAATTTAATGTATTAATTTCTATATAATAGATGCCTTTCCTTAATTTAATCAATTTTTATACTGCTGATGAATCCTCTTTCACAAGAAGATATTTCCAGCAATTCACAAAATTCTATCAGAATATTATTTTCTGAACGGACTAACCATTAATCCGCGATATCAACCAGATCCGTAAAGGTCTGATTAAATGCTACGCTCGCAGGGATAACAATTTTTTGGGAAATAGCCTCTAAGTTAATGGAATTTACTCCGGGGGGAACTTGTAGGCTAGAGTCTCCTTTGTTATCACTACTTCCTTTAAAATAACGGAATGCTAATGTACTAATTGCAGTTACTTGATCTTGAATTTTACCATACTTTGTAAAATATGATGTAATTCTTCGTCTAGCTGCAAAATAGTTACGTCCATTATTATTCCTAAAAATATATTGCATAAAACTGTTAGGAACTGATTCTAATGTTTTATCAATGATTAAGTCTTTTAGTCTATCATCTCCAAAGGCCAAACATTCCTGTATTAGTTTTTGTGTAATATATTCAGGTTTATAATCCAAGTCAAGTTTGATCATTAATTTCTTGGTTTGTCTTTCAGTTAACTTCAAGATCTCCTTTTTATCAGTTTCCAAGTATTTATCAATGTCTTCAAACTTTATATCAATTGGTTTATCTGCAATTCCAAGTTCCGGATTAATTCTTTTTATCTTCAGAATCTGTTTTTGAATATCGTAAACTCTATCATAGTCGAAATTAACTTTATAATCTCCTGTACCAGACATTTTAATACGACAGTCATAATCAGATCCCATTCGATTAGTTGAAATACGATAAGCGCCTTCTATAATAAATGCACCATCAATTTCTTTAGGAACTTCGAACTCTGCATACTTCATTTCAGGATCTTCTTTCCCATCCGTTATAGTTGTATATTCAATTCTTACTTTATGTGTAGCAGTTAATCCATTTTCAATATAGTAAGAAGCTGGTTGAGGAGGTTCTTCTATAAATGAATATCCAATTTTTCCAACTTTTACTTTAGGATTATATGCATCAACTTTATTAAAAAATCGATCTACTATAATTTTTGCTCCAGTGTTTCTGAAATATTGATTAAAATTACTCATTATACTAATGGTTTTATATTTAATTGCTTATATTCGCAATCTACTGAATTAAAAAATGTTTCTAATTCTGATTTAATACTATCTTTTAAGCTACGAGCCTCTACATATTCTCCCATAGGTTTACCATCAAGAGATCTAAAAAAAGCTTCATAAGTAACAAGATAATTGAAGTTATCTTTAAGTTGATGTAATGTAAGCTTTACCGAAAATCTTTCATACTTCGGAAAAATATCATCTCTAAGTTTTTCATATAATATTTCTCTCGCCTGTATAATATTCGGATCTTGACTGTCTAAAATGTTATATGGAATTTCATATGATAGTATAATTTTATAATAATTATCGTTCATAACAAAAAATTCTCTTCTCTGGTTTTAATCATCATATATCCAAGTTCATCAAATTTCCTCCCCTTCGAGATGTAGTTGATGCTTTCTTGGGTTTTTCTTCTTTTTGTTTATCTCCATCCACAGAGATACATTTTTCTTGCTCGGGTTTACTTCCAAGGCTCGATAAAAGATTAGTATTATTAGATTTATCCACAGAGGAAGATGAGGTAGTAGTAGTATAAACCACCTCACCGTCTCTATGAATAGTTACATTAATACTCAACTCTTTTTCAAATTCTGGAAGATCTATTTCAAATTTAATAGTTCCCATAATTTGTTTTTACTTTTGTTTTTCGTCAAGTTTATTATTTAAAAGTAATCCTAATATAGTTTCTGTCATTACGTCACCAGAAAGATTTAATTCCCCTTTGAGAGCTTTAGACACAACTCTAGAGCTATAACCGTAAGACAAAACAGTATAGAATGACTTCTTATTTAAAACACCACTTTGAGTACCTAGATATTGGATGTCTTCAATCTTCTGTGTTTCTGGATCTACACCTACATCAGTTAAACCTGTGAATAAAAGTTCAATAAGTTCTTCCTGTGTAGCATGAAGATCTGATAAACCAGTTGATACAAATCCTCCATCTGTTAAAGTATAGAACTGTTTTCTAAAGATTAAGTAAATATCATTAATATTAGAACCCAACTCTGCAATAACATGATTCATATTGCAAACTCCGCTGGAAATTCTTTGAAACTTCTTAACCTCTGTACCATCAGGAAAATAATACATACAATCTGGATTATAATCATACTGAGTATCACCAATCCAAACTTCAATATCACCTTCCTTAGTCTCTTTGTAATGAATAACCCCATCATTCAAAGCATAACAATCAGATACAATAACATTATCCTTCTCAAAATATCTTGTGCCATCACTCAATTTATCTATAATTTTCTTATTATAGTTTAGAATATAAATTCAACTTATAAAAAAGTTGGTAAGTCTTTATTCGTTATACCTTAAGATTCTAATTATTAATCCAAGGCTTGGTATTACTAGTTACTAGCTTCACCAAATTTACTTACTTATAATCTAGAGAATTACTTCCTTAGACGGCAATTTTATATTCACCTTTGGCACGCATTAGCTTAATTTTCTGATAATCAATCACTTAGATTGATAAGATAGACTATATCATCCCTATAAAATAAGAGTCCCATATATAGTCGTTGAATGTGTAAAATTTTATAATTAATTCAAATACCTAAATCCTTTTTCTGGTTTCCGTCTACACCAATCTCTTAAAGTATCTGTACAGATATTATGAAAATGTGCAGCTTCTTTTACAGTATCAAATACTCTTCCATCAGGATCTATAATTTTTCTTGCTTTATTATTTTTCCCACCTAGTTTTGATTTTGACATATTTTCTCTACATTCCTTAGAAAACGGAGCTCTCTTTTTACCTAATTTTGATTTAGATATCTTATCTCTCGTTTCCTTAGGAAGTGATTTTCCAAAATTAGGGTTATTAGGACCACTATTTTTCTCTGAAATTATCTTTTTAGTTTCTTCAGAATGATGTTTTCCATAAAATGTATTCTTAGTTCCTAATTTTGCCTTAGATTGCTTTTCTCTAGTTTCCTTACTTGGAAATACATTTTTATGAGAATTTGACATCTTCATCTTAGCCTCTTCTGAATGATGTTTTCCTTTAAATGGATTTTTTCCTTTTGTATTTATCATAACTTCTTCTCTAATTAAAGATATTAATCTAATAGAAATTTTACTTAATTCAAACTTTCTAGATTGATCTTTATTAGTGGATAACATTCTTTTAGCTGCATATGATAATTTACTATTATCAGAAAAAGCTTTCATTAAAAAGATATGAGCAAATATGTGATATCGGATAGGCATTCTTACTAAATTATTCTTTTTATTTGTTCCACCCATACACTTAGGTAATATATGATGAACCTCCGTATACACATCTTCAGGATAACCTTCAGACTCCATTTGTATACATTTATCAATTAATTTATTATATTGTTTATAATACCACAATTCTGTCATAATTAATTTTATTTTTACACACTGCTGATTACTTCACAGTTTTCCAGCATTATAATGGGTATTTTCTTAGGTTTTTATTTCCTAAGCCTCAATTAATTTTTTAAGGCATTGAGTTTATATCGATAATTCATATTAATTTTTTCTTAATATGTCAGACTATATCATTGGAATAATTATCTTCCATTTCATTTATAGTCGTTGAAGAGATATAATAAATATCTCCTGCTAATTAGATTTATTATCTTTCTAGCATATTCCTGAAATTGTCATATAAGAATTTCTCCTATATTTCCGACATATAATTTATCGGTGAGGTAGTATTATAAGCTCCTCCGATCAAGTCACCTTTCTCGAATTTTGTCTTACCTACTCCTACCCAATTATTAGGTCTCGGATATTTTAATTCCCCTCCTCTAACTTTTAGGTAAATCCATCTACCTTCTTCTCTAAACTCACATTGTTTTGGTGCTTTCAATAAGCCTTCTGTATTTAAAACACGTTCATGACCCAGTAACTCAATCTTATCAAGATTGAGTCCTTAATAGTTTTTATATTAAGCTTAGACTATATCTTTTATATAATAGTACTTAGTCGTTGAACAAGTAAATTTTAGTTTAAAACATCTATTAATTTTTAGGAGAATTATTAATAGAGTTAATTATGTTTTTTATATAATTTAGTATTTCTGATTTTTTATTTATAGAGAATCCCTCATTTCCAAAACAAATAGAATCTCTAAAAGCCATTTTTATATTATACTCTAGATCTGCTATTATTTCTCTAGTTGATTCAAAAAGTATTGATAAATTTTTATATTTTAAACCATGATACCCTCTCTTTACTCTAGAATCTATATTTGAAGTAACTCCTAATTTAAATATATTGCTATCTTCGAAATCTACTATATAGTAATAACAAATATCATTAGATTCTCCTTTATTCAAGAACATTCTTTTATCTACTAATATTAATTCTTCTATAGAAGCATTATCTCTATCTATTCCAAGTTCATTAAAGATATCATTATATCCACTAATTTTAATAGATGATATTGGTTTCTGTATATCTTTCCTTCTTACATTGTCTGATGAAAATATACTATCACCATCTCTCATCTGTTTTAATGCATGTTCTCTTAACCTATCTCTCCAAACTTTGGATTTTCTATCTGCTTTTTGTAATCCAGTAATACCCTTCTTATAGGCTTCTCTCTGTTTTATTTTAGCAGCTGCATTTGCAATATGATTTTCACAACCATCATGAAAGATTTCTCCTCTTGTTGGAATTAATGATCTAAATTTTTTGAACTCATTACAATTTTCTTTTGTTTTTGGATTTACATAAGAGCATTTAGGTAATTTAGACTCATCACCTTTAAGAACTACGATTATATAGTAATCAAGTTCAGATAGGTTATATTTATCTTTTAAGTATTTTATTCTTTTATTTCCTACTTTAGATAAATTATTTAATTGATCTAATATATGCTTCTTATCTTCACCGTCATATATTAATTCTCCAGGACTAGTTACTGAATAGCTAATCCCTTTATATAGTATTAATTCTATTGCCATATTAATTTCTCCTAAAAATATGACTCTATACTAACTTTCCTAAATTAACTGTTTTAAACTAATTTACTAGATGCTGATTTTTCATGTATTCCAGCAATTTCTATTTTTATACATAGCTTTTAAAACCATGTTTCAGACCTAGTGCTGATTGGGTAGTACCCTCAGTCAATGACGTAGCAAAAGATAATCCTATTGCTGCTCCATCAGTAAAACTGAATTTAGTACCAATCAAATCGGGGGTAATTGTGCTAAGATCCCCTTTCCTCTTAGTAACGATTGATCTAACTAATACTAGATCATCTTCTGAACCATTTACAAGAGGCTTGTCAGGTATCTTTTTTCCATTTAACATTGTTCTTCCCAACGCTTTATATCTTGGTATGAGTAATCCTGTGTTTTCTGGATCTTCTCCTTCATGATATATAAAACTATTTAAAAGGAATGAAATTTGTCGTGTTAAATATCCTGAACTAGGCCATTCAAAGAGATTAGATATTATAATTTTTAAAAGACGTCTTCTAATCTCTTATCCTGCTTACGCTTATTCACGTAAGATTAGACTATATCATGATTAAAGAGTTTCCTTAATCTAACAATACATAGTCGTTGATCTTATCTTTGTTTTCTTCTACTATTATACCTTTTTGGTCTTGGTAGATATTTTACATTATTTTTCTTATTCTCTCGATAAGCTTTTGTTTCTTGAATTTTTCTATATTCTTCAATTCCAGAGAGTATAGTTCTTGCTATACTTCCAACAAGCCTTAGAGTTTCTAAGAATTTTTCAAATCTACACATTAAGTTTTAAAAAGTACTAATAATTCATCTTTTTCTCGTTGATAAGTTGCTGATTTTAAAAAACTTTGACTTCGTCTGTCTATTATTATTTCCAGCATTTCTTTGTTATTTATAGTGGGCTACCATAAAGTTCAGGTTTTATTTCTAACTCCACTAACTTTGATACTTTGCAGTGACCTGTTCTCACTTTTATAATTAAATTTAACGAATTTAATAGTAGACTGTATCATTTTACCTCTAGTTACAGTCGTTGAACTTCGGAATTTAACCGAAGATGCTGATTCAATTTTTATTATTCCAGCATTTTTTAGAGTTTTAATGCGACCAAGATCAGGTCAAATCAAGAGATCGCATGAAGCTGATAATCTTTTTCTGTATATCCCGAGAGTAAAGTTCCTCGAGTTATAACAGGACGTTCATCTACCCCTGACGTAATAAATTGGGGCATACTCATAGCTACAATTGAGGCTAGTTTTACACGATTTGCGCGTGCTAGTTCATTCTTTAAGTCTGAACTAAAACTTTCAGAAACTTCTTTCTCATATTTTTTAAATTCCTCTGTCATTATAAGAAGTTTCTGTTTATCAGTAAGATCTTTTGAATCCGCAACATTACAAATTCTCTTATAAGTTTCAGTGTCACAATCTGCATATAACGTTTTATAATCAAAAGTTACGACACCTGCTAACGTAACGACTCTAAGCGCAAATTTTGTAAGAGCCTTTCTTTTCTCAACTCCGTCAGGGAATTGATTTAGGTACAGGCTTAATTTTGTTGCGCTCTTTGCTCCGATACGTTCAAACTCGTTAGAGAATATTCCAATCTTATCTATATCTGCATCAATAATCTTCGAAATTCTAAGGCGACCATAAGAAGTAACTTTTGATTGATACTCCACATTGCCTATTTTTCCAGTAAATACAATTGGTGTACCTACTTTTATTTTCTTATCTATTTCTGCATCTTTAAGTAATTGGACATAATCTGTATAAAAATACCTCGGACTCTTTAACTCTTCCTGATCATCAAATACATATTCCGTCGCTACCGCTACAATACTAATCATTATTTCTAATATTTTTAGTATTAGACTATATCTTCTTTAGTTGTTCACATAGTCGTTGGAGAGAAATTTTAGATAATTCCTCTTGCTAATTGGGTATTAATAACCTTTCTAGCAGTTCTAACAATTCTTAAGTTGTATCTCAAACTTCGGACTTTATTAGAAAATCCGTTAAGCGTTTCGTGATTAAATTTATAAATAGGTTCATTATTCTTTTTATAAATCGTAACATATCGCTTTTATCTAATATAAATTATATATTAGAAAGACTATATAATTCTCTTTTTCATTTAGAGATTTCATTTATAGTCGTTGGAGGGATTTTATTTTCCCCTGCTGATCTTTCTATTTTTTAAAAGTTCCAGCAATTATTGAAATTTTAGAGACCCCAGATTTTTTCAAAGGACTCATTCTCTCGTATGTTTCTTCAGCTGCTTCAGGTGGTACTAATTGACATCTTAAAAAATATTTTTTAAGATAGACTATATCATCTAAGCCGTATTTCACACTTAGTTCTATATTTAGTCGTTGAAAAGATAATTTTACTATCTTCTGCTGATCCATACTTTATATTTTCCAGCATTTTAATAGAATTTTCTTAAAGTATTTTAGCTTTAAGCTACTCTATTATGAATAGAAACAGTATCACCATCAAACAATATTAATAATTATTTCTAATTGATTTAATATTAGACTATATCTTCTAATAGTATTACTCCACCATTAGTTGTTCACATAGTCGTTGAATCTAGATATTATATTCTAGACTGCTAGTTATATTTTTACATAATTTCTAGCAATTCTAACAATTCTTAAGTTATATCTCAAACTTCAGACTTTATTAAAAATCTGCATTTAAAGGTTCACAAACTTGTCGTTAATCTATATAGTATTAATATATAGACAGACTATATCATCTAAGACATTCTCTTAGTCTCATATTTAGTCGTTGAACTTGGTTTAATTCCAAGATGCTGATTTCTATTTTTAGATTTCCAGCATTTTGTGAGATTTTATTCCCACAAAGTTTGTTTATGGGAAAGTGTCACTTTTATATAAAATATTTCATTTACTAAGTAGACTATATCATTGGTTTTAATCCATATCATTTATAGTCGTTGAAGGGATTTTATATTTCCCCTGCTAATTAGATTTATTATCTCTTTCTAGCAATTATTGATATTTTCCTAATATCTCTTTTATTAGGCCACACTATTACATATGGTATAGTCATCATGGATTTTCAATTTCATGGCAAAAATCGAATATTCATGGAGACTTGGTTGGCGATTAACTCTGTGATAATCAATACTTTAGCCAACTTATATTGATTACCCAAGATATCATTCTATCTTGCAAAGACTATATTTTCCATGGTTAAAACTAGGTTATCACAACACTAGCCTGGTTTTGTCCATAGTCGTTGGGTTGAATAGTTTATATTTACAGTGAGTTTTGTATTAAAAATTCTAGGTCTTTATTTTCAGAAACTCTATGTTTTAGGAAGTCGTATACTTGTTTTTTGACTTTTAGATCTAGAAATTCAGTATATTTTGTTCCGGTTTCATTAAGTTTCGTATAATCTTGAAATTTAATAAGTGTATCAAATTCTAGGTCAGCTAATTCGGTTGTAGGTCCAGAGATGATTGCTATAACCTGTCCACCCAAGATATGATTCATGTGTGGAAATTGATAGTTTATGCGCCTATCCCAGTCCTTAGAGAATCCGATTTTAACTGACTTAGGAAATTTAACGAAGTACATATATCCTTGTTCTCCTTGAAATTTATTAAAAAGGAGGTTTCGGTTATTTACTCTCATTGCATATTCAGATCCATACCCTTTAGCATTTTTATCTAGGGCATTTTTAGTCATAATCTGAGCCATTCTTAATCTTTTCTCTTCGCTAGAATTCCACAGCCCAATTTTAGAAGTTCCGGTATATCGTCCTTGTGCGTGAAGCGCTTTCATATGTTCGGAACGATTCCAGGGGCTGTTAGAAGATAGCGAAGATGAATATAATTTTCTTTTTATCTTCATAAGCTCTTCTTTTTTAGGGTTTTGTTTTCTTGTAAATATAACTTTCAACTGCTGATTAGAAATGAGATTCTTCCCAGCAATACACAAAATTTAATACTACAGCTTTCAGGTACTGTAATATTCTAGGATTTACACCTAACGTACCAATTAGGAAACCATTAGTACGATTTGTTTTTCCGCATACTCTTTAAACATTTTCAGAGTTTCCGGATTATTATATTCTTCTTTTGTTGCTTTGAGTGCTTCGTTTTTGGTAAAATTCAGCTCTTTCATTAAGTAATCTAAGAAACCTTCCCGACACATTTCATAAGCGATATGTACCGGAACAGAGATTTCATCGATAGCTAATGTAGTACTAGGTATAATAGGACATCTAGCAGAATTTTTAGTACGGACAGAATACAAGTCACGTGCTAGATTTTCTTTAGATGTATTAAGTAGTGCTGTAGCTTCTTTTTTTCCAGCATTTAGGAGAGCACGTAGAAGGGCTGTATATCTAACTCTTTCTCCAGGGGTATTAAATTTAGATGTAACTTCCTCATAGTTCAAGTCATTAGATTTTTTATCTTCTACGCAACAAAGTCTGATAATAATAGAGTACCAAATACTAAGTTTATGAGATCCCATTACTTTTTTCCCGTTTTTAATTCCGAGAGTAAAAGGTCTCATCATAGCAGGTTGTACTAGGTAATACCGATTAATTAATTTTTTAAATTCTGTAAGACGAGCGGGAAAATGTTCTTCAATAATTTTAATTAATCCTTCGTAAGAACATAGAGCTTCATCAGTAATAAATTCTGATATTTTTAGTTCTTTTGTTGTTGGATTATATTCGAACTGGCAGGTATCAAAAACTTTAATACCTAATTTCTTCGCTCCTCTTGCACTATAACCATTTCTTCGAAGATCGTCTCCAAAGAAATCTAATACAATTTTACTATCTTTAAAAATATCTTCGAAAAGTTCTTTAAAGATATCAAAACGTAAATCATTCAAGTAATAGAAAGGAAGTTCAATTCTAGCAAATCTTCTCAATCCCTCTTCTCTTGTAAATACTCTCGCCCCGCAATGAGGACAAGGTTCAGCAGAGGGTTGTCGAATTTTTCCACAAATACATCTATCTTCCATGGGTGAGCCAAAAATATCGACATCATAGACTCCACCGGCGATAGGTTGTATTCCATTGTACTTCAGGTCCAAGTCTCTATGATTAAATAGAACTTGATCTTTTCCATCACTTTTAGTATAATCGATGATAGCTTCATCGGTTAGTAACTCAAGAGATACTGACATAAAATTTTAATATTTTTTACTGTTTAACCATTCCTTCGACATCTTTCCAAATTATCTTAGTAGCTAGTTCAGAATCGTCAGGATTATTTTTTGACCAATCTTTATATACTTGTTTTACATCTGATATTGCATCTGATCTGGTCTTGTCTTTTAATCTTTCATAAACTCCTGCTTCTTTATCTATAACTACCTCAATCATATCTGAAATAATATCTTGAGTAATAGCTCTTGATGTATTAGTAAATCTGGATCTATATTCACGATAAACCAATACGTCATCATAAGTAAGTTCGAGATCAGAGTATTCGGCTGATGATCTAATTTCGGCTGGTTCTTTATTAAACCATGATAACTGTAACTTTCTAACTCGATCTGCCACAGCCTGTCTACCCATTTCTTCGTACTTCTTTGCTAATTCTTCGACGATATCATACTTAGCTTTTAGGATTTTTCTCATTGCTTCTTTTATCTGAGTTGCATATTCTTCGGGCATAGTAGGACATTCAACAATTAAGTCATACATACCAGAAGAAAATAAGAAAATAATAAAAGCTGGAATTTGTCTTTGTTTTCTTCGCTTGGATATAATAGAGTCTTTGCTAATATCTCGAGTAGCCAAAAATTCTATAAATCTTGCTATTTGGTTTCTCGCTTCTTCAGCATATCTCTTATTAAATCCAGAGTCATCCTCATCTTTAAAGTCTATATCAACATCTTCTCCGCGTAAAGGAGTATCAGGTGTATAGAGGCTATTAACCATACGAGAGTGACCTTGCTTATGAAACAAATCTTTAATAATATTTCCGACTGTATTAACTGAAGTATGTTTAGGATTAGCCCAAACTATAGTAGTAACAGCATCTTCAATTGCATTATCTTTATCCAATTTTCCTGCTGCTATTATGTCATCGTATGCTGTAGATAACCAAAGTTCGTCCTTAGTCATCTTACCTTCATACTGAGACTCATCTACTTTAATTTTCTTCTCATCCTCGTCATCTCCAATAATACTCTCATCAGAACCTTCAGAGTCATCGTCGTCAGAATCATCTCCTGTTTCGTCTGGACCTAGATATCCTTGATTTTCTAGGTCTTCTTCTTCATCTAACAAATAATCGTCTTCCATTCTTTATTAGCATTATTATTTTTAATTAATTAGTATAAACCTTGAGAGAACCTGAAATTTTCTCTCAATTATTAGGGTAACACCTTCTGGGATACGTGTTTTAGAGGTTTAGAGAAAGAAAAATAAAGAGGGATTTGTTATTTCCCTCTTTTTCTATATTTATTTTCTTTTTAATAATTCATAACCCTTTGTTTGTTTCTTCTTTCCTGTAGTTTCATCTAAAATTGTAACATATATCAATTTAACTTCAAAATAATTTTCTAAATCTTTTGCCTTAGGAGTAGCTGTATAGGAAATTGATGGATAAAGATACTCTAGTCTAGATTTTATATTAGCTAATGTCAATTTATCTCCAACTTTAAATTCTGAATAAATAGTATTAACTAAAAGTTCTTGACTAAATGTTACTACTCCAAGTTCTTTCTCAATCTTATATTTATCATATCCTAAAGCTCTGAGTTTTTGAGGTCCGAGTGCTAAATAGTAAGACTTAATATTATCATGTTCTCCAATCTGATCTAATACTACTCCTATTACTTCATCTGAAAATCCATATTCATATAACATTTTTAGTTTGGCTTTAAAAGTACCTAATTCTTGATATTCCTTTAAAAAATCTGATATTTCCTGATTTATTATATCATCATTACAGTATTTACCTGTTTTTCTACATTCCAAAAGATCCTTACACTTATCTATTATGCTCTTATCAAATTTCAACTCTAAGAACTCAAATACTGAATCTATATCTCTAAGTTTCTTATCTAAAATTTCTTTAAACACAGATTTTACATTGTCTCTACCCTTCCCTGGTAGATTAGAGGATATTCCAAGCAAAATTCCTAAAATTTCTTTAACACTATTCTTAAATTCAGTTAATTCTTTATTTATAATACATGGATTTATTGGAAGATTTTTAATATTCTTCACTACTTCTGGATTTTTAAAAAAGTTTACTATTTCATCATTATATTCAAACCATTCTCTACCATAATCTATATACAAATATTTTCTAAACTTATATTGAATATTCTTTTCATCTTCTTCAGTCAATTCAGGAAGTTCATATAAAATTTTACAGGTTGGATTATGAAGTTTATATGCATTAAATCTCCCTTCTTTCTTTGTGTCTTCTGTATATCCAATTTTTAACAAATCTATATAATTGTTATCCTTTCCATAACCTGCACTCTTAATTAAATATATCATAATTTAAATTTCCTTCTTTTTTAATAACGTATAACACTTTATCTTTTTCCCATCTTCATATATACTAGAGTTTTTTATTTCAAAAAATTTCTCTAAATCAGTAGCCTTAGGTGTTGCAGTATAAGAAATAGATTTATATAAATAATCAAGTCTATCTTTTATACTAGATAACGTTAATTTATCCCCTACTTTAAATTCTGAATAAATACTAGACTCTAATAGTTCATAGGAAAATGTTACTATTCCAAGTTCCTTCTCAATTTTATATTTATCATACCCTAGAGCTCTAAGTTTTTGTGAACCTAAAGAAATATAGTAAGATTTAATATTATCATGCTCCCCTATCTGATCTAATACTATTCCTGCTACTTCATCTGAAAATCCATATTCACATAAATATTTCAACTTACTCTTAAAGGTTCCTAATTTTTGATATTCTCTCAGAAATTCAGATACCTTTTGATTTATTATATCATCAGAAGATAAAGTATTATGAATAGTACTAAATACTGTAAATCTATCTTTATAATCTATTTGTTGAATCCTGAAAGCTCTAATCTCATTTACTAATACTAAATTATTAAGTACAGGAATTAGAGTACCTCCTCGATGTTCATTAACTGCTATATAATCGTCTTTATAATTATAAGATTTAGTATTTTTCTGATAAGTTTTAGCTAAATCATATTTAGCATCATCTAAGGCTGTACTAAATGCAGATAATAAATTATTAGTAGATCTTTTCTTTCTTTCTATTTCCTTATCAAACTCTTCCTGACTAATTTTTCTGTAGTCACAAGTAGATCTATAATAAAATATAGCTTCATTCTTCCAAGGATTTTTAAATAATCTCTGTCTTCCCAATATTTGAGGCAAGTCTTCAGAGATATCAACAGCTAAGGAATCAATATTACTATCACTAAAGATAAACGATCTAGCACAGGTAGAATAAAAATCTGCTCCTAAATAAACAGTACGTGTACAAAAGGTAAACATTTTAGGTTTAACTCCTTTTAATGGCACTTTTCCTATAGTAAATCTCTTTCCTAATTTCTTTTGTATCCTTTTAAGATTTTCTGGTGTATCACTACATAATATATTAACCTCTTCTGGTTGGAGATCACATTTCTTTATAATACTAACTATATGATTAACTGAATTTACATAGAATACTGCTTCATCCGATATTACTCTAGTAGGATATCCGTTTACCATTCTAATAGCTCTTTCAAAATTCCCAGATTTATAAGAATCTATTATCTCAGGTAATTTAGTACCTACTGATTTCATTGTTAATACCTTAAGAGATGGTTTTAATACTCTAGTAGGATCTTGCGAAGCCCAATCCATATTAATATATGGTAAACCATCAAACTCATCTAACATATTAAGATATTCCTCTAACATGGGTGTAGCACTAACAAATAAAGCTGAATGAGATTGATGTAGGTGATAAAGAAAGTCTAGTTCTGTATTAGACTTAAACTTAGAATCATGTAAGATTGTCTGAAATTCATCTATAATAGTATAGAATGATTGGAATATACCAAGACTTTCTAGGATATCTTTTACAATTCTATAAGAATCATATGTTACTAGTATCTTGGCTGGTTTATCTCCTAAATATTTTCTTTCATTTAGGTAGTCTTTTATTTCATTCATTAATCTATTATAAACTGTATCCTTTCCATGAACTATCTCATCCATTTTTTCCATAAATATCTGAGATTTATCTATTTTAGAAAGATCCTTATCAATAGCTACTTCCTTTTCTAGTTCGTTTATAACCAAATAAACATCCCTACCATGCTGGTCTTTCTTATTTTTGAGCAACATTTTTCTAGGAGAACAAAGTATAACATTCTCAGGTCCTCTTAAGCAATATTCAGTAAAACCACACCCAGGGAGTTGTTTATTAATAATACATTTTACTGGGAATTTATAAAATCTAAAGTCTGTTCCTAATTCTGATATAAATCTTATTCCTCTAGGAACTACATAATCATTTAATCTTTTTATCATACTATTTAATATTTTAAGTTTATTATCATATTAATATTGAATTCTAATACAGAATCCAGTTACATAAAATTGAAGACATAGGAGTTTCCCTTCTTCATTAATTAGAGTTTGAAAGGATAAGAAAAGCAAAACAGAACTTTAAATAGAGTAATTTTAACCATATACTAATATAATAAAATATATTTAAAAAAGTTCTGTTTAATATTTAGATTAGATTCGCCTCTTGAGGAGGCGAAAATCAATAATATAAATCTTTATAAATATCTTCATTTTCTGAGTTTATTCCTATATATCTTATTCAAAGTTTCTTCCTTAGACACCCCTAGCGGTAGCGATAAGGGGTGTAATATAAGGGAAGCTCCTGTGTCTTCATAAATAAGTTACATTTTGCTCTTTAGGATCCTTTAGATTCTAATATATGAAGATTAAGAAAAATAAACCCCAAGATATTTTCTATCTCAGGATTTTAGTTAGTGGGTTTAGAGTCAGTCGTCAAACATTCGTCTAAACCTCCGTCTTTCTCTGTCTACATTCATTTGTGCCAGAGAATCATTGAATATATCTATGAGGGTATCTTTTAATTCAGAATCCTCTAGAAATACTATCACTGCGATTATAATTATAGCAATGATAGCATATTGAATAATTTCATTTTTATTCATAATACTGGTCTAGTTTATTTTGGGTTATTTTTCTAATGCCAGTATTTTTCTATGAATTTTTCTTAATCTTAAAAATTAATGCTAGTTCCTTTTGTATATTTCGCACATATACTTTAGGAGCTAGCTCATTTATTTTTTTTTACATATATAAGGCTTTTAAGGAATAAAAAAAAAGAAAGGGAAAATTAATCCCTTTCTTATATTGAACTTACTTCGACGTCATGCCATTTCCCCTTACTTTCTCCGACGGGTTTTAAGATATCTATACAAAATTTATATCTTTCATTCATGGTATCTCTAACTTCATATATTCCATCGATACTTGGATCTGATTTACATCTAATTCTTACTTTTGATCCATATTTAAATTGTTTTCTAAGATCTCTAGATACAGCAATCCATTTAAGTTTTCCTTGATTTAGTTTTTCAAGGTCAATTTTTGAATTATCTGCTGTTACTAGAGGATCAGAATCACATTGACTTTCGACTGGATTATAGACAGTTGCAGTTACCTTTATTGTCTTTTCGTCTTTCAGTTCTTCTTCCTCTTTCATTATTGAGTCGAGGAGTTGTTCATATTCATACTCCTCTTCTGATTGCCAAATTATTTCCTTCGGCTTTGGTGCAGGTGATATTACTATTGAAATTACTAATATAATTCCTAAGATAACTATAACAGTACCTAAACACCGATCAAATTTTTCTATTAATTTTTCTAGTTTCATATTATAAAAATTTAAAACTCCCTAAGCTTTTTATTATTGCTTAAGGAGTATATTATTACTTATTTATTTTTCTCATATATAAGGCCTTCAAGTTATATCATCCGGCCAAAATTAAAAAGCCCTCTATTCATCACGAACCAGGGGCTTATAAGTCAAAATACAATTTAAATATAACATTTTATTTATTATGCCACATATAAGGTTTTCAGGGCTTCTTTATCTACTGGCCGGAAATAAAAAAAGAAGGGAGTTTTATATTCACTCCCTTTTAAAAATATTTAATTATATCTTCTCTTCTAAGTTCCGGATCTTGAAATAATTTTACCATTTTGTCATAATATCCATTCTCTACATATTTTCCTTGATCTGATTTTCTAACTTGACTATTATTTATAAATGTAATAAATCTAACAATTCCAGTAGGTTCAACTCTTCCAAATACTACTCCATCTTTCATTCTACTTATTGTTCTGATATCTATTAACCTACTCGGATCTTTCTTATCAAAAATGGGAAAATACTCTAAGTTGAAGTATATCCGATTTCTTTTCAGAAAGGTTGAAACTAAGTCTTCAAATGTCACTTTTTCTGGTTGCACTGATTCTAAGTATCTTTCACGATATCTTTTTATAAGATGTGGCTCCAGTAACATTACCAGTGTTTTTGATTCGTATCTCGCACATGACTCTATAAAGAACATTGCTACTTTATTTCCAGACCAAATATCATTAGTTATTATAAATGGATGATATTGTATTAATGATTTCTTTATTTCTTCTTTTGGAGAACTTATATCATTTACTGCGATATTATAATTTGTACCTCTAATTTTCAACTTTCGATCTATTATAGGTACAGGCTTTTTTGTTCTATCATAAATTTTCTTGATCTTATATTTGTTATTATTTAAGATCTCCATTAATTTTTCATCAATTATTTCTTCGTCTTTTTTGTGCTCTTTTATCATATCTGCACAGCTCATTCCAAGTACTATCATAATTTATTTTTTATTATTTAACATTAATAAGGTTCTCAAGAATAAAAAAAAAGAAGTAGGGATTTTATACCCTACTTTTAAGTTTACGAGATTTATAATAGAAAGTATCGATTTCTTGTTCTAGTTTTTTATTTAAGAAGAGACTACTATATGAACTCTTCACTAGTTTAGCACATAAAGAATCGTACTCTTTATTAACCTCATCTTTTTCTTTTTCTGTAAGCTTTCTCGAATCACCTTCATAATTTCTCATAGCGTTTTCGAGTCTTCTTTCTAGTTCATCTTTTTTAGTTCTTAATATCACATCATCTAACATTATTTTTGTTAGAAATAGTGTTCCTGCTGTAACTAAAGCAGTAATTAATGTTTCACTCTTCATTATTGTTTATATTTTTATTGTTTACATTAATAAGGCTTTTAGGTGAGTATTTTATTAATGCACATCCTTTTATACAATTCTTTCTTAGGGTACATCTTTCTGCACAGTATTTTATAAATAATTCTTCATCGATAGGGATGGGCCGAAGACTAGAAGTATTAATAGTCTTCTCCGAAAATCCTGAATCTTGAGCAGAATGAACAATTGAATAAATCGGCCCTAGAATATCGATGACGTAATATTCTTCAGGGTCTCTTTTTCCAAAATCTCTAATGATCTCTAGAAATTCAGCCCAACCTATAAATCCATTATTCTGTGGATTAATTTTTACAATATCACCTTCTTTCATTTTCTAACCAATTTAATATATCTTTCCATTCAGTCCATTCGAATCCAGCTTTATCATCTAAAAGAATATCATAGTAAGGTTTAGTTTCAAAACAAGAAATTCTTCCTGATCTTACTTCTGGATTTTGATTGAGGTATTTAAAATTTATTCCATCTTCCCTGAATTTCTCTTGGTACATTTCTAATTTTTCAGGATAACTGGATGACCATATTAATAATATAGTATCTTCTCTAGCTGATAATTCCTGAAGTGCTTCTTTTGAGGATCCTAAGTATGTAAAGTTCTCAGTTTTATTCCATGAAGGTTCAAGAATGGTACCATGAATATCTACTGCAATATAGATTTTTTCATATCCAAGTTCATGATTTTCTTTATATGTTTTCTTTAAGTATTCTAGCATAATTATTTATTTTTATTTATACACTTATAAGGAAATAAAGAAAGAAGGAATGAACTTTCTCACTCCTTCTTAATGGGTTTTATTCATCAAAAAATAACCATCCTAAAATTGCTCCTCCAATTAAAACAGATAGACCTGCCTGAAATCCACCCTTGCGGTATTCATTAATAGCTAGTAACCCTATTCCTGCTTTAAATATATTCTTAGGAGATACTTTAATTAAAACTTTTTCATTCTTTTTCATGATTATAATTCTTTTTTAATATGAATAAATCCGATAAATTGCTTTTCACTATTAAATACTCTTACGAATAGGTTATTTGTCATTTCGTAAGTATCTTTTATAGTTATTACTCTACTCATCAATTTATCTTTAATGAGTTTTTGTAATTTTATTTTTATTCTCTTTCCTAGACATACTTTATTTACTATGTCTTGAATTTTAACACTACTCCTGCCATTAAAAGCAAGACTGTATTCTCCTTCTCCCGGGAATTTAAATTTTACTGTCCCTAAGATATTTCCTTCTTCTGGAAATATTTGTTTTTCATAATTCTTTTCCATTTTTCTTTTCTTTTAAGTTTTAATTACATTAATAAGGCTTTTAAAGGATGAGAAGAAAAAAGAAAGGAGATCAAACTCCTTCCTTCATCATTTCCTCGTCTTTTATGGCATCATGTTCTCTTTTCGGTGTAAGGATAAATTCTTGATATTGTTTCATTAAGTCTCCTGTAGGTTCTAAGTTTTTAACTAACCTGTGAAGACTACTAAGTTTATTCAATAATTTCCCTCTTACTGAAATTGATACCTTTAATTTCTTTTCGAGTTTTTTGTTTTCTTCTACAAGATCCTTAATAGTTTTAGTTTGGATCTCGTAAGTTTGTTTTAATTCTTCATTTTTTGCTGTGAGATCTCTGATAATCTCAGTTTGATCTTTATTAGCTTGTTTTAATCTATTAAGCTCCTCTTCTTTGATTTCTAAAGAGTGAAAAAGCTTAATAGATGTTTCTTTGTAATAATTCATTTTTTCCTTACAGGTTTTATTACCTATAAGTTTTCCTACTATACCAGATACTATTGCCGTTCCGGTTGTAATTGCTATAAATTGTTTTGAATTCATAATACTTTTGTTTATTGTTTTTCATTAATATTTTATTATCTCATCATTAATAAGGCTTTTAAGGAATAAAAAGAGGAAGTTGTCTCCTCCCTCTTTGATTATTTTATTTGAATAGATATATTAAAAATATATTTCCTATAAATAGACTTATTAATTCTATCCAATCAAATTTTTCATATACTTCTTCATCTTTTCTTCCTGTTAAGAGAGCAAAGATAGAGTATAATACAGCTGCTCCAATTATAAATACAGAACTATCTTCTACTACTTTTCCTATTCCAAACTTCTCTACTATATAAAAATTCCAGTAAAGTTGCCCGGTTATTGCAATCATAACAGTTGCAAATATACCCTTAAAGAAGCAATTAATTAGTTTTTTCATAACGTCTTAATATATTTTGTGCGGTTCCAGAAGTCCATCTACCTTTCCGAATAAATGCGATATCTTCTGTTGATATAGTTGTCATTGCTGAATCTCTTTGAACATCGTCTTGATAACCTCCGGCCGTTTTAAATAACATAGAAGCTAAATATCTAGGTTTTTCAAGCATATGATAAACTGTAACTCTTGAATGATTCTTAAGATTATCTCTTAACCAATCTTGAGCTAATCTATCAACTCCGATACATTCAGCTACTACGAATTCTGAATCTTCGGCCGCTGCTTCTACAAGACGAGGAACATACCATTCTTTAAATTCTTTTTCAGTAATATCTCTATGTCCTGAAATAAAATAAATTTTCTTTTTCATTATTATTCTTTATTAAAATTTTATTACATAAATAAAGCTTTAAGTTCCTTATAAATGTAAAATAAAATAAAAAAATATGAAAAATTTGAATATTCCGTATGAAATAACATTAGTTTATTTTGACCATGGAACAGATTTGTTTCCAGAAGTTGTAAATAAAAAGGACTTAACAAAACCATCACGTAAGAAAGTATATAATAGTGTTAAGTCAACTAATTTCAATTTGAATGGTAACAAAACAGTGGAAGAGAAAGATATCTCTGAGGTTGTTGTACTTAACTCTGGATTTCATATATCTTTAGCAGAGAATTCACTCTTTTCTTCATATGGAAGATATAATGTTAAGTATGGAGAGGATGGACCTAGAGTAGCTGTAAGGATTCAAAATGATGAATTAGATTCAAAACTCCCAGGGCGAAACGTTTATATTTATGTAGCTATTGAAGGATTTTTTAAGATTCTTCAAGATACTAGATATGTTTCTGATGGAAATCTACACGGAACTTTCTCTTTAGGTATTGGATGTTTTCCTAGTTTAAAATTAGTAAAGGAAGATTCAACAAATAAATCATTTATATATTCTACGGAGATTGGGAAATTGATTGCAACAAAACCTAAAACGACAAAATGGAAACCTGGATATGTATATGCATTATCTCCGATGGAATTAGTTCTTTATCTAGGAAGTTATATTGAACCTTTTTCGCTCAAACAGTTCAGTTATAGTGGAGGACGTGAAAAGGTATCAAGTATATTTTTAAATTTCTTTGATTCATATTGGTGGTTAGATATTGAATCAGATCGAGAAATACATTTATGTATTCCGATAAATAAGAGAAATAATATTTTAGAAAAATTATCAGGAAAAAATAATAATATAAAGGATTTTATTCAAGGATATTTCTCTGAAAATCTTGAAAATGTAGATAATATAAGAGATGGTATAACTAGAGGAGTTTTAGATATTAAGAAAACTGCTATGAAAGGAACAGAAATCGAGCAACTTTTGGTAGGTGTAGATGATACTTATAACCCAAGAGATGTAATTGTGGATGTTATTGAATCTCTTTCTCATGTAGATTCTATAGATTTCTCTGCATTATCTAGTAAACCATTAGTGGATTTAAATGTAACAGATGGGTATTATCTTAGTATTCTTGAGATTGATCTTAAATTTTTCTTAGGAAATTATCCGAAATTAAAAAAATTTTATATAGAGAAATTACTTGAAAAGGATAATGTTGAATATAAACGAATCTTACAATATAAAAGTCTTTATAGTGATACCTCTCTAGATAGTATTCTTAATCTTACTCAGCATTATAAAGGAGTATTTATTCTTAAAAATCTTAGTAATTATTTTGGTTTAACTGAAGATGATATAAAACAATTAGTAATAGATAAAGTAATGAAAAATTAACTCTATGGAAACTATTAAAGAAGCTGTTACAGAATTAGGTGATATTAGAAAATCAATAAATAACTATAAGAGTATCAAAAACAGTATTAAGAAGACAATTACTGAAGGTTTGGATGAGATGATTAGATTTCTCATGGTTGGTCCAGGAGTAGTTAGTCCAGAGGCAACAAGAACTAGATGTAATAAAGTTATGGATTTGATTAAAATTTGGTATAAAAAGCCTGAAGATAGGGATTGCATTGAAAAAATTTTAGATATTAAGCGGAAGTTTATAACTCCCTCACTTACGGCTGGAGACTCTGAAGAAAAATCTATATCACAAAGGGAAGAAGAGATAGTAACTAGATCAAAGGAGTTAGAAGAGAAAATTCCAGCCGATCTTAGGGAGAAATATCTTCCGATGTATATAGAAAGACTTAGACCTGAAACTATTGAAAGAGGTGATGTAGCATTTCTTCCTATTGGACCTATACTTCACTATTGTATTGTTTTTAAAGTAGTTGGAGAGATATCATTTGTCTTATCAATTACTACATCAGGAGAGGCTAAAGGGTTCGTAGGATATCAACTTGAAAGATCTAGATTCTTTAAAGGAACTGCTCTGTATACTCTTCACCAGGTTCCGACTGCTTTAGTGAATAGGAAATTTGTTATGCCTTATGATAATAAAGCAGAATTAGGAAGAATTTTTACAGGTTGTGAAGAATATCTTAAAACAAATGTATTAAAAAGAACATATAATAAAAGAAAAAAGAAATGAGCACTAAGATTGGAGTAATTGTTGGTAGATTTCAAGTAGATAATCTAACAAGAGGACATAACTATTTATTAGATAAAGTTAGAGGAGATTTTGGAAATAATAATGTAGTTATTTTTATAGAAGAAACAAAAAACTCAGAAAGAACTGCACATGATCCTCTCCCTTTTGAAGCAAGGAAAGAAATGATACTTGAGTCCTATCCAAAGATGAAAATATTTAAAATTAGTGATCTAGGTAATTATCCTAAATGGGTTGAAACGCTAGATCATAGAATTAATTATTTAAAAAGTCTTGAGGAAATACCACAAGATTCTGAAATTTATATATGTGGTTCTAGAGATTCTGTAGCTGAGAGATATAAAGAAAATGGAGGATTCTATAATATAAAAATTTATCCTGATCAAAAAGATGATGTGCATGTAACTTATTCTGGAACAGAAATAAGAAGGAGAATTGTTAATTGTTTTACACCTAATTGGAAAGATGAAAAGTTAAGAAAATTTTTAATCTGGTGGTATGGAAGATCATGTGAATAGACTAAGAAGAATATGTAAAGAAACATATAAAGAATATCTGAGTTTATGTAGAGATATAGATACGTATTTTCACAGAAAACTTCTTCAGGAGGATAAATCTTTTGTAAATCTCATGGAACCTTTCAAAGTTTGCTTAGATCTCAGTGATAGCTCTAACTATTTAGTAGAATATTATACTGGTAATGGAAATTTTCTGAAGATAGATGAGCTTTCATTCTATTTCTTAGGAAAACTTTTTCGAGATTACTTAGAACCTTTGGATAAAATAATGAAATTTACTAGTAGAACGCAATGTAGATTTATGAGGTTTTTAGAAGATCTTATTAAAATTAATCCAGAAAGTAACTACATAAATTCAATTCTAGATAAATGTGAAATAAATTTTCAGTATATTCGAGATAGAGTGATAAATAATATTGGATATTTTGGGTATTCTGAACAGATTTTAGTATCAACATCAACATATAATGATGAAAACTTTATAACTGAAACTGTAAATTTAATAGGAGAATTTATAAAAATAGGAAGATTATATGAAGAAGAATAGAGGAAAAGAGTTAGCATATATTCTAAGACATAATCCGGCCGAAGTAGAAGGAGCGCTTGATTCAGAAGGTTGGTTAGAAACAAAGAAGTTAATTGATCATGGCTGGACTATGTCTGAACTAAAAGAAATAGTAGATACTGATAATAAAAAGCGCTATGAATTATCGGCCGATTTAAGAAAGATTCGTGCTCTTCAAGGTCATAGTGTTAAAGGTATTAATGCTAATTTTAAGAAGTATACAGGATGTAATATTGTCTATCATGGAACGCAAAGGAAGTTTTTAGAGAGTATATTTAGAGATGGGTTAGTCCCGGGGAGTAGAGAATACGTACACTTAAGTTCAGATCCTTTGACAGCAAGAAATGTAGCTCTTCGAAGAGGTCCTGAGATAGCAATACTTAAAGTAGATTTAGAAGGATTAGAAGATGAAGTATTTATTTCAGGTAATGGAGTTATTCTAGTGAAAAAAGTTAGTCCAGAACATATTATTGAAGTAGATTATGGTTCCTGAGAGAAATAATAACTATACGTTTATCATAGAAGTAGATTGTAATGAAGGTGAGGAAAATATATCGATTACTGAGATATCTTTAGATGAATTAAATCAAGTAAATCCTCTTCTCCTGGATATAAGAGAAAATCAAGGATATTATCCAACCGGAAATTTCTTGGTGTACCCTGATCCAAGTCCTGAAGAATTTTACGGAGCTAGGTTTAGAGAAAGTTTTGATATTTTAGAATCAAGGCTTCCTTGTCCGAAGAGTGGATTTAGGAGAATATTAGAAATTAAGGTATTTTCAGAATCCCCAATTTCCTTATACATGTAAATAAAATTAAATAAAATGGAAAACTTAAAAGACATGGAAAAGAATGGAAATTACTTTGTTAGAGAAGACATTGTAAGTGAACAACACGTACATCATAAAGATGAATATCGTGAAAAGAAAAGAGATAAAGTCGTTCTTACAAGTACAATTTTTGAAGAAACTACTCCACAACAAAAAAGAAAAGAGGATTATGGAAAATCTGAAAACTTTTTTGGGTAGTTAATATAGAAAAATGGTTTTGTTGTAGAGAGCTTAGGAGGAAATCTTAAGTTCTCTTTTTTGTTCCTTGCAAACTCTTATTAATGTATTATCATAAAACAATAAAACCATGAATTCTTTAAAATTTTACATTGACAAACTAAAAGATTGTGATGCACACGAAGTTATTAATTCTTTGAGAGTAAATCCAGTATTAAGTGTGGAAGAGAAAAATTTAATTTATTTATATCTTTTCCCTAGACCACTCTTAGACCGACAACTTCCAGAAAGAATTATAGCTTACAGAAAAAATAAGAACCCACAAGGATCTCTTCAACCAGATCTCGGAGAAATTGGATTACTTGTGGAGGCTTATCGTACGGAACAGTATAAAAGATTTATGAAACATTTATTCCACTCTTTTACAGATCCTGAACAACTCTTCCCTATTGCTGGTTTAGGACAATGTGAGTGTGCAATTTGTGGAAAGAATATGTATGAAGAAGGAGCATGGTTTGATCTATGTTCTAGATTTGAATATAATCAGCTAGAAAAAGAGAAAAAAGAATATCTTGCTTTTGGAAGTAAGAATTCTGGTATAAATTTATGTCTAGATTGTATTATTCAATTAAAAGAAACTTCAATACTTTTAGAAGAGATTGAGCCTGGTTATCTTCTAGATTGGAGAAGTAGATGTAAACCAGCGTTATTTGTGTAAAGAAATAAAAATCCCAAGCCTTATTTTACATAGGGCCTGGGTTTATTTTTTATAATTTTTGGAGATCTAAAATTTTAAGATCTCCTATTTTTTCTTTTCCATAAGAGAATTCATAATATTCTGCTTTAGAATCAATCAAGAATGTATACGTTTTATCTTTATCTTCATTAGTTAAAGTAATCGCATAATTATCTTGTTTATTGTGTTTTAATTTTAGTTTATCAATTCTAAAGTATAGAATTTCTGGAGTCTCTTCGTCAGTTTTAATCACTGCTGCAATATTATAATTACGTCCAAGAAGTTCAGATTGTTCTTTAGAGTTTGATAGATTTTCAAGAGCTTCGATAGATAGTGTTTTAGCATTATCAAATTTCGCTAAGAGTCTATCATAAAAAGCTTTCTCTTCTTGAACCTTAAAGTGCATTGATAACGGAAGAAATCTCAATGATTTTCCCGTTTCCTCTGGACTTTCAAAACTAAAGCCTTCCGGAATAATTCTAGCTTCTTTGACTTCCTCTTCCCCAATTATTTTATACTTAATAATTGAAGTTGTAGTCATAGGATCATAATCAGTTATATCCTCAACTTTTACTTCTTTAAGAGAATAGTCCCATCTTCCAGTTTCATCTCTAGAATAATCAATTAGTGCTAAAGAAGATCCAATATGTTTTGTTAGATCTCCTCCTCTAGGAACGTAATTTAGATTTCCTTCATAGAAACCATATAACTTTTTGTACTTGTCTAATGTTGTTAATTCTTTTTCTGGTTTAAATTCTAACATGATTTTATTGTTTTAGTTAATAAAAAAATATTTTCTTTCACATATAAGATTCTCATCCTATTAAAGGAGCAAAATAAATAACTACACCAATCCATAATAGACTAGTGTAGTTAATATTATTAACTGTTACAAATTTTTATTTCTATGTCATCTAAACGTTCAAAGTAGCCAATCCATGGAGTACTATAAGTAAAGAAAGTTCCATCATTTTTCTTTAACTTCAGAGAATATCTACTGTATTGTCCTTCTACATACCACCAATTCTTAGCAGCTTCTTTTTTAAGTTTTTCTCTTGATTCAGAAGTACATATATATTCTAAATCCATTGCAAATTTATAATGCTGTCGAATTGCTTCTTCATTTTCTTTTGCGATAGATATATTATTCCAAGGATAATCAATAATATCTACATCATTATGCGTTTCAAAAGAACTTCCTGTTTGGTAATAAATGATCAAATGTATGATGTCTTTTTCTTGAATATCATTGATTATTTCTTTAAGTAGATTCTTGGCAGCTTCTTCATCTTTTACTCCAAGCGCTTTTAATTTTTCCAAGTATTTTTCCATATAATCTTTGTATAAATTCTATAGTCCAAATTCCAATTACAAATAGGATTGCTAACCCACAGAGTAATATTCTAATCATAAAATGGTACTATTTTCCAACTTGCTTGTCCTATCTTCCAATTCACTTCTATATAAAAAACATTACCTTCATTTGTAATATATTTCACATAAGATCTCCAATCGCGAGTTATAGTTAACCATGGTTTTTTATTATAATTTACAGCATCGATTGAATCTAATTGTCTGTATATATCATGTTCATTTAAATATGTACAAATTTTTTTGGCAGTATCATAATCAAAAAATTTAGCATCAAATCCTACATCAAACTTTATGAAACCAAGATCTTCATTAGTATTTGAATCTATTGTTTTAATTTTATAGTATGTAGGAAATATTGCTTTAATTGGTTCTGGTTCTCTTTTTTCTAGAATAACTTTTGTTAATCCGTCTATAAACATTTCAGCCTCTATTCTGGACATTCCTTTAGAAATTAGCGTTCTTATGTACTTCTCCATAACGTTTTTGTTTTACTTCATTTTTACTACACTAGGAATAGTATCACAAACTATAATAGTTGAATCCTCAGCAAATCGTATAGATAACTCAGAGGCTTTAACGTACTCTATGACTTTTTCGGTATTATCTTTGAGAGTAATCTTAAGTGTATAATACTGAAATACTCTATTATTTACCCATTCAGTATAAATAGTAGATACAATACACGCTGTGATAAGAATTAGTCCAATTCCTAGCCATTTTCTTATTCTTCTAGTCTCAATTAAGAGAAAATAAACTCCTATTAGACATATTATTATTGAGAATATAATTACTATAATCGTCATTTATCTTTAGAATTAAATTTTTCTAATAACTCCGCTGAATGTTTCTTTAAAGCTTCTTCTGAGGTTAATGAATAATATTTATCAATTTCAAAATCCCAAGTTGTATCTCTGTTTCCTGATGAATTATTAACTCTGAGTTGATATGTTATAAGCGGTTCATCTCGATTTAATGATAAGTTTATATTTACGCATTCAACATCATAATACTTAAGCTCTCCATAAGTAACTCGATATAATCTTGTTCCTGGTTTATATTTATAATTTATTTCTATAGTTTTCATAATCAATCCTCATCACTATTTACTATAAAATCCCAAACTAATTTAACAACTCCTCCTGTTATGAAGAATGTAGTTAGCATCTCTGTAAATTCTGATTTTTCTGGAATTATTGAAAGAATAACTCCAATAATTATCAGAACTAAATCTTGTATAAAATTTCTCCATTTCATGATGTAAGTAAAAATTTAATTGCATTATAAATCACGAAAGCCATAAAAATTATTCCAATGATATATGCTGTAAGAATAAATACTCCTACTGATAGCGCGAATACAATCTTAGTTATAAATCCTAGGAATAAACATCCTAAGAACATTATTACCAAGAACATAAAACATCCTAGACAACTTTTTCCCAACATTCTATTATCCTTTCTTTTAAGTAATTAAAGTATTCATTAATAGATTTTCTTTTCATTTCCGACCATTTTTCATCTACTGTTACAGAATATTGAATTCTTATCATGTAAATTAAGAGATCTTGTACTGTTGTTCCAGAAGGCATTGGAAGTTTGTAATCGCCTAGAATTTCTTCAGAATCTATCATCTCAAGGATATATAATTCTAGTGCTCTAACAATACTACAACACATAGCTTTTCCTCTAGTAGGATATTCTCCATTATCTCCATATAATCCAGTTCCATCCATAAGATCTGGATCATCAAAAGTTTCTGGATTATAAAATGAAATTTGCCAATTCCAATTTATACCTTGACTATAAAATTCTGGTTGGATATGTATTATTACGTTATGTTCGTCTAACCATCCTAAAAGACCAATTAAATTTTTTGGCTCATAATCTTCTCCAAGTTTCTTAGCAATATATCTATATAGATCATTTGCATAAACTAATAATAAATCTAATCTTTCTTTTTCCATCTTTTTCTTGTTCTAAATAATATGTATGGAGTTAGAATAAATATTATGAATGGAGTTTGTGATGCTACTACCCAATCCATATCTTTGGTAGTTAGGTATATAATAGGATCAAATATAAATTTCCAAAAAAGACATATTAAAATGAGTTCACAACCTCCACCTTTCTCATCTAACCATTCCTCAAATTTAAACTTTTTCATATTATTACTCCTTTCCACATTCTTTTTTCTAAAGTATTTGTTACTTCTTCCGGAAAATCAGCGACGTTCCAGTGTGCATCAAATAATTTATGTTTACAGATTTTACATAACCACCATGGAAATTTTTCATATAACCATGCAAAGCTATTAAAAGCCCAATCACGACTTGATGCCCATTCCGTCGCTAAAAATCCGGAAGTATAGATTGGAATACACCCTTCTTCTTTAAATAACTTCCTTCGTGAGACTCTAGGGTCAATCCATGATAATACTTTAAGAAAATTATATAATATTTTTACACTCCATTTATATCTCAATTTTTCTTGAATCGGATAAGTAACTTCATGAAACCACCAATCTCTAAAATATTCAAGACAAGGCATATCATGATCACTTTTATGTTCCCAAAAAGTTTTATAATATTCTTGAATAGGATTTTTATGAATTTCTTCTAACCCTTGAATTACATGATATATTTCTACAGGTTTATCGTTTAATGTAATTCTGTATTCTATATCTGAACTACTAGGTCTAAATTTATCATACGTCCATTTGTGAATTAGAAAGACTGATATATAGTCCTCAGAATTATCACAATCGTAAGTTTCAGACCATCTCCCACATCCCCAAATTCCGAGATACCAATATTTAAGTCCTCCATTAGAAAAACTGAAAGACATTGTCATACTATTTCCCCACTCTTCATTAGGGGAAGTGTCGTCCTCAGATAAGATGGGATTTATTCCTCTTTCTTTTAGTCCATTCAAAATTAATTCTGTAATCTTTTTAAATTTTTTAATTTTTTCTTCATTAATATTTTTCATGATTCTTATTGTTTATCAATTTTAAGGCTTTAAATCCTTATAAATGGAAAAGAGAAAATCCTTTGAATTGCATATTATAGTGTGAGCCCCTGCCTGTGATAGGTCGGGGTTTATTTTCCTTATATGTGTTATGAAGAAAATAAAAATAGAAAGTATTGAATTTTATAGATTACGATATAACAAAAATATTATAGTTGGTTATATCAGATTTAATCAGTTATTTAATAGAGAAGAATTTATAAAATTTATTTATGATAAAAATATATCTATTCTTCGAAATAAACTTTTGAATTATCATATTCTAAAGAACTATGAAGAATTAAATGCAGCTAGATCTCCAATAGGGAACTGGATTAGTCCTTCTGAAGTTAGAGATTTAGTAATGGTATTACCTGTTTATTTACATTCTGAGGATAATTATAAAAAATTAACAAAACGAAGTTTATTTAGAAAGCTTAAGAATAATCTTATAATCTCAGAAACAGTTCATAATAATCTTTACAAAGATATTATAATGAATATTTGTCCTTCTGATATAGAATTACGAGGTTTTATTGAGTATTCTCTTAGACTTCCAGATAAACCAGATAAAAGTTATCGTAATTTTATAATGAATATCTTGGATTTTTTAGAAGCTCTTGAAACTCTTACTAATGAATAATAAATAACAATAAACATAAGAATTATGGAAAAAGAAATTAAAATTAATGGTTCAAGATTAAAATTAGTAAAGTACTGTGATTATGAGTATGGGAAAAGTACTGAGATTATCCTGAGAAATAAGAAAAATCTAAAGTATCAATATGTACTTTTAGCAGATAAACTTAGTTCTTCTGGTAATCCTTGGTTAATAATGGATTCTTATGGAAAAAATAAAATAAGAGTTAGTCCTAGTGTTCATAATTACGCATCTGCATGGGGAATAGTAAGAGAAAAAAGAGTTGAAAGATACTCTGGGGAAACTTATTCAACCCAGGATCTTAGAATTATATTATCTTTTTTAGGAAGTACAATTAAACTTGAATACCTAGATACTGCTGAACTTTTAGCGCAAGCAACAAAAGATGAAATAGTTATCAAAGGTTTTTACGAGATGTACGGTCGTGTAGGGATGACTAATTATATTGAAGATCTTAATGATATTATTAAACGTTCCGAATATACACCCAAACCTATTGAAAGAAAAACTAAGTATCCAAAAATTTATTCAGATTATAATAAATATTCAATTAGTAGGTTAATAACTGATTTAATTGAGGATAATGCAAGTATTCTTATTAATCCAGAGTTGATCGGAGAATATAAAAGACTTTCTCCTAAAAAAGTGGATAGTAATACTGCTGTTACTTACCAAAAAGATAAATGGGCGAAAGTGACAGGAACGATTGGAAATAAAAGACGAGCTAACTTAGGAATCTGCTTTGATACTAATGTGGTAGTTAATATCCCAGAAAATACAGTCGGAATAGAACCCGGCGAAAAAACATATAAAACAAGACAATCTATATGTTTAGTAAAGGATGGTCTTCTTAATCAGTCTTTAATAGGAGTTATGATTTCCAATAAACTCGCCGGGAAATTTAAACGACTGGGGATAATAAAATCAGAATTAGTGTTTTCTGGAGAGTATCTAACAGATATCTCATCTCTTCCAGTAGTAACTAAGTGTGCAATTAGAGATATTAGTAGTTATTACCTTTCTCGATTAGAAGTTAAGTATAAACTTGCAGCAATAGCTAATGAATATATTCAAGAGTACTATCCTGAGAAGGTAACTTTAGATCCAAAAATAGAGTTTCTTAAATCTCTTGGAATAGTTGGAGATTATTACTTCCCTAAGAAGGAAACTGATAAAGAAGCTACAAGAAAATCAGAAATGATAATGGAATTGGTTAGTTTTATTTCTGGTATCCCTGGAGAAAAACAAAAAAGACAACTTATGTATAAAGAATATCAAAGAGGAGCATTACCAAAAAGTAGTGTAATCAAAGTATTCTTAGACTCTATTGGTTTTGGAAAAAGGCCAATCGAAGAGATTCGAAAAGAATGGAAAACTAATCTCACTAAATATAATGAAGAGCTTAGAAGAAGAAAGTTTCAGATCATTATGTCAAAAACAACGAGATTTAATGATAAACATTTTCCATTGATTGAGAGTACTAGTAAGACGGTTGATATCTTTTCTTCAGATCATACAGCAACAGTTTCTTGGAAATTTTTACTAAATACTATAAAATCATGAGAGTAATAAATAATTTAGAGACAGTAAAAAGTCTTCTAAAATTTAAGATATCTTCTAAAGGTAAACCGGAGATATATTATTTTGTGCAAGTTATACAAAGAAGAAAAGAGAATCCTGATTTACCTCTTCAAGAAATACAGAGATATGCTTGGTGGGTGACAGATTTAGGAGTTCTTGAAAAATCCTGGAATCGATTAACGGAGATGTGTGAACATTATAAAGCAAGAGCTTACATATCTATTACACCAAGATCTTTGGAAAAATTTGGAAAGCAATGTATGTTTGAATATTCTAAGAGAGTAGCAAACAATGATTATACAAATATACATAATCTTCCAAAGAAAGTAGCCTTAAGTAATGAAACGGTTCAATCAAAAGGAGTTGTAGATAAACCTAGGTGGATTTTAGATATTGATTCTGAAGATAAATCCTATCAACATGATATAGAAAAATTTATCTCAGGATATACTAATATTCTAGGAAAAATTAATACTCCAAATGGTTGTCATCTTGTGATAGAGTCATTTAATTATGGACTTATTAAAGATTATCTAGTTTCTAAAAAACGAGAGGACTATAAAATAATAAGTGATAATGAGGTTGAAAGACTATTTACTCTTAGAAGAGAAGGGAACACAATTCTTTATGCAGTAACTAACTAAACTAGAACATTTAAGAAGAAGGAATGAAATACTTCCTTCTTTTTTATTTTCTTCTCCCCTGAAATTCTTATATATGAAGCGGAAATTAATACAGAATCCGCTTCGAAAATAAATGCGTAAAGAATTAAATAACATTAATGAATTAAATTATGAAAAAGTTAAAAACAGTAAAAGTTCCCACATCTAACGGAGTGGTAGTCTTTAGACCCATTGAGGAAACTCCAACATCACATTTAATTTGTGATAAAGAATGTCCTTATGGAAAATGTTGTTCTTTTATCCCTGATCCTAGAGATCCCGGAAATGAAGAACTATCATTTATCGATTTTTGTAATGATCTTGGAGCTAATAAAGGAGAAGATTCAGATTTAACCTCAATGGTTCCAAAAGAAGGCACTCTTGAGGAAATTTTCAAAGATCAGCCTGATATATTACAAAAAATCGCCGGAAATAAAAAATTGGTTTATCTCGACGAAGTAATCGATAAATGTTGCCCTGATATCTGTGAATATTATAATAAGGAACATTCAGAGTGTACCTTAGAAAATAAGATGTGTATTCTTCGCGGATTGTTTGTAGGTCCAGTTAAAGAAGACAAACCTTCTAAAGAAGAAACGCAGGGACAGGAAGCTGTTGAAGAAAAGAAATAAGTTTTAGGGGAGTATGAGAAAATACTCCCTTTATTTTATAAGATAATTTTATGGAAATAACAGGAAAATATGGTAAAGCAATTGTCTTTACTGATAATATTGAACCAGAAGCAGTTTCTCAAGTCTACGAACTTTTAAATACTAAAATGACTGAGAATGAAACAGTTAGGATTATGGAGGATTGTTTAACAGAGGACACAGAAGTATTAACTGAGAATGGGTTTAAGAAGATAATTGATCTCGATAATACTGTTAGGGTTGCTAATTATAATCCAGATACTCAATTAGTTGAATTTTATTCTCCAAAAAATATTCTTATTAGAGATTTAAGAAAAGATGAAAAAGTTTATAAATATAATAACACTAGAGGATATTCTTTCAGAGTTTCTCAAAGGCATAGATTAGCATTGAAGAATAATATGGGAGAATTAGCAGAAAATATAGATTCTTTTCTCATGAAAGAAAACATATTTAATGCTAAAGGTGTTAGTACTCCGATAAATAAGTATACAGATAACGAGATAAGAATATTATGTTGGATTATTGGCGATGGAGTAATAGCAAATACACATAATCCAAAAAGAATATCTTGTAATATTCGTTTTGGGTTAAAGAAAGAGAGAAAAATAAATCGAATAATACAATTATTTGATGAAGAAGGATATAAATATGGAAAAAGTGAATATAATAAACAAACAGTAATTAGATTATCTGTTAAGGATAGTGAGAAATATATTAATTTAGTTACACTAAAGAAAAAATTTCCCTCTGATTTAATATTTATGTCTCAAGAACAATCAAAGATTTTTTTTGAAGAATTAATTCAAGTTGATGGAGACTATGAAAATTATATTAACAATAATCACGGAAGTTATAGAATAAATTCCAAAGATCTAGATACTTTAAATTTAATATCAGCTATTGCAACAATCAATAAAGGTTTGTCAAAAATAGTATTAAAGACTTTTAATGGATATAATGGTTTAAATCAAATACATTATATTAATATAATAGATGATTCTAAACTTAATTATTCAAGAAATGGAATACATAATTCAAAATTTCAAAGAAATGAAGTTGAGTATTGCGGTAAATTAGTTTGTATTGAGACAAATACTGGATATTTTATTGCTAAACAAGGAGGATTAACTTTTATTACTGGAAATTGTCATGCAGGAAAAGGTTGTGTAGTAGGATATACTCAAACCTACTCTGGTGGTCCTCTTGATCCTGATGTGGTTGGCTGTGATCAAGGTTGCGGTATGTTAAGTGTAAAATATAAAATGCCTTCGGGAGATCCAGAATTAGCTCTTTGGGATGCTAGAATTCGTAGAGATATTCCAATGGGTATGGAGATTAATGAGAAAACTGTTATCCAAGAAAAAGAATTCAAGAAATTTTTTAAAACAAAACTTGAAAGAGCAAGAAGTTTATGGCCTGAATTTGTATGTTATGAGGGTCTTGGAGAGATAGAGAAATTTATATCAAAAACCCTTAAAAGAATTGGTATGTCTGAGGGAATTTTCTATAAATCTCTTGGAACTCTTGGTGGAGGTGAGAAAAATTGATTGCCTCCAGAATGATTAATAGTCATTCGTTGTAAAAGTCGTCCATATCGGGAGAAGCTGAGATGCTAATCACCGAGGGAAGGTTATAGTGTTAAAACTTATACCCCCGTAGAGAGCAGAGGGACTTGGCCTGGCATAAAAGTCAGAAGGTGTGCTCCGAACTAGTAGGAAAAAGAACTACTAGAGATAGGCAGAAATGATCTATCCGATACTTGAAAGTAGTATTAGTAACAAAATTGAATCATTTTATAGAACTTGGACAGGTAGAAGAAGATAAAGAGTCTGTTTGGGTTACTATTCATACAGGATCAAGAAATTTAGGAATAAAAATACTTGCTTATTGGAAAAAACAAATTGGGAAAACTAGGATAATTGAGGCGGATATGAAAGCGGCCGAGAGAGGAATTAAGGAGAAGTATAAAGGTCAAGGGAAGAAAATCAAAGAAGAAATAGAAAAACTTCATGCTTCCGGCCGATATACAATTCCGCCTAGTAGATTCTTAGTAACACATGAAGATATATCTGGTTATCTCGGGGATATGTTTTTTGCTCAAGCTTATGCAGAGTATAATCGAATGGTGATATCAGAGAGAATTAAAAAAGCTCTTGGACTCGGAAAAGAGCTTGAGAGGATTGAGTCTATTCATAATTATATAGATCCAAGAGATAGAATAATTAGAAAAGGATCTATTCAAGCTTACGCCGGACAGAAAGTAATTATCCCTATGAACATGGCTTTTGGAACCTTAATTTGTGAAGGTCTTGGTAATCCTGATAGAAATTATAGTGCTCCTCATGGTGCTGGGCGCTTAATGTCTAGGCGAGAAGCAAGAGAACGATTAAGTCTCCAAGAATTTAAAGAAAGTATGGGCAATGTATATTCTAGTTCTGTATGTCTCGCCTGTATTGATGAAGCGCCCGAGGTATATAAAGATCCTTCTGAAATAATAACTGGAATACAAGATACAGTGAAAATTTTGGAAATTATTAAACCTATTTTATCTATTAAAGCAGGAACTGGAGATGGTGAAGATTAGTTTTTACAGAAGACTTCAAAAAGAATTATCAACTGATATTGGAATTGTTAGTGGAAATATTCTTGGAGAGAACTTTATTTTAGAATATAATTTAGATGGGTTAGCGACTAAGAGAATAACTCCTAAACAAATTTATGTAAAAACTTGTCTTGGAAAATTTTGTATATTTCGATTTTGTGATGATACTTCTTTATTAGAACATCTTCGATATAGAAATATGATCGATTGCTTAATCATTCAGGAAGTTAGTGTTGACCTAGAAGAACTCAAAAAATCATTTATCCAAGGATCTAAAAATTATCCTTATGCGAATGATTTGAAACATTTAGTAAAAAACTTAGATAATATAAAATTTACATGACAGGGATAATAGTTGATACAAACGATATGATTGAATTAAGAGAAGTAATAATTCGAACTATGAAAAATTTAGATATTTACATATGTATTGATGATCAACACTATAATTATCTTAAAAGACCTAGACGAAAAGATATATATGAATCTATTGGTTTTGGTAGGTTTTATTTTGAGTTACCGGAAAAAATGTCAAATAGATCAATTGTTAAAGTTTTAGGGACAGTAGAAGGAATAGATTATAAAAAGATAATTCAGGGTATGAAGAAAGCTTTTAATGATAAATTTTGGGGTGGTGATGACACTCAATTGACTATATTAAAAGATATGATAAATAATTCAAAAGAATATTTCCTATGATAGCAGATATTGTTATATCGAATTATTATTTTAAATTACATTCTACTAGAGATACATTTTTAATTCTTCAAACAAGTATAGATCTTTCTATTAATATAACTGTTCCTGTTATATTAAAACGACCATCTTATAAAATTATCTACGCTTTTATTAGAGAAGGGTGTTTTAATATAGAACCGAAATGTACAAATGATAGTAGATACGTTATTATCGGAAGTGTAGAATTAGATGCTCAAAAAGTTATAGAATGTTTTAGGGAAGCTCGTAAAACAGAATTATGGAGACTTTATATGGAGAAGTCTCATTTAGCCAAACTTGACAAACTTTTATTAAATCCGGAAATCCTTATATGTGATAAACATAAACTATAAAAAACTTATGGAAGAAGATAATAAATTTAAAGAATATCTAAAGCCTGACTACTCTTCAGAAGAACCTCCATATGATTCAGGAAATGATGACGATGATGATATCAATGAAATCGATGAAGCAGAGGAGGATGAGAGAATAGAAAAAGTAGTTAAAGGTCAAAAAGAATTGAATGAAAAAATTATGCAACAGACACCATTTGGACAAAGTGTAGGTGGAAGTAATTGGGGTCAACCATCAACTCCATCTTGGAATAATAACGGAGGATCTTCGTGGGGAGGAAGTAATAATCAACAGTATCCATGGCAAACAAAACCAGCTGGAGGAAATTCTTGGGGAAACTCAGGAGGATCTTGGAGTGGATCTCCTGGCTGGGGTAGTGGTGGTAATACTGGAGGATCCTGGGGAAGTAGTAATACAAATAATGGAAGAAAAGAGATTGATCGACAAAAACAAGTAATATTTTGTGATGTCTTAGATTGTTTAGTAGAAACTTTCCAAAGTAACGGAAAACCAGGTCTTCTTCCACGTGGAATTTATGATATTAGACTCCGTTTTGAAGTTTGGGATAAGATTTTATGTTTTAACCCAAATAAAGTTTATGCTATGGTTCCAAGAAATCTAATCTTAAGTAGTAATGGTTCAGATTCTTGGAAAATAATGTTAGAATATATTGTTTGTGCTTTATCAGAATATCTAAGAGTTCCGTATGATCATTGTCAAATCTTAGTACAGAATGATTTTGGACAATCTAAAGATAGAATGATGGATGCTGTAATTTCTAAGACTCGTGGATTTGATAAGAATTCAGCCATACAAATTGGACTTGAATCTGGTTTATATGGTCAAAGTAATAGAGATATATTAGCAGCAGAAAAAGTAGGAATTGATTATATAGATCTTGGACAACTTCTTAACATATATTTCTAATGATTAACCTAGAACAGAAAGGAGAATGGGGCGTATATTTCTTTGATATCGACCATGTTCTTATATATTCTGCTACAATAGAATTAACTCCGAAGAAATATACTAGGAATCCAAGTATAGTTCCTGGAAAGAAAAATAAATTGGTTATAGAATTAGGAGTTGAGCCTGAATATTATTTTAAGAAAACAGGGTTAAAATGTCTTATGAAGCGTATGGAAAGTTTAGGAATTATTAACCTCGAAGATAAACATCGAGGGAATACTTCTTATGATCCTATTATTTGTGATAAAAATTGGAAAAAGATTAATTCATTAGAAATATCTTTAAAAACGATAGTCGATATAATTAAAAAGAAAGATACATATTTAATTGTAGGAGATTCAAAAACTGTAATAAATATTCTAAATTCTTCTGAAAGCTTGAAATTCTTATAAATGTATAAAATATAACAAATAGAAAAATGAAAAATTTAGTAGCACAAAAATGGATTGATGAATGTGGAACTTTATTTCCGATTGATGGAAATACAGTACTTTATCCAACTCCAGGTTCAGGAATTTTTGAATTATATCAAGGAAAAGGTCAAGATAAGAGAATCGGTTTAAAAAAACTCTCAGAAAAGTTTGAATTTAATTACAAAATATATGATGTAGGTTGTGATAATTTATTTGATATAATTCAAAAAACTTGGGAATCAGATAAATTTGTTGAAGAGAATAAGAATCTTGGTGTTATTTTCACAGGATATAAAGGAACAGGAAAAAGTGTTGGTGCTAAACTATTATGTAATAGATTAGACATTCCTGTCATAATCATTCCTGATAATGAAATAGAGGGAATGGTAAGTTTTATTCAACAACTCGACTTTGAATGTATTGTTTTGATTGATGAAGCAGAGAAAACATTTAAGCGAGGAGAGAGTGATGAAGTATTACTAAAATTAATTGATGGGGTATATAATAGATCAAGAAAATTATATATTCTAACAACAAATACACTTAACGTAAATGAGAATTTACTTGGACGTCCTGGAAGAATTAGATATATCAAACAATTCGGAAATTTGTCAGAAAAAGCAATAAACGAATATTTGGACGATAATTTAAAAATTCCAGAAGAGAGAGAGAATATTCTTCAAAAAATCGATCTTCTTGAGATATCTACTATTGATATTCTTGGTTCGATTGTTGATGAAGTAAATATTCATGGAAAACTTTCTGAAGATACTTGCCTTAATATTCCTTTGGCTAAATATGTTTTCGATATCATGAAATTCCCTGTTGAAACAGAGGAAGATGTAACAAGGATTAAGGAAATTCTTCGTCCAGGAAGAGCTAATTTCCCAGAATGGCTTGGAAAAGATTGTGAGATGGAAGATAAAGATTCAGATACTAAGACAAATGAGGATTATTGTAGTAATATCCTAGATGGTTGGAAAACTAGAATGACATCTCAATTCTCAAGTCTCTGGAAAAATCAAGAACTTAGTATTGGAACCATTCTTGAAGATCCTGATGAAGACGGATTTATTCTAGTTAAGGATATATATGGGGATGGCGAAACATTAGTTAAGATAATTAGACAGAAAGGTAATCCAAGTTTATATCGAGGTGGATTAATGTTCTGATAATAAAGATATAGAGTATTTGAAGACAGAGGGTGGTAAGTCGTGAGATTATGGCTGCCCTCATTTTCTTATTTATGTAAATTATGGGAAAAAAGAAAAGAATAATAACTAGTTTTTCAGATGTTATTACAAATTCAAGCACTGAAGTATTTTTAATTCAAGGACCAGATGCATTAAGACAGATGATTGGTACTGGAATATATAAAAAATATCAAAAAGATTTCCTTGTTCTAAAAACTGAGGAAGATGTTGAATATTTCTTTAGATTTCAAGGAAAGAAAGGATTTAATCATAATTATTCAATATGGGATTTAAAACCTCTACTAGGAAATCTATTTAACTTATACCTTGATATGAACAATGAATTCCCTGATAAAGAAGATGATATTTGGGAAATGTTTAAACCAAAGATTATGGAGAGATTAAAGGGAACTATTGTATATATTGATATTAAACATAATCAAAAAATTATGAATAGACTTTATGAACTGTATCCTGATGATAAAGACTATTCTTATGAGTTAGATAACTTAGAAACAAAAGGATTTAGATATGGATGGAGTCTTGACTGATATTTCTGGATTAATGACGGATAGGTTTTATATTTATTTAACAGGATATAATAAAGATGCTGTTGTATGTTGTTTTAAATTAGGAGCTTCTATCGAAAATACTATACCAAAACAATTATTAAAGTTTTTTGGAGGAAGTGCTGATGAAAATACTTATACTACAGATTACATTATTCTCATTAGAACTAATATAAAATATCCAATCTTAAAACGCTTAACTCTTCATACAGTTTTGAAAAATACATATGATATTGAAGCAATTACCCCAGAGAGATTTAAAGGAGGTAATATCAAAACTATAAAAGGAAATTTTATATATAACTCTGAGATAATAACAAAAAATCCTATAAGTAAGACAACACTTATTCGTAACCTAGGAAGTAAAGTAAAATTATCAGAAAATATATTAAATATCTTAGAAAAATATGAGCAAAAAACGTTTAATTGTTAGTTATTCAGATGTAATTACTAATTCGAGTACACAAGTTTTCTTCTTAGATATTGAAGAAAAATTAATAAATCTTCTAAATGAAAATAATATAACTGATAAAGTGATTATTATAAATTCTAAAGAAGATGTAATTCGTGCTGTTGAATTTTATCAGAAAGAAGAGGATAGTGGGGGATACGGAAATAGTGAGATATTCAATCTTATTAATTTCGTTTATGAGTGGTATGATATGTATACTAAATATGGTAAAGGAGATAAATGGAAAGAACTTAACGATGCAGGTAAAACCGATAGAGAGATTATTGATTTTATTTGGCCATTAATAGACGGGGTTATCGGAAAAGTATATTATTCATTTGCAGATGATTATGGTATACCTAAAGAAGCTGATATTCTTTGGGAAAATGGATATAATAGTTACAGAGAATAATAAATAGAGTTATTATATAAAACTATACTTAAAATAATAGGTATAGTTTTTATTTTTCTTCCCTTAAAACTCTTAATGATGTAGTAGATAGTTGTGTTCTGCTACCGTAAAATAAAATATATGAATTATGGATAGAAAAGAAGAATTAATTAATCTCTTAGGTATTTTTCTAGGAGATTCAAAGAAACAATCAGAAGAAGTTAAACCTAAGATTGTTGAGATATGTAAGGAAAGATTTGATAAGATCTATGAAGTTTATAGAAAATATGGATTAACTAATTCATGGTATGATGAATATGATCCTACTCGAGGAAGTCTTTGGTTAGATGATGATTACAATGAGGATGCTATTAATGATAAAAGTATTTGTTTAGAGTATACAGATCATTGGGGTTATGGTGGTAGTTGTCATTGCTATATGGAATTAAAATTTTCTCAATTTGAAGATTCTTTTATAGAGGCGCTAGATAAATCCCTTAAGAGTACAAGAATCGCTTCATTAAAAAGAGAAATAGAGTTACTTGAAGCTCAATTAGAATCTAAGAAAACTTGTTTAAAAGAACTGAAAAATGGCAATGAAAACGAGTAATACAAATATTGAATTAAGTAATGATATCAAAATTTCTGATTCTGTAGTAAAAGCTGTAGTTGAAAAAATTCTATCCTCTGCACAATCGGATGAGATTTTAGATATAGTTATTAATTATCTTCGAGGTTATCTAGAGAAAATAATGGATAATCCTGAGATAATAGTAAATAATGAAGAGAGATTAGTATCTACTATAGATAAAAGAATCTTTGGAGATTTTAATTTAATGCAAAGATTACATAATATAGAAACAGCTATAACTAATATTAATAGTGTTATTACAGGAAATAATATTTATTGGAATAGTAATCAAGAATTTTTCTGTAATTCTCCACTACGTGATATAGCAAGTGAAATAACTGATATCAAATGTAGAATTGATATGTTAAAAAATGAATTTTATATGCTACAAAATCAAATTCCTTAGCATTCTGAAGAAAAAAATAAAAAGAGGATCAACTTGACTAATTAAAGTCAAGACCTCTTTTTTTCTTTGTAAATTTCCTTTTGTTTAGTTATAGTCTCTTGATATATAAAATCAAAAGGAAATCTTTAGTTTCCATTTCTGTTTCGATCTTGAGTTTAACCTCGTGATCTCATCAGGTTAGGAATTCACCTAACTACAAAAATGAAAATGGAGGGAAATTTTGTTATCCCTCCGGTTAGTCATCAATGAATTCTTCTTCATTGCTGTTAAATAGTTCCGGAATCATATATCTAAACCAATAATAAATTCCGGTAGTTCCCATAATTATTGCTGATATTGAATAAATTATATCAAATCCTAATATCCAAGCAATTCCTGCTAATATCATTGTCATAAAAATAATGACTTCTGTTATCTTTTTCATAATGTATTAATTTTGTTAATTATTGTCTCTAAACCCAAGTTAATCCATAACTCGGGCTGGTTGTTTTAGCTTATTCAGCTTTTACTTCTTCAGCAGGTTTTTCTTTTTCTGCATCCGGTTTTAGGTTGACGGTTTCTTCTACCAATTTTTCCAAATCCTCATCTCTAAGACCTTTCGGTTTGAGTTTTTTATAGGCTTTTTGACATCCTAAGGTAGTTGCTACTCCTAATGCCATTCCTGCTCCAGCTGCTACTGCTACAACTTTTGTTGCACCAAATTTCGTTACTGCTGAGTTAATTAGTTTCATAATTTTTCCTCCTATTATTTAAGTTATTAATTTTGTTAATTATTGTCTCTAAACCCAAGTTAATCCATAACTCGGGCTGGTTGTTTTAGCTTATTCAGCTTTTTTGTTTTTCCGGTTATTTAAACATTTTTTAGTTTTCTTATAACCATAATCAAATACTACTTTTGCTGCTATTCCTGCTACAAAAATTCCAACGTTTTTTACAACTGCTTTCATAATTCTATAATTTTTTGTTGTTAATATTCTTTTGTCTCTATTTTCTAAGTAAATTACTTAGAAATGGTTGTTTTTACTCTAAGCTTCTCTCTTAAAGATTTCTAACTTAGAATTATATATAATCTTTATAATTTCCTCATCGGTATTTATCATAGGTTATATATAATAATTTAACTGTATATTAAATCCCTCTAAATTCACATCCTATTACTAATAACTCTAGACTATACAGGTCCTTTGTTATTTTCATAGTTCACCATATATATTTGGCTACATGTCTTTGATATATTCCTCTTGATAATCCTTTATCAGGTTTATCTCAATATATCGTGGCCTTATAATATTATCTACTATAAGGAATTTATTTAATTTTTTATTTATTTTGTTAAACTTGGCTAAATGCACGTTATAAAATTTGTTAGTGCTTGCCAAGTTATGTGTCCAACCTTTATCAATTATTAAGTTATATTAAGTATTTTCTCTATTTTGATAAATAGTATAATTCAATATAGTAACTTAATATACTTATTTAATTACGCTCAGAACTTATCCTTGTAAAAGATATTTTAATACTATTTAAATATCTACTCAAGTGATATAACAACTTCCACCTGTCCTTATATTATATTTCATAATTATAAGTTAGATCAAGGTGATGAATTTTATAAAGTCGTTCTGACGACTTCTAGGTTAGCAACTCCTAGTCTCTCCTTATAATACTCCGTCATCACACCTTTCGTATGTATTATAAGTTCTAGTTATATCTATGTATAACGCTAAAGTATAAAAGACATAATATATCTTTTAAATTAGATATACTATGTCTTTAGGTAATATCAGATATTTCTATCTTTTATTACATATATAAGGCTAATAGGGTTTCTTAGACGGTATTATTTTAACCTCTTAGGAACTCTATTTTCCTTTCATATATAAGGTTTTTAGTCTTTTCTAGACGGTGGAAAAATAAAGGGTGGAATTACCCACCCTTTTCTTACTTAATTGCAAGCAAAAACGTTTTATAATCAACAACAGACTTTCGATATATACTATCTATGTCAGCGCCAATCAAATAGAGGGATTGTTTATAATCTCTCAATGTTTCTGGCTCATTGATATAATATTCGACTAATCTGTTTACTATTGTTTTTATTAATCGCAGTTTTCTTATTACGTAATCTCTATTAATCGAAGGAACATCAAAATCCTTTCCTTCAATCGCATACTTGTTTAAGATAGCTGTATAGTTGTCATAACTATCTTTTAGTTTATCTACTATTCCATTGGATAAACTATTTTCAACTGAGACATCTATGTAATTTTTTACTCCGTCTCTTAATAATCCTAATGCACTTAATATTGTCATTAGTGTGTTAAGTTTTTCTATCATATTCCTTTTCTTTTAAGTTTGTTTTTTATTCTCACTTATAAGGCTTTCAAGGAATATCAGACTAGCAAAATACTTCAGCGTCGTAATAGCCTTTTTCTAGTGCATTTAAGAAAAATTCAACCTCTTCTGCAGACATAGGAGCAAAACCATGAACATCAACACCTACATCTAATCCAAATCTCTTAATCATTTGTCTTCCATGAATATGTCCAAAAAGATTATACTTTTTTGTAGAATTCATAGGTTCATGTACAAGTGCTATCTCTTTTCCTAGGAGTTTTGTTTCTGCTTCAGTTAGGAATACTTTTGAAAAACCAGAATCTATAAGCTCTCCTATAAAATCAGGTATATCTAGATTTCTTTCAGATTTTTCTTTAATCTCATAATTTCCACAAACTAATCGAATATCTCCATTTAAATATTTCAAGTAACTTCTATCACCAAAATCTCCAAGATGCCATACGATAGCTTTAGGAGGAACTTTAGTATTCCATCTCTCTACCATAGTCCAATCCATATCTTCAACATTCATGAAAGGACGTTTAGATAATTCCAAAGTTCTTTCTGCGCCGAAATGTGTATCGGAAGTAAAAAACTCTCTTGAACTGGACTCTCTATTAGATATTTCTTTCTTTAACTCAGATATACATTCGTCTAAAGAGCTATATACATTTTTTATTCCATATGCTTTAGCTTTTTCGATCAAGTACCTTCTTCCGTGTATTTTCGGCGCAATTCCTAAGATTATATTTTTCTTTCTAACTAAATTTTCGGTAAGTTCGATTTTAGTAGTTTGTGCATAATCTCTTCCTGGTATATCTTCAACAGCTTCAGGGATCCAAAATAATATAAAATCTGATACTCTAAGTCCAATTGTTTCCCAATCTACCTGTTTTTTATATTCAGCATCAGATAAACCTCCAGAAATTTTCTCTTTTCTTCTAGGGTTTATCCAAGTTACTCCCTGAATATCTGGAACTGTTTCTTGCCACTCTGGAGCTCCTTGAATAGGTCCTCCCAAAAATACCCAAGTATCTTCTTTCTTGGGTAATTGTTCTATTGCATAAATCATTTTCATTTGAAATTTATTTTTGATTCTGTATCTGCTAATTTTATAAGGTATGGTATTCTAAAATTTCCATACATACTTTTAATAACTTCAGAATAATCTTTATCTTGATTAATTGAATCTACATATAAAGGATTTTTACTATTTCCTCGAAAACATGAAAAAGTATGCATATTATTATCACAGTAATAACTTTTTGCAATTCCAATAATATTAAGATTCTTTCTTCCAAGTTTTTCATATAGATGTGCTCCTAGTCCTGGTTTAGGTTTTTCAAAAGATTCTTCATCATTCCACAACCAAACATGAGAATCTAATATGATTGTATCGAATTTATCAAGATCTATATTTTCTAATAATTTTACAATCCCAGGAAGTTCTCTTTTATAAAATTCTCCAGGAATATAAGAATCGAAATTGTTAATAATAATTGAAATTTTATCTATAGGTTCACTATCTTCCCAGTTTTTAAAAATAATACCTGAAATTTTTCCTAAGTGTTCCTTTTCTTTATAATATCCATCAATTATTATCTTATTCATTTTTTAATAATCTTTTTATTTAAATATTTCTTTTTCTTCTCATAATCAAATTCTAATCGATCTAATTGATTTTGAATAGTAGAGTTCCAACCTTCAATGGCTTCTTCTTCTGATTCATATAGTTTATAATTATCTAAGTTATATCTATTAGGAGTTAATTGAAAGTAGCCAACTATCATATTAGTGGTTTTGTTTCTTAAAGGATACCAGGTGGTGTTTCTTCTATATCCAGATCCTTCTTCTTTTCCTAAAACTACTTCTTGCGGAGAGTTTATATTTTCAAGTTTATAACTATACGGACCGATATAGAATCCAAAAGTCCAGAACGTTTGTCCTATAAGTTTATCAAGTTCTTCATATGTTTCCGGCTGTTTCATAATTTTTCTATTTTAGCATTTAAGTATCTTAATTTTTCTTCATAATCGTGTTGAAGTTTATCTTTTTGATTTTGAATAACCGCATTATAAGCCTCTACACATTCCTCTCTTGTTTCGAAAAGATATGGTAGAAAATATTTTACGTGATAATTTTTGAAAACTAAATTTTTATTTTTATTTTTTAGTGTAAGAGAATAATCATTGTTTTTATCCCAATTAGTTACTAAGACTTCGATTGGTTTTACTAATCTTGTGCATCTATGAGATTTACTAGAAAATTCTAACATAAAATACCAAAGTGACTTAGAATTGTCTCTATATTCTGATAATAATTCTTCTGTTATCATATTAATTTAGATTTTATATATTTGAGCTTTTCTTCATAAAAATGTTGAAGTCGATCTACGGTATTATGAATTTGAGCGTTATAATATTCTTTACATTCTTTTTCAGTATCGAATAATTTCACAAAAAATTTACATTCTGAATCTTTTCTTTCTTTATAACCCTGAAAAGATCCAATTACAGAATTATCAGAAACTTTTCGAAGATATAATAAATTATCTATATCAATTTTTAAAATAATTTCTGCTGGTTTTATGATACTAGAGCATCTAAAAGTTTTCTCCCTAAAACTAATACAACTATACCAAAATGTTTTATCCTTAGGGAGATTCATTATTTCTTTCGCTGTTAATTGTGTTATCATTTTATTATCCGTTTTTTAAGATTTCTTTCGGTGGATTTCCATTGAGTTTCGAAGAGTTTCAATTTATCTTCGATATATTTATTCCTGTGTTCAATACATTCACTTGGAGTATTAAAGAATTGATAATGAAGTTGATAGTTTTTTATTATTTTCCCGCTATTCAGTATCTTTACTATCCTAGGAATACCACCAAATTCATCAACAATTTCAGCTTCAGATGGAGGAATATCTCTAAAAACTCTTCCAGTATCTGATATCTGTAGTGAATAAATCCAAACTGTTTTCATAATTCCTTACATTTAGATAGTGTCCATTCTTTATAATTCATACCTCCCGTTTTAGTATCGAAATGTTTGATAATCTCTTCAAATGGTATTAAGAAGGTTCTAAGAGACTTTGCTAATTCGGAATTAAAACCTACATCAACTTTAAGATCATAAATACTATTAATATATTCAGTAAGGTGACCATGAACGTGACCAAATAAGTGAATAGATCCATGAGGTTTATGATTCCAAGATACAAAGGGATAATGACACATAGTTACCATATAATCTTTTCCTGAATGCTCTATATGAACATCAAGAATATCAGAGATTATTTTGAAATACCCTTTAAGTGGTGCCTGATCAAAATAAAGTCCATAGTTATCATGATTCCCAACAATTTTATAAATATTTTTACAAGGAATCTGATTTAAGACATCTTTTATATCGTCAACAGGCATTTTCCAAAACATATCACCTAAATCGAATATAATATCTTCTTCTTTAGTTTTTTTAAGTTCCTCTAAGATATAATTATTCATTTCAGTTACATCTTTAAAAGGTCGAGAATCATATTTTATTACATTTTCATGACCATAATGAAGATCTGAAATAAAATAGATCTTCCCAGATCCAGCAGTTGTAAAGGGTTTTTTAATCTTCATAATCTTTTGCTATTTTTATTAATTTATTCTCTTTATAATATCCGATAATATTATTAAATACAATAATCTCTAAATCTGTAGTATCTAAATCCTCTATATCCAAATTATGTTTAGAGTACTCTCCATAATCCATATCAACTTTAATATAATTAAATGTTTTGTTTACATAATATAATTTTTGAATATTTCCTGATATAGATTTAGATTCTAAACTCTTATAATCAAACACAAGATCTTCAAGTGTATCTAATCCAGTAAATTCAAGGACTTTAAGTAATTTAGTTATTACTGAATCTACTAAACGTTTCCTATAAAGTTTATTTAACTCTATTAATTCTTTCCTATTATTCATAATCTTCGAGTTTCCACTTACGTGAATAATCTTTTTTACTTTTATGAGTGATACTAGGTCTTAAGGATACTAACTTTCCTGTTTCTTTAATTTCATTATCTCTCCTAACTTTTTCGGCTAGGGAGATTAATTTCTTTTTCTTCTTTTTCATATGATTATTTTATTACATTTATAAGGAAATCCAAGTTCCTTATATGTGAAAATAAATAAAAGAATTATGATTAGATGTTATGAAGCTAAGTTATCAAAAAATTTAAACCCTAGAGTTAGAAGTTTTATCATGAAAGAATGGATGGAGAAGAGAAATACTTATGGAATTGAATTGAAGAAATATATTATAGATTCTTCATCAGTAGATCAACATCCAGTATTAGGACTTTATATAAAAGATCAAAAAGTGTTTGGAGATAATATACTAGTAGATAATAATTTTTCAGAAAGATTATTAGGAAGACATGTTATTTACTTTCTTAACTCAATAAAAGAAAAACAATTAGGGTTTTATAAGAGAAGGATTCTTAATTTTTATCCTGTGAATTATGAAGAATCCATTTTCTCTGAAAATAAAATGCGTTCTAAACTTGTTAAAGTGATTGGAATGTTTGGTGAAAATAACTATAATGTACTAGGAATTATTTATGGAGATGTATATCAAGTTAGAGAAAATTATAGAGAATTATTTTATAATATATGGAATTCTAAAGTAAATGGAAATTATGAAAAACCTATTAATCTAGGGAAAATAGAAATATAAAAAAAAGAGGACTGTAAAAAGTCCTCTAATTATTTTTCTTTATTTTGTAATCTCTAATAATGTCTTGGAGATTAGATTTATAGCACCTTCCACATCTCGATAATCACATACTTCAACTTGAGTATGCATATTTCGTTGAGGAATAGATACTAACATAGTTTCACAATCAAAAGCACCTTCTTGAATTGCTGAAGTATTTGTTCCTCCTGCATATGAAGCTGCAAGTTGATATGGAATTTCATTAATCTCAGCAACTCCGATCATTTTACAGCGAAGATTCCAAGATTTATCAGGTCCATTCATGATAACAGGTCCTTTCCCAAGTTCTATATCTCCATAGGACTCAGGTTTTATTCCTCTACCTTCATCCGTGGCGAAAGTAACATCTATATCAATCGAAATATCAGGATTTACTCTTTTACTTGTTACCATTGCACCTCTTAGACCTACTTCCTCCTGAGTATTCGCCACGCCATAAAAAGTATATTCATCAAAAAGTTCTCTAAAGTCTTCATAATTCACCACGTTCCTTAAGACTTCAGCAACAATAAATACTCCAATCTTATCATCTAGTCCTTTAGATGCAAATCGATTCTTCCCAAGATGTTCTATAAAATTTGCTTCAAAAACAACTCTACTACCTATCTCTACTAACTTCATAGCTTCTTCTTTAGATTCAGCGCCGATATCAACAAGAAGATCTTCAATAGGAATTAACTCATTTTTGCTATTATCATCATACTCTACATGAATTGGCTTTTTCCCAATAATACCTGTTACATATTCTCCTGGGTGACCAATTTTAGAAATTTTAACTATACTTCCTGGGAGAACTTTTTTATCTATTCCCCCAAGATTAATAATATTTAGCATTCCTTGGTCTGTAACATTTTGTATCATCATTCCAAGTTCATCAATATGTGCAGAAATCATTACTTTCTTACTCCCTGAACCTACCTTAAATGCTACATTTCCCATTTTATCAGTAAACTCTTCTATCGCAAACTTAGAACAATAATCTTTAAATACCCTAGTTGCTTCCTGTTCAAAACCGCTAGGACTATACGATCCCAACAGTTCTTTTAAAAATTCTACAGCTTTTAATTCTAACATCTTTCTTTAATTAAAAATAAATATCGTTTCATGTAAATTTCTTTCAGTTCTCACATTCCAATTATACTTAAGAGAGTTTGGAATTTCATCATCTAAGATCATTAATCTAGTATGAATAAATAAATCATAATAAATATCTAAGTAAAAACCAGAGCTAATTCTTGATAATTCTACTCTATCTATATGTTCTACATCTTCATAAGTAACTATAATTTTATTATCTATCTGAAATGCTGAGAAATATTTTAAGATTTCTATAGTTAAATTATAATAGTATACTTGATCTGCCGCTGATTTACATCCAATTATTCCACCAGAACCACTTCGAATTATACCTAACTCCTTAACCATTATAATCTAGGTGTAATAACTTGATAAAATCTAACTTCATCAATCCCACAATCAATTCTTCCTGCACAGTTCCAAGTTACATGAGGATTTGCTGTTTCCCAACATGATTTATGAATAATTGTGTAGCTTCCATGATTAGAGGTACATATTCCACAATCTGAAAAATCCTTCCAATCTTTAATATCACGTGCTCCATCAATTATTTTACTATCATAATAACCAACATCTTCTAGAAGTTCAATTATATCCTTACTAACTTTTCCGATATAAGCTGAATTAAGAAATTGAATACCTTCTCTAGGAAATTTATCTTGAAGTTCATTTATGGTTGCTTTATGATAACCTTTCTTTTGATTATCTTTTATCCAATCTTCTCCATTAGTAAACCATTGTCCGAAATCTGTATCTCCTCTAAGAGCAGCTATCCCAAGAGCTAGTTCTTTAGTTACTCCACATTGAATTCTTTTTACAAGAGATACTTTTCCAGATGAAGAAAATTTAATAGCTTCTCGAGTTATAGCTGTATATTCTCCAGTCTCTGCACAAGTAATAATACAATTTCCTTTATCTGGATTAAAGGCTAAACCAGTTCCAACCATTTCAGAATATCCTAGATCTTCAAACTCTTTCCTAAGTTCTGGTGTATTTTGATCTAAGATAATACTATATAAATAATCTTTCCTCTTCATTTAATATCTAGGTTGTTTAATTATATATTCTAAGTTATTGTCTTTATAGTAACCGTTTAATTCCTTTGAGCTACATAAAGGAGTAAATCCATTCTCCCCAAATGTATACTCACCTCGGAAAGAATCAAATACAATAAAATCATCATCTCCTCCATTAGCTGGATTAGGAATAAATTTAGCCCATGTTTTAATTAGACGCTCCCTTTCCTTTGGCCATATGAAAAATCTCTGCTCTGAAACTTCTTCCTCTATGGCTAGTTCGATATCAACCAAAGCATCTTCAACTACATCAGCAAGATAAACCTCATCTTTTGTTCCATCTGCTTTTCCGAGATCTATTTCTAGTTTTTGCATAAACAACTCTTCAAGAAGTTGATCTTTTTTATCTTTTTCCATTTTCTTATACGGTTTATAATTTGGTGTATATAATCTAGAAACCCATCCAGAAACAGATTCTTTATTTCTGGTGAGAGCTCCTATAATAACTATTATTTTAAAAATTACTGCAATTACTAATAATAATGCTATTAAAACTAGTAAAAAATTCATTTATTTTTCTCTATCTTTTTAATTGAAAATAATACTTTATCTCCTATTTTATATGTTGGATTATTACTACTAGGAATTCTTTCACTTAATCTAATATCTCCATTAGAACCAATTTCGTCCCCAGCGATGTAATAAACAGTACTAACGCCGTAAGAATTTAATCCTCTATCAATAGATTTTATAACTAATTCCTTACTATATTCTACTTTATATTGTGGTAAATCTTTTCCTTTACTATCACAACTCACTAATCCTATAACAAGACTGACGATTATTAATAACTTTTTCATAATTACTTTCTTAATAATTCATTACATACGCTCTTTATTCCTTCTAACCTAGCTTGTTCATAAGAAGGATAGTTTAGATTATTACTACTCAATGAACCATTCTCCATTGGGATAGCAAATATAAATCTTTTCTCTCCTTCCTTATTAGTAAATGGATATACGAGAATGATAATATCCTTATGTAATCTTATCCATTCTACTATTTCTACCTCAATTCTCTTTTCTTTTATTGGCTGTTTATATCCAAGTTTTACTAATTTTTCCAGGACTTCATCATCTACCATTATACTTCAGTTTTTATATAGATTTTCCTCTCTTCAAATTGTTTTTCTATATCAACAATCCTCCATCCATATTCATCAATTAACACCCTCTTTAAAGTATCAATATAACTATCTGGAATTAGATTAGGATTTATATAGACCCAAAATTGAAGGAAAGGATCTTTATAAGCTTCTGAACTAGATTTATAAGATTCATAAGCTTTACTCATCTCTTTAGCTGCTAAATCAAAAAACTCTTCTGGTGTAATTCGAAGGTAACTAGCATAAATAAATTCTCTCATTTTTCTCTTAATTTAAAAAAATCATAATCGTAATCAGTTTCAGTTCCGTCTTCTAGAACATAATGTTTCCTATATATTATTATCTGAACAACATTATTTCCAGGAATATCATTTAATATAGCATCTTCTATAATTTCAGTATCTGATCCTAACCAGTTCTCTTTTAGATGATTTTCTGTAGTATAATAAACATTTTCTTGTATTCCTTGAGTTATTGTTTTTATTTTAGTTGGGTAAATTTCATTAGAGCTAAATTTATGTTTAACATAAATTTCATCACCCTCTTTCAATCCAACCCTTCCTGTCGAGTCAGAATAAATTTTAATAACTCTTTTACATGGAACTACTTTTTTATCTATCAAATCCCATAAAGCTTTTACAATATCAGTTTCTGCTATAAAATCACCAATATTCCTATCTTCTGGAACAATAAAACTATTTTCTAGATCATCCTTATCAAGATACTCACTATCTAATTTCCAATCTATTTTCCATAAAGGTATTAATTCACCTTTCTTATTTTTAATACAATCACAATTAATAAATCTGTTCATAATTCTATATTTATTTATATTTATATTTATCACATATAAGGAAAATAAACCCGAAGAATTATCTCCTCGGGTTTGATTACTAACTAGGATTTTTTCTGATTATTAATCTTTATTAAACATAAGAAGAGCTTATCCCTAGTTTCTTTACTCTTCACAATATTTAGGTTTTCGACCTGTTTCTAAGTATTCTAAAATCTCTTTAAGTACCTGATCATGATTAAACGCCCAATCATAACTATCAATATCTTCTGCTGGGACAAACTTAATATCATCTACTTCATTAGGTTCTCCACCTCTTGATACGGTATCACAGTTAATTTCCTTATCAGCTAATTTTTTCCGAGTAGCTATGTAATCTACATGAATAAGATATCTAGAAACTATGTTTTCTCTAACATCTCGAGACGGATCATCTATAGTACAAAAATGATCAATTGCTTCATTGGGATAAATTTCAAGATTAAGTCCAAGTTCTTCATAAAGTTCTCGTTTTACCGCTTCTTTTCTTGTTTCACCCCAATCAAGATAACCACAAGTAACTGACCATTTTCCAACATGATCTGGACATCCTGAACCTCGTTTAGATACTAAAAACATTACTCGACCATTGCTATCTCTAGTATATACAATTCCTACTACTGCATTTGCTCTAGAGATCCAATACTCTTTTCCATTTTCTTTTGATGTTACTTTAAAATTTTTCATAAATAAAAATTATTAACAGTTGTCAATGTTTGTTTATCAATTATAAGGTTATTACCGATTGTCTTTTTCACCTTCTTTAGAATTTGTATGATGTTCTTTTTACATAAAACACTATCATCTTTAATTGATGACCAATCTTTTATAGTAGAAAAGTTAAATTCATATCTTTTTACAGTAGGTATAAGAGTATATGCTTTCTCATCTAATTCCTTCTTAGCTCCAAAAACTAGTTCTATGAAGGGTAGCAGAAAACATTTTTTATTATAAAATACTACTTTATAACTACTATTATATCCATTTCCAGGAGGTGTATCATTAATTTCTAAGATACTTCCATCTTCTATAGGATTAAGAATATCATTTATTACTATTTTACCAGTACTATCACTTATTTTTCCTGGAATACTATAACTCTTCTTATAAAATGGCCATAAGTTTATATTCTTAGTTTTTGGAGAAGTATATGAGAAATCTAGCATATTGTAATGAAAAGAATATGATACAACTACTAATCCACCAATCATTTCTTGATTAACTATATCAAAATTAAAAATATCCACTTCTTAATTAAACAAGATATAATTTGATATAAGTATTTAAATCTTCTACAGCTGGTAATCCATACTTTGCTGTAAATTTTCTAGTAGGTTTCTTTATATATCTCACATAGAAATCATCTACTAGTGGTTTTATAGTTTCCATAGAATTCTCTCCACTAAGTTTTTCTGTCCCATGAATATCTTTGATTATAAAGAATATAAGAGAAGCTACAAATGGAGTAAAAGACATTTCTTCTTCAATTATCTTTTTCACTATATGTTCATTTTCTTTAAGAACTCTAGTAACTTCCTTGTAACTCTTATTACCTTCCGTTTGTCCGGCGGTTTCTACTATTAATGTGAATAGTTTAATATATTCTCTAAATAATTCTTCAGTTGTTAACATAGCCTTTAAGTGTTTCTATTATTTTTATTTTTTCAGTTTCTTTGAGAAGACTCCACTCACCTCTTTCTAATTTTTCTATAATTTTTGAAATATTATTAACAGGTATTTCTGAAATCTCTAAAGTTCCTGGTATCAAAGTATACCCTAGATGTTCAAGAATAGACTCAATCTTCTCAAGTTCTTTAACAGTTGCTACTCTTCGACCATAATAATTATCAACTCTTGGATAATTAATAACAATCCTTGAATCTATTACATACCATCTCCAAAGATTATTTGGAAAATTAAATACTCCTCTTTCACATCCACTAAATAAACCGAACCAACCATCAGGTCCATCTTTATAATCTACATAAATCTTTCCTACTTCCATAATTCATCCAAAATATAAAAATGGATTATCTTCTGAATCTTCTTCAATTATCTCAAAATCAGACCCAGAACAATCTTTTAAATTTATCATATACCTTAAAAGTAAGTCTACACCATAATTATAAAAATAAGGTTTATCTTTATCATATGATGCAATAGATTCTCCTTTACCATTTACTACTTTTACATAATTCTCATTTTTAGAATCCAATGATGCTTTTATTCCCTCATCTGTAAAATTCTTTTTCGCATGTTCTTCTGCAAATCTTACAAGTGGATTTATTGTTTCTCCGGATATACGAATTTCTTTGTTAATGAGATTTTTAGAATAAAGAACAATCTTATCTATTACTGAGAAAGTATACCAATTATCAGAACCTATCAACTTAAACCAAGGACTACCAGAATCATCAAAATAAACTCCTGTAACTCTAGTATAATTTCCATCACTTGTTTTTATAATAGGTTTATATCTTAATCTTCTACAAATTTCTTTTAATAAATTAGATCTTTTCTCCAAACACATCTGCGAAAGGTTTTAAATTTCCATTTGGATTATGATCTCTTCCTGAATTTCCATCATCGAGAATAGCAAAACATATTTCTTCAAATGCTCCAATAAATTCTGGTTCTTCCAAAACTTCCTTAAATAATCTTGCTACATGAGAAGGTGGATTTTTAAATGCTCCACATCCAAGTGCCCCTAGAACAAGTTTAGTATGATTATTATCTAAAGCTATTCTAAGGATTGTTCTTATTTTTCCTTTTACAACAGGAACATATTTTTTCATCATTTCTCCAGTATTCTTATCAATATCAGGTCTTACTACTCCTGCCACTGAAATTACATTACATTTAAAATAATTACCTACAGTTTCATAAGTTCCTGGTTTTCTATAAACGCATACCCCTGGACTATATATTCCTCCATAAACTGGAATAGGGTAGGAGAAGTCATTAAGAACTTTTCCTGAATAATAATCTCCAAAGTATTCATCCCATTTTTCAGGAGAGTATAAATATAGGGATAATAGCAAATTACTTCTTCTACATAATTCTTCTTCCTGAGCTCTAGAACCTGTTTCAACTCCTCCACCTGGTCTTTTAGATGAAGCCATATTAAGAACTGCACACTCTGAACCCAATTCCTTTGCTTTTTCAAAGGTATCTATATTCTGTACATATATTTTAAGAGGAGTTTGAAATTTAGGTTTATTATTTCCTTTTTGAATAGACTTATACATTTTTGATTCATATATTAGTCTATCTGTTTCTGGAAATTCTATATAATTATCCTTATATTCATACTCTCTAGAAATAATATCTTCTATTACTTCTTCAAAAACTTTAATTAATTGTTCTTTTGTTTTCATATCATTAATGATTTTGAATTATCTAATAAATTATATTTCACAATCCCACACTCATTACAATTATCCTTTGAGAGAATACATTGACTACAGTAATTTAATTTACCTGAATCTATTGTATATCCTCTTCTTTGAAATAATCTAAGGTTTTTCGAAAAATGACTTATTTCCTTTGATGAATATTCCATAAAAACTCCATATTCAAGATTTTCAAGAGTTACAAGTTCTTTTATTCTATTTTTTATGAAATCCAAAGTAACAATACTTTTTTCATTTAATTCCTCTACAAAGTCTATAAGAACACTTTCATTTATTCTCACACGTTTAACTATTCCTTTACGATTATTTACTGGATAGGAAATAAGTAGAGTGCTATTTATTTTATCTCCAGGGAAAAAGAATTTATTAGGTCTGATAGAAGGTTTGAAATTACATAAATCACATTCTCCAGAAAATTTACATACTTCTTTACATACTATATCAGAAATCCCTGGGAAAGATCGAAAAATCAACCTACTATTTACTATATCAGTATTAGATACCAATATATTTGTTCTTTCTCCATAATATCTATGTTCTGAAGAACGTCCTAATTCTAAATCTACAGTTTCATATCTAAAATTTCCAAAAAAACCTACTACACCAGTTACTAATCTAATAAGATTGATTTCATTGATATAGATATCATTATTGAACCAAGTAATTATATCTCCTGGAAGATATTTTTGATAGTATAGTCTCCTTTTAGTATTCTTTGTCATAACGTGCTAAATTATTATATGCATCTGTACTATAAAAATTAGTTAGATCGAAAAAAATCGAAAACTCTCCTTTGGGATTTAAAGGTGATTCCGGACGATATCTATCTAAGATAATATTAAATCTAAATTCATTACCCCAATCTTGTCTTATTTCTGTAATTATTAAAGGGTATTTTGGTCCAAATTCTGCATACTCATCACTACCCCATAAATATCCAGGAGACTGAAAATAAACAATATCACCTACTTTATAATAATCTGGATCTAACCTTCTTGCTACTGCTTGAGGAATTCTGGCTAATCTTTCTTCCTTAAGATATTCCATTATTTGAGGGATAATTGATGTATAATCATGTTCTATAATTTCACATTTTTTATCAAAATCATCTATACTCATTCTTTCTGGAAGTATAGATGATCCCCAACATACTTTATAATAATGTCCCTTTGAATCAAAACCACTACTGTAAATAACTCCTATATCTCCAGTATTTTTATTTTTGACTCTAGTCTGTGTCCAACTATCTATTCCCATTGATTATTTCATTTTTTGCCTTAGTCCAACCATCTTTAAATGATTTTCTTTCACTTCCTCCTGTATAAATAAGAAACCCGATAATCATAATAATTATTCCTAAAGGCTTATACCACTCAGTTATTTTAATTCTAAACGGTGAAAATGATATTTCTGTTTGTCCTAAATATAGGATAAATGCAACTAATAATACTAAATAAATTATAACCTTCATCATATCTCTATTTTATAAGTTTTATCTTTCATTACTACTAATTTTCCTGGAACTGCCATTAGACGATCTTTAACATTATCTAAGAAAGCATCTAAGAGTAGAACTTCACCAAAACTTGAAATACTAATATAACATGTATTGAGATTATCAGTCCACCCAAAAAATACTTCTTCAGGATCTGCATTATCCCATGGAGTAAGCACTAAACGAGACAATTCATCTTCTAGTCTTATTACAGTAACAACTTGTAAATCTTCTTCTAGATCATACAAGAATACATATCCAGTTACTTTTACATATTCCTCCGTTTCCATATAAGTTCTTTTAAGATTGGTAAAGATTTCTCCATATATTCAACTAAAATATCTTCAAGGTAAAAATATTCTCGATTCATTACTCCAAAAGAATTTCTAGCTATATGATATAATTCATGAGACCAAGTATTTAAAAGTTCAGATTTTGTCATTCTTTTTCTTTTTGGAATCATCATTATAAATTTTCTTTCTCCAGCAGTTGAATAAACCATACCATCTACTGGAGGAGGAGCTATCTTAATAATATTTTTATTTATTTTATCATAATAAGTTCTAAAAGTTGACATTACATAACTTAAATCACCCTTAGATAGTTTTCCAGAAATTTCTTTTTTCTTCTCTATCCCTAAAAGAAGATCTTCTATGTGTATAAAATCTAAAAGTTGTTGAGAAACTAAATATCCAAAGATATAAGCTTCTGTTTCATCATCAACTATTCCTCGTGAGGAAGTGATTCTATTAACAAATCTACTAGTTTTTCTAAATATCCACTTTACCTTTTCTTTTGTAGTTAAACTTGACAAGATAGTGATTAAATAACTTCCACGATTATTAACAGCTAATTCATATCCCTCTGGCTTTGGTATAATCCCATATAAACCTCTAAAAGCCTCAAGAGAACAATGAATAGTAGTTAGTCTCGTACTAAATATAGGAATATCATAATATACACATTTAGAACCAACTTCCTTTCTTAAGTTTTCATAATAATTCTTTTTATTAAAAAATTCTGCTTCTTCTAATCGATTTAATAAATCTTTTAACATTTTCTTTTTTATTTTATTACATTATTAAGGATTTAAACTCTTATAATTGTTATGAATAAGAAAAGTATAAAAATTGAATATTATTATTGCACTGTTAAGACTAATAATAAATACACTTTTGTAATAATAGATAATAGAATTAGTCTCTTATTTCGAAATCGATTAAAGAGAATCTCATTTAATTATTTATTACACCATATAAAATATAAGGAGATTTGTTTTATTTATTATGGAAGATATGATACTGTAAAAATAAAAGAAGAAACTATATCTGGAATCAACTCAGAAGATATTCGAAAAGTTTTAATTAAAATAATAAAAACTACTACTGGACTTCTTAGTGTTAAAAAAGATATAGATAACCTCAATGAACTATATTATAATTATAAAAATTATCATGATAACTTTCACACCAAACTTTAGAGCTTATATAATAGAAACTCCTCTTAAACTAGTAGATATACATAATGCTCAAAATTATCTAACTTCTGAGGAATATAAAACAATATCAAATAGTTTTAGTGTATTTTCATTTATAGGAAATAGAAATAGAAATCGTCTTCTAGAAATCTCAAAGATTGTAAGTTTTTTAAAGGATAATAATCGCTTAGGTAAAAGTAAATACTATATTTCAATTACCTTAAGTAATTTTGAAAAACCATTTCGAAAAATCTGGACAGCAAAAAATATGACAAGATACATATATAGACTGGATTTAATAACAAAAGAAAGTTTTAGGTATTTTAAAAAACTTAATTCGGATATTATTACTATTGAAAAACCAAGTATTCCTGAAGAAGAATTTATTAGAATCATCCTATATAATTCTTTAGCAATAATAGAGAATTATGAAAAGGGATTAATAAACATAGATGATAATGCTGCTTATTATATGAGCAATTACAATTATTCTATTCTTAAACTATCTAGAGAAAAAGGTTTATTTTAGAAGAGAAAGAAAACTAACCAAGGATTTTATTTCCAAGGTTAGTTCTTTTTTTTATTCGCTTTTTGCAGCGTCATGTTTACATATTTTGATCAAGTAAATATATTTATTAACAGTTTCGAAAAAGTCATCTGTTCTGTTAATAATACCTGACCACATTAAATCATCTCCAGCTTCTCTTTTTATTCCAGTTAGTAATCCTCTAATATCTACTAAGAGATTTTCAAATTCTAATGCTTCTGGAAGAATAGGGCTTAATGTTCCTGGTTGAATAAATCCCCAGAGAGCTTGAGCATTTTCCATAAGAGCATCATCAAAATCTTGAAATTCACCATCAAAATCATCAATTAATTTATGGATGCTCATAGTGGGTGCTGAGAAATGCAGTTCTTTCAATCTCGTGTGTATTCCATGAAATTGATTCTCCAAATTTAAAATAAACTTATTATTCATAACTTTTTTAATTTATAAATGTTTTATTTTCATAAACTCTGATAATGTTGTTTGACTAACTCCTAACCTTCTAGCTACTTCTGCTTTACTCAATCCTCTTTCAAGTAATTTCGTAATCTCACTATCTTTTCCATCTAATTTACGCTTCCTAGGGATTCCAACAGGCCTACCTAATCTAACGCCATTAGATTTCATCATAGCTAATGCACATTTTGTTCTTCGACTTATTAATTCTCTTTCTTTTTGAGTACTAATTATATCAAAGAAAGTTTCATATACGGACAGGGAATCTTCTTTTATTATTTCCCCTTTCCAGATAGGTAAGATAGCAGCTCCAGTTAACATACAATGATTTATAATTGACATCACCATATATACATTTCTTCCAAGTCTAGAAATTTCAGTAATTAATATTAAATCCCCTTTCTTTATTCGATCTAATATTAATTTTCCAAGAAGTCTAGCACTAGGTTTTATAGCCCCTGAGATGCTCTCTTCTATCCATGCATCTACTTCAATTCCATTTTCCCTACAATACCTGTTTATTTCGTATCTCTGTACTTCTACTGTTTGTTTTTCTGTAGATACTCGTATATAACCATAAATCATTAGATAGTTTATTTTTTAGTTATTAATCAACTCTTCAAACAGAGTTTCTTATCAATAATTAGGCTTTCACTTAAAAAATAAAGCAAAAAGAGCATAAACCTTGAAATTCTTATATATGGACGAAAAATAAGCGCTAAAGTTTCTGTCTATAAAACAAATAGAAAAATTAACAATTTAGTGATTAAAAAAACAAGTAAAATTGATGCTAAAAATTTAGTATGAATTCGGGTGAGTGTAAACGAGAAGCCACGAGTAAAGCTACTGAGAGGTAGTATAACATTTTAATAAAAAAAAATTAGTAGCTTTATGAATTACGGTAAAATCTTAAGCGTTGGCTTCAAAGTATTAGTTGCAGCAGTTGCAGGCGTAGCTGTATTTATTGGTGTAGATAAAATCAATACTAATAATGGCAATCAAAATGGTGGTTTTAGACAAAAAAGTATTCCTGACGATCCAAGTTTCTCTTCAGGATCAGAGTTTCAATCAAATAACAATACTCAGATCCAACAAGTAAAGAGAGATAGAAATGATAGTAATATTGTCGAGAAAATGAAAAATGTTCAGGATACTTGTGGAAGATTATTTACTTTCGTTCAATCATTGACAATGGTAGTAGATAATTTTAGCAGAATATTTAGAAATGATGGAAATAGTTATCTAAGTCAACCTTACTATGGTGACCCTTGGGGATATCGACAGCCTATTGATATGGGAAATGGCGTTTATTGGAATAGAATATCTCCATACATCATTGAAGCTTCGTCAACACCAGATCCAAGATATTATGGTCGATTATAAAATCTTAAGGAAAGGAAGGACTAAAGATTAATTAATTGCTACACCACCCAATAAAGAAGAAATATATATGTACGTTGTATAAAAATGCCTTCCGAAAATAATAAATTTATTATACAACGTACTTATGAAAGAACTTGTTATGCCGTAGGAAATTATCCTATGGTTTTTATTTTTCGCTTCAAAACCTTATTAGTGTACAAAATAAAAGAGAAGTATGGAAAAAGAATTTGTTGTATATGGGAAAAAGAAATTTAACCCAGAGAAATTCAGAAAAATTAAAAACAGAAAAGGATGGTGTAAACCTAAAGCTGGATTATGGGCTTCTCCGATAGACTCTAAATGGGGATGGAGAGATTTTATAATATCTGTAATGGAATCCTGGAAGAAAGATCTACAAACATATTTTAAATTCAAACTTTCTTCTACAGCTAAAATTTATACCATTGATACATTAGAAGATTTATATCAAGTACCGTTTAAAAGAATATTAAAACTTCAACCTGCTCTTTTAGATTATTTAATTGATTTTGAAAAGATGGTATCCGAAGGTTATGATGGAATATTACTTACAGAGAATGGTCAAAATGAAACTAGAATGCCTGAGTTTAGTGGATTATACTATAACGGAAAAAGTTTTAATCTTTATGGTTGGGATGTAGAATGCTTATTAGTACTTAATCCTAGGTGTATAGTTCCAGTAAATTCACTAAAAAGAATCAACTTAAAGAATGGAAGGAATGCATGGAAGAAGAATGTAGTGATAGCAAGAACACAAAAATCTATATCTCAAGATGATCCTGAAATTTTAGAATGGAAAAGAGAAACAGAAGATACAATGATACTAGAAAGAGGATCAACATACGGTTCTAAAAAAGCATTTATCAGATCTCTCAGAAAGTTACAATATAAGATCGGAGATGATCCAACTTCAAAATTTATCTTGAAGTAAAAAAAGAATAGAGAAGAAACTTTAATTGTTCTTCTCTTTTTCTTTCTTCTATCTATTATATAGTCTGATTATCATATTCTTCTTTAGTTAATAAACTTCCTGAAAGATAATCATAAGCACTGATTAATTTAACAGATTGTTTAAAAGAATGAATCTCTTGTATTCGAAGTTCTCGTCTTTCTATGTCAAATACCTCTAGGAATTTAACTTCAAACCATGCAAGTTCTATCACATCAAGATCTTTCCAGTATATAATATCTCCTGGTTGTAAAGAATCTATAAACTTCTGTACTTTCTTTTCTTCGGCTAAAATTTTTAATAAACTTTCTACTTCTACTATATTTTTTTGACTTGATCCTATTCCTATAATTGGATTAAATCTTCTTTTAATTCCAATAGATAATAATCCTATATCACCTCTTTTCATTATAATCTTTAATTAAATCGTTATACTTTTCTGGTATTTTCCCAAAATCTATATCTTTATATACTTGACCTATTCCATCTTCCATATATCTCAAAGAAAACATTAATTTCATAATCTCAATGTAACTATCTTTTGTATATCTAGGATCAGAACTGAGAATATATTCAAATTTTAAATTATCCTTAAAATAATTCTCGATTAAATATTTTTCAAATTCTTCAGGAGATAAACTACATAAATCTTTGGACTTATCACCGAATAATTTACTCGGCGCATTACATTCAAGAGTTCCAGTTATAGGATTAGTTGTAAATATAAAATCTATATCAAAATCAGATCTAGTATTTACATGCCTATAATCAAATCTAGGCGCCGAGGAATGTCTTTCGGTGATATCCCAAAATGAATCATAACACTCATAAAAATCATACTTCATAAGAATTGGTTTAAAATTTTTCATAAAGTATTCTAAGTTTCTATAATGTGCTCTAATAGTTCCTAATTCATGTTCGGTTGGGTTCTCTGATATCCATAATACTTTCTCAAAATTATCTTCGAACTCTTTACCTTCTACTATTATTCCAGTTCCTTCATCACAAAAAGAATTAGTCTTTTCTGGATAAGTAATCAAAGTCTTAAACCATGCTCCTGTGACTTCTACTCTCGAAAAATCAATCTCAAATTCAGTCCCTTCAGGAAGAGATTCTAGTTCTTTGGTATATTCTTCTGTATATCTTGTAAATAATGTAACATGCCCTAAAGTATCTTTCTTTTCTAAATCGGTATACTCTAAGTAACCACATATAAATTGATTTCCTGCAGAACTATATCCTCGCTGTACTAAGAAATCTATATAATCTTTAGCAGTCTTCATCTTTAAAAAAGTCAGTTAAATAAATAAATGTAAATGTAAGTGTAGTCCAATTATCTATACCACTAATAGTACTATATCCAGATATAATAACAGGATACTTGATTGGTAAGAAATAAGGATTTGTATATCCCTTAATACAATCATTTTCTGGACCATAGTATTCAAGATGAAAATTGTATAGTTCATTTAGTTTTTTATAAAACTCAAGCCATTCTTTAGGAGACTCTATTAGTTTTTTCATGCTCAAATCCATTATTTAATATTCCCAACCATTCTTCTGTTTTTTGTACATCTCTCTTCATCTCGGAAACATTCATCCAAGAAAAATAGAGAACAATACAATCTGGATAATCCTCCCTAGTTCTAAATACTGAAAATTCTATCTTATCACCTATCGACATCTCTCCATAAAATAAAATTTTTCCAGAATCAGAAAACTTAGAATATGTAAATGAACAATCTGAATTATTAATCATGAAATTTCCATGTTCTGTCGGAAATAGCTCACATAGACCATATTTTATTTCATTATATACTTCACGCTTTTTTGTCATACATTAATAAGTTTTATAATTCTTTCACGTATAGATATAGGAATTCTATCAATCTCAACAATACAAGGATCAGATAATAATTTTTCTGCCTCTACATAACCTTGACAAACAGATATTATTCCGGCCGCGTCTTCTATAATTGTTAAAAAAGCATAATACCTCGAATATGTATAAGTTATATTTTGAACTTTTATATATGTATTTCTTTCAATAATATCACCGGCCGTATTTTGATCCTCCACAGTTCGATAATAAACAGATCCTATTGTAACGCCTCCTAAACTCGACTTCATCAATTCAAAATAAGTCCTAGTATAACCTAGAGAAGGAAGAATGGAATCTAAAGGCGTTTTCCATGTTTCTTCTAATTCTTCTTGTGTTGTATAAATTTTTGCATCCCTAAGATTAATTTTTGCTGGATCTAATATTATTAACATAAGTCATTGATATAAAAAGAGCCCAAGGAAATTATCTCCAGGCTCATTATTTTTACTCTATTCCTAACGTATCTTTGCATAACTGAATTTCGGCCGGATCACCAGTATGTTTTCCTAAGTCGTCTGAAGTTTTAATACATTTAGACCACTCACGTTTAGAGTTAATTCTACACCTTGACAATTTCATTACTATATTTGCTGGCTTAACTCCAGGAATATCACACATTAAATTTGTACCTATCCCAAAAGAACATCCAACTCTACCCTTACAATATTCTTGTAATTCTAAAGCCTTCGGAAAATCTAAAGCATTACTAAAGATTATATTCTTGTGAAGTGGATTTACGCCAAGTTCTTTAAAACGTGCTATTGCCATTCCAACATACTTAAATTCATCTCCTGAATCACATCTTACACCGGAAATTAATTGCGCAGTATCTTTTGGTAAATTCTCAAAAAAGATTTTACTTCCGAATGTATCTGTTAAAGCAATTCCAAGATAACCATGATATACTTTATTCCAATTTTTCATAGTTAAGAAATTGGCTTCCTTATATCCAAATAAAGCTCCATGAAAGGAGTACTGTTCATGGGCAATAGTCCCTAGAGGAGTCATACCATATTTCATTGCAAGATATACATTACTAGTTCCAGTCGTATAAATTGCTTTCTCCTTCACACGCTTAATAACGGCATCCTGTATATTAAAAGAATATCTACGTCTAGTTCCCATATCACCAAACTTCATGGAATTTTGATTAGATATTTCAATTTTTTTATCTAATCTTTCTATAATTTCTTCCATGTTAATTGTATTATTCTCTCGTTTATGTAATAATTCAGACACTATTGCCAAAATCATTACTTCGTAGAGAGTCGCACGATACATCTTATCTGTAACAGTGATATGAAGATGTTTTTCAGAATCTAACCAGACTTTTATTTTATCTGGATCAAATCTCCAGGACTTAAGAAATTCAAAATAAAATTCACTTATATATGGTATTTTCTTACAACACCATTTAAACTCTTCTTCAGTTAACGCTAAAGATTTAGTTGCGTAAAATTCTTGTTTAAGTTGATCCACGAAATCCTCATCAAATTCAAGGTTATTTCTATCTATAAAAGTAAATTCACCCTCTGCCTCTGGAAATAACGTGGCATAAACATAAGACATTGATAATTTGTATAAATCAGTGTCTAAAATTGATTTTACAATTCCCATAATTTTTTCAATTAATTTTATTTATATAAGTTTTCATATCATATATAAGAATTTGAGGACCTGAGAAAAATAAAGAGGGAAATTAATCCCTCTTCTAAACAACTACTTTCTTAAATCCATTAATAAATGATTTACCGAATTTTACTAGTTCTCGATCTCTAGCTACTAAGGCTAATCCTAAAATAAATGGAACTTGTAAATTTTTTATTATCTCTTTATACCAAGGATCGATAATATCACTCTTAATGCAATATTTTCTCATTGACCCATAAAGTTCCTTAATCGCCTTGCTTTGATATTTTAGGTACTTAGTTTTTTCTAATAATTTTTTAAACCTCGCTTTTAATGCAAAGACCACTCTTGATTTCTCAATAAATTCGTCTTCAGTAATTGTTCCTTTTTCAAATTCAAGTTTTACCTGTTTGAAATTAATCTTTTCAAACTTAACTTTTAACTCTTGAAATTCTCTTCTGATTTTTTCTCTATTTGTCTTTTTCATACTATAAAAATTTAAAACTCCCTAAGCTTTTTATTATTGCTTAAGGAGTATGTTTTTTCTCATATATAAGGCTTTGAAGGAAAATAAAAAGGAGAGGAATTTTTATTCCTCTCCATACATAATAATTTTAGATTTCAAACAAGTCGAGAATATCCTTCCAACATTTTATAGTTGTTATGTCAAATGATTTTGTAAACTTTTCTCTATACTCATCTATAGTCAGTTCTGTTCCAACGGTTTCGCCTCTATAGGTTTCCAACCAAGCGGTAAATTCGTTATTTCCCTGATCTTGAGAATGTTTTAACATAAAGAGTGTCCTACATACTTTTTTTGGTTTAATTTCTGTTTGCTCATCTAAACTTTTAATTACAATAATCGATCTTACGCGATTATTACAATCTTTCGGCATGAATAGTTCTCTTAAATTCTCGCCGAATTGATTTTCGATATCATCTTCTGATACATAAAATTTTGATCTACCATGAACTCCAATTTGAACTAGAGTTGCATAATAATTGTTCTTTTGCTCTTCTTGGCCTTCTAATACTGCTGACCAAAGTTCTTTTAAATTTTTCATAATTATTATTTTTATTTGCCTTCTATTTGCTTCAGGCATTGCGTTATTATTGTCTCAAAAAGTAAAAAAGACATAATATATCTTTTAAATTAGATATACTATGTCTTTAGATAATATCAGATATTTCTATCTTTTATTACATATATAAGGCTAATAGGGTTTCTTAGAAGGTATTATTTTTTCTTTCTGCACAGTGATATAGAATTCGATTAAAAACTAGTTCCGCCTAAAAATGTTTCAAAGCCTTATATATGAAGAGAAAATAAATGAGCTAGCTCCTAAAGTATATATTGCAGATATACAAAAGAAGCTAGCATTAATTTTTTAAAGTTAAAGAAAAATTCATAGAATAAATTTAATCCGTAGAAAAAGGTGTAATTAAAATGATTATTTCTATGAATAATAAAGAAATTATTCAACATATCATCATTGCAATTATCATGACACTAATGATGATATTTCTAGAGGATGATAACATTCTCATAGATATATTCAATCACGCTATTGCTTTGGCAAGAACAAAAATAGAGTGTGATAAATTAAAAAATAAAAGAGTAGATTAATTCTTTTACCCTAGGACTTAAACGGTTCTAGGGATTTTATTTTTTCTTTAACTTCATTATTAAGGAACTCAACCATCTGTAAGAGCAAAATCAACCTCTCTTAGGATAGTGGGTTATTTTGGCTCATTTTACAGGTTAAGATGGCTAAAAACATCAAAAATAACCCACATTTCGCTACCTTTTTCTAATGTATGCCTTATATATGTATAAAGTTGTTTAATCTTTAATTTTATTGTGTTATGAAATATAGAATTAGTGAATATTGTAAAGTTCAAAAAATTTCAAGAGGTACAGTATATAGTTGGAAGGAGAAAGGTATAATCTCAATGGAAACAGACAAACAAGGTAGAGTCTGGGTTATTGAAGAAGATCCTAAAAAACCTAATCCGACTGTAGCTATATATATACGCTCTGAAGAAAAAGAAGAATTAGAAAAACAAAAAGAGAGATTATTACTATATTGTTCAGCTAAAGGATATGTAGTAGATCAAGTAGTCGAAGAGAATATTGGACTAGATTCAGAAGATACACCTGAATTAGAAAAATTACTATTATCTTCGGCCATTGATATTATAGTAACTGAAGGAAAGGACCGAATAAGCCTGAGTTCTTTCGGTCTAATATCTAAGTTACTTGAATCTGCCGGCCGAAAAATAGAAGTAACTAATCTCTCTTCAGGACTTACAGCAAAAGAAAAAACAGAATTAATTAAAAAACTTAAACTACAATGAGTAAGTATGATGATATATTCTTATCTACAGAAACTATTCAAGATTTTATAGATAAGAATAATATAAAAAATAAAAAAGATCTACAAAATAGATTTGGAAGTATATATAATATTTTTAGGAAAGATCCGAGAAAAGATAATATAATATTTCCAAACCCTCAAGTGAATTATTCAACGGTAACTTTAGATCAAGTACAAAATTTAATTGACTCTGAAGGAATAAAATCTTCATACGAATTTCATAAAAAATATAGAAGATTATTTCGAAAATGTAAAAATGAATTACATATTTTAGATAAATTAGTATTTAAAAGAAAACCAAAAAATATATTTAATCATTGGAAAGATATTGATACTATTGAAGAATTTCAACAATTTATAAACGATAATAATATAATTGGGAAAGGTGATTTTAATAAACGATTTAGAGGATTATGGCAAAAATGCAGAAATAAAGGATTTTTAAATAAATTATCATTTCCCAGATCAATATATGGATCTTCTTGGGAAATGTATGTATGCGAATCAATAAAATTAAATCTGAAAATACAAAACTTAGAAATTCAGAAACAATTTACTGAGTGCATTGATAAAAGACCATTACCTTTTGATTTATATTTTATATATAATAACAGAAAAATACTAATAGAAGTACAAGGACCTAGACATTTTATGCAAATAGATTATCATAAAGATGGATTTAATGAAGATGAAGTATATAAAAAATTTCTAATATGTAGAAAACATGATATAATAAAAAATAGATTTGCGAAAAATAACTCTATTGAAATCTATTATATTTCATTAAATACCAATTTATCAAATTATGATTACCCATATTATATTTATCATAATATAGATAAATTAATTTATGATATTAAAAACAACCAACCATTAGGCATATAAACCTTATAGATGGGAAGATAACATAATTATATCTTCCCACTATTTATAATGAAAATATATTTAATATTAAAAAAAATTTAATAAACTAAATTTTATTTTATGGAAGAAAATAGTAATGAAATTAGAGTTTTAGACATTATTGAAGCGATTAGACGTCGCCCTGGTCAAAATACAGGCCGTTTAAGATAGTAATATCTTAAATTACTAGTAAGTAAATTTGGTGAAAGACCTTAGAGAATTAGTATCTAAGTAATCTAATACCAAGCTAATAGTCTTAGACTTTATCTAAGTAATTTATTAGTATAACGAATAAAGACTTACTAACCATAAAAAATAATATGGTTAAATTTATATTCTGTTCTATAATAAATCTTATTATAGTTAACAAAAAGATGTATATCGGCGGCGTTACTAATGCAGATATCTTAATGAAAGAAGTTTGGGATAATTCAGCGGACGAGAGTGTAAGCTGTAGTCATTGTGATAAAATATTTATCGATCAGAATTGGAATGGGTATTCTATTGTCGGAGATAATGGAAGAGGAATTCAAATTTCAATGTCGAAAGATAAACCAGGACAAACTTCTTGTGATACCGCAGTTAGTTATGCTCATTCTGGAAGCAAATTTCTAGATACTAATATAGCTAGAAGTGGTCAAAACGGGATAGGGTTAACTGCGGTTAATTCAACATCGGAAAAATTTATTATAATGTCTAAAGTAACTCAGGAGAATTATAATACTTCCTTGCCTATTGTTGAAGAAGCATGGAATTCTTATGGCCCAAGATCTAAGAAAGATATTTTTTATATTGTAGCCTATAGAAAAGGAAAAAAATTTTATGAAGGATGTGATAAATTAGATAATCTTGAAAAGATGATCTTTGGAGCTTCTGGGCAACCATATGAACCTTTACCTAGGGGATTTAGTACTATTACAATGTTTAAACCTGATCCAGAAATATTTGAATCAACTAGTGCAAATATTCCCATTAAAAACATTCAATACTTTCTACTTATTCAAGAAAAATTATACAAGAAAAAAGTAGAAGTAATGGCTAACAGAAAATTAGTTAATGGAACTTTTAAACCATATCAGTTTGAAATATTTAAAACAATAATTCCAGCAGATACAAGTAAAAATAGTTCTGTAACTGTATATACTACTTTTGAAGTTGATCCAGAACTTGGACAAAAAGTAGAAGCAGGATCGGCATGTGGTCTTTCAGTGGATCAAGGAGTTCATATTTCATATATAGAGACTTGTTATGAAGAGGCATTAAAAAATGAATTTAAAATAAAACATAGATATCTTCTGAATGGACTTAGAATCTGTATTATAGTTATAGCTGGCGACCTTGTTTACTCTTCTCAAACTAAAGAACGTCTAAAATCAATATCTAAAGTAAAACAGTCTGATTTTGGAGATATTACTAAAGAATTTCAAAAGATATTCAGAAATAATCCAGAATATTGGCAAGAACATGTAGCTAGGTTAAACTACTTAGCTGATTCAATGAAATCTCTTAGTGCATCCGAAAAAGCGCAGAAAATGATTGATGACGCTCAGGGAAGAAATATGTTTAAGTCAAGGGTTGAATTAATAGAGGGTTTTAGTGACGCAACTGGAAAAAACAGATGGGATTGTGAATTATTCCTCTGTGAAGGTCTAAGTCCAGCAGGATCACTAAAAAGTGGAAGACATAACACTCAGTTCCACGCAGTACTCCCGTTAAGAGGTAAGATACTTTCGGTGCTAGATAAGACTGTAGATCAGGCACTAGATAATAAAGAAATTCATACTATATTCAAAGTAATTGGACTTGGTATGGATGTAAATAACGTAACAAAGGATGCAAAATCTTTTGAAGAAGCTTATGAATTGATAAAAAAATACAGCCGTTATGGTAAAATTGTTATCGCAGTTGATGCGGACCCTGATGGCGAACAGATAAAAAAATTAATTCTATATTTATTTGGAAAATTCGGAAGATTTTTGATAGATTTTGGAATGGTTTATCAAATAATGTCACCAATATTTGAACAAGGTGATAAAAAGTTCTATCCTGGAGATCCATTACAAGATAATGGAATATTTCCGATAGGATTAGATCCGAGTAAACCATTTTTTCGCAGAAAAGGTCTAGGAGCTTTTAATTCTGAAGATATTTATGATATCTTTTATAATCCGGCAACTAGAAAATTAATTCAAGTAACTCCGGATGGTTTCGACTATAGTATGAAATTGACAGAAGATATTGAAGAAAGAAAAAAACTATTATTTGATGCCGGAATTATAACTAATCCATATGGATTCACAGACTTATAAATATCCAAATATTCCAGAAGTTAAAATAGTAATATTACTTGGTGAACCACAAAATATATGTTGTGATAGAGCTAAGAAAATATTAACTAATAAAAATTCTGAAATTTATAGGTTAATGAATAAGGAGAAAAAAGAATTCATAAACTTATATCTGAATGAAGGAGATTTAGTAATGATTTCATATTCATTATTACTTCAAGGATATGTCACAGTTACTAATTTAGAGAATAAAAAGAGTATGAAATTTAGCACTCTGGAATTAAATATCTTATATTATTATTTCGGGAAATTCAAAATAATTGATAATGGATTTACAGATTTATAAAATTAATGGTATTGAAAATAGTAGGGATGTATTACCAACAATGAAATATTTTATTAAAGTAATTTCTAAGATGGATAAAAATACTTACTACATAAGTAATAATAAGAAAAGGGAAATATTTTTAGATGGAATTAACCCAGAAGATATAATTCTTCTAGAAATTCCTCCTATTCTTGGAAGAAATTCACAGTCAGGAATGAAATCTGTAAGAACTAAGATAACAAATCTTAGAAGTAATAAATCAATAATAGTTCCTGGAAGTGCAATTAATGAGTTTTGGGATGCTATGAAAGAAATACAAGTAATAGATCATGGAAACATTTAAAATGGGAAATTTCAATATACAAGAATTACCTACAGTAAAATATACAGTTCAGGTAATTTCAATGAAATGTATTGAAATGAGCTACAGTACGAGTAAAACTTTTGAAAAATTTATAAGAGATATTAAACAAGGAGACCTAATTCTTCTAGAATATCCACCAGTAGTTATATCTAAAAGTGGAATTGGAGGAGGAATTATGTCTTTCTCAATAAAAATAACAAATCTTAATTCAGAAGAATCGATTTCAGTAAAAGCAGGAGTATCTGAAGATTTTTGGTATAATTTAGACGAATTTAGAATAATTGAATAATATGGCTAGAAAAAAGAAAGAAATAGAATTACCACAAATTACACAAGAAGAATTAATTCAACAAAAAGCTATTGGAGAAATAGCAAGAGATGCTTTTTTAGATTTTGGTAATTATATTAATAATCAAAGACATACAGCATTTATACAAGATGGTTGTAAACCTAGTTATAGAAGATTAATATATTCAGCTCTTCAATTTCCAAAAGGGAAGATGATACCTAGTACTACAGTAATTTCAAGTGTAGCAAACTATCATCCTCATAGTCTTTCTGGTATTGAAGAACTTAATGCTAATCTCGTACATACTGGAGTTTTTGAAGGTCACGGTTCATGGGGATATACGGAAATAAATGGTGTATACAATCAGTATGCCGCTCCTCGATATACAAAACAAATGGTTTCAGATGTATACAATAGAGTACTTGGAGAATTGTGGAAAGAGGTTCCTATGGTAGAATCGCCAGTAGGACCAATGGAAATATCTTATCTTCCACTTCCTATACCTCTTTGTCTTTACATGAAAACATCGGTAACTGGTCTGTGCATAGGTGTTAAGAATGATTATCCGAATTTTAGTCCGAAATCATTATACCAAGCCTATATAAATAATAACCCGTTACTCCTAGAACCGAATGCAAACTTAATAATTGACAAAGAAAATTCAGAACTTGATAGATTATGGAAAACAGGTAAAGGTAGAGTAATATATTCATACAAATTAACAAGAGTAACTGATGATTTTGGTAATCCAGGAATATTATTTGAAGGAGATACTTTCTTATTTACACCTAATTTTAAAAAGTTTAAAAAACTTGCAGAAGAAGGAAAAGTATATATGGAAGATCTTACTGATATTAATGGTCCTAAAATGGTAATATCTAAAGTTCCAGGAGCAAGAGGAATATCTATTGAAGAAATTGAAGATCTAGCAAGAAAGTGTTGCTATAGTGCTACAAACTACACAACAAACGTAACTACTGGATCCACAATGTTTCGAATTGGTTTATATGATTGGTTAGATTATACTTATAAAAATTACATAGATCTAATTGTAAAAGTAAATCAGAAGAAGATAGAAAAAACTACTTTTGATATTGCGGTTTTAGAGGCTATTCCATTAATTTCGGATTATATATTAAACAAAAATCCAAAAGCAACTGACGAAGAGATTATGAAAGTATTTGGAATGCCTCAGGAAATAGTTAGTTCTGTTATGTCAAAGCCTATCAGTTACCTTAGAAAAAATAAAGATACTTCGGATCGTATAAAAGAGCTCAAGACAAGATTGAAAGAGCTTAAGAAATTCGATCCGGTAGCATATACTGAACAAATTATTAATCAACTTTAAAAAATATAAGATATGAAACAAGAAAAATACCTAGTATCAGAGATGTTTGATGATGAAGCTATGGCAATTGATTGGAAATATGTACCTGAATCATTTCTCCCTAAAATATCAAAAAACCTATATAATGTATCAGCAGTAAGAGAAGATGGGACAATAGTAGAAAGGACTGTTATATTCATTAAGCCAGTTGATGTATTTGTTAGGGATGTAGATCTTACTGAATTTGCTGGGATATTACTAGGGAAGGAGATAAAAAAATGAATTCCGTATATTATGGGAATGGATTAGATGCTTTTATCGAGGCTATTTACTTACAAGAAGAGATAGATCCTTCGGTAGGTAGTCTAATTCACGTTAACCCAAAGAATCCAACATATATAACCGGAAAGATAGTGATAATTAATACGGCCGACTACTCAATGGACAAAATAATGACTCTGGTAAGAAATAAATGTAAAGTTATTTCTAGAACATCAGAACCAGGAGAGTGTCAGGGAGTCGAAGTTTGTCCATATATTCTTCGGCCGTGTTTTGATGTGATATGGAATGGGAGAACAAAAAAAATAAATACTCACCCTGAACTAGATAAATTTTTAGAAGGAAATGAAGATGAATGGAGTATGATTTTCCCGGACTACAAATTATATTTCCCTAAACTAACAATATGGGATAAAAAGATTGTAGTAGATGAATATGGAAACTTGACCGGACTTGGATGGATTTTACAACAAACAGGAGTAAATCTTATCGAAGGTACTCCATTTAATGACTTAGATCTAGTAAAAACGAAAAAGCTAGATTTTATGTCCTAAGAAGAAAAATAAAAGAAGGAGAACTGTAAAAAGTCTCCTTCAATTTTTTTATTTTCTGGTTCTTAGGTTTTCTATTCTATCTACAGAAATGAATTTATTATCTCCTATAATTTTTCCAGATAATACAGTTCTGAGTTTTTCTCTCAATACATCTATATTATCATTCTCAAGAGATCGAAATGTTTTAGAGAATTCAATTAATACATTCTCATCAAAGTACATTAAATGCAAAATTCCATATTCAATAGTATAGACAGATTCAATAAAACCACCAAACCTTTCTTCATAACATCTTTTAATTATATGAATAGTTTTCGGAAATCTTAGTAATTTAATCCCCCCTCCTTTTCTGTCTATTTAAAAATCTTTCACTAACATTTACATCATTACCAGGAGTTATCTCATTAGATAATGATGAATTATGTACTTTTCCTCCACTTCTTTCACCTATAAATCTTTGGTATAGATCTACTAGGTCTCTTCTTACGAATCCTCTATAAGATTCATCGATTAATTCTTGTTCAATTTTCATTTCTTTTAAGTTTGTTTTTCATGTAATAAACTACACATATAAGGCTCTTAAGGTCTAAACCTTATAAATAGAAATAAAATTAATATAACTTATGAATACAGACCTAATTAAGATATTTGCTATGGGATGCAAATATTATGCAGAAGAGATTGAACAAGGATATATCATTCCAACGTATCTTTTAAAAGAAGATAACACTCACATCTCTATTATTAAAAATAGAAGAGATGCTCTTATCGCTAATGAAAGTAGTTTTTCAAAAAAGTTTGAAGAAGATATAGAAAAAATAAAAAATGAATTAACGCAAGAAAAAGATTTTACAAAGTATATAAAAGAATTTCCCGTTCCAATAATGGATAGAGAGCTCTGGAAAGAAATATTAACTAAAGAGAAAGTTCCAAAAACTCGAACAGAACTTTGGGAGAAACATTATATACTTTCTGATTATTTCTTTTATAAAGCGAAATTCATTGTAGAAATTGATTCTAGTTTTCATGATGAAAAAGCTATTGATGATAGAGTTAGAGATACTTATATGTACTTCAAATATGGTCTTCCTACATATCGTTTTTATGAATATGGAAAAAGTACTATAGTAAGAGGTAAATTCTATAAATCTATCAAGAAAAATATTAAAAATAGTTATAGTAGTTTATCTGGATTAAATGTATATAATAACTATATGTTTGATTTTTCTGATATAATTGTTAATAACTTTATCATTAGTAATAAAGGAGCCTTAGAATTCATAGATAAACTTTATAGATATATCGGAGGTTATAATAATTTTAAGTTTAGAAAAGGAATAATACTAACTTTGAGAGATATTTATAATATAGATTCGAGAAATTTTGGAGTATTTACTAATAAAGATCAATTAAATATGTTCCTAGATAATATAATAGGAATAATGAGATCTGTTTTTAAAGTATCATTACATATTCACCAATCTATGTTATATACAATAGAAGAAGTATTATGGGCACTTTCTGAAAAAACAAACACATCTAGATGGGATAATATAAGAGGAACTAAAATCCCCTATTGGATAACTCGAATATTTGGTAATCCAGAACAAAATGATAGAGTTAATTGGAACAACATGGAAAAAGAAAAGATAGATGATAATATACAAGAATTAATAAATAATCTACAAAAATTTGGGTATTTCTAAACCCCTGAAATTCTTATATATGGTAGAAGATAGAAATTTTATATACCTCTAAGGTCACTGTAAAATTCTATAAAGGTATTTGTAATTATTATCTTTGGGAAATACTCATGATAGTTAAGAAATTAACTATTAGAACTTCAAAAAGATATACCCTTGTAGCGATAAAGGTTAGCTAAGATAAATTGAACTTAAAGTAAGTACGACTTTTTGGAATATTTATCAGGTCAGGTAGTGGATTGCGAAATAAGTTTGGTCCATTACCATTTTTTTTCAGAAGAAATTTCTAAACCCCTGAAATTCTTATATATGAAAGAATTAGGTGTTCGGTCCGGGCGGAAGTCACGGGTAGCCTAACCTAAATTAACTATATGCTTATGATAGTTAACATTTTCTTATAAGCTACCTTGTTGTATATGGTTAACAGTGTAGGAGGATTAAGTAGTTAATTTCATGCTAAAGTCCTACAAGTAGATGGAAGAATAATAGATAAGTAATTTTACAAGAGTACATAATCAAGTAAAATGAAAAGGTCTTGAAATTCTTCTATTGTTTTTTTCAAAAAGAAAAATAAAGGCAAGAGAATTAAACTCTTGTCTTTTTTAATTTAAAAAGTTTTCCAGCAAATATCCAAGCTATCTCGGATATAAATTCCTCTTTTGATGAATATTCAGAGAGATTTTCAGAAACTCTTGATATCTCAGGGCTCATCTTCCTCCACTTTGAATATTTTTTCGGAAATGTTGATATAAGATGACCTATAATATTATCAACTTTTTGAAGTGAGTTCTTAGAAAATTTATGAGACTCATCAAAAAATATATAGGAGTTTATTAATTGTAGCCCTATCCCAATTAACATTCCTCGTTCGACTGGTTTTGTATCTTCTCCCCAAGAAAAGTATCGATTTAAACGTCCTGCTGAATTTACTTCTGGATCATCTAATATCTTAAGAAATTCTAAAAACGGTATAAGACTTCTTTTCATTTATTTTCTTAATTGTAAAAATCTTCCCAATAAAAAATTTAACTACTTCCTTTAAGATAACTTCATCACTTCCATAAAGTAGATTAAATGAGTCTAAGTCTATATATCCCCACTTACTATATTTTTCTGGATATAATTTTATTAATTCATCTATAATCCTATTAATGCTAGGAATACTTAATCTAATAAAACTTCCTCCAGCTCCTTGAATTTTTAAACAACTAAGAATATAAAGATGAATATCTGCCAAACGATATATTAAATTTTGAATCAACATAATTTCTGTTTTATCTCTATATTGAAGTGAACCCCTAGAATCAGAGTATTTATTTTTATACTCTTCTAGATTTTCTAAGAATTCAGGATACGAAATCATTATTCTTTCCATATCTCTTAAGTGTTATTATTTTTCCTAAAAATCTATCTAAAATCCAATCTTGAGCTTCCTGTTGAGAATTAAATGTTTTTGATATAAGAAATGTTTTTGGAGATTTTAGATTCTTATATTTTTCTGGATTTATTTCTTCAAGTGCTTTAATTATAAAAATCATAACTACACCCAATATATAAAGAAATCCTTGATTATTATAAGATTTAATAAAGCAAGATATACTTGACAGTAAATAATATACTAGTTCATCTTCTGTCATTCTTTCCTTAAAAGACTTTATATAATTATTATAATTTTTATAATCTAATCTTTTCTCATATAAAAGATCCAGATGTTTATAAAATTCAGGATACGAAATCATTATTCTTTCCATATTTCTTAAGTGTTATTATTTTTCCCACTAAATTATCTTTAAGCCATATTGCTAAATCTTCCTTAGTTTTTATACTTCCTATACTATTAAGATCGATTTCACTAGACCACCCAATCAACTCTGTATGATATACTATAAGAGTGTGATAAACTGGATCTAAACTATTCGCATATTTACACAAAGAATGAATTAAGATAAACTTATGGTAATAGTCATCAGCATATTTAATTGTATGAAATCTTACTTCTAAATACTTTGCAATTTCTTCTCCATTATTTAAAACATCTATTATTGATATCATCTCTCAATCCTCCAAACTCTTATATATGCATAAAAAATAAAAAATAATTATATAAATCATTCTGATAAGATCTGGCTTGTGAAAGTCGGATCTTAATTTTCTTCTCTTGATAACAATAAATCAATAACTCTAACCTCGTTTTTTCCATGTCTTTTTATTGTTATCAATTTTCCAACTAAATTACATCTTAACCATTCTTTCAAATCCCCTATTGTTTTAATCTTCGCATAACTTCTAGTATTAACTTTCCCTCTCCATAAATCTATACCCCCTAAAGCAGTGGCAAACGTTAATTTCTTTAAAGTTATTATTGCTCCATTAGATATTGATTCAGCAAGAAGAATTAAAGAAATTATAGCTTTTAATTCTGGATCTTTAGTACGATTAAATTTACTTAGCAGATTAAACTCTACTCGATTTTCTAGTATATACTCAAAATCTGCAAAACTTATCATTATTTTCATATCATAAGTAAGGATTTTGCTCTTCTCTGCACTAGTGAATCTTATATATGATAATAAAATAAAAGAATATGACTACAGAAGAAATTATACAAACAACAAAAAACTTAATATCTGAACATTTTTCCGATATAACATTTATAGAAGAAGGACATAAGTATTTTATAGGAACTGAAGAATATACACCAGTTTCTAATATAATCGAAAACTTTGTTAGACCCTTCGATAAACATACAATCTCAGAACGATATGCAAAAAAGAATGGAAGAACTCAAGAAGATGTCCTCAGAGAATGGAAATATAAAAATGTAAAATCAGTAACACAAGGAACGAAGTATCATGAATTTGGAGAAGCAATGACATGGATAAAATGTGGTTACCCTGAATTAATTCCGACCAATATCCGAAGGCAATATATTCCAGAGGAGGGTTGGTTAATTCCCTTCGCACCTAAAGAAGAAAGTATCCTCAAATTTTATTCTGAGTTACCGCCTTCGATAATTCCGGTCGGTGCAGAATTCAGGATGTCATCAAAGTATATCCCAGAAATTAATACTAAATTTTGTGGAACTACCGACCTTCTATTCTACTATGATTCCCCTGATAACCCTGGATTTATTATAGGAGACTGGAAAACAAATGAAGAACTTACGAAAGATTATCAGAGGTCGAAGGGAATCACAATGTATCCTCCTTTTGATAATTTAATAGATGAACCCCTAGGACATTATACCCTACAATTTAGCATGTATCAATTAATGTTAGAATCAATTGGCTTAAAGATCCTGGGGAGAAGATTAATTTGGCTTAAAGGAGATGGAACATACGAAACTATAAAGATCGATAATGTCTCAGATAAACTTCTTAAAATACTATAATTCTAATCAAACTACACTGGTCCGAGATGGATAAGTGTAGTTTCTTTTTGTTGTACCTGAAAGAAAAAAGAGAGAAACCTTAAAAGTCTCTCCCTATATCTCCTAAAGTGATACAAATCCATCAAACCTATAATAAGCTATATAAACCGTCTCGCCGTTGTGTTCATGACGTTCTTTAAACTTAGACAACCTAAAAACCACATTCCTTTTTAACTCTGGATTATATTCCGTCATGAGAAATTTGGCGAGGTGTCTAATCTTTTCATACTTCACTTTTTTCTCGATCTCTGCTAGGACCTCAAACTTTCCATGAACCTGTACTAAATGCTCCGTACAATTCAAGTAATCCTCTAAGTTCTCAAGTTCAAAGCCAACTACTATTCCTTTCTCTGGTAAATCGATCTTTTCTTCCATAGTCTTATATTTTTTAATTACTTATAAGGAAATCAAAGGAAGAATAGTATTAAAACTACCCTTCCTTCTAGAAATGCTTCAAAGCCTTATATATGAAGATAGATCATGAGGTCATAAAATCCTAAAGTATTGAAAGAAATTGGATATAATGACGATCTATCTTTTATATTTTTAATTTAAAAAACTCAATTAAAATGCAAACACCTGAGTTTTATTCATCAGTCATGCTCATTACAGTGTTCATGACTCTTGGGAGAATCTTAGTGATATCTCTCATAGCTTCAACTTTAATAAAAATATTATTAAAGACTTTGAAAGCAATTTCAATTTGGTTATGTAAATAATCAAATACGCCCTGGACAATTAAGTCTGGGGCTCTTTTTTCCACATATAAGGAAATTAGAAGTTTAAAGTAGCAAAACTTCATTTTTCTCTCTTTACTGTGAAAATCCTATTCTTCCCTGTAAAATTGAGTACTTCCCAATCTATAATCTGTTGTTTAGTTACAGATGTATTATTTAAGAATTGTAGGTCAACTTTCTTTACCCAACCATACTTAATCGGATCTATTTCTAAGAGAATAGAAAACCAATTATTAAAACAATAAGACGCTCTTTGGTTAAAATTGGAAGGAGTTAGAAGAAAAGCTAGATTACTTATCATATAATCAATAATCATATCTTCATTATTATCATGTTTATGATATTTGTGTATCTCTGAAAAATAATCTATATTAGAAATAAACTTGTAAAATTTTATTGGTAACTTCATAGCATTTATAAGGTTTTTATTCTATTGTAACTTATTTATGAGGACAAAGGAACCCATTATCATACCTTCCGTTCACCACTAAAGGGTTCACTCCAGGGCCCTACGGGCTCTAGATTGAATAAACTATATAGGGATTAAATGGAATATAAGAATTCGATCTCCTCCTGAAGGGAGATCGAATATATTGATGCACTTTTTTTTTAATTAGAAGAATATATAGAGTACGTAGGTTAAATGTTTATTTTAAAGTGTAGTTTTGCTCTTCTACTAACCTTAAATCCTTACAATTGAATGAAGATAATAGAGGGTATCCCTAGTCTTCAATTTTATGTAACTGGATTCTGTATTAAAAAGAATCTATAATAAGTTAAAAAATAATTTAAAAAACTTTATAAATTATGAACAGAGAAAAGATTATTGTACCTAGAGGAATTAGGTATATAGGAGAATGGAAAGATTTCTGTTTTTCTAATTTTCCAAGAAAATGTATAATAAATAAGCAACTTCCAGGTTGTGGATTTACCGAATACTGTATTAATGGTCCTGAGAATGTAATACTTTGTTCTCCCAGAAAAATGTTACTAGAAAATAAGAAAGGACAGCATGAAAATGATGTATATCTAGTAGTAAATGAAATGGATAAGGATCCAGATTCTGATAAGGATATTAGTAAAGATACTAAACCAAAAGAATTTGTATTAGTAGAAGAGAAAAAAGATAATTCTGAAATCTATGAAAGACTATATAGAGAGATCGATACTTATACCTATCAAAGATATTTATCAGGTTTACCAGCCAAAATCCTTGTAACCTATGACTCATATAGGATTGTTAAAGATATTCTTGAAAAATTAAGGATTTTTGAAAGATTTGTGACAGTAGTAGATGAATTTCAAAGTATCTTACATGATGCTCGCTTTAAAAGTAATACTGAAATGAGATTTATGGAATATCTTAAACAATCTCCAACAGCATACTTTGTTAGTGCAACTCCTATGATGGATGAGTACCTAGAAATGTTAGATGAATTTAAAGATCTTCCTTATTTTGATTTAGATTGGGAGATAGAAGATTCTAGTAGAGTAATCAAACCAAAATTAGATATTTATCTAATGAGATCAGTTGGTGAAAAAGCTTCAGAAATTATTCAAAAGTATCTTTCAAAAGACTTTGATGAAGTAGTAGTAATGAGAGATGGTCAACCTGTAAAAGTAGTATCAGATGAAGCAGTATTTTATGTAAACAGCGTGAATCATATTATATCTATTATCAAGAAAAATGAATTAACTCCAGAACAGGTAAATATTCTTTGTTCTAGAACTGATGATAATGCTAAAAGAATAAAAAGAAAATTAGGAAAATCTTTTACAATAGGGAAGGTACCTAAGAAAACAGAGAAGCCAAAGATGTTTACCTTCTGTACACGTACCGTTTATTTAGGTGCAGATTTTTATAGCTTATGCGCTAAATCATTTATCTTTAGTGATTCTAATTCAGATTGTTTAGCAGTTGATATTAGTGAAGATTTACCACAAATTTTGGGGAGACAAAGACTATTCAATAATCCTTGGAAAAATAGTGCTACTTTCTATTATCGTACTACTGCAGATTATAGAGAAATGAAAAAAGAAGATTTTCAAGCAATTCTAGATAGAAAAAATAAAGCAACAAATGATTTACTATTATCTTATAAATCTACACCTGATACTGCAAAATTTTCATTAGTTAAGAAATTCGAAGAAGCAGTACAAATTAAAAATTATCTTAACGATTATATAGCAGTCAATCACATAATTAACTCTAATGGAGATATTATCTTAAAACCTGTTATTAATAAACTTGTACTAGTAAATGAAATTAGAGCTTTTCAGATTCAACAAGTAGATTATAGAGATAGATTTAGTGTATTTAGTTCAATTCATTCTAGTTTAACAAAAGATGATATATTAAATAGAGATGTAACAAGATTTTTATGCATTTATGATACATTAACAACTATTTATGATAAACTTAAAATGTTATGTGAATACCCTGTTTCTAGAGAAGTAATAGATTTAGTTTTACAACAAATAATAGATTCTGATGAAGTTAAATCTTACTATTTAGCTCTAAGTCCACAAAAGTTAAAAGCTTTGTCCTATAATTCATCCAGAATAAAGAAAGAACTTGGGATAGTAACATTTAGTCCAGAATTACTTAATAACACAATTCATCAAAATTTTAATCCAGGAGAAAAGTATAGTTTATCAGATCTTAAGACAAAACTAGGAAATTTATACTCCAATATTAATTATACAGCAACTCCAAAGGCTAATGATATTCTTAATTATTTCGAAGTAAAAGAGGTTCAAAATACTATGTTAGTAGATGGAGTAAAGAAACGAATTCGTAGTTATGAATTATTAAAAAGAAAATAACATTAAAAGCCTTATATATGATATTATAAATTAATAAAATATGAAAAAGAAGAGAAGAATATTTGAAGATCATGAACTTACAGATTATTATAAGGATCGAAAAGTATTAATAGAGATTACAAAAAAAAGTTTTTCAGAATCTCATATCACTTACTACATCAATATAGAGTTATTGAGAAATAAGTATCTAAATTATACTGATTATGTAGCTGAACGTAGTATGTGCTTAATAGATCATTCAATTATATCTTGTTCAGAAGATTTAAATGGGTTAATGAGAGTTCTTTTGCAACATAAGTGTAAGAGAGCTAAGAGGTGGTTATTGAAAGTATTATCAAGTTATCCATTTAGAGGAACGGGTCATATTGTAGGAGAGTACATAGATCAGGAGACAGGATTTTTAGATATAGAGAAAGCTGAGAGAGATCAAGAAGAAATTTGGAGAAAAGAGAGTAATTAATTTTACTCTCTTCAATTTATTATTTTTATATAACTAATATGATAATTAAACGAAATTTAATTCAAAAGGAATTTGCAGAAACTAGAACAGATTCATTATACTGCGTGTCCAAATATAATGATGAAATAGGATATGAGTTAATCAAAATGGCAGAATTCTATGATGAAAGGAATAGTAATTTAGAACACTGGATGGAGCAAATAGATGGATTTATTGATAGGATTAAAACTCAAGGAAAACTAGCTGTTCCATCTAATTCACCTCAATACGGATTTATTAAAATTGAAGATAAAGGTGTAATAGAAAGTAAATTAGGATCTGATTTTGTGGAAAAATATGTTGAAGATTCTGCAATAGATTATATAAATAGTCTAAAGAATGATATACTTAAGATGAAAAATTCTGGAGAATTAAAATATGTAGGTGCTATAAAAGCAAGAGGAGGATTTACTTATGACTCAGAAACCTACAGATCATTTTTCAAGTATATCGCTCTTTGTTTAACAGGACAAATGGACTATTCTTATAATAATTTTTGGGAGGATTTACATCTTATATCTAGAACTACAATAAATTTTTCGAAGAGGATAATGAATATGAACGCTGATTATCTATTTAAAATAATCTCAAATTGTTTATATCAACTTAAAGGTTATCCAGATCCAGCAGGTAAATTAGTTAAATATTTGGTTTAGGTTAATAAATTCTTGAAATTCTTATAAATGTAATTAAAAATAAAACAATTATGGAAGAAAGAGAAATTTCTTTGGTTAAGGGAAGACAAATTTCATTAACAAAAGGACTTAAACAGCTTAAAGTAGAAGTTGTTTGGGAAGAAAACAAGAGATCTGTTAGTAGTGATGAAGATTTTGATATTGACCTAATCATAGTAGAATTAGATGAGCGAGGTCGTGCATTATCTCCAGATCATCTAGTTTTCTATGGTAGTCTTGAACAAACAGAGGATTATAAATTTACAGATCCTGAAAGAAGTGTGGTGCATTCAGGTGATGATAGAGACGGCTCTGGAGATGGAGAGGAGTGTATTATTTATCCTGGAAAGCTCAATTCAAGAGTAAAAGATATTGTATTCTTAATTAATATCTATGATTCAACTTCTAGAAAACAAACCTTTAAGATGATTAAGGGTGCGGAAGTTAGAGCTTATGAGGATGGAAAAGATATTGCTAAACTTGTATATCGACTTGATGAAGATTATAAGGATGATACAATCTTAGTCTTTGGAAAAATGACAAGAATTGAAGGTAATAAATTCACTTTTACAGCACTCGAAGAAGGGTCTAATCAAACTTTATTTAAGAGTTTGGTAAAATATGGCCTTAAGTTCAAAGAGTCAGATATTTAATGAAGGCGATTCATTATACATGTTTTTTAGGGAGTACTAGAGGTATATATCAATATTTGATTTTTCCAGAGTTTGAGATTGAGTGGAGTATGGACTATAATACCGATAACTCAGGAATTAAGTATCATCGAGATTTGTTTGAAGCTAAATATAATGATCTTTTAGAGAATATCGATCTAGATAAGATTTCTTTACGATTTCCGGTAGAATCTTTAAAACGTCCTGGAATATATAGTGATAGTATTGTGAATGTTTATAAAAATGCAGGTCCGTTACGATGGTATAATGATTATTCTAAAAGGATTATGTCTGTGATTCATTCACACAAAGCTTTAGGAAATAATTTAGGTCGTTTACTTAGAAATTCTTATGCGGAATGGATAAGTTCTGATTATATCAATGATGATAGTTTCTTTAAAAGTATTATTTCAAAAGATGAAGTAGATTTTTTAAAAGAAACTCCGGAAACACTTCTAGAAATCTTAATAAACCCAGAAACAACTCCTAATTTCGGGATATACTTAGAAATGAAATTATTAAAACAGTTTAATTTAATATAAACAATTATGGAAGAAAGAGTAATTAGCTTAAGAAAAAATGGTACAAGAACAATTAGCCTAAGAAAAAATCAAGAAACAGAAGGTGAAAACTTTGATTATGTTTATGTAGGGCTTAGATGGGCTCCGGCAGTAATCAAAGGTGGAGTAACTGGAAGAAAGACTCATGTTGAAAGAAAGACAGTTAAGACAGGTAACTTCTTTCAAAAACTATTTGGTACAGGTCCATCAGAGATAATCGAAACTGAAGTAGTAGATAATCCTGGAACACTCCGACCTGATAAACAACTTGATATTGATCTTGATGCTAGCGTTGTAATGTTTGATAAGTCTAAGAAACAGTATGATATTGTTTATTACGGACATCAAATTTCTAAAGATGGTTCAGTTGCTAGTTTACTTGGTGATGACTTAACTGGAAAGAATAACTCAAAAGGTGATAATGAGTTAATTCGAATGGAGCTTGGAAAAGTTGCGCCGGAAGTAAAATATATGGCTGTGATTTTGAATATTTATCAGCACATGGGAAGAGATCCTAAAGCGCTTGTATTCGATCATATTCCTTCGGCGACTATGAAGATCTATAGTTCGGATATGAAAGTAACAGATAGTAATAAGATTAATCAACTTAAGACTTTCGCCGACTTCCAGATCGACAATAATCCAGACTTTATTGGTAAGAAAGCATTAGTTCTTGGTACTTTTGTTAGAACTGGAGAAGGAAACTCTTGGAAATTCTCGTTATCAGGAGCAATGACAACTGAAGAAGGAATTCAAGAGATGATTAAAGGTTCAATAAAAGCTGCTCTTAAGGAACTGTAATATAGAATAAAATTAAGAAGAAGATAAATCAAAATATCTTCTTCTTTTTTGTTTGTTCGGGGAGGAGAAAAAAGAAGACAGGATTTTTGAATGTCCTATCTTCTATATTTTATTAGAGTCCTCTTACTTCAAAACTTGTTTTAACGAACTCTGCTCCACATAATAATCTGGCAAGTGATACTACTTTTGTTGTTAGATTCACTTTTGTAGTTTTTCCAGATTCTACGTTAATTACATCACCTCCTTCAATTGTTGCATCTCCAAGAGGTTTTACATCTTTTATATAACCTAAAGAAAAACAGTCTCCGTTTGTATTCTCTAGGTTTGAAAGATTTAATGTTCCGACTCCTGTATCCATTGTAAGAGGAGCCAGTTTATATTTTCCTGATTGTCTGTAATAGTAATCTAGCGGTTTTCCTTCATTGATCAACTTCGTCTTTCCTTTCGAAGTCTTTAACCTATACACAATTCCTCCGATCACCAATACTGCAATTCCGCCAAAGATCAGTAATTTAACTGTTTTCTTACTTAATCCTTTCTTCTTTTTTTCGTCTTGTTCTTCTTTCATAATCTTTTAATTTTTATTTAATTATTTATACATTAATAAGGCTTTGAGGGGAGAATAAAAAGGAGGGAAATTTTAACCCTCCTCTTCTACTTTAATAATATAACCTCCAAATAAATCTTTATAAGTTTCTTCAAAATCCTTCATTGCTTCTTCGAATTTTCCTTCTCTAAATTTATCTCTCAGTTTTGATTTCTTTATGATTAACCATCTAGATTGTGTTATGCCATATCTTGCTAACATAACCCATTCTCCATAATTAAATTTGAGTAAACTTTTTCCAGCCGTACATTTAAAAGTAACAGCTATAAATCCAGTATTAAGTGCTACAGCTTCTAAGTGAGTATAAAATAACATTCTTCCGAGTTTTGATCCTTCTATAGTATTTAAATTTACCATAGGGATTACTTTCTTTATTGTTAATTTACCTTCAGATTCATTTATTAGCTTTATTGCCCAACATACTCTTACTAGGATATCTGTTATTAATGCAGCTGGATATGTTGAAAGGTGATATCTAAAATCATATCCTTCCAGGTACATTTTCTCAACTATTCCAAAAATTAATTGTCCATAGTCGCCGAAATTTTCCAGGTATCCAATCACGAAAGTAAACGGCGCTGGTAATCCTCTGGTTCCATTTATATCCGAGAGTTGATGTTTTACTACTAGATTAAATGCTTCTACTAATTTTTTAGCAACTCTTTTATTTCCATCTTTAAAAAATCCTTCCATGTCTATTGTTCGAATTTCTCCAGAGTCCATAAAAGTCGCCGTATTTTTCATCACGTCTTTTACACCTGTTATTATACCGGCGGGACTAGGATCATGACCTACTCCAGTAATATGATGAAGATTAGGTGATAGTCCTTTGATCTTATGTCCGGCTCTCTCCACAAATTTCTGAGAATTAACTGATTGATCAAATGTTACTTTAGCCTGTTTTTCAAGTTCTTTCACTGTCTCCTCTGAAAGTTTATTATCGAAGAAACCCTGAATCATCCCTGAAATTCCTGAAACTTTCTCTGGACCACCTCTAAATACCATATCTATCGCAAAACCTACCATTGCTGAACCTATACAAATTAAGTGTTCAGTCTGGTTTAAGTCTATTGTATCCTTGAATCTCTGATCTAATGTTTTATAAGATTCTGCCCAAGGATATATACCACTAAAATTTGGTTCTGGGTTTATTTCTTGTTGCGCTGCTAATACTAGGTGTTCAAACTTAGGGAGAATTAGTAATTTTTCCTCTCGAACCATCATCTTATTGTTTAATTCTTCGAGAGCAAATTTTTCTCTTATCTCCATAACGTCTTCATGATAACCTTTAGAAATCAAAACATTTTCTAGAAATGCTACTCTTTGTTCTGCAGATTTCCTTAGATTTATTAGTTGTTGATTATTAAAGGACTGATCTCTTGTAAGTTTATTTATAACCTTACCAGAATTTTCTAAAAATTCTTTCATACCACTTTCCTCCTTTCTTTTCTTGTTCATTAATTTTTTCAATTATTTTCTCGGTTAACGCGTCTCCTTGTTTAACCAATTCTGAAATCTCCCAAATATCTTGTCGATTATCTGATATTGCCATTGATAATCTTATGATATTATCTTCGATTTTTTCACACTGTCTTTTTAATTCGGCAGTTTCTTCTTTCTTTTTATTTCTTCCAAATAAATCCATAATATTTTAATTTTTTAAGTTATTGTTTCTAGGGTTGTAAAAAGAAAATCTATAAAACTCTACTATATATCAAGTTCTATAGATTATTCCATACATTAATAAGGCTTTGAAGGGACAAAAAATAAAAACCTACTCATCTTCACAGACTTTCGGTTTTCATCAATTATTAGTGGGATTATAATGTTTCTAATTTACATCCTAATTCCTCTTTCAGCATAAATTCATTAAGCAGATTTATTCTTGTCTTGATTCTCTTAACTAAATCTTGATCAAATATATAACTGCTTAAGTTTTCTGCTCCGATGGATATTGTCGCTAATTGGATCCACTTCGTTAATTCAGTGAGCGATCCATTATAATATACTCTATAAAATCCATCTCTTTCGGTTATCATAGACAATGTTTCAGTTTCTGGAAAGATATTTTTTATTTCTTCCAGAGTTAGTGATAGTCTACAATCTACCCATTTTATGTTATTCTTGGGATTGAATTTTTCTTTGATTTCATCCCAAGTTTTCCATCCTCCTTCATTTAATCCTACTGCTGCTCCATATCTTACTACAGAAAATTCAGCTCTTTTTCTTAGGATTCCTTGAAGTTCAGTTTTTAATACATCATATCCTAATTTTCTCAAATTAGTACACAATGAATCAATATCTACCGCTTTATAGCTATGTTCAACAATTATTCCTGCAGCGTAATAATATAAATCTTCATAGGAATCTTCTTTAATCATTTTCTTATCAATGACTGATTCCTTCATTACTATTGCAGAACTAGTCTTACTTACTAATACTTTCGGTTTTTCTTTACCACTTAAGAGTTTTAAATATTCTCTTTTTGGTTCTTTTCCTGTAATCTTTCTGTATAATTCACAACAGATAGATAAGTCTTTTTCCGCTTCTTTGAATACCAACTTATCATTTCTTCCGTCATAATATACATTTAGCGTTACTGAATGTTTTGATAAACCATTTACCCAAGTTTTTATTTGGATTTGATTTATTCTTTTCACACCTAATACCTTGGCAACATTATTTCCAGTTACTCCGTCACCTCTGTTATATGTAATAGAATAACTTAGCGCTTCCATGATATTGTCTAAGGTGTTTATTCTAATTCTTTCTTCTTTATTCCTTTTCTTCGAGGGAGTAGTTATTTCTTCCGGTTCTTCTTTTATTTCCGGCTCTTTTCTTACTCTTCCCGATTCTTTTACTAATACCTTTTCAAGTATTTTTTCAGTGAAGATTTCAAACTCCTCGTCATTCATAGCTTCTTCATTTTTCAGCTTAATAACAAGTGGAGTTCTTTTTCCTTTCATTTCTTTCTTCACTATATTTAATTCACTGTTCATCCATGTGAATAACAACTCATCAGCTTTTCTCTTGATTAAAGCTTTATCCAAGCTTCTTCCAATTTCACTATGAACTTCGCTAATTAAGTTTTTTACATGTACGTCTGAGATAGTTTTATTTTCTCTAAGTGAATTTAACAGACCTCTTACCAATTTTTCCTGGTAAGCATTTTTTTCTAGTCTTTCCATTTTTTTTTATTTTTATTGTTTTACTTTAATTAACGGCATATTTCACAAACATATACTTCTATGATCGTATAGTCAGGAAATTCCGTTTGATCTTCTTTAACAGTTGTGTTACCAATAATAGTGTAAAGTACATCCTTACGACTAGGAGATAACACTACATCATCTATTATTGTTTTGTACTTAACTCCAACTTTATCTAATGCGTTCTTATAAGGGACTCCATTCCCTAAAAATCTCATGTTAATTGGAGTATTTTCACTAATTTCTTTTAGTTCTTCAAGAGAGATAGTATAAAATATTACTTTCCCTCCTACTTTAAATACTTCTTCGAACATAGAACTGTGAAAAGTTCTATTAACCGCCCAATACTGACGTTGTTCTTTTTTAACACTTTCTTCCATATTCTTATTTTTAAGTTCTTTTTTGTGTCAATTTCCCATTCTGATAGGCTAAATTTTGAATTTGTCTCAGAAGGGATTTATTTATTGTTTGGAGATTTTGATTTTCTCCACGGACAATGTCTAACTTTTTTTGGGTTCTATGTGAATTAATTATACTGACAACCGCACATGTTAGACCTATTCCTATAAATGCTAATTTCCAATAATTTTTCTCTTTCTTTTTGTTTTCTTTTTCCATATTCTTTTAAATTCTTTTTACATATATAAGGCTTTCAAGGAATGAAACAAAACCCCGATCTTCACAGACCAGGGAATTTTTTGATTTAAACAAAACTATCATTAATAAGGCTTTGAGGAGAATAAAAAAGGAAGCTTATAAAAGCTCCCTAAGTTTTTCCATTTTCATTTCACTATCAATTTGATCAAGGCTGATTTCTTCTGCTACTTTTCTAAGTAATTCACAGGTTTTTAAGAAATTTTCAACATCCTTTATAACATTTTCATCAGGACATTTAAATCTTGCAGTGTGTAACAGATCTTTAATTTTCCAAATAAGCATCTCGTGATTTCTTTGAAAATTTATGCAATCTTCACTGTACTTTTTTCTTACTTCCTCTATCCTATCAAAATACTCCTTTTTGAAGTCATTCCTCGTTTTCTCTAATGAATTGAAAGTTCCATTTTTGTACTCTTTGTATTTCTCGAAGAAATATTCTCTTTTAATTTTCCCCGATTTTTCTTCATAATCTCCTTGCTTAGCTAAAAACAAGTTGTGATTTATTGTCTCTACCCTCATTAATTCCATGAGACGTAAACAAATTTCTTCTTTTTCCATATCTGTTTTCTTTTAAGTTTATAATACACTTATAAGGCTTTTAAGTTATATAAGACATAGTGAAGAGAATACTTAAATAAAACAGAATCATAATATTTATTCATATATTTGTAATCTTCCAAGAAAGTCTTTCGATCCATCTTATATGGTGAAATTTGTTTAGGATCAGGAATTAGGTACTTGATATACTTACCTTTCTTAATCTTTTTCTCATGAAGTCTAAGTTCCTCAAGTTTTAATATATATGGTCGAAAAGATATCCAGTACCTAAATTGTTTAATTCCAAATCTCTTATATTGTCCTCCTCGATTACTAACTTTTAAGACCATATCGAAGAGTATTCCCTTTTTAATTCTGTTATCTAGAATATTAAGTACTTTTTCTGGATCCTCCCAATGAGATCCTATAGTATCCATCATATGTTTTTTAGATCTGAATGGAAATTTTATGGGAATTATTATTTCTTGTTCGTTCCAAATCGAATATGGCGAGTTTATATAAATTTCTTTCATAACATATATAAGGAAAATAAAGGGAAGAACTTATAATCGTTCTTCCCCATTATATTATCTTTCGAAAAATCCTGGAGCGCTAACTTGTTGATTAAAGTTTCCAGATTCACCCAATCTCTGAGTTTTCTTTTCAAGCATCTGTAATCTTTCTTCGTAGTCAGTTCCATTATTTTCAAGAGTTGTAATCTTACCATTAATCTGTGTGATACTAGTATTAATCTTACCTATTTCAGTAGTTAGGTTAGTATTTACCTCTTCTATTTTTGTAGTTAGATTAGTTCCTAGTTCAGTTATTTTATCAGTAAGTGTTTTCTCTAATGTCTCTATCGTCTCCTTGAGTTTTTCATTTTCTGCTTCAAGTGCTGAAATATTATTCTCTAGGTCTTGAATGATAGTAGTTAGAGTTTTATTACTAGAATCAATTACTGCATTAGTTGTTGTTTGCAGAAATATATCTTCTCCGTTTTTTATTAATTTTGAAATCATACCTTTCTAAGTTTTGCAATTTCAGCCTCAAGTTCTTTTATCTTAGACTCAAGTTCATTAAGTTTTTCTTCTTTTGGATCGAGAGTTGCTACTTTAAATACTGCTGGAGTTCCATTAGCTTGGAAGAAACCGTTAGGAGCATTAACTTTACTAAATACAACAGCATCAGTAGTATCAATCTTAAGATGTCCTCGATTAGTTTCGTGAGGATTATCTCTTCTAGCAATGTGAGCGTTCATAGCTGCTTCTACTTCATCAATTCTCTTATTTAATTCAGCATCAGCGGCTTCACGTTCTTCTTTTTCATTTTTAAGTTCTTCCTGCCATTCATAAGATCCATCACTCGGGCCTACTCTAAATGATGGATTATTACTGCTGGATATTTTTACACGAGGAGTTAATAGTTGTGCCGAGGATGTTTTTTCGCTAACGGCACTAATAACTTCTTCCTCGTGAGTTTCTTCTTCAGCAGGTAGATCACTCATCATTACTTCTTTCGAGGCCATTTTTCCAGCAGATCCGACAGACATAAAGAATCCATTAGCTGTAACTTTAGAGAACGTAACTTCATCACTTTCTCCAACACCAAGTTGTTCACGAGTTACATTATGAGGATTATTTTTGTCTTGAATATGAGCATTAAGTTTATCCCAAAGATCATCAATTCTAGCATTTATTGCAGCATCAGCCTCTTTTCTCTGATTTCTCTCATCGGATATATCTTCTCCCCAAGCAACTATTTTATCGATTTCAAGAAGAATCTGATAAGCTACTTTTGCAGATATTCCCCAGTTATTCCATTCTGTAGGTACTTCTAGAATCGTAGCTGGTCTCATTAATTCTTCTATAGTTCGAATTAAATCACGTCCAATACTTTTTTCTACAATAATACCATCATTTTTAACAATAAATGCAGTTCTTCTAAATTCATCTACATAAATAATATCATTCCAGATTGGATCTGATGCTGTCCAAGAAAAATCGTTAGGATCACTAGAAGTTACAACAGCTACTTTATTTCGATAAGCATTATCTACTATACTATTACTATTTCCACTGCTTTTGTAATATTCAGAGATATAATATTTTTGATCCTTTTCAGTTACTTCTGGATGATCCCAACCTAAAGCTTCAGATTGATCTGAATTTGGATAATCTGCTGGTTTTGGTCCTCCTGGTGCAACTTTTACAAGTACTCCTTTGTCATCAGTATCCCACCAAGAAGCTGGATCGAGAGGATCATAACAAAAATCATCAGGAAATATTGCTACAAGAGATTCTACATATTTTCCGGGATATTCCAGAAGATCATTTGGTATTTTCCCAGTATCATCTACTGTAACTAAACCATGAATTGGAATACTATTATCATTTCCATCTACTACGCCATCTTCATTAGTATCTACTTTAACTGTAGTAGATGAATTCTTATTTAAAAATGCTAATGCTAATTCTTGATAAATACCTCTAGCTCTACCTACTAGAATTTTTTCAATAGCATTCTTATCATCTGCATTATTTGGATCTAAATATACGTAATCTCCATTTTCTTCAGTATTATGAACTTCTGCAATAAAAGCCATATCGTTCTCAAGATCACTCAATTTTGTAGGAAGATATCCAGGAGCCCATTTTCTGAACTTATATGGATAAACTTCTCTCTCAATTGGATCAGTGATAGAACTAGGTATTGAAGCTCCATCTTTTATACTACTATCGTAATAAAATTCAACTGCAGATCCTGAAGAGCTACTTGATTCCACAACTCTTACTATACAGCCATCTTCAAGTCTTTCTTTTGGAATAGCTTTAAGATCTTCTATTGTTCTAACACTTTTCCAACCACCTTTTCCATAAATTGCTTCATGGGTAGGGTATGTATCTTGATCAGTATAAGGAACTATAGGAGCTGAAACATTTATACCTTTTTTATTTTTTTCCATATTATTTAAATTCTATATTTAAAACTCCTGTTTGAGGATAATCAAATACTATTACAGAATAATCTTCTTCACCAAATTTACAAGAGAAAGCATTATTTTCCATATTTCCTGTTAAAAGTCTTATAGGATCTTCACTTTCATTAACTTCTCCATAAATTTCAGTAGGAATCATGTAATATATGTATAATCCTGAAGTATAATCATTACCTTCATCATCTACGCTACAATCTACATTATTTAAAACAATTGAACGTTCTTTAGATAGACTTCTATTTCCGTAAGTTTTTCCGTCAATTACAATCTTACTAATATCGTTTGTTTTAGATTTACCCCAAATTCTAGAATTAATAAATTCATAGGTAATGTTTTTAGAGATACTAACAGATCCAATAGAGTCTGATGAACTACCATTACCGTATAAAACAGATAGAGTAATTACAGTATCTCTTGAAATATTTTGATTATAAATCCATACCCAAGTATACTCATCTTCATCTTCGCTAGGATTATTCATTCCTCCAGAATAAAAACTTCCGTTTATATATATACTTACACTAACATCTTTTCTTTTTAATTTCATTCCATTATACCAAACTTCCCAAGCAAAAGAGGGTTGTATTCTAGTTCCATTTTCATAAAGCCCTCCATCTACTGTTGGATTACCCGAAATTATATAATCTGGAAGTAATCGTATCTCTAGAACTGTTCCAAGACTGTGTATAATATCTTGAATTCTCTCATTTAATCCGTTTAATGCATTAGTTACAGCATTCTGAGACATAACATCATCCTCAGATGAACCTGTGGTTTGAAGTACATTAATACCACCTCGAATTCTGAAAAAGCCTGTAATTGAATCTTTTTCTATATCCTTATAGTAAGTATACCATTTTCCATCTACAAATACTTCAAATCCATCAGGAATAGGGTATTTATCATAATCCCATGTTCCTAATTCTCCTATTCCACTAACTATACCTTGTCTTTTATCTAGGAATACTTTAGCGGGTAATAAAAAATTTGAACCTATTTTATTTGCCATAATTTATTTTATTTATTAATATTTTCCACCGCTTATATTCTTAGCAGCTATAGACATATTAGAATCAGTTACAATACTAGAATTATCAACATTGACTCTAATTTCTGTACTACCATCTTCAAGTTGTACTAAATTAATTCCAGGACCACCAATAAAGCCTTCACGTATTGATAATCCTTTAATAATTTGTTCAAGTTTTCCAAGAGTATTATAATTTATGCTAGCTCCACCTAAAATCTCCTGTCTCAGATTTTCTAAGTCAGTTGCATTTACACTAGAATTTTCTGTAGATATTCCTTCGAAGAATGTTGGTAATGAGAATGAAAAAACTTGTTGAAAATTATTATAATTTAATGCAACATCTTTTACATAAACATTGTAATCAATATCATTTACTTTACAAGACTCTATTGAATAATCAGTTATATGATTCATTCCAGAAGTTGTATCATAAATACTCATAAGATTTCCGTACAGTTTTGGATATGCAAAAGCTATTTTCTGTGAGTTAAGATCTCCTTGGAAAGTAACAATTGATTTCTCATTTCCAACTACAGTGTTTTCAAGAGAATTTAAAGCAGCTTCTGTTATATTCCACCCACTTTCAGGAATTTGTCCATAGTAGAAATTGTAACCAAACTTAACTGTATAATATGAAGTTGCAGTTCTTATAATTCCTGTATCTGGATCCGTATATTTAACAGATAATCTATATTCTGTTGTATTTGTAAGACCTAAGACTATATATCTATTACTTTCAGGGAGAGTTATTTGTGTACCATTTAATTCTAAAATACAATCATTAGTAACTTCATATGTATTTGCTTCACCTGTTTTTATATCTATATCAGGGATTGTTACTCTGATTAAGAAGTTAACAGCGGTTCTAATTCCAGTTTGATATAGAGGAGTAGTGCCATCATCTTGTCTGTTAGAATCATAAAAACTAACTCTTAATGGGAATGTAGCTGAATGATTTTTATAAGTTAACTCCTTAATTTCTTCTAGACTTTTAAGAGCATCTTGAATACTAACATCCCAACCAGAAATCATTTCATTAATTTCGGACTTAGTATAAAAATCATCTTCACGTTTTAATACTCCATCACGATAAAACCATCTATACTTATCTTCTATATTACTAAAAATGAAAGGACCACCAGTTATAGGTTCTATTTGTCTAACCCCACCAGTTTCGTATACATAATTCCAAATTCCATCTTCATCCTTGTAAAGATATAATTCTCCATGTACAAGAAGAGATACATCTGGAAGTTCAGTTACTACATCTCGAACTAAATCTAATCCGCCAAGTGTAACAACTTGATAACAGTCTTCTCCTATTCCATTCTTAATACCTAGAGCGAATATAGTATCTGTTTCTGTTTGTTCAGGATTAGAATAATATCTAACCATAACAGGCTCTCCGATTAAGAATTCATGTTGATTTAATCTTAATCTTGCTATACTTCTATCTCGTTCTATGTATTTGCTTCTGGAAATTTGTATTTGAAAAGAATTTAAACTACTCATAATTATTTATTTATAATTGAATAAAATAATAAAAGAATAGACTTAGTTTTATAATTTTTCTAAGTCTATTCTCATAATTTAGGTTTTGAAGCTTTCAGAAGAGAATTTCTGTTATTTAATTTTGATAATTCGGAAAGATTCAACTAATTCTGCAGTAGACCAAATAATAGAAATTTTATGATCTTTATCCATATAGAATTCAACAGGATTATTAAGAATACCTAGATCATAGAATTTACCATCAATACTTACTAAAGCATCTGGATATTGTGATTTAAGTTTTTCGCTAGGAGTAATAGTAACTTTAACCACTTCTTTATCACCAGTCAAACCATATTTATTGACTTCGTAATTAGGATATACAGGTTCTAAAACTGTAGCACTTTTATCTTCACTATCGAATTCATACCAAGTACTTTCATCATCTCCTAACCAAGGACCTTCAATTTTATAGACCTGATAAAATCTACTAGGAATAATATCTTTTCCATACTTACCCCAAGCAGCATCTTCATAAATTTTAACTTCTTCGTTCATAAGTTTTTGTTTTATAAAAATTATTGTTATTTATTTTATTCATAATTATAACCACTTATTTCTATCGGGCGACTTTGATAGAATTAAGGCATTTATTCGTGGTATATAATTATAAGTAGCAGTTTTCTTAATTTCTTCTACATTCAACTCTATATTAGATTCATTTATCCATTCCAGAATAATTAATCCAATAGGTTGATTAATTCCAGGAATACTAATAAATATTTGTCTTTTAGAACCATCTCTACTATTTACTAATTCATATATTCCAGGATATTTTTCCATAAATACACTATCTCTTGGACCATCACAATATACAATTTCTCCAAACTTAATATCTTCATAGATACTAGTAATTAATCCAGTATTTATACTTTTATACTGTTCTGGATCTATGGAAGGTACAGCAAAACCATTATCTTGTTGGAGAAGTTCTGCGTATTTGAAGGGAATAGATACTAGATTTTCTTTAGAATTATGATATTCGAAGTATAATATTCTATCAGCTCTAGAATTACTTCTAAATTCTGTAAGGAGAGGTTTTAATTCTGCTAATAACTGATCCCTAAGTTCCATTTTTTCGGAGTGTATCTTATCAGAAATTTCAGAATATATTTCTATAGTATCCTTTATTATAGTTTTGTAATTAAATATAGCTAAGACTAAACAGAAGATAAAAGTATACTTCACGAACTTCGAAAATCCTATGTTTTTATCTATCTCTGTTATAGCCTCAACGAATTCTTTTAAAGATAGTTTCATGATTTATTATATTGCAAATTGAGTTAACCTAATCTCTCCTGATTCTATAGTACTCGTCTTTTTTGTTATTGGATCTAGATTAGTAATTTTTAAGACTATCACTAAATTTAACTCTTTTCCAGTAGTATTAGCAGAATATATTAATCTTTTATTCACCTGATCTACTTTAAACTCCAGTCCATTACTTTCTTTCACCAAGATTTCAATTACAGGCAGAGATGTTATATCTATTTTAACCTTTTCCTTTATTTTTGAAATATTATAATCATTTATCAATCTATACATATCACATTCTAATGTTCCTAATAGATTTATATACCCTCCAGATTTTTTAAGACTACTAGTATCTTCTAATGCTGAAAACGATAGAATAGATGTAATTTGTCTAATCACAGAGTTATTATATATTTTCTCACCAGATATATTATTGTATAAGAACGAACTACTATATCCACTTGTTTTCTTGTTTCTTATATACTTATAGTAAGATTTTTTTGTTACTATTTTTTCTTCCAGTGAGGTAAAGATATTAACTCCATAATCAATTCCTATACCTTCCAAAAATACAGTATCACTATCAGCTATTGTTTCAATGTTTGCTTCTGTATATTCTGGAAAAGATAATTCAAAAAGATTAGATGATATATTTAAATCTAATCTATTGAACTTAATTATTTTTCTTTCAGCAGCCTCTAGCTCAGTTATTATAAATGCTATTCTTTCCGATCGATCTGGATATATACCATAACAATAAATAAAACAATACTCTGAGCTAGGTTCAACTAAGGCAGCTTTTTCTTCTTCTGGGATATCAATATTAATCTTTAAGAGTTTTTTATTACTATCCCAGATTGAATTTAGAGGATATTCTGAGGTTTTTCTAACATCATTATACAGATAAGATCCTGAAAATAATTTCTCCATGAATTCTTCTCCAACTGTATATGAATTATAAATTGTTCCTATTACATATTTGGTTATTTTTAGTGTGTTATCTATCCTCCTTATACTCTCTAAGAATTCTTTTTCAAAAATAACTCTCATAATTTTATATATAATTTAAATACCCATCTTCATCGATATAATAAAGTAGTCCAGAGATAGATGCTATAATTTTCGGTACTTCTGTTTTAAGAGATGCTTTGAAATAGCTTCTTCTAAATCCCGTAAGAATAGTTCCAAATATACCTGTTGGATTATTTCGATGAATTACCAATATTTTTCCCTCATTATAATACCCCTTATACTTTTCAAACTCTTCATCCTTACTAACTAATATCCCGAGTTCTTCTGAATATTCTAATTCTGAATTTCTTGATGTTGCCCTAGCTTTTTCTGTATAATAACTAATCCCTGGTTCATAATAGATAGTATAATAATCTAACCCCAGATCTTCATCTACTGTATGAATCATTAAGAGACTGTTATTAATCAGTATTGGACTTTCATCTGTATTTACTGTATATACTAATCTATCAATACAACTATAAATATGAAAATCTTTTTGTGAGGATTGTTTATTTTTAAAAACATACCAATCTCCAACTTTTTTGATAATATTAATGTTCGTATATTTAGTATAATCAGTTAAATTTAGAAAAGTACTATTAATACTTGGAATGTAATTAGTAATACTTTTATTAGAGATATTTCCAGGAGTAGATATAATTCTACTTCTAGGATCAAGAGTATCTAAGAAAAAGTTTTGATAGTCTGTTGAAATCCACTGACTTTTCTCTATATCATATAATTCAAGAGTACTAGGATAATTAGTTCCAATAGTAATTATAAATCTTCCTGAAAAATAGAATATTTCTTGATTACTTCTCATATCCTCGAAAATAGAATAGTCTGCCCCCGATGAAGTTGTATATACCTCAGGATTACCAAATCTTGTTTTTTTCACTAAAGATTTGATAGAATACTTATTACCTGTCCAAGAATATAATACAATATCCTTTCCATAAAATCCAATTTGATGATTTTCATAATTATGTGAGTATGGATCTATATTAACATCATGATTCAAATTAATTTTATGAAAACCAGTACTATTCCCAATACCATAATCTAAGAGGAGATTCATTTGTTCATTATCTTGAATATGGTATACGTGAGAAGTATATCTTGGATAATTATCAGCTCCTAGGTCTTGCTTTATAGTTTGTGCTCCAGAGTAGTTATACAAATTTACATTATCTAAGAAGTTTTTCCCAGTTGTTGAGTTATTCTTTAGTTGATCTAAGGAATTACTAAGATTTATCTGGATTTGGCTAGATATACTAGAGTCTAAAGATATATAAATATTTATATTACTACCTTTTCCCTGAGAATTTAGAAACTCTGTATAACCAATAGGAGTGTTATCTATTACACTCATATAAATTATTACAGTAAATCCAGAAGGAAGATTATTTTCATATTTAAAGGGTTCCTCTGGGGTAGTTCGATTTAATCTGATATAATTACCGCCAGAGGAAGTAAGTAGTCCTGAGTAAACTTGTTCGATATTATAGAGAGATATTTTTGGTAACTTAGGATCCCAATTATCATTTTTATTATATAGTATTACTTCTAAGCTATTGGATATATTACTAGAATTTCCAATAACGTAAGTACTATATCCTGTATTATAATTTTCCATAAGTTATTGTACAATTACTAATAATACATTCATCTATGTCAGTTGATTTAGATACAACTCTAATAATATTATTAACACATTCAATTACAATATCTGATCCAATTTCTTCTATATAATCTTTGGAAATTAATTCTCCTTGTTTATTATATCTAGGTCCGGAGAATGTTGTTTCTTTAGAGTATAGTTTTTCGTTACCTACTAAGATTAATTTTTCTTTGTCTTCAGGATCTTCAACATATCTAGTTTCATACTTAGAATATTGAATACCAAGATCAATTTTAGTAGAAACTCCAGGACTAACAGAGTAATTCATTAGTTCTGTTAAATCTACTGTATTGGTATAGATATCAGAATTGAATGGTATAACATCGATAGTAATAGAATTGTTTAGAATATCAACCACATTTTTTGAAGTACTATACAAATAAATTTCGTTATTATTCATACTATTATATAAGTTATATATTTCTTTTAAGTAATTATTTTTATTATTCTTGAGGTAATCTAGATATGAATTAAATTGAGATTTTTCTTTTTCAGTTAATTCATATTTATCAATTTCAATACTTTTCGTATTTTCATCAACCTCATTTATTATTCCAGAACCTTTAGAATAATCATCAATACATACTCGTAAATTCCCTTCTGAGCCATCTTCACCTGGGATAACAAACCTCCGATTAGTTACATTCCAATCTCTGAGTTTTAATTTATTACTTAGCTCAGATATTCTAGTCATTCTGTAATTTGAATCATTACATACTAATGCTCGATTATTTCCAGTTAAGTAATATTCTTTCTCATCTTCTTGACCTGTTACTTGTGATATAGAAATATTATCGGAAGTAGTGGTTATTAATTCTATCTTTTTCATTTCTTGTACTTATCTCTATAAAATATATTCACTATGTTTCCACTAGTTACATAAAGCCTAACAATTTCTCCTTTATTTCCTTCTGTCTTTCCAGGAACTATAACAAGAGCACTACTATCTGTTAAATAATAACTAGAAATTGCATCATGACTCATATAAGCGTCAAGAAGATCTATGGAAATCGTTGTATTTATATTATTCTCCTGTGTAATTACTGTAAGAATAAATGACTCCTTATCAAATCCAGATACAGGAAGGTAATTATCTTTTGTATTATCAGTACATTGAAATTCTATTACATTAGCTGTTTCTGGAATTGGATATTCTTTAAAACGGAAATTGTTTACTAATGATTTTTCTAAGTTATTTAATTCTTCGATTTTATCCAAGTAAAGTTTTTCAAGTTTTTTTATATTCTCCATCCATTCTTTATCAATACTACTAGGCAACCAAGAAGTAACACTATCAAAAGTATTCTGATCTCCGTTATTATAACCTTTTCCGTACCTATACCTAACAACTGAACCCATAGGATCTATTAATTCCTGAAGTCTGTAAATAGAATCTGAATTAGGTTCATTAGTATAAGTATATTGTCGTAGAATTACATAATTAGCATCTTCTGGATAAATACTAGAAGCATCATTAAATATAACTTCACTTATTTCCGGAAGATTTCTCGATATCTTAAATACAGCATTATTAATTTCCGGAGAGATTAAGATCATTGACAAGACGTTTTTAGAATCAATTCCAGTTCCATTTAAAAAATCAGATAACTCAGATGAAATGGATAATGAATCGTTCCCTGAATTAAGATAGACGTATTCAGAAATTATACCCTTTTCATCAAATCCTATCATATATGTAGATAAAATTTGAGATAAAAGATGTGCAGTAATTAATTTATCTTCCTTTCCTTGCTCTTCTTCAGAATGATTTATATAATTAAAATACTCTTCTATATTATTTAATTTATCTCCTAAATATGGTGAGTAATTATCTGAACTTTCTTCAGGAATAACACCAGAAACAGTATTATTTGTTTTATTAGTTGGATTTTTAGCTGTACAAATATAGATAGTATTTCCATAGACAACAAAATCCCCTTTCTCATATTCAGTTTCTTCTGAATACAAAAACATTCCTTGAACGTGCGTATTATTTAGTATCATATTATCTCTTTATAAGTTTTATAGTTGTATTATAATATATATTCATTAACTTCAAGGTATACTCTCCTTCTTCTGGAGTATTTATATTTGCAGCCCTAAGTGATACTTGAGACGTACCGAAACTTTGAATACTTCCGTTTGCTGTAAACTTATTAATAGTTAATGAATTTCCTTGAGAGTCTTCTATAATAACTTTTTCTAAGTTACTATTTGGATAATCTTCAGAAATAAACTTAAATACAGCGTTACCTCCAGAATTTATCTTTAATGAATTATTAGATACTTCAAACCCAGAGAACTCTATAATACTAATAGTTACTCGTTTACTGCTAAGTTCTAATGTAAGAGTAGCTGCCGAGAAATTAACTTCGGGAATTACAATACTGTTAGTAGTATTGATTTGTTCCGGATAATATATTTCTGGCGCATCTGGATCTCCATTTTCATATTTTGCTAAGACTCTTGAAATAATATACCCTGAAAGTTCTGGTATTCTAATTTCTGCTCTCTGATTAATTAGGACATCTATTTTACCATCCTCTTGTATAAAGGGATCATATTTAGTTTCATCACCTATAATTAATTCAGATACTATAAAATTATTTTCTCCAAATTTTCTTTTCCATTCACCATAATCGTATACATCACTTTCTCCTGATATTTTAGCTTTCAGAATTATATAAGAACCTGTATATTTTAGATTGAAAATTAGGTGATTTGTTTTTAGAACTTCTTCCCAATTAGTTACTGTTATTAGGTTATTTGGAATATTATAATTAAAGTTATTACTTGGTGGAAATGGAATTAAATCTTTCACATCAAGTAAACACGGTACATCTTCATTCAAAACATATCCAGGATTAGGGTATATCTTAAAATCAATAGGAGTTTTGACAGAAGGGATAGATATTATTCCGATAGGATTACAAGTTCCTCCAATCTCTGGAGTTACTGATACAACCACTCTAATTGGTTTATTTATATTTAGAAACTCTGAAAGAATCCATTTAGATGAAAGCGCCGGATTATTATTAAAGTTGTTATCTGATACTGATTCCCAAACTTTTCCACCTAGAATTACCTTATCTCCAATCTTGTATGTAGTAAAAGGAAAATACTTGGGGTAATCTTCGGCGCCTTTATACATTTCAATTAATCCTCGTTTATTACCTAGAATTAATAATCTACTATCTTCTATTTTCTCATTTCCTAAGAGAGTACTAGAATTTGCATCAATTAAAACTTCTGGAACATCCTCAACAGTTTCTATTATCCCAACTGAATCTATCGTAGACCAATATTCATCGTTTCTAAGAAGATATTTATTCATATTTCTGTTAGGATTCGTACTATCTACCCATGATTTATAAGATAGATTTACACTTTCCACCTCGGAGTTATTAGAAATTAGCATCCAAATCATCTTCTCTCCAGTAACTTCATCGAGGAGTTCTTTCTCGCTTACTAAATCCTCGCCGCTTGTAGTTTCGTCTGGTTCTCCTAAAATCAATATAAAGTTAGGAGTAGAAGTAGGTTTAATTCCAGCGGCGGCCATTGAATCAGTATCTATAAAGTCACTACCTTTAGAATTGTTATTATTCTTGTCGATTATCCCCTCGTATAACTCCAGACGTTTAATTCCAGCGGCGGCCTTAAAAAGCGCGAATACCTGATTGGATATTATAGTAGTTCCGAAATATCTATCATTTTCCTCTGTTAAATTTTCTCTAGAGGATGTTGGGAATATTATTGATTCTATTTTTTCTAGGGAATTTGATGTCTCTCCGATTTCTTTCAAGGTTTTTTCTCCTAGATAATTTACTAAAAACTTATCATTAAATTTATCTTTAGTGATATTATACGAAAAGTCATACTCACTAAAGTCTCTATTGTAAAGTAAAGAACTGTTAGATCTGTACTGGACTTTACTGTATTCACGGTTATCTAGGTCATCTTGACTGTAAAACACTACTGTTCCGATATCCGTAAAATTGTTATTATTAATAATCAATTTCATAGGGCGTTACTGTCATTTTGTTATAGCTTCTTAAGTTTGCTCCAATATAATTCTGGAACTTACTTTGAATTGTTAGATCTATACTTCCAGAACCTATATTAGTATTTAGTCTGGTATAGTATATAAGTGCATCTAAAAATTTCTTAAGAAGTTCGTAAAATAAGCTTTCATTTTCTACACTTAAGTTCTCAAAGTTTACTGTTATTTCTCCTGAGTCATATATAATCTCTCCATCAAAATCTAAGGGAAGATATTGTATCATATAATTAAATACTTGAATAGTTCCCTTTACACTGTAAAATAATTTACTAAGATAGTTTATAACTTCTTCGTAATCTTGGTTATCTGGGAGACTTGATTTTGGAATACATAATCTCAAGAAATTCTTCACCGGATCACTTCCAGAATAAATATAGTAATCATCGAATGAACCTTGTTGAGTTGAAACTACCGAAGAATATTGTTCCTCGTAATCCTCAATCATTCTATAAAGCTGATCTATGATTTCTATATTTCTTAAGTGTTTAGGTATATATATTTTCATGATTCTATAACTGAATTAATAATGTAGTTAATTGAGAAGTATACAACATTCTCTTCTCCATATACAGTCTCAGGAGAAACTACAGAACCATCTTCGTTAGTATAAGTTATTTCCATGTCAATTATTCTCTTTACATTAGATATTTTACTTATAAGAGATTTTATTTCTTCTGTTAACTCTGGAAATTTAATATTGAACTTATTACTATAATTATCCAAGATATCACCAACTTCTGAATCTATACTACTATTCTGATATATCTCTACATCTAAGTTAAAGATAGCTGTATATTGAGATCCTCTTTCTATAGTAATTTTATCAGTTATATAGTAAGCTCCTTTAGTTTCAATGAAATTAGTTTTTTCATCTTCTGTTAGGATTGTAGAATTAGAGTATGGAACATAGTAGATAGTGATAGAATTACTTTGTGCTGAACTACTAAATCTATAAGTTGTTCCACCTGAAATAATTTTATTTGGATAAGTTTCTTCAAGTACAGTACCGATATCAGAATTACTACGTAAAATTGAATTTACATATCTATCACGATTAGCTTTGTAATGAATAGTAATTAAGTTATCTCTATCAACTTCAGACATACTAGCAAGACCAGTTCCTAAGATCTCATAATTTCGTCCACTCAACCAAGAAGGATCAAATTCTACCATCTCAGCTCCACGAATATTAAGCTTCTTTAGTTCTGAAGTATTATATCCCGAGAGTGTTGAGAATTTATAATAAAGAGCTTCTATTGTTGTATTTGCTGGAGTCTGTGTTTCTTCTCTTTCCATTACTGTTCTAAAAATATCTGCTACATAAAGTCTAGAACCAAATCCAGGGAGAGTAAGATCAAAAATACTACCATCTAAAATATGTCCTGAGAATAATCTAGTTGTTGGGAAAAAATTATCATTAACTTTAACCCAAAAATCATCAGATAGGTCGTTTTCTAAGCAATTAACATAGTAAGTATTGTTTTGATTTAAGATCCACTTCCTAGAAATTGTTTCTTTTGCAATTAGACATATAATAGTATAAGTATCAGTATCATTTACGGCCGGAGACATTGTAATTGGAGAATATACAAAACCTTCATCTCCAGCTATGTCTTTATCATCTCCATAACCTTCCGGCCGTGTATAGTTTTTATCATAATACCCTAAATAGTAAGCCTTAAAACTATTAGAACTTATAATTTCATCATAAATATTAAAGCTTAAATACTTAGTAGGTTTTATATTAAGAATTACGCGAGGACAACTACCACGAAATACCGAATACATATCATCCACACAGTGTTGAATCTTTGAATTGATAAGTGTAGATTTCTCAAGAGATGCTTCTTGTGTATAGGCTATGTTTTCTACTTCACTAATAAAAGATGCATTAGCTAACATCTGAGACAAAATCTCTACAGAATCTCCGGTAATATTAAGTTTATTAGCTATTCCTCTATAAATATCTATATAATCTTGTAATGATTTCATAATAATTATCCTGTTGTTTCATTTATATCAACTAGTATATCGTCAGATTCTACCTGATTAACACTTATTACTAGTTTTACTTTTGTTTCATCTATTAGGTCGAGTGAAACAATTTTTATATCGAGTGTTTTTGTAAATTTCTCTTTTATTTTTGTTATTAACTGTTCTACTCTACCAGTAATTTCAGATGCTAAATCCTTTTTCTTGGTATTAGTAAAAATAAAGTTAAATCCAATCTTAGATGCTCCTGGAATATCCTTTGGCCAGATATTTAAGTAGAGTTTGAAAAGATCTATAATATAGTATTCTACTTGATTTGTTATTTGACCTGTTGAAAGTAGGTAATTCATAGTTTATCGTTTATTAAAATATTTACAATTATCACAACTAACTTTCGTATCTTGATCTGTCATTGGAGTGAATCTAGAACAGTTAGAAGCTGAAATATCTCCTTCCAGTTCAGGGCTGCTTGGTGGTACTATATAAGAGAAATTAGTACAATCTTTTGGATTATAGGAGATAGAGATAGGTGGTTTTATATCAGGAATACTACCTGCTGCTCCAGCTACACTAGATCCTACCATAGTAATTAAAGGAACTGCAACTCCAAATATAGTATCAGCAACAGAAAGAACTGATCCAGCTATAGGAACCATAGATGCTAATGCTCTAAGACCAAGTTTATTTATTTTAGAATTACAATCATCATAAACCTTGCTTAGATTATCACCTTCTGCTTTAAGTTGTTGAAGAAGAGGTGGAACTAGTTGAGCAGAAACACCAGGACCCATAGGAGTTGCTGAAATTATCGCTGGTGGAACCATAGCAATTCTAGCAGCAAACATAGCAGTTCCTATAGAAAGATGTCCTAAAGAAGTTCCAAGATCATTAAAGTCTGATTTTAATTGTCGAATATATGCACCAGCTGCTTCATTAGCATCATTTAACATATCTTCCCCTCTCTTCTTCATATCTTCTTTAGCCTTATCAAATGCCTCTTTATATTCTTTCTTTGCTTCAGGATCTTTTATTTTATCAGATTCATCTTCAAATTCAGGGAGTGAATCTTCATACTGTTTCTTTACTATTGCTTCTGTTGCCTTATCTGTTAATGAACTCAATAAATTTTCCATAATATATCAACTTTCTAATAATAATGTATCTGATGTAGGTATAGGAGATCCTGGAGTTAAGAAAGTAGGAGATAATACAAAAGGTCCAAGAGCTGTATGTCCACCTGCTACTACTTTTCCTTTTACTGTTAATTTACCAGGACCTTTAAGTGTTATATTAGATCCTTTAACAGTAGCTTTTCCTGTTAATTCTACATTTGTTGTTCCCTCTATTAATGTATCAGAATTTCCATTAATCGTTACCTTCCTATCTTTTCTTAAATAAATTTCTAGATTTCCATCTTTATCAAGCTTTATCCAGTCAGTAGGTTCAGGTCTAGGATTATTATTTGGATCATTATACTCAGTTCCTGGATCAAAAATAGCAACCCTTATATAATCAGGTGTAATATCTACCATTTTTCCATTACTTCTAAAACCTATATAATCATTTTCTTTTATTTTTTGATATAAGTAATAACTCTGAAATACTGGATCAAGACACTTAAGAAATACAAAATCACCTACTCTTGGCTCATCTACTTCTCCTCTAAATGGAAATGCCTTAACTCCCGATTTTATTCCTGGGATATCCACCTTTATTTCATACAATACTTTATCTAAAACTTCTACAATTGTTCCAGTATAGTATAAATCTGCTTCTTTCATATTTTTCTATTTAATTTGTTGGATCTACAATTGGTAATATTTCTTCTTTCTCTTCTACACCTGATAACAATGAAGTCCAAGAAAAACTCTCTCCATCAGGGCCTACAGAACTAGAATCTTCAATAGCCATAAATAATTCATTAGATCGAACTAGGAATAACTTAAATGGTAATTCTGTTTTTTGCTCACCACGTTTATACTTCAAGATATCACCAAGTTTATATTTAGGCATATCAAAATCTTTTATTCTAAATGCAGTAAAGAAATCAGAATTCATATATCCTAAGTTTCTCCAGTAATTATGCATAAGTTGTTCAAAATCTTTTCCAACTATTGTATAATCTTCATAAAACTGAAGAGTTCTAGAATTTTTAGGTTGAAGATCTGTATAATCATCTGTACTGTTATTTGCTTGCTCTCCATTATTCTCATCTCCTTTAACTGGTTCCCATGGATTAGTTGGAGTATAATAAATTAAAGGATTATAGTTTAGATTATAAGAATCTAATTGTAAGAATTCAGAAGAACCCTCTATGCTATAATATGGTTCTTGATTTCCTCCATGATCAATACCTATAATCTCTTTCATTAAATACCCTTCCCATCCATAAGCAAATATAGATTTTTTCTTAAATCCATATGATAACTTAGAGCATAATGATTGATTTGTTTCCGAGTTTTGGAAAATTGTAAGTTTATTATTAATATCACATTTACATCTTATATCCTTTTTCCCTGGATATAAAGATTCAATAGCTGAAGTAATATCATCCCACTCAGCTTGTATAAGTTCTGTATAAAATTTCTTATCTTTTATACAGATAAAGTTTAGAGTTAAAAAGTTTTTAAAATATTTTTTATTAATTATGAAAACATCAATAGTATAAATATTTCCACCTTCCTTCTCCAAAGTTATCTGTCCAGTATATTGATCTGTAATTAATTTAAGAGCTTCCCCAGAACCATCATGTGACATACTAATTTCCCCACTAGCTATCTTTCCACCAAGTTCTTCGTACATATGGATATTATCAAATTTATATCCGGAGTCAAACCATGGAGTGAAATTAATAGAAACCTTATAAGAATTAATATATTTCATAAACTTCCTAATATGTTATCTAATACTCTTTTTGGAATTAATTTTAAAATTGCGCCTCTTTTATAAGTTTCAAGCCCTCTAGCAGCCTGTAACATTAGGAGGCCAGCATATGAAGTAGAACCATAATAATCCTCTGCAATAAGATCTGGTCTATATTCATATGCTGTTATTTCATAAGATTCTCTTTCTATAATTGGATTATTTAAGTATACTAATATACTAGAGTTATATACATCTATTCCATCTATATAGTTTGAAAGATTTTCCTTATTGCTAATTATCTCATCTTTTTTAGTATACATTTTATCCTCCTAATAATTTTTTATTTTCTTCTATTTTTTTATTTATATTATCTTGTAATATTAACTCCATCGCTTGTCTTTCTTTTTGTGTAGCATCTCCTCCTATTAATCTCTTAAGTCTAACATCAGTAAATTTAGATGCTGGTTTGAAAGTCATTGTAATATCACAAGATAAAGGACATAGATCATTTTCTTTAGATCCAGTATCCCATCTCTTCATCATTTGTTTAGACATTTGGAAAGTAGCACTCTCACAAACAAGATTATCAATAGCATAAAGTGAGCCGAATTTAAGTTTAAGAGTTCCAAATTGTATTTTATCTATATTATCCAACTCAGCTTTAAATCCACCAGGAGGAATCTGCCAACCGAAATATCTATCAACCAATTCTTTTATCAATGCTACTTCAGTATCATCTTTACTTGCTGGCTCTCCACTATCATTTAAAAACTTAACTAATTTTCCAAAACAATATGGATATAATTCCATAACCTGATCATATACAGATTTGAATTTCCCATCTACATAATCAGAAAATATAGTAAATTTTATTGTTAGATTACCAAATCCAACTCCAGTTCCAGAATAGTAAGAGAATCTTCCAGTCTTAGTTACTAAAGCTCTATTTAAATAATCAGTTCCTGCTTTTGATAACTTCTCTAGAACATCAGTTGTTTTATCAAATATTTGTCCGATAGTACTAAATATAGCCATTCTATCCTCTTCTGATCCAGTCTTCATTTCCTCCTCTGCACTATTCATTTTTTCAAGTTCTTTGGAGAAAAATGATAGATATGGTGCATAAGGTTTAAATTGATTAAATACATCATTAATCTTTTCATCTCCAAATTCAGACCAAGAATTAGAAATAGCAGCTTGATAATCTTCAGACATAATAGCTCTACATAATGGTTCATAAGAATACCCATCATCGTCTTTAGCACCGTGATATTCACCCCAAGATCCATCATCATAAAGAACAGAGTTATAATGAAGAGAAACTGACATTAAATCATTACCACGATTAGTATCATAGTAAAATCCACTAACCTTAGTTCCACTACTCATTCCTTCTCCATAATGTTTTTGTTGTGGAACTTCAATTCTTGGGGCAGAAGGAGATGATTTAACCATACTTCCTAATGATGGAGGATTAGGAGTTTTTATTTTTCCCGGTTTTTCTGCTGTATTTAATGGCATATTATTATTTTAATAAGTTATCTATTTTATCTTTTTCTCTTTTCAGACCATCTCTCATATTATTTTTCGCAGCAGTAATAAAATCTTTTGTAGACTGTCCACTAATAAATTTCTGAAGTGATATATCAGAGTATTTAGTAGATGGTTGGAAATTAAGAATAACATCACAGTATAATGGACTTAAAGTATTCATTTTCTTTGATGCATCCCAATATTTTACTACTTGCTTTGAAAAACTAAATTGAGCATTAGTACATACAAGAGAATTTAGTGCATAAAAAGCCCCAAATTTTAGCTTGAGTGTACCAGTTAAGATAGTATCCATATTTAAAAGATCCGGCTCATATCCAGCAGGAGGCATTTGCCAACTAAAAAATGTATTAAGCAATTTTCCATCTTCTCCAGTAATTCCAGTATTAACGCCTTCTTTATTAGATTCAATTTTTGATCCTAGTACTGTTCCATTTTCATCAACAACTCCTTGAGTATATTTACCCATTATATATGGATATAACTCTTGAAGCTGTTCTGAAACCGTTTTAAATACTCCACCAGAATAATCAGGAAGTACTGTAAATTTCATAGCTAAATTTCCAAAACTAGTACTAGTTCCAGAATAGTAAGAAAATCTACACCCCTGAGTTACAAGAGATCTATTAAGAAGTTTAGATGCTGTACCAGTTGCAGTAGCTATACCAGATAATACTTTTTTTGCTAGTTTTTCAACAGTACTGTCTCCAGTTGTATCTCTCAACATTGATTCAGCTGTTTTCGTAAGTTCTTTCGCATATGGAGCATAAGGTTTTAGATTATTCCACATACCACCTATAGGATCATCTCCAAAATCAGTCCAGGAATTACCAGCTTGAACAATAAAATCTTCATTTAGAATTCCTTTATAAAGAGGTACTGTATTATAACCTTCTTCATCTAAAGAATAGGATGAACCCATTTTTTGCCATTCCCCTTTTCCATCTAAATAAGAATTAGCATGAAGAGTTATATGAGTAAGAACTTTATCTATTTGTCTATCATAATAAAATGCATGATGTCTAGAAACAACTGCCCCACTATTATCATCCTTAGGGTTAAATCCACATCTTGCTAGTTCCCTATCTAGTTCTTCATCAGTAATACCAGCCATAATTATGATTGTTTAAATAATTTATCCTCTATAAGGGGGAGTAGTAATACTCTGTACTTTAGTTCTTCCATCTCCACCACCCATATTTATATTTCCTCCAAACTTAAGAGATGCTATGGCTGTAGAAACATTATTAATTGCTTCTGCTTGTGCTATAGATGTTTTTGAAAGAAGTTTTATATTTTCATTAATATCAGAAACTTTTGTATAAAGATCTTCCGTCTTATCTTTTTCTGCATCAGCTATTAATTCTCGTCCAGCAGATTCTGAAGTATTACCTGGAATAGATTTTTCTGAAGTTGGTGTAGTTGGTGTAACTTTTTCTGGAGCTAAAATACTACTCTGAGCCATTATCAATCCAGAATCACTTCCAAAAGAATTAACACCTGCAGTACTCCAATCATAAGTAGATATACTAGATCCTTTATCTGTTCTCTGTTCTACATAATTATCTGGAGTTGTAGATGAAGCATCAGCCATATAAATAGACTCTTCAGAATTTGTGGAATTAGTATTGGTATTTTCTAGAGTATCACCTTTAAAAGAGTTGTAAGTTAATAAAGCATCTCCTGCAAAATTTTCTCCTTTTTTCAAGGATCCCCAACCATCTTGCCCTTTATCTTCCATATGTTGAGCTGATTTTTCTGGACCTGCTGAAAATTCATAATATCCAAAAACATTTCGAGCTGCTTCAAGATGATCTTTTGAAGCTTTTATTTTCTTCAAACCTTCTCTATAAGCCGGAATATTTTCCATTTCCCACTTAACAAATTGAAGTTGTTCTTCAAAGGATGCATCTCCCAAAGATTTACCTGAACCTGGTCCATCATAATGTTTCCATCCAGCTTTTTTTTCTTTCTCACTAAGTTTACCATGTTCAAAAGCTCTTCTTCTAACTCCTAACCACTGAGCTATTCCAGTTGCTGGAGAGTCTGGATTCTTAGCAGTAGTAACTAATTGAGACTCTCTTAAAAAATTACCAACTAACCCGGCAGCTTGTTCTTTAGTCATCCCAAGTTCCTTCATAGCAAAATCCATGGCTTTTAGTATTCTAGCCATTCTCACCTCATCAGTTATCTTTTCAGGTGGTCTATTTCCTGTAATATACCCTTTCACACCATCTACTGCATCACCTATATATTCGCCACTTTTTTTCATAGGAGAATTATTCCATACTTCTTGTTCATAAGCACGATTTTTGGCTTTAAGATCCAGTACATTTTGGATGCCTTTGTAATTATTCAAATCATAATCTACATTTTCAGCCACTTTTCCATGAAGAGCTGTTTGTATGCCTCTAACATGCTTATCCATATTAGTTCTTATTTCAGAATCAGTTATATCAAATGATTTATAAGATACATTTCCATCTTTATCTTTCGTTTTAAAACCACCAATTCTGTCTTTAATCCTATTTATTACCCCTTTTTTAATTCTATAACCATTAACTATAGTAGCATCTTTCTGATTTTTAGGTACAGTAATTGTTGACATATCTCCCATACGACCTAAATCTACTCCTGGTCTAGGGTCATTTACATCAACTAATCTCATAGTATATCTAGGAAGTACTCTTGCTTTTTTTGTATTTAAAGCAGCTAATCCACCTCTAACCCATGGTGATTGAGATGCCTGCGCAGTTAACTCACCAGCAGTTAATCCACCAGCTATCAAAGGAATTGCTAATGCTTGTCCTCCTGGAACAAAACAAAGTGCAATACCTCCAGCTAACCCTGCCAATCTAAAACCCCATTTCTTTAAATCCCCTATACCAGTAACATTTTCTAAATGAGTTTGTAATCCAGCTTTTAATGCAGCCTCTTCTGGTCCTGGGGGTTGATTTTTATACTCAAAAGCTAATTCCTCTAAAGTTTTTGGTTCTAAAACATATTTAAAACTACCTTCAGTGATATCTCCACGTTTTTTCAATTCATCAATATCATCTAAAGTTAGTCCTGTTCTTGTTAAAAATTCTGAAGATTCGATAGCTATACCCTTCTTATCTCCTGATTCTTCATTTTTATCTACTGCCTTTTCAATATCTCCAAGTAAACTAGTAACTCCAACAGTATTGACAGTTTTTTTATCACCTAACATACTTGATACAGCATTAGAAGCTCTAAATGTAGAACCTACAGTACCAGTCAATTCTCCTGATTCAGTAACATCTGAATATCTTACATAATTATTAGCATCTTTATCCCTTGTATGAATTATATCTCCTCTAGCAATATCAGTTAACCTACCTTTAGAATCTATTAAGTCTTCATAACCTTTTAAATTTCCATAAGATTCTCTAAAATGTTGTGTATAAAAATTTGATAATTTTTCATTAACATCCGCACGATCATCTATCCACGATAAATCTTTCTTACCATCACTAGTTAATCCATATTTAGAATTTTTAGAAACCTCTTTTATCTGATTATCAATTCCTTTTTTTAATCCATCTGCTCCAGTAAATAGCGTAGATATAACGTTTCCAAAATATCCAACTATATTTTTTAAAGAACCTAAAAGATCATCTGTATCTATTTTTGGCAACTCTAAATTTTTTATCGCCTCTGCACCTTCTGAAAAATAATTCTTTATCTTTAAAAATAAGTAGTCGAATGCTCCAGGACGCTTTTCATCACCTGTATAAAGCAAGTCTTTTAATGAACCTAGTATAGTAGATTTATTGCTATTAGGATCTCCTCCAAATAAACTAATTAACATTTTAGAAAATCCAGATCTGCCTCTTGGAGCTTTGGGATCATTTGGATCAGGTTCTCCAAAAAAGAAAGTCTCTACATTAGCAGCAAATTTAATAATTCTTTTCCAATTTTTTGCTAAGAACATAGTACCAAAGAGGAAGAGAATAGTTTTAAATTGTCCACCTACCGAAGATGCTAATTTCCTAGGGTCTAATCTCTCTGAAACACTCTTTCCTAAGTCAGATAAGTGTTTCATTAATTTATTAGTACTTCTTGTCAAGGACCACTCACGACGTTGATATTCTTTTTCTCTGGCCGCTGCTTGTTGATTCTGTTTAGCAAAGGCATTAGATATCCAAGTTTTAAATCGAGCCTGTCCTTCATCTGGATTTTGTTTTACTGCTAATGTTCTCCCTTGGACAGGACCACCAATATTAGCAGCGGGAACAGCAACGTTATTAGTCGTTGTGTTCGTAGTGTTATTATTTATTGTTATCTTCTGTGGAGTTACTTGTACACTCCTTGAAGATGTTCGCTGTACTTTAGGTTGTCCAAGTCCATATTTTCCTAAGACAGCCTGAGTTTGTGGATTCATTGCCTGTACTTGTTGTTGTACTGCTGCTCCACCTAATCCTCCAAGTGCAGCCATCTCTACAGCTTGACTCATAGTTTCATTATTAGCCGCATCAGCATTATTTTCGAGTCTAGCTGTTTGTAAGTTCCTCTGACGTTCTGCATTTATCTGAACAATCTGGTTTTGTGCTTCTTGGAGTTGTTGTAAGTCTTCCCCATCCTCTGGTTTCTGGGAAGACATTTTTCTTACTTTATTTTCTATATCTTCTGCAGCCATTGTTTATTTATTAATCATTATAAAAGAACATACTATGATAAGTTGATAAATCCAATAATCTATATTTATTATTATGAAAATAGTACTTCTCATATTTCAAAGGTATAAGTTTATTCATCTCATTTTGTTCAACATCATCTATATACTCATACCCAAACATACACATAAGATAATATACCTGAAAATAATATCCTGTATTGTGAAGTAATTTAAAATCTATAACACTATCGGAATCTAACTTATCTATCAGAATATCTCTTACTCTATTATCTTGCTCTAGTTCTTCCCTAATATTGGTTACTATACTTATATCCGGATAGAAGTTACTAGTATCTACCAAACAAAAACTAATCCTAATATTAAATTCTTCTTTTAATTTATCAATTTCACTAGATAAATTGATTAAATCTTTTAAATATCTACTAAGATTATTTCTTTCTATACTATAGGATCTTTTTATTCCAAGAAAAAATTCAATAGATTTTATATGAATCCAAGTCTTTATGTAATCTACTATCATATTATTTCTTTTTAAATACGGACTTTATTGATCTTTTCAAGTTTTCTATTTTATTTTCTCGATTAATCTTTAATCTTTCTTTTTCTGATGGAGTTAGATCATCTAATCCTCTATTTAAAGCCTCTAATACTTTCTTAGATCTAGATAATTTATAAGTTTTTAAAGATTCATTTAATTCTTTTTCTGCTCTTTTTAATTCTTTACCCTTAACTCCAACATCTTTTAAAAGTTTTATAGCATTATTACTAGCACTTTTCTCTTTTTCGACTGTCTTAGAAGCATTTTTATATTCTTTAATAGCTCCAGAGATTCCTTTTGGTTTTACTCTACTAATAAATTCTTTCGATACTCCTTTACTACTATCATCTATAACATGACCTATTTCATGTGCTAAAGAAGCTTGACTTCCTTTATGATTAATGACAAATTTATTGTTAATAGCTGCCTTTCCTAATTTTCTTTGTTGTGGCTTATTACTATTAATTAACCTATTTCTCTCAATAGATTTTATATTTTTAGCATCTATTTCCCAATTGTTTTCGCGGGATAATCTAATTTTTGCTTTCTTTCCTGTTTTCTCTCTTTCTTTAATTAATCTTTTTGAACTTTCTATAGAATCTGATCCTAAGTTATCTTTTTTCTTACCCTTTAGTACTTTTACACCTAATTCTTTTGCTTTTCTTCCAAGAGATTGCATTATTTCAGGTCTTTTATCAGAAACATAATCCTCTTTTATAGATTTGTTTAATTTATCCATAGATTTCTGTTTGTTACTTATCATACTATTCAAGATAGGTCTAACAGTTTTTCTGAATATCTTTTTTACTAGTCCATATTCTCGTTGTTCTAGTTCCCAACCCTCAGAATATAATCTTTCTACTAGATCTCTGCCAGTGAAAGTTTTAGTATTTAATTTTCTTACTATAATCATAATTTATTTTGTTTATAATTCCCTCTTAATCTTCATACAATTTTAAAGCCTTATATATGAATAGAAATATATAAGATTATGAAGAAAAATATAATAAAAGCTTATAAATTTATTAACTACAGCGATCATGATAATTGCGCTTGTGATTTAGCATTATCACCTGTAGAATGTTATCTTTTTTTAGAGAAAGAGAAGTATGAACGATTTTATAGAGGTAATATTCAAAAACTTAATGAAGAATTAAAGGATATTACTTATGGATTATTACAAATTAATATATTACAAGATTACAAATTAGATGACTTTGAACTAATTGATAAAAATTACATACCGAATAATAAAGATTATGTATTAATATCTTTACCCACAGTATGTGAATTTAATATAATAAATAGTCAGCTAAATCTATCAGATGAAGCGATAAAATATATTAATTTTATTCAAAAAGAGGATTAATTTCCTCTTTTATTTTTCTTCCACATTCTCTTTCTTGTTTTACTATCAGGAAAAACACTATTTTTATTATATGCTCTAGATGGAATTTGAATAGCTTTATAAATAGATTCTTTCATTTTCGCATCTCCCGTAGATTTATATGTTTCAACTGCTAAATCTTCTGCTACTTTAGCTACAGATCTTTTTTCAGGAATTATACCTAATTTATCCGCTATTTTTGATCCTTCTTTCCAAGCATTCTGTTCATTCTTAACTATCAGCTTCTTTCCTCCAATTATTTCTTATATATTCTTTCGTATCTTCTATAAATCTCAATAATTCAGCCGAGATCAAATCATATTCATCCAAGATCTCGAAAACACAATAATTATCTAGAATACTGAAATTTCCCTTATAAAATACTCCTTCAGAATAATAATTATCGGAAACTAATCTCCTAAAATCATAACTCTGTATAAATAGTGTGTCTCCGGAAATATTATTAAACTTTCCGATCTTGAGTAATATGAATACGTCTATAGTCTCAGATTTAACTCCTATAATCGAAACTATATCATCTTCGGTGGTTTTATCTCTAGAGGAAAATAGTCTAGAATAACCGCTAAACTTAAGAATATTACCTATATTGTTATTATCTTCTATCCATCGTACCATACGCATTTTTATTAATTAGTTCCTATAGATCTATATCCCAAGACTCTATAGGATTATACTTTTATTCTTTCTCTTTTTTCTTATCGTAAAATTTCTTAGCCCCATATAATGCTCCTGCCGCTAAAGCAGTTCCAGCCATTATTTTTCCAGTTCTTCCCAGTTTAAATGGAGACTTAGTAACCCTAGACGTACCCTTATCTAACGGAGAATTAGTCTTAGGTACAGTTGGGCCAAAGTTAAGTGGATTTTTAGGAATAGAATTAGTAGGTATTGTAGTATTTGTTATTGGACTAGGATTTTCTACAACTCTATTTTTTCTTTCTAATACACTTTGACGAAACTTTTTTTGATTTTCAGGAGATAGAGCTTGAATTCTTTCCTGTTTAGTTTTAATTTTTTCCTGTACCTTCGTTCCTCTTATTTTTTTAACACCTCTATCTTGAGTATTTTGTCCATATCCTCTTGCCTGTTGTAATAAAGTTTGCTGAGCATTTCCTAATCTTTTGTCAACTTTACTAATACTAGGATTATCATACTCAGAAGAAGGCAATACTTTATTAATTTCTATGGCTTTTTTATACCTTTCTGAATTCTTTAGTATCTGCTCTTGAGGGATTCCACCCATAGACTGATGTTGAATAACCGGATTTACAGCTTGAGTCATTTGCCACTGCCTTGTTTTAATCTTATTTGCTTTATTACCAAACTCTTTCTGTCTCAATATTATCATATATTTCTTAAACTGTCAAGGGAAGAATATTGTTAAATCCTATACCCCCCCCTTGACATATAAAATTTTAAGGGAGGGTATAAGTTTTATAAGTCCATTAAGTCGACATTCTTAGTTCCCATCATTTCTTTTCTCTCAGCTTCCTCTTCATAATAAGCTTGACGTTGTGCTGCTGATATACCTTTAAGTCTCTGCCCCTTCTTACCACCAAAATTAAGTAATGGAAAGTCTGGATCAGTTCCTTCGGTAGTATCAAGAAAATTCTCATAACATTCCCTAAGAGCTTTAAGAGAACTCAATGTATAATTCTCTATTCCATCTGCCTTAAGAAATTTATTTAAATAAAATTTTAGATCCATCAATTGGGGAATTGTTACAGATGTCTCGAAAGAAGTCGACAGTAAGAGATTCTACACTTACTGCCACACTCCTCCTTTCCTTCGGTTTTTTACCTTTATTACATTCTGAACAAAACATTTGAACTGGCTCAAGACGATCATAATATAAGTCACGTAAAGCTAAAAGAAGTGTAACATCAGAGTGAGTAGCCCCAAGGACATCTTTTTCAATCTGTGTTCCCTGATAATCAAAATCTTTAATCAGTGCTATAGTTTTAATCATCTTAAGATCAGTTACAGTTCGATATCTAAGGTAAGTTTGAAATACCTTCATAAATTCTCTAACTGTCGGAACTATAGTCTCGTATCTATGTCCACCGAGTTCAATAAAAGCACCATTCATAATCTTTTGATCGATCTGTTTGAAGTGTATATCTTTTTCGAAGGATATAGTTTTTTTCATTTTCTTTCCACATTCTGGACATGTTACCTCAATTTCATAAGATAATTCTCCAGAAACCGTACAAAGCTTCTTATAAAATATCAAGAAATCTACATCCATTAAATAACAATCTAGGATAGTTTCATCTTCTTGAACTAAAAGATTGATATCATATAAGTATTTTTCTAGTGGATCATCAGAAGGAAGATTCTCAAGATATCTTGTTATTTCTAAGAATGTCATAGGACTAACCTTAACACTTGGGAATTTATATCCATATCCCCCTGATGGTAATTGTGATGTTAAAATATTCATAATCGTTAAACTCTCATTTTTTTATTAATTAATCTTCTTTTTCTCTACGCTCTAATTCTTTACGAGCCTTTCTTGCTTCTGATTTATGATGAAGATGTCCAGCTGCAGCAATTCCGGCACCTGTAGCAGCACCGATTCCAGCTCCTATTAAACCTCTTTTTAAAGATAATTTCTTAGCTAATCCAATTGAAGCTCCGGAGACACTAGTAGCAGCTATAAGTCTTTTATTATTTTTCTTAATATTTTCTTTTTCCTTATCAGTCAAACCTTCATCATATCTAGCTCTTTCTTTAAGCCATTTATCTGACTTTCGAGAGAATTTAGAATCATCAAACTCTTCTGACATTCCAAGATATGTTTCTTCATCTAAATCATCATCAGCCTTAGAAAATTTATTCTCTCTAAGTTTTTCTGCACGTTTCTTCATTAAATGGTTTGAAGCTAATCCCGCCGCTGTTCCTAATAAAGCTGTTCCTGCCAAGATCTTCTTATTTCTCTTTGAAGCTTTCTTTGAAACTTTATCTTCTAATTTCTTTGTTGCTTTTTTTAGTATATCTTCTTCGCCTTTTAATTTTTTATCAGCCATGTTTAGATAATGTTTTTCAACTTTCTGAACTTTTAGAAGATTATCAAGTTCGTTAAATGAATCTATTACTGGTTCTCCTGTTCTCGTCTTTTCATTAGCTCGCTTAAATACCTCTTTACCAGTTTTTCTAATTTTATCAAGTTCATTCCGATATCTTTCATATAATTTACCAGAATGTTTGAGATACTGATCATTTATTTTGGCTTCATCAACTGACTTAGCAACGTCAGAACCAATTAAACCTACCCCAGCTACAGTACCACCAGCTAAAATTCCATGTGCAGTAGCTACTCCTTTACGAATTTTATCAATCCGATCTGCAGCTCTCTGTTTTTTCTCTTCAGCTGTTAATTTCTTAGAGAATAATTTTCTTTTGATTATCATACTATTTATATAGGGGATTATTAAACTTCATACCCCCCCCCTTTAGAGAGTATGATTTTTCTTATTATAAATAAAGAACGAAATATAAACTAAAAGCCTTATATATGTAATAAAATATTTTAAATTATGAAAATAGGAATAAGTACAACTAACATAATTAATGAATTTGTTAGATTTATAGGTCCTGTAGTTGACCTAAGAATAAAAGAATGTAAAGTGTATGTAATAATAGATCACAATAAATTTACTAATCTAGAAGAAATACTAAATCAATTAAATCAACAATCTATTTTTTCACTTAGTCCAGCAGAAATTGTATCATCTTTTGAAGTAGAATCTATACTACTTGATACAGATAATTCAAGAACAGATACAGTTATAAAACTTCCTGGGACTTGGAGAATAAATACAGAAACTAATGAAATAATTGAACAAGAAAATCTAGATAAAATTTTAAAGCTATTTACTACACAAGAAGGATGAGAGAAAAAAAAACTCATCCTTTTATTTTCTTTTCTTAGAATTTCCAAAGATCTGACCTATAATACTCTTATCCTTTCTTCTATTTTGCCTTATTTCTCTCTTATCTAGTTTATTTTTAAGGTCTAAATCATTTTTATCCAAATTTTCCGGATAAGTATTTTTAATTCTATGTAACTTACCTGGACTAACTTCTTTCTTTAAAGCACTATTTGGATCTAAATATTTAGCCGCTGCATTTAAAGTTCTTGCATTTCTGGCAGCTTTATAAGTTTTTAGAGATAATTTTTTATCCTTTTCTGCAAGTTTTATCTCTTCTTTAGATGCCCCATGCTCTTTCATTAAATTTATTCCATTCTTCCAAGCATTTTTCTCCTCTTTAAGTTCAGCACTATTTCTTTTGAACTCTTCTTTCACTCGTTCTATAGTTCCAATTTCAGATTTTTTCTTACTCTTATTCATTAAATTTAATCTACTAATAGCTTTATTCCTCTCACCAGCAGCTCCAGTACTATTCATTGCATGACCTACTTCATGGGCTAGAGCTGGAATATTTTCATCATATTTTCCTTTAATATTTATAAGACCTGATCTTGGAGATAATCCAGAAACTTCATTAGGAGATAACGTTAATGCAATTTTCTTACTTAATCGTTTTCCATCAACATTTCCTTCGTATTTTGAATTATTCAGAAACCGTTTACTAACTTCTTTTGCTTCTTCTGGCTTAAATGGAGCATAATAATTTATAGATTCTTTTTCACCTATTGAAGTTTGAATTTTATTATTATCAAATACTCTAGAATTTCCCTTCTTAATAGCATCCTTTACTAAATCTTTTCCAAGTTTCTTATTAGAAATAGATTCTTTTTCTAAATCTTTTGCTAATTTAAGTACTTCACTATTATTAGATACTTGTCTAACTGATAAATCTTCTAACTTCTTTCCGATTTTTCTTTGAAGTCTACCTGCATATTTCTTCATAACTCTAGAACCACCTGAATGGTAAAATTCTTGAGCTATATTAAATTGTTTTTGTCGTAGGATTATCATACTATTAATTTTTATTCAAAACAAAATTCCCACTCACCTTTACTGGCGAATGAGAATTATTATGTCCCAGGCAAGATCGAACACTTACCTCATAAAATATTGTTTATTGTTTTCAGGTTATTATATATTTCTTGATACTCTGGCTTAACTCCTATAATGTCAGTAGCTTTCACTCTCTTCTTAGAACCATCAGAAAGTATTTCATTTACTTTAGCCTCCTTAGTTTCAAAAAAGTTTTCTAAGTCAGTTGCTTTAGGAGTAGCTGTATAATTAATTGAAGAATATAGTCCTCCAAGAATTTCTTTTATTTTTGCTTGGCTTATTCTATCTCCAACAGAAAACTTAGAGAGAATAGTATTTACCAAAAGTTCTTTACTAAATGTTACAATACCTAACTCTTTTTCAATTTTATACCTATCATACCCCAAAGCTTTTAGTTTTTGTGGTTTAAGAATAGTATAATAAGATTTAATATTATCATGTTCCCCAATCTGATCTAATACTATTTGTATAGCTTGATTAGATAATCCATATTCACATAATAATTTAAGCTTTTGTTTGAACAAAGTTAGATTTTCATACTCATTCATAAAATTAGATACTTCTCTATTAATTAGATCATTTGTATCTAATGTATTATGTACTGAACTAAATACAGTAAATCTATCTTTATAATCATATTGTTGTATTCTAAAAGCTCTAATCTCATTTACTAATACTAAATTATTAAGTACAGGTATCAAAGTTCCACTCTGATGTTCGTTTACCGCCACATAATTATCTTTATAACTAAAAGATTTTGCCATTTTTTGATATGTTTCTGCTAGATCATATTTTGCTTTATCAGGTGCAGAGCTATAGGAATCTAATAAGTTTTGAGTAATTTCTTTTTTTCTTTCTACTTCTTTATTAAACTCCTCTTGAGACACTTTCCTATAATCACATATTGTTCGATAATAAAATACTGCACTATTACTCCATGGATTCTCTTGCAGCCTTTGTCTACCTAAGATCTGAGGCAAGTCTTCAGAGATATCAACAGCTAAAGAATCAATATTACTATCACTAAATATAAAACTTCTAGCACAAGTAGAGTAAAAATCAGCACCTAGGTAAACAGTTCTAGTACAAAAGGTAAACATTTTAGGTTTAACTCCTTTTAGCGGTACTTCACCTATTACGAATTTCTTCCCTAATTTACGTTGTATTCGTTTTTGATTATCAGGAGTATCACTACACAAAATATTTACTTCTTCAGATTGGAGATTACACTTTTTTATAATACTAGTAATATGATTAACAGAATTTACATAAAATACAGCTTCATCCGATATTATTTCAACAGGATAGCCATTTACCATTCTAATAGCTCTCTCAAAATTACCATCCTTGTAGGACTGAATAATTTCTGGGAGTTTTTCGCCAACAGATTTCATTGTAAGTACTTTTAAGGCAGGTTTTAATACCCTAGTCGAATCCTCCTTACTCCAATCCATATTAATATATGGAAGACCATCAAACTCACCTAACATATTAAGATATTCCTCCAACATAGGAGTTGCACTAACAAATAAAGCTGAGTGAGATTGGTGTAGATGATATAAAAAATCTAATTCTGTATTAGACTTAAACTTAGAATCATGTAAGATAGTTTGAAACTCATCTATAATGGTGTAAAAAGATTGAAATATACCCAAAGATGTTAATATATCTTTTACAATTCTATAAGAATCATATGTTACAAGAATTTTACAAGGTTTATCTCCTAAGTATTTTCTTTCATTTAGATAGTCTTTTATTTCATTCATTAATCTATTATAAACTGTATCCTTTCCATGAACTACTTCTTTAAGAGTATCCATAAATACTTGAGATCTAGTCTTATCTATCTTGCTTAAATCTTTATCAACTGTCAATTCTTTTTCAAGCTCATTCACTACTAAGTAAACACTATCCTTATGTTGGTCTTTCTTATTTTTAAGTAACATCTTTCTTGGAGAACATAGGATAACATTTTCAGGACCTCTAAGACAGTATTCTGTAAATCCACAACCTGGAAGTTGTTTATTAATAATACATTTTACTGGGAATTTATAAAATCTAAAGTCTGTTCCTAATTCTGATATAAATCTTATTCCTCTAGGAACTACATAATCATTTAATTTTAGTATTGGCATACGTATAATTTTATCAAATTTATTATAATCTAATAGAGAATCCAGTTAAAAGAACTACTATGTCTCTTTAAATTGAAGACATAGGAGGATTCCCTTTTCAATCATAAGGAATTGAAAGGATATTATACGCATTTTGTCACTTTAAATGGAGTAGTTTTAGTACAGTACTATATATATTTTATCTGACAAAAAAGTGACACTTGCTCATATAGATAAAGAACATAAGATCATGTCGGAGACATGGAATATTTATGTTTAGGATTTCTATGAGCTTTTAATCTAGAAATACCACCCCTGGCCCTTTAGAGGCCAAAGGGGTGTCAACTTAATTAAAATAATATTATACTAAAATTTCCTATATATCTTATTCAATGTTTCTTTTCTAAGACACCTCTAGCGGTAGCGGTTAGAGGTGTAGGATAAGGGAAGCTCCTTTGTCCTCATAAATAAGGGACAAACCTATATAAAACCTCCCTTTTATCAATTTGAAAGCCTAGTATATGTAATATAAACTTTAAATACGTAGAATTATGAAAAGAATAGTCAAAGAAGCGGTAATTGAAAGAAAACTTACTGATGAAGAGAAAGATATAATAAGACCTCATTTAGAATGTAATTATAAAATAGTAATGTTATATCCTATTAATGAAAATACAGAAATACCTACAGATGCATTAGATCCAGGGGTATGGAATATTCCTGAAGGTTATTATGCTATTGATAGAGATTTGGATTAATTTCCAAATCTCTTTATTTATTTTTATATTTTCCGAGTAATCTTACAGTATCATCAGTCATCATTTTATTAGCTGCATTGGATTCATAAGTTCTAAAGGAATAATCTAGACTTTTATTTCCTGCTTTTTGCATTTCTCTGGGAAGATTATATTTTTTCGCTAATGCAGCGGCATGATATGATGCATTAGCTTCATTCATTAATGTAGATAAATTTCCTACATTGTTCATAATAGAATTATGTAAATTATGTGAAGTATTTACTTTTTTATCCAAACTTCTATAATTACCATAATATTTACCTCCTCTTAATTGTTCTCTATTATCACTTACACGATGTCCAACCTCATGAAGAATTGTATATGGATTTTTTCTATGTATATTATTTATATTAATAGTATCATTTTTATAATTATATTCTGTAGTTAAATTAGAACCTACTGCAGTTTTTATTTTATACTTAGTACTATTTTCTATTTTTAATGTTTTTGGAATATTAATAGTTTTCCTTATTAATACTACATATACTATTTCATTAATTTCAGATAGATTTCTTATAATAGGATTAAATATTAAACCAGTATTTTCAGAACTGTTAGGTGAGAATATTCCGCGAGCTTTTATTACATTAGGGCTTTTATATTTATTCCTTAACCGTTTTTTAAGATCTTCTAGGTATTCTTTTCTACCCTTGAGATCATATATTCTTCCTCTATTTCGTTCATATAATGGATCGTAATAAACTTCAGTATTAGTTCTTCCATATAATCCTAAAGTAATTTCTAGATTTTTTATCTCTGGCTCTAGATTTTTTAATTCTTCTTTTTCTTGCTTTCTTTTAGGGAATAATATATCTAATAAATTCATAATAATTTGTTTTAGTGTTTAGTAGAAGAGTAACCGATCAAAGTTACTCTCCTTTATTGTTTATGGTTGTATTATTTTTGGCTGAGCTATTATATTTGGAGATTCACCACCAATTAAAATTCTTCTTAGAACTTCAGATATTTTCTCATATGTATTGTAAGTATATGGAATTTCTATGAGAATTATATTATTTTCTTTACAGTATTCTCTAACATTTTCATCCCTTTTTAATTGTTTTTGGAAATCTTCTTTTGTTTTATGAAAGAAATTTATAAATTTGTAATGTTGCTGACCATTAACTTCTATCCAATATTCTAAGTTATTTATATTTAATTTAAAATCTATCATTATTTTGTTAGAATTCCTTCCCGCTATCCTATTTAAAATACTGTATTCTGAATTATATGATAACATTTTATCATTTTTTACTAAATATTCAAGATAACTCTCAACCATAAATTCATACCCAGATTTCTCTTTCATTGCACAGAAAGGACATCCATGAATATTTCTAATATGATGATGTGGAGATTGTTTAAACCATTTTTTACAACTATTGCGATAAATCCATACGTCTAATTTATTATTTATGTAATTAACTTTAGAGTAATCAAATTTATCTCCAAACTTATCTTTACATTTCCTTAACCAAACTTCTTTCTGTTTAATAGACCTTCTTTCTCTGGAATCTATTACTGCACATTTAGGACAAGATATTTTCTTTCTATCTCTTAAATGTTCTGCTGGTGATTGATAAAATATATTCCCACATTTCTTACATATTAGTTTTACAGGAGTTAATTTATCAATATAGTTTACTTCAGAATAATCTAAAGCATCTTCACCATATTTATCTTTACTTTTTTGAATAAAACTTTCAGTATCTTTTGCTCTAAGTTTCATATTGATTGCAATTTTTTTAAGGAATATCTAATATATTTCTTATGAAGAAGGGCAGATTGATCAGATCCACCCTTCCTTGCAATCATAAGAAATAATAAATTAGATACTTCTAGTTTATTAAGTTATTTTTTTTTAAATATTATCAAAAGTTCTTTCATACGTTAATCAATGAATTTCACCTCATGACAGACTATATCACCTAAGGAATTTCCTCAGTCTACATACATAGTCGTTGAACCTAGATTTATGTTAATATCTAGGATGCTGATTATTTGTATACAAAGATACAAATTTTCCAGCAATTCTTGTAGAAAACACCATGAAATTTTCCAAAATGTTCAAATTGCTTTAAAGTCATTAATTATTTTTATCAATGAATAGACTATATCATCTAAATTATATTTCAAACTTAGTTCTATATTTAGTCGTTGAGAAATTAGATCTTTTCTAATTTTTGCTGATTATCTATTTGATATTCCAGCATTTTATAGAATTTTTCATAAAGTTTATATTACTTTATGCTTCTTCATTTGAAAAAGCTGACTTGGATATCTGCTCGCATTTGTTAATATACATTAATATATTATAGACTATATCATCTTAAGAATTAATACTTCTTAAGTTATACATTTAGTCGTTGAGAAACTATTTTTAATAGTTTTTGCTGATTTATACTTGGTATAACCAAGATTTTTCCAGCATTTTAGTATAATTTTCTTAAATTTTATTATTTAAGCGACTAAGCTATTAATCGGTTCCGTCCTCAGTCTGCCCATTTTCATCAATTGGAGCATCCTGAAGAATACAGTTATAGAAATTAAGAGTACGAACTTTGATACGGCTTGAGTTAGTTAAGATTAATCTAAGGTCGCATACTAAGTCATCCTTTCTGAAAGAATATTTAGTATCACGATCTGCAATTTTCTGGCGATAGTCCTTATGGTTTTTGTTTTAAATCATACTAGACTATATCATAAAGAGGAACTATGGCTTAACCCTCTTTCTTTGTACTTAGTCGTTGAAAAATAGAATCATATCTATTTCTGCTGATTATTTTTTCGTTATATTAGGTTCATCGCTCTTAATCCTAAATCTTAAGCGATGGAGATAACTATAACGAGATATTTCCAGCAGTTCACAAAGATTCATTAAGGAACTTTTAATCTCTTAATGGACAACTTTTAAATTATCAAACCAGTAAGTAATTGCCTGATCTTCCTTATCTACAAAAGCCAACGACAGGGTTCCAGCTGTGTTTTGACCTGTCTTCTGAATGATAGTATAATTACCACGCATTCTCTTTTCAAAACCTGATACACTATAATCAATACCTACCTGAACGGCATTTAATCTAGCATTGAAAATATCAGTACCAGGGAAATAAACTCAAACATTTGTTCTATGTTTAGACTATATCATAAAAGAAATCTATGGCTATTTCTTTTCTTTGCTAATAGTCGTTGAGAAATAGATTTTTTATCTATTTTTGCTGATTTATCTTTACTTGATCTTCCAGCAGTTTACAAAGTTTTACTAAGACAATTATTTATCTTAGGTACATTAATGAATTGAAGTTCCCACATGTCACCACGAAGGAATTCTTTATTATTATCTTTATATGTACTTTGATAGTCAATAAATTTCATGTATCCGTCACTTCCGCGGACTAAACTTGCTACGCTTGCCATAGTTTTTATTATTTTTTATCGTAATTTAAAGTTATATCGATCGTCATATCATTATCTACTAAGTCGCTCATTCTAGATTCCACTTCAAGTCCTAGTCTGTTATTTGGTAAGTCTAGGTAAAATCCAGTAATAACTAATGAATCTATATATGAGTACCCAGCTGATATTCTATTTAAGATCTGTTCTATTCTAGCTCTTATATCTCCGGCTGATTTAGTACTAAGAATTTTCCATTTATTCTTTTCCAATTCTCTAGCCACTTTTCCTATACAGAATCTCATCCACCCTGAAGTATTGAAGTCTTGTCCATTTTGATATTTTTTATAATAATATATCTGGTTATTAAATACTAGATAATTACTTTTGTATTCTTCAAGTTTTTCTTCTGGTGATTCAAAGGTGTAAGGATCTGTTGTAGGTGTTTGATATAAGATCTGATCGCTAGTTATTGAGTAAATATCTTGTAAGAGCCCTCTAATATGTAAATAATATCCAGGTCTATCTTGTCCGAAAATTGTTTGCCCTCGATAAAAATATAAGAGTCGATTATCAGTGTCAGAGGTATAATTAAAGACGTAGTTATTTCCGGCCGTATTAGTTTCCTCAGGATCAGTTGTTTCTATTAAGTTTCCGTTTTCCACTTTATAGAATTTTACTCCTCCAGTGGGTTGTGATACTATATAAATTGTTCCTGAGGTTATATTTTCGGCCGATGGGAGTTCTTGAGTTTCTACGTAGGTCCATCCATTATCAGAATTTTGGAATAATACTTGAAAACCTAAACTCCTTGCATACCCTAAAAATCTCTCGTATTCTGGATAATAACTAGTCTCTGAGCCTGTCTTCATTCCGGCCGAGTATTTATAGATATCAGGGACTAAGAAATAATCAATAATTCCAGCGTTGTCAGATCCAAAAATAGCCTCTGCCGCTTTCCAATATTCCCCATTTATATCTTCGGCCGTTTCTTTCCAGGCTCGTTTAAGATACCATGTTCCAGAAGGTAATTCAGATTCTTTAGTACCTTTTTTATATTCTACCTCTTCACCTGTTTCTCGATTTATGTAAGATGTTGAGAGAATACATCTAACTAACTTAGACTCTGAAGTAATTATAGTATCAAGTCTTTCCTGTCCAATAGTAAATAAACCACCTTCATAAATTTCTTGATATTTATACCTCTCGATTGTTACTCTATACTTATCATCTCCTTTCAGTTTCTCAATATTTACACTAATATCACTATCTAAGTATTCGGGATCTCCACCTTCAGTACCAGTTGTTTTAGATATAAATCTCACTCTAGTACTTCCGCTCGAGATTTTTGATAGTATATTGTGTGTAGTGTTAAAATCTGGTTCGAATAATAGATCAGTAATATTAGTAAAATAAGTAACCTGAACAGAATATGATGTGTATATTTTGTAACCCTCCGAGATATTTCCTTCGACTGTATAACCTAATTGACTTGGAATTATAACTTCTACTAACCTCTTGAAAATTTCCTTATTACTTTCTTTGGCTTTGATTTCGACCTCGACTGCTTCATCATAATACTGACTTGGAATATTAGGGATACTATTAATTTCCTCTTTAAACCAAATCATTATATTTTCATAAGAGTCATTTTTAAGTTTTTTCAGGATTATATATTTAGAAGTTAATCCCTCGTCTATCGGGTGAAAATCTATCTCAGGGTTATATACTAAAGAATAAGCTAAAGTTTCATACCCTTTTGATACTCTTAGCAAGTCAGGAAGATGAGATAATAATATTTCTTCATTAATTTTTTCAGTATAATCAACATCTCCTTCCTCTATATATTTCGGATAACAATATTCAGGTCCAATAAAACCTGGATAATTTATGTTTAATACATCCCTATTTTCTAGAGAACTCGTATTATTAGTGTCAAGATTTTGTGGTAATTCTAGGATTTTCATATATTCTCCTAGATAATATATATAAAGAGTATACCACAAATTTCCCTCTTTATATTCGCCTTCTCCTGTTACTACCTTATACAAAACTTTATCTTCTCCGATTTCTGGAAGTTCTGTTAAGTTATAGTATAATTTTTGATCTATAGAATACTCTTTTAGGTCAACATAGTCAGGAGCATTAGTATTTTGTTCAACCTTAATTGGTCTATATAAGAATAAAGTAACTCCAGATTCTAAAAGTTCATCATAATAATCTTTCCCTGGAAAATCTGATCCAAACCAAATATCAAGTTCATCAGGAGTTCTCACAAGTATTGGTTTCTCATATGACATCTTAGAATCTACAACTTCAGAAAATACTGTAAAATCATCTTGTTCAGTGGAGTACTTTATATTAGTTGTTCCTAATCTTAAATACATAGCTTTATATTATTTAATTAGTTTCATTACTGAATTTACTCCACTTTCTACTATAGAACCGTAATCTGTTTTTGAAGAATTATCGGGAGCTTTATGTTGTATTACCTTAACTTCTGGAATTTTTCCTTCATTTGGATTCTCTCCTACGATACTAAATGATACCGTAAGATCTCCTGCACCGTCTCCAATATCCCCTGTATACTCTTCAGAGAAATCTTTCATTACTAAAAGCAAATCAAATTTTTGAATTGTACTATATTGTGGTGTCATAACATATATTCTACATCTGAAGCATATATTTTTATACATAGCAATACACACATTATTAGTATCTATTGCTGTAAGTGAATATTCATCCGGGGGCAGTATATAATAATCAGATGTATGTCCTTCGCTATTATAAATTGCAGCTTTAGCACATTCTTCAAAGTATCGTCTCCAAGATTTATATTGATCGTCGGCGATAGTTATTCGAAGTTCATTAGTAAATTCCATTGAAACAGGATAACTAATTTCACCATCATACAAGCTCAGTGTTTTTGATGTCATTTTAGATTTTTGAAGATCAAAACTAGTAAATGGAATCCATTTATTATAAGCTGTATTTACTCCATGCATTACGATATTTCTTATATTTATTTCGTGGATTCCAGGAAGATAATTAAGATCTCCATTTTCAGGCCCTGCATAAGGTTCAAGAGCAATTTCCCAGAAAGCATTAGTATCTAATGTTTGAATATTATAATTTGAATACCCTGTTGAGGTAAATTTATCTGGAGTTGTAATAAATGGGCTAGATTTTAATACATTATATAAACCTTCTACAGTATTAGTATCGTCAGTATCGCTAGATATCCCACATAATTCCTCTAGAGTAATTAATATACCTTTACCTGAAATATAATTATTTTTAAAACTGTATGTTCTTTCTCCTCCAGAAGATCCTAAAGCCATATCTTTTAAAGCACTACCTGCTTTTTTCCAAAAGGATGATGATGAATTTTTCTTTGCTCCTTCATTAGTTATTTTACTTAAGAGTTCGATTTCATCATAAGAAAATACAGATTGACTTTTTATAGGATTAGAAGCATTACTACTAGTTGATCGTGTATTCGCTTCTTCAAATCCATTATATTTAAATTTATTTTCATCTGGTCTATTCAAAGGATTAGATATATCTACTGATTTGCTTCCAACGATACTATTAACAGCATCTCCGAGCTTGTCTCCTAGGTTGTCAAGTGCACCAGAAACTCCTCCAGATACTAAATCACCCGATAAACCGCCATCATTTCCAGGGAGTCTATATCGATTTGATTTAGTTACTTTTTCAAGCTCGTCTCTAGCTACTACCAAACCAGCTAGTGTTTCATTAACAAGAAGTTGTCTTGCCTCTCCATGTACTCCAGTCCAGCCCACGGCTTTTTCAGCAGTCCATCTAAGATAATTACTTAAATTAAGAGATTCTAATCCAAATTTAGGTAATTTCATAGGAGGACCTTCTACTTGTTCAGAAGATAGTTCAGGATTTTCTGAATATTTATAAATTTCTTGTCCATCAGGAGCTTGTGCATCTGGAATTTCTTTTTGTTGGTTATAGAAATAAGTAGGATTTTCTATGATTTTTTCTACTTCTTCTGGAGAAAGATAATTTTCATTATCTGTTTCTGGAATTTCTTTTTGTTGGTTATAGAAATAAGTAGGATTTTCTATGATTTTTTCTACTTCTTCTGGAGAAAGATAATTATATGATCCTTCTGTTTCTACTCTAGGAGCTGAATTTCCTTTAGCTACTTCAGGTAACTTATCTTTATAATTATATTGTTGTTCTGGATTTTCTATGATTTTTTCTACTTCTTCTGGAGAAAGATAATTTTCATTATCTGTTTCTGGAACTTCTAGAATAGAATCGTAAAAATTTCCAAGATCTCCACCAAGACTATCTAACTCTTCTGGGCCAAGAGGAGTATAATCTCCAGATTGTCTAGGAGCATCAGCTATTTCTGGAACTTCAAGGAGAGAATCATAGAAATTATTGATATTTCCACCAAGACTATCTAATTCTTCCGGACCTAATGGAGTATAACCTTCATATCCATCTCCAGAAGTTTCAGGGAGTTCGAGTTTTTCATCTTCTAACTCAAAATCTCTAGTATCTTCAAGTTTATCTATAAAATCTTCAAGACTTTCAGGTTCAGCTTCCTCTGTACCTTTTAAATCTATCCTTTCATCTTCTAAAGAACTTGATTCATATTCTTTAGTACCCTCTAAGTTTATTCTCTCGTCTTCTAAAGATTTAGGTTCGAATTCTTTAGTTCCGGTTAAATCTATTCTAGTGTCCTCTAACTCAGAAGCCTCATAATCCTTCGTATTTTCTAGATCATCAAGATAATCCTCAAGTTCAGACATCTCAGCTTCTTTAGTTCCAGTTAAGTCTATTCTAGTATCTTCAAGAGAATTATTATCTTCTACACTTAAGTTTTCTCTATAATCCTCTAAAGTAGATATCTCAGACTCTTCAGTATTTTCTAGATCAATTCTTTCATTCTCTAGAGCTTTAGGTTCAGACTCCTTTGTATCTTCTAGGTCTATCCTTTTATCTTCGAGACTTTTAGGTTTGGATTCTTCTGTTCCGGTTAAGTTGATTCTGGCATCTTCTAACTCAGAAGCTTCGTATTCTACAGTACCTTTCAGATCTACCCTAGTATCTTCAAGAGAATTATTATCTTCTACACTTAAGTTTTCTCTATAATCCTCTAAAGTAGATATCTCAGACTCTTCAGTACCTTCCAAATCTATTTTAGTGTTTCCAAGTTCTTCTAATACCTTTACAGTACCTCCAAGAGTTATTTTATCTTCAGGTAAACTCTTTAATTCTTCCCCACTTCTAAGAGACTCTTTATGATTCTCTAATTCATCTAACTCCTCCGGCGTTTTCCTAAGATTTTCCCTATAAGTTTCTA